GAAGAGTTCCATTTCACGCTACCGATAATGCCAATGCATGATTGCTCTGATGAACTGATCACCCCCGTTGTCAGCTGACAATCGAGCTCGCTGGGGCTAGATTTACATTTCACGATACCGATAATGTGGTTGCCAGCGGCCACCAAGATGAAGATCGGCAAGATGCCTACTGGCCGAATTTCCATTTCACGCTACCGATAATGCAAATATCGTCAATAGCCAGGGTGAAGATAACTCTGTTGTCAGCTGACAATCGATGCCAGCCAGCAGCATGCTCGCCATTTCACGATACCTATAATACAGAGACAGAGAGTGCCGAGCAGATTATCGGCCTGCGGCCAGGACTTCATTTCACGCTACCGATAAAGCCAACTTCTGATGGCTCTGATGAGCTGTTCGCCATGTTGTCAGCTGACAATCGCTGCCAGTCAGCAGGAGGGTTGCACTTCACGATACATCTTATCTACTGGCAAACTATTAACAGCAGATTATCGAATGCAATGAGGAGAGCCACATGAGAAAACGCTCAGACCCAAAAGAGGCTCTTTGTAAGGCTGTCAAGCTACAGAAAATGGGAAAAATATGAGGCTGTTATCTCTAACAAGAAACTGGAGAATTTCAATTTGAAAAATTGGAATGGCCCCGTTAGGGGCCATAAAGATGTTTTGCTTCCTGGTGTCAATCAAATGCTTTTTTAAGCCCTTCACCAAGTGTGTTGGCAAATTTTCTCCATTTTTGGTTTTCATCCTCCAGGATCTTGATGTATGCGGAAACGGAATCAAGAGATGTCTTGATATCTGCATGATTCTGGAAGTTTGGAGTCAGATTCATAGACTTGAGCTGTTCGAGCCGTTTCTGTATTTCAGAAGAGATCTGTTGTGGGCTAAAGTCATTTGTGGAAGTGCTGGATATTGCCGCATCCTTAGGCTTCTTGTTATCGGAGGCTTTCTTAGCAGGCTGCTTCTGTTGGCCTTCCTGGCTATTCGCCATAGCTTCCTCTTTTGCAGGAGCAGCAGCAGGAGCAGCAGCAGGAGCAGCAGGAGCAGCAGCAGGAGCAGCAGGAGCAGCAGCAGGAGCAGCAGCAGGAGCAGCAGCAGGAGCAGCAGCAGGAGCAGCAGCAGGAGCAGCAGCAGCAGCAGGAGCAGCAGGAGCAGCAGGAGCGGCAGCAGGAGCAGCAGGAGCTACAGGGCTGGCTCGTTTGCTATAGTTAATTGCATAAATCATCGCATCTTCATTAGGAATCAGCCTAATAGTCTCATCAGCATAAAGCTCGTTGATTGCATCTTCGATTTGATCAATATCAAACTGGGGATGGCTATTGCTTATAAGCTCAATCAGTCGATCTTCATCAATTTCTTCTGATGCTGTTATCAGAGCAATAATAATGGATGCAATTGTTTGCTCAGGGTCTACAGACTGAGATTTATTACTTTCTGCTATGCTGTTTTTAACAGCATCATTGCTCTTATTAACAACAACTTTTCCGAGCGCTTCTTTTGCTTGCGGAGATGCCTTGTAAATATTTTCATTAAAGGTGGGCATGACAGAAATAATCACAAGCCCAAGCTCTGCTAGTTTTTCGGAAACATCCTTAAGATCTTCCTTGCTAAGCTCTGTTTCGGAAAGGATTTGTTGCTCCATAACAGGCGCAGAACCTGCGGCAAGAACCTTTAGGAGGCGGTACTCTTTCTCTGAAAGACTAATCATTTCTGAATTCTCTTGGTTGCTTGTGGTCATTTCAAACTCCTTTCTTAAATTTAAATCATTTTGATGCAGCCCTTCCTCTTTACCACCAGGATTAGCGTCATTCAATTCATTTTCTATTTCAGCAATTTCTGAACTGATAACTGGATTATCATGTTCATTTTTGCCTTGATGTGGTTCAATATTTACAGTTTCGTCCTGCCAGTCATTTGGATTTTGATTAGACGCTTCTTTTTCCTCGCTTAAATCAGTAACAATCATTTCAGACTCATCAATATAATCATCTTGTTGAAAGTCTGAATCAAATGATGCCCCATCATCAAGTTTAAGTCCTCCGATATACTCAGATAACTCAATGGATATTGGAGATAAAAATGATTTATTTCCAGTGAATCTGTAAGCGCCATCATCGAATTCAATCAGAGGTGGCCTCTCTGTTGTAAGAGAGTAGAGTTGTCTATTTACCTTGTGCAAAGGCAGACCAAGAAGACTGGTTATCTCATTGTTTGCAAGTGGTCTACTGGCTCTTGCGAGCAAATGAAGAATAACCAGCCTCATTTGGGTCTTGTCGCCAACATTGAACATTCACAGCCCCTTGACATTGCTTTATTTACTAATAGAAATTACAGATATTCTAGTATGTAATCAGGGGAATGAGAAGACCAATTTATTATGTTTTTTGAATTTATTTTATTCCCTTAATTTTTGTTTAAAAACAGTAGGTTACGATTGTTTTTTCTGAGGGGGGACAGGGCTCAGCAATTATTTACTTGATAAGTAATGCTGTGCCCTGGTCTGTTTTTGGGCTGTTTTGGCATTGTTGGCTCACGCCAACATAAGTCCCAGTTTCCTAGAACGGCACCTGTACCTCTGGCACTGGCTTTTGCCTTGGTTGCTGGTTTTGCACATCAAGATCATTTTTTGCCTGCAAATTAATTCCCGTCTTGATGAGGGATCTAATGCACTCGCACAGAGATGTCTGCCTTTTCTTTCTATATTTATTTGCCAGTCCTCGTTTTAGTGTGTCTCTGTCACCAACAAAGAATACCTGTTGCTTACCCCTCGTTGTGCCTGTGTATACTATGTCTGGGGTGAGCATCCTTTCGTGATTTTTGCTGACCGGAATGATTACAGCATCAAATTCAGAGCCTTGGCTCTTATGTATTGTACATGCATAGCCCAATCTCATATCTTTAAATGAATCAAATGGTATTGGTTTTTCAACACCATCAAATACAACATATGCTTGCCTGGAAGATCTATCGATAAACTTTATCTTGCCTACCTCGCCATTACTAATTCCAAGTGTTTTGTTGTTTTTAATCTGCATCACCCGATCATTTACAGAGAATGTATTCCCACACGAGTAAAATGAAAATGTCTCTTTTAATGCTGGATTTATCTTATCCTTTAGCAAGCCATTAAGATGGTCAACACCCGCAAAAGTTCCTTTTTGAGGGCTTAGCACCTGAATCTCATCGATTTCTATATTGAATCTTTTTGGTATTACCTCATGCATTAGTCTTGATACAATGCTGGCTATTTCTTCATCTGAATCTGCATCAATCCAGTGAAAGTCCTCTGATTTAGAATCAATCAAAGGCATTTTTCCCTCATTAATAAGATGCGCGTTTGAGATAATATGACTACCTTCCTTTTGTCTGTATGTCTTGGTTAGTTTAACAGACTGAATGCAGCCAGAGTCAATAAGGTCTTGCAGCACATTGCCAGGATCAACAGATGGCAACTGATCAGCATCACCAATAAGAACGAGTCTTGCACTAGATGGCAACGCCTTCAATATTGCATGAAAAACATGTATGTCAACCATACTGAACTCATCGATAATCAGCGTGTCCAGTTCAAGCTTGTTATTCTCATTTCTAACAAAGCCTTGTTCCTGATTAAATTCAAGAAGCGTGTGAATTGTTCCTGCATCACGCCCTGTTGATTTTGACATCCTCCTGGCTGCTTTTCCTGTAGGGGCACACAAAACAACCCTGTTTCTATGTGACTCACTAGAGCAGGATTCTTCAATGGCCTCAATGATGCTTTTAGTTGTCTTTGTTTTGCCAACACCAGGGCCACCAGTAACAATACTTACCTTATTAAAAACAGATGAAAAAACAGAGTTTCTTTGTTGCTCGTTTAGCTTGGCATCAATTGTTCTTATTTTCCCTGGCGGAGTATCTAAAGGAGACTGGAGAATTCTCTTTAATTCCTCTGCGCAATCCATCTCCTTTTGAAAAAGCTCATAAGACAAAACAATCGAATGACCATAGCTGTCATTCATTATGGACATTGTTCCATCCATAATGCTTTTATTTACTGCGGCTGAAACTATACTTGGCTCTATAGCCGTCATTTTAAACAACTTATCCATGAACTCACTCATGTATGTTCTAGTGCTTCCATTATCAGAAATCCCCTTCAAAGCAAAAGAAATACCGTGATGAATCCTCTCTTCGTTTTTTTCATCAATTCCAATTTTTAATGCAATTGAGTCTGCAATCTTGAAGCCAATGCCATTAAGACCAATTAACAAATATGGGTAATTTGAAATAGTGTTTATAGCCTTGTCACTTAATTGCTCCACAATTTTTGTCGAAATCTCTGTTGATACGTCAAGGGATTTCAAAAAATAAAACCCATCTTTTGATGTTCTTGCTCTTAACCAATCCCTGACAAAAGAAACATGCATTTCATCACCAAGAAAGTCTCTGATTTTCTTAGGGTTTTTTTCTAGGATATCAAACACATCATCGCCAAACTGCCTGTATATCTTGTGAGCTTGCTCTTTTCCAATCCCTCTAAAAAAATTAGACAAAAGAAATGAGAGGGCATGATTTTGCTTAATCAATCTTGCTGGAAAAATTTGCCGCGCCGCCAGTTGCTTTCCATACTTTGGATGCACCTGCCAGTCACCATCACAAATGATTGTATCCCCAGCTTTTGGAGAGAACACGTTACCTTTCACAACAACACGGTCTTTTCCAGTATTTTCTGTTATGATGCCTTTTGACTCAAGATCAGCACCTGTCACCTCAAGAAAGTGAAAGTTACTCTTCTGGTCTTTAGCAATTACTTTTGTTATAAGAACTTCAATTTTAGCCATTATTCTGCTCTGGATGTTGTTATTCAGATGCTTTTATTTTACTATGAAAAACACCAAACAAACCACAAAGAATAATAAAAATGATATATAAGGGACTCTTGTTGTCATCACTGCTAATGGTGATTTCACAATTTTCGGTGGCTAAGGAGACATCAAGTGAGTCTCCTTCTTGTGCATTTGACGTATTTGTTCCTATTAGCGCATCATGCCCGCTAGAGGGCAGCGGCAAGGTTACACATATTGTTGATAGTAGAACAATGTGGGTGATGCCAAATGATAAAAATGCTGATTTTAATATGAGCAGGGCAACAAATAACACATTTAAGAATCAAAGCAGAGACCGCTCGAAAGGAATAAAGCTAAACATACTTGGAGTAAGCAATACAATTGCAAAGTTAGATACTTCATCAGTAATGAATATTGAAAATGATGCTGTTGATTTTTTATCTGAAAACATTCTTGGCAAGAATGTTTCTTATGCATGTTACTTTCTTGATGATAAAATAAATCTGCTTTGTAGCGTAGATTTTAAAGGAAATGATCTTGGTCAAATCTTCATCAAAAAGGGGCTCTCCAAGTACGTAGTCAAGTATGGCAGACACCCCAAGAGAGACAAAGAGTATGAGCAGGCAGAGCTGGAGGCGAAAGGAAGCGAGATCGGAATATGGAAGCCGTTTTTTGGGATGTTTATTTTTAAGAAAAAGTAGTCTGCTTGAAAATTGAGCTGATTTTACACTTCCAAAGTGAATTAGTTATGATAAAATTAACTAACCAGGGCCATGACCCTAAGTAGCCACATAGTTCTGTGGCTATTTTATATCACTTAAGAGGTATTTTTTATGCATGTAAAGAAAAGAGATGGTCGTTTGGAGCCTGCTGACTTCGATAAGGTTCACAATGTACTCATGTGGGCTGCAACGGGACTGAATAATGTTTCTGTTTCTCAGGTTGAGATCAAATCAAAAATTCAAATGTATGACGGTATTGAAACCTCAAAAATTCATGAGGTTATGATTAAGTCTGCTGCCGACCTTATTTCAAAAGAAAGCCCTGATTACCAATTTCTTGCTGCAAGGCTTGCCATCTTCCATATTCGTAAAAAAGCCTATGGTAAGTTTACTCCGCCATCATTGTTTGATCATGTGAGCAAATTGACTCAGATGGGCAAGTATGACAAAGGAATTCTTGAGTCTTACAGTAAGAAAGAAATTGATGAAATGGATCAATACATCGATCATGATCGGGATCTCAATTTCAGCTATGCCGCTGTAAAGCAGCTTGAAGGTAAATACCTTGTTCAAAACAGGGTAACAAAAGAGATATATGAAAGCCCCCAGATGCTTTATGTTCTTATTGCTGCATGCCTTTTTTCTCATTATGACAAAGATGTTCGTATGTCATACATTAAGCGCTTCTATGATGTGACTTCGCAATTCAAATTGTCACTTCCAACACCTATTATGTCTGGGGTAAGAACTCCAACAAGACAATTTAGCTCGTGTGTCAAAATTGACTGCGGAGACTCTCTGGACTCTATTAACGCAGCTGCCAGCTCTATTGTTAAATACGTATCTCAAAGAGCAGGTATCGGTATCAATGGAGGCAGAATCCGAGCCCTTGGAAGCAAAATCAGAGATGGTGAAGGATTCCATACTGGACTGATTCCTTTTTATAAATACTTCCAAAGTGCCGTTAAATGCTGTTCGCAGGGTGGCGTTCGTGGTGGTGCAGCCACGCTGTTTTATCCAATTTGGCACCTTGATGTCGAGAGTCTTCTTGTTCTCAAGAACAACAGGGGTGTTGAAGAAAACAGGGTTCGTCACATGGATTATGGCGTACAAATCAACAAAGTAATGTACGACCGACTAATCAAGGGAGAGGATATTACACTCTTTAGCCCAAATGATGTTCCTGGGCTCTATGATGCATTTTTCCAGGATCAGGCGCTTTTTGAGGAGCTTTACAAGAAATACGAACAAGATATTTTTATTAGAAAAACCAAAATTAAAGCGGTTGATTTGTTTAGTCTGTTCATGCAGGAGCGAGCAGGAACGGGCAGGGTTTACGTCATGAACGTAGATCACTGCAATACGCACAGCGCATTTCTTGAGAAACTTGCAACTGTTTACATTAGTAATCTATGTCTTGAAATTACGCTGCCAACCAAGCCTCTTAATGATGTGAACAGTGATGAGGGCGAAATCGCGCTTTGCACATTGTCAGCCTTCAATCTAGGCGCAATCAGCGACCTGTCTGAGCTTGAAGAGCTTGCTGATATCGCAGTAAGGGCACTTGATAGTCTTCTTGACTATCAGAGCTACCCAGTCAAGGCTGCTAAAAAGGCAACTCTAAGCAGAAGGGCACTTGGGGTTGGTGTAATCAACTATGCCTATTACCTTGCCAAAAATGGTGTGCGGTATACAGATGGCAGCGCCATGTCGCTAACACACAAAACGTTTGAGGCGATCCAGTATTACCTGCTGAAAGCATCAAACAAGCTCGCTATGGAAGTTGGTGCTTGTGATGCGTTCTCAGAGACAAAATACTCCAAAGGTATCCTTCCAATTGACACCTACAAGAAAGATGTCGATGAGGTCTGCAATGAGCCTCTGCATCTTGATTGGGAAGAGCTTCGTGCAAGCATCCTTGCTCATGGTCTGAGAAACAGTACCTTGACCGCTCTGATGCCCTCTGAGACATCATCTCAGATCAGCAATGCGACAAATGGCATTGAGCCTCCAAGGGGTCTTATTTCTGTTAAAGCCTCAAAAGATGGTGTCATGAAGCAGGTTGTTCCAGAAATCGAAACCCTTGCGGATAGTTACGAGTTGCTGTGGGACATGAATAGCAATCACGGATACATCAAGCTTGTCGCAGTGATGCAAAAGTTTGTAGACCAGGCCATCTCTGCTAATACCAACTACGATCCTGCCAAGTATCCAGGTTCGAAAGTTCCGATGAAAGAGCTGCTAAGAGATCTTCTGACAGCATACAAATATGGTCTAAAGACACTTTATTACCACAACACCAGAGATGGTGCGTCAGATGAGCAAAACGAGATTGCATCAGACAGCTGTGAATCCGGTGCCTGCAAGATTTAATTGAAAAATGGCGCTATTAATTTAGCGCCAATATAGTGGAGCTTTATATGACTTACTCAGTATTTAGAAAAGAAAAAAACAACGCTCTTTTGGAGCCAATGTTTTTGGGACGCTCTGTAAACGTATCAAGATATGATCAGCAAAGACATCCAATTTTTGAAAAGTTGATTGAGAAACAACTGTCGTTTTTCTGGAGACCAGAGGAAATTGATGTTAGCCAAGATAAAATCGACTACTCAATGCTTCCTGAAAATGAAAAGCATATTTTTATTAGCAATCTCAAATATCAAACATTGCTCGATAGTATTCAGGGAAGAGCCCCCTGTGCCGTATTTATGCCAATTGTTTCAACAAGCGAATTGGAAACATGGATTTTAACCTGGTCATTCAGTGAATCAATCCATAGTAGGTCGTACACTCACATCATCAGAAATATAGTAAATGATCCCTCTATAATTTTTGATGACATTGTTGAAAACAAAGAGATAATCAAGCGAGCTGCCGACATCTCTAAGTATTATGATGAACTGATGCTTGCCATTCAGGATTATCAAATGATTGGAGTTGGTAAAGGAAATATCAATGGTAGAGATGTTGTTGTCGATATTAGAGAGCTAAAGAAGAAAATCTATCTTTGCTTGATGTCTGTAAATGCACTTGAGGCGATACGTTTCTATGTTAGTTTTGCATGTTCTTTCGCATTTGCGGAAAGAGAGCTAATGGAAGGAAATGCAAAAATCATCAAAATGATTGCAAGAGATGAAGCTCTTCATCTAACTGGAACTCAGCACATGTTAAACCTCATGAGGACAGGTGAGGATGATCCCGAGTTCAAAGAGATTGTTGCTGAGGCAGAGGCAGAAGCAAGAAATATATTTATTTCTGCATCAGAACAAGAAAAAGAATGGGCAGGATATCTATTCCAGGGTGGTTCAATGATTGGATTGAACAAAGAGATTTTGTGCCAATATATTGAATACATAACAAATCTTAGAATGATTGCTGTTGGCTTGGAGCCTGCCTATCCCAATTCTAAGAGCAATCCCATCCCATGGATCAATACATGGCTAAGTTCTGATGCCGTGCAGGTTGCTCCACAGGAGGTGGAGGTAAGCTCCTATCTCGTGGGTCAGATTGATGCAAGCATCGATTCTAGCGATCTTGGCGATTTTGAGCTGTAAGCTCGCAGGCTGTTTGCAAAAAAGCCAGGGGAGACCCTGGCTTTTCCTTAATTTCGCTCAATGCAACACTCCAGATTGTGTGTTTATTTAAATTTCTGAATAAAAACAGCCTCAATCAAGCTCTTTAAATTGTTTTTTTGGTTAAAAATAACTATACTACTAAAATAGATCTGTAATGCCAAAGAGCATACAAAGGGATATTTTTATGAAAATAAAGCCGATTGTTGAGGCTACTCAGAAAACAACAGCTCACATACATGAGAATCCGATTCTCAATAGAGTCTATCAAAACAGAGGGGTTCTTTCTCCTGCTGAGATAGAGTATTCGTTGCATAACCTCATCAAACCAAATGGAATGAAGGGTATAGATAAAGCGACAGACATACTGCTGAACCATTTGCTTGCAAATTCCAAAATTATTGTTGTGGGCGATTATGACTGTGATGGAGCCACAGCAACGACTATTGCTGTAGAGGGATTGACGATGCTTGGTGCCAAAAACGTCTCGTTTTTAGTGCCTGATCGTATCAAGCATGGTTATGGACTGAGCCCAGAGATCGTAAGGCTTGTTGGAGAGCAGAGCCCTGACTTGATTATCACTGTGGATAATGGCATTGCATCATTCGCTGGCTGCGAGGCCGTTAAGCATCTTGAGAAGCCATGCCAGATTATTGTGACCGATCACCACCTTGCTGCGGAAGAGGGTTTGCCAGATGCTGATGCGATAGTAAATCCAAATCAGCCAGGTTGTGGGTTTAAGTCAAAAAATATCGCCGGATGTGGGGTTATTTTTTATGTAATTATGGCACTTCGAGCAAAGATGCGAGAAAAGGGCATTTTTGAAAAGATGGGGACTGTTCAGCCAAACATGACTCCTCTACTTGATGTATTGGCGCTCGGGACTGTAGCTGACGTAGTTACTCTTGACTACAACAATCGAATCCTTGTCACTCAGGGGCTGAACATGATCAATAACGGCATGTGCAGACCAGGAATCAAGGCTGTTCTTGAGCTCAAAAAAAGGCAGATTGGAAACATCGTATCTAGCGATATGGGCTTTTCTGCTGGGCCGTGTTTCAACGCAGCGGGTCGCCTTGACGACATGCGTCTTGGAATCAAGTGCATGCTTGAGAAGGATGAATCCAGGGCAATGGAGTATGCTGAGCAGCTTTTCGAACTGAACCAACAAAGGAAAGAGCTAGGTTCAGAAATGGAAGGCGAGGCGATCAAGATTCTTGAGGAATACAAGGTTGATGAGCACAGCTTCGGTGTTTGCCTGCATGAACCCACATGGCATGAAGGAGTAATTGGAATACTTGCTTCTCGCATCAAGGAGCGCCTCAATAGGCCCGTTATTATCTTTACTGATACACACCATGCATCAGACGCAAGAAAAGCGCTAGAGAGCGCCATAGAGCGAAAGGCAAGCGCAGAAGAAATCCGTGACTTGGAGCGTCTTCTTGGAGATTGTGACATTAAAGGCTCTGCCAGATCTGTGCCAGGTGTTCACCTCAAGCACGTTCTGGATCATATCAATAAAACAGACTCAGCTATTCTGTCAAAATTTGGTGGGCATGCAATGGCTGCGGGCCTATCTCTTAAGATTCGACATTTTGAAAAATTCAAGTCTGAGTTTGACAAAATGGTAAGAAAAGATCTTACGGAAGAAATGATTCTAGGGAAAATGGAGGTAGACATCAAAAATGTTGAGCCTTCATTAATGACCCTGGAGGCAGCCGAGTTGCTTAGAAGTGGTGGGCCTTGGGGGCAAAACTTTACTCAGCCAGTGTTTAGCCAGGTTTTCTCTGTTGTTACTCACAGGATACTTGGTGATAAGCATCTAAAAATGACAGTCAAGCCTGTTGGTAGCGACATGTCTTTTGAGGCTATTGCATTTAACTGCATTGAGAATGGTGAGCTGCCATTTAAGAATAACTTTGAAGGTGTTTTTAGTCTTGATGTCAATGAATGGAAGGGAAGAAAAAGCCTGCAACTAATGGTTCACTGTATTCAAGATCCAAGCCTCGATCTAGAGCTGGATAAAGAAAACACCAACTCCGACTCGCTTATTTTGTCTGGGGCTGCCAGCATGCAAAAAAAGGATATTGGCAGAGTTAGGGTTGAAAATAAAAAAGAAGATGTCGCTGTTCCTTTTTGATTCTGGGGGTATTAAATGAAAAATAAAGCGGTAATCATTTTGGTCGGGCCTAGCTGCTCAGGAAAATCATTTCTCTCTCAAAGGCTGATGTCCACTGGAATTATTGGTGAGTCAGTTAGTACAACAACAAGACTCCCCAGAAGCGGCGAGATTGACGGTGTTCATTATCATTTTATCAATGATGAGGAGTTTCAAGTCAAAAAATCAAATGGTGAATTTATTGAAACCATTGAGTTTAGCGGGAAAAAATATGGAGTAACAGCTGATGAGTTTAAAAAACTATTTGAAAAAGGAATTACTCCGCTTGTAGTGGCTGAGCCAAATGGTGCAGAGCAAGTTTCAAATTTCAGCCTAAAAGAAGGTTGGATTCCAGTGTGCATTTTTATAAATGTTCCGATCAAGGTAGCAATACAAAGATTTTCAGAGCGAATGCTTAAAGACTTTGAGGAAAAGCAAAGTGACTCTGTTTTTGATTATTATGCAGGAAGGATTGCTGATGCTCTTGTAGTTGAGACAAAATGGAAAGACATGCTTCGATATGATCATGTTGTTCCAGTTTCAGATACAAGCGAAAAGGCAGATTTAATTGCAGAAGAAATAATCAAGCAAGTGAAAAAAATCCAAGAAGGAAATAGGCCAGACTGGAAAATTTCAAAAGAAGAAAGACAAATTATTTCAATTGGTGAGTGTAGCAATAAAAAAAGAGAAGGCATCAAAGCTCAGGTTCTCTCATGCATTACCAGTCATAAAAATGTTTCCTTTATTGATTTGTCTGAGTTGATTTTAAAGGGGGCATCAAGACTGAAAAAAGAAAATAATGAGGAGCTATCATGCTGAGTAATGGTGAAAAGAAGCTTTTTGAGCTAATAAATAACGACATGCTAAAGGAGTTTGCATATCTCTTCCAAAATGGGGTGTCTATAAATAAATTCGCTGAAAACCAGGCTGGGCAAAGCCTTCTTGGTTCGGCAATAGAGAAGAAAGCCTATGGCATAGTGCAGTATCTCATTGATGTGCCAGGTCTAATATCTCAAAGAGATAGGCATGGAAGGACGCCGCTAATGTACCTTTCAAGGCATTTTGATCACAAGATGATTAATATACTTAAACTAAAAGGCGTAGATCTAAATCAAGACGTAGGACTGGGTAGGAATCTGCTGCATTTAGCAGCAACAAAAAAAGATCATCGTATTTTTGACATGCTGGTGAGTATTGGATTAGACAAAAATAAAGTATGTAACAGAGGTGAAACACCAATTGATACATTAAATAGATATTCATCAAAAGAGCCAGAGATTGCGAAGATTTCAAATCAATAAAGGAGGGAAAACCCCTCCTTTTATCTTGATAAAGAGCTTTGTTGATTCAGCTCCTTTGGAAAATTCCAGTTATTTTCCTCTGATGATTTTCTAGCAATAAGTAATGATGTCTTTATAAATTTCGTAAAATCAGCCGCATGAGGGATTTTGCTAAGATCGTTACAGACTGACTCTATAATAGATCTATGCTGTTCGTTAATTACTGCCACAGGATTCTCTACCTTTGCACACTTATCCAGGTAGTTTTTATAGCAAAAAACAACAAATTGACCAATTGCATTTAGATCCGCCTTTTCTCCTGATCTTTCTATTTCCTTGTTAAAAATATCAACAGCAAATTCATTTACGTTTCCGCTGTTAATTAACCCCCTCATAAGATTAAGATTTCTTCCTCTAATTTCGTTATAGCTATAACCATTATTTCCATGATTAATAAGCAAGGACTTGTCAAATCCACCTGCTTTTGCATCCTTGCTATCTTCCTGGAATTCCCAGTTTCTAGTAGATATTCCGTTATCTGCTGATCTGGCTGCCATTTCAACCACTTCATTAATTTGACGCCGATCAAGCTCTGTTTCTGGCGCATACTTAAGCATCGCCGAACAAATCATTTCAGGAATTTCTTGATTTGTATTTCCGCTATTTATGCTTTTTGAACTAAACTCATATGCCGCACGATGAATAAACAAAACAAGGCAGAAAATATCAGTTTTGTCTTTGAATGTTGATATTTCTTTTGCAATAGTTTTGAGTGCAAAATTATGCCTGCCATCGGAGCTTTTTAGTTCATTTATATTCTTCTCGTGGCGCTTTTTCATTCCTTCGTAAGTGTAATCAATACCCTTGTATTTTCTTAGTTCATTTTCAGATGAATCACCAGAGAAGTGCCGTCTGTTGTTTTTAAGCGCTATGCTGGCAAGCCTGCTTTTGATTTGCTGACGTTCTTCTGGTGAAAGACTGCTTTCAAACTTTCTTTCGAGCTCGTCAATATCTTCTTTGTTAAGCTCCCTTCCTTTGTTGTGCTTAAAAAATGGAGCTATACCAGCATCAACGGAAATTGATGGATAGAAGAATACGCGAGAAAGATTGCCGCAACTTTTATCTGCATCAATCCCCATTGTGATTTTTTTAAATGTGTCAGGCCAGTTTTCAGCTAATACTGGCTCATTGAGAGCCAGAACCATTCGGAATTTATATGGTGTTTCTGCCGTATAGCTATGAGTTGAATAAACAAAGTATTCAAAATCCTTAAAGAGTTCTTCTGCTTTTGGAAGAGAGTCCTTCAAGTCAAGATCTATTACGACCATAGTAATTGACTTAACGTTGGCCTCATTTCTGAATGTTGGCTCGTGATTAAACCTGGGCTCAGTAAGAACCCATTGATCCCGTTCTTTCATTTGAACAGGCATAAAGCACAGACCATCCTTTTTATCTCTAACATCGTGGGTTGAGAACATTTCAACAATCTCATCCCATGTTAGCTCTATGCACCCATTCTCTACTTCGCCATCACCCTTGTACTTAAGCTCAACTAGCTCAATGATCTTGTCTGATTTGTTCCACATGCTTCCGCCAATCAAGTAATCATATTTTATTGACTTATTATATCAAATAAAAATCAAGGCTTCATCACTTTTTTAATTGACTCAAAAATAATTAATGGTATTATTTTGTTGGTAATTATTTGTCTTGCTGAGGGATTTTATGGGTGGTAGGTTGTTTATTGGGATTCTATCGTTTCTTGTTATTGGAGCGCTGTCATGTGGGGTATGGATGTACCCAAATGTGGTTGACTATATTCTTACCATTGATTACCTACTTGTTTTTAAGTCTGTGATTTCATTTATTGTTGCAATGACACTTGTTGTCGGATTCCATGAGTTTGGGCATTATTTGGTAGCAAGAATGGCTGGGGTCAGGGTTCTTGAGTTCTCTATTGGTTTTGGAAAAACACTTCTCTCATTTAGGAGTAAGAAGTCTGGAATTAAATACAAGCTTTCCCTGATGCCTCTTGGTGGGTTTGTGAGGTTTCTTGACGGGGAAAAAGACAGAAAGGAGTTTGGTGATTACGGACTTTCTTTTGGTGATGCGAGCACGGCAAAAAGAGCTGCCATTGTTTTTGCTGGCCCTCTATTTAATGCGATCTTTGCATTTTTTATCTTTGTGTGTATTTCACTTATAGGAACTCCTTATTATAAGCCGTTTATAGGCGATACAATTAGTGGTGGATGGGCAGAAAGCCAGGGGTTGAAGCCTGGAGATCTTATCGTTAGCATTGATGATATGCCAGTCTTAGATTTCCCAGAGATGTTCCAAACAATTGCATCAAGTGCGGGTAAAAGCAGTGTTTCAGTTGAGGTTCAAAATAATGGCGCATCAAGAAATATTGCCTTGAACCTGGAAAAAATGAAACTAACAAGAGAGGGCGCATCACTTGAGCGGCTTCTTGGCATTAAAACAGCAAATTCATCAGCAACCTCTGTGATTAACGAGATAGGGAAGGGTGGGATATTTGAAAAATTAGATCTTTCCCCTGGTGATAGGGTTGTATCAATAAATGACAAGGAGACTGCTACACCAGGAAAGATACAGGAAGCGCTAAAGGACGCGGTTGGCGACACGGTAAAGGTGGTATACATTAGAAATGAGAAGGAAAAGGTAGCATACGGATTATATTCAGGATTAATAAATGCTGGCTTTAAGCCCTATAAAAAGGAACTTTTCATTGGTGAAAAGGATGAAGGTTTTTTTGGGGTAATCTCATCATCTTATGACAGGCTTGTTGTAAATACAGTTTCAACATTTTCTGTTTTGGGCGGCATTTTCAATAACAGCATCTCCACAGATGTGATTTCCGGCCCAGTAGGAATAGCAAAAGCAGCTGGTGATTTTATGGAGTTTGGGATTGTTCCATTCCTTCATTTTATGGCAATGATCAGCATTAGTCTTATGGTTATGAATTTACTTCCTGTTCCAGGGCTTGATGGATTCTATCTTGTGGTATTCGGAGTTGAGTCAATCATAAGAAGGAAGATTCCTGAGAGATATATTGATGCCATGATTAAGGTTGGCATGACAGCAATAGCAATCCTGCTTGCTTATGCTCTATACATTGATTTCAAGTTTGTTTTTTGAGTTTAGGAGGACTGATGTCTGGTGTTATATGCGATATCGATGATGTTGTTGGAATGCTTGGAGCAACATTGAACAATGTACTCAACGAAAAATTCGGTGTTAATATTCCGTTTGATGACTATCATGAATATGATTATTTTAAAAAATATGGAATGTGCAAGGATGCATTTTTCGAATTAATAGGAAGCAATGATTTCTTCTCATCCCTTCCTTTTGAGTGTGGTGCGATAGACGCATTAAAGAGAATAAAGGCAAGTGGCTTTGAGATAAACATGGTTACATCAAGAGGGTTTCTTAGCAATGCGGAGGAGATAACAAGCAGCTGGCTAGAGGCTGGCGGAGCAAAGATAGATCGATTAATTGTTGTTCCGACAGGGCGTTCAAAATCCTCCGAGTACAAGAAGGTTGGTCGTCATTTTGATTATATATTTGATGATCTTCCTGAGAATATTTCGGATGCAATAGAAAGCAGAATTGTGGATGGGTTTGCACTAATCAACAAGCCATGGAACAAGAACTCAATATTTGTTGGTGGTGATGTTGAGAGATTTAATTCACTTATCGAATTTACAAATGTAAAAGGATGGTAAAATGACAGAAGAAAAACAAATAATCAAATCAAAAAAACCAAAAAAGACTATTTTATTTTGTGCGTTGGCCTGTCTTTTTGCAGGTGGAGCGTATTACTCTGGTATAAGTGCAAACAGCCTTAAGGCTGCATTTAATACTTCAATAATCCACAATAGTGATGATGCAACAATTTCTAGCATTGAGGACAAATATCCTGGTCTTAAAGTGTTTGAGACTGATAAAAACATCGCAAGTGGATTGGTGGTTCTGCAAACCAACAAGGGTGTATTGTATACAAATAGCAACTTTGAAGTAATTATCAAGGGTGATGTTTTCAGTCTGTCGTCAGGAAGTAATATTTCTAATAACTACGAGAAAACCAATGCTGAGCTAATTAATAAAAATCAGGTGTCAATCAATAACGAGCTTGGCAAGAAACTATTTGCAGATAGCGATATTGAGCGACAGCAAGAGCATAATCAAGCTAAAGCAGATATTAATTCACCAGCCAATAAAGAGGTTGCCATTAATGCGGAAGAGCAGGCCAAGCTTGCTGAGGCTCTTTCAAATAGAATAAAAGAATTGAATGAATTAAGAGAAAAAAATGATGCGATGAACAGCATGGGATTTTTGTCATATGAGCATCCTGCAACAGCAAGGCTGAATAAATCACAGGCACAGGTACAGGCACAGGCACAGGCACCACAACCAAAAACAGAAGAAAAAAATGTAAATAAAGATCATGTTGATGTATCTCAGGTAGAAATAAGCGACTCATTTATCTATTACAAGGATAATAAAATAACTAAAGTTGGGTACAAGAGTGATGGGACTCCGCTTTCGCTTGAAGAGAAAAACAAGCAGGTAGAGAAAATTATTAAAGGAGTTAAGGAAAAAGGAGATGCATGGAGCATTAAGTATCCTGCGAAAGGTGTTGAGAAATCATCTATCTTTGTTTTCACAGATCCAACATGCGGATATTGCAAGAAGCTTCATGGCTCGCTTGATGAGTTAAATAAAAACGGCATATCTGTTTATTATCTCTTCTACCCAAGAGCTCTTGCGCTTGGAATGGATGATTTCCAGTCGAAAGACACTATTCGGAAGATGCAGACGATTTGGTGCTCAGAGGACAACAAAAGAGCAATGGATGCGGTTTATGGTGGCGGTTTTGTAAATCCATCAAACAACGTAAATATGTGTAACGATAAGTTTGTAAATAGCAAGCGCGGCCAATTCCCTGCTTTTGAACAGTACCTTCTTGGAAACATAATGGGTATTAATGGAACGCCACTGATAGTAAAAGAGAATGGAGAGATGATTACCGGATTCACAAGTGCAGATTTGTTAATGAGGAATCTTTCCAACTAATCAAAAAAGGAGCCAAGGCTCCTTTTTTCATTTAATCCGGTTGCTATTTACATGCTCGGCCACAAATTGTTTCCGCCGCTTTCCTTGTCAATTCTCTTCATGATTTTGTTGTGATTTTCAATCTCGCTATCCTGAGCTGTAATTACCTTAAGTTTTTCCATGCCAGGGAATTGAACGGCCTTAAACTCAAAAGAGAGATCAACCACTGGGGCTGGTGCAGACTTATTGAAGTGCAGGGTGTTTTGCTCCTGCGTCATCAGCAAGTAAACTTCGCTCAGTATCTCTGAGTCAAGCAGAGCTCCGTGCAGCTGTCGATGACCGTTATTAACACCCAGTCTTCGACATAGTGCATCCAGGTTATTTCTCTTTCCTGGGTACAGATTGTTTGCGTATTTTAAGGTGTCAAAAACCCTTACGTACTCGGAAATCTTTGGAAAACCAGCCCTAACAAATTCATAATCAAGGAACCCCATATCGAAAGGAGCATTATGAATAATAAGGGTGCATCCCTTAAGTGTATTAAAGAGCCTTTCAGCGATATGAATGAATTTCTGACCCTTTCCGGCTGCAATCAGATCTTCTCTTCTCCATCCATGAACAGCAACAGCTTGTTCTGGAACTTCTATTTCTGGATCAACATACTCATGGAAAGTCTTTCCTGTCAGTTTACGATTAATCATCTCAATCACACCAACTTCGATGATTCTATCTCCTGATTCAGGACTAAAGCCGGTAGTCTCAGTATCGAGGATAGCCAGCTTACCATTATCAATGAATTTACTAGGTGAAACTTCGGTCATTTGTTTTTCCACGGATGCATTGCATTTATTTATTAAATATTAACACATTAATTAAATGATATCAAAACAAGGAGTGGGCCTCACTAAGTGGAATTTCTTCGTCAGCTGTTTCCGTAATCCCATTTTCAGGTGCTGGCAGTGCTTTTGCCCTGGCGTTTTCAAGCTCAAGTGGTTGTTTGAACTCAACAATGTTATCAACTGATGGATTGAGGTTTTTGAACCTTGACATTGCACCCTCAAACTTCAATTTTATTGTGCCAAGTGAGCCATTTCGATGCTTGCCAATGATAATTTCTCCAATTCCCTTATCAAGAGAGTCAGGGTTGTATACCTCATCACGATAAACAAACATGATAATATCGGCATCCTGCTCAATCGCCCCTGATTCACGCAGATCTGAGTTTATTGGTCGCTTATCTTGTCGCTGCTCAAGACTACGGTTTAATTGAGACAGAGCAATCACCGGAATCCCAAGCTCTTTTGCTAGAAGCTTCAATCCTCTTGAGATGTCGCTAATTATTTGTGTTCTGTTTGTTTCCTTTCCTTCGCCTGGCATCAATTGAAGATAGTCAATCATTATTGCTGACAAAGGACTTTCCCTATGGTGCTTGATCGCCCTTGCTCTTAGTTTTGATAGCGTAAGTCCAGCCTCATCATCAATGATGATATCCATGCCGCTTATGACTTGCTCTGCCCTTACAAAGGATGCTTGTTCTAGGGGAGTTAGGTTTCCCCTTTTGAGATTAGTCTGGTTTATCCCACCTATTGAAGCAAAAGTCCTATCTAGCAAATCCTCTTTTGGCATTTCCATAGAAAAAACTAGCGCACGTTTGCCATTTAAGCAGATGTTCTCCATCAGGTTCATGGCAAATGTTGTTTTGCCCATAGATGGTCGAGCTGCAACAATAATCAAATCAGATCGTTGCAGGCCAGCGGTTATCTGATCAAGCTCATTAAAACCAGTTTTTAATCCGGTAACGCCACTTGTATTTCTCGCTCTTTCTTCCATCCTTGCAAGATACCCAGGCATCAATTCGCCATATGACTTTGCGGTATCCTGCTTTCCTATGGCATAGCCAAGAACTTCACTGCTATTTTTTTGGGTGATGGATACAAGCTCATCACTTGAAATTTCTTCTTCGTTTTTTATCTTGTCAATAATAGTAAGACTGTCGTCAATAATTTTTCTTTTTAGTGCATAAGACTTAATTATATCAATATGATCATTGAAGTAATTGTTAGACCTGGCAGCACGAAGTTCCTCAAGGTAATCAACCTCTATAACTAAGGGGTTCTGAGCAGAGAGCGTAACTGGGTCAATCCCTTTCTGCATCGACTTGAGATGCTTCATTTTTGAAAAAATAATCCGATGGTTCGACTGGCAAAAATCGCCATCAAGCAGTATCGCCGAAGCATCATCGAGAAGATGTGGGTTCGAAAGAATCTCACCTAAGACAGATTGTTCTGCATGAATAGAATACAAAGGCATAGACATAGATGTTTAACCACTGGATACAATTATTAGGCCAAGAACGTTATCATAAAATATTTTATTTGTCAAAAAATAATTGGAGTTCATGCTTGCCCTCTTTGTGTTGAAGGAGCTCTCTTTCATTGCTATAATTAATTATTATAAATCTAAGTCGGCTATTTTTTTATGCAAAATAATAATTTTGTCCATTTGAGTCTGCATACTGAGTTTTCGCTTAATGACTCTTTGGTTCGAGTGAAGCCCCTTATGTCCGCCGTAAAGGATAGGGGGATGTGTGCTGTGGGCATATCTGATGCTTCAAACATGTTTGCTGCAATCAGGTTCTACTCCTCGGCTATGGGCAAAGGCATTAAGCCGATCATTTCGTCTGAGTTAACGGTAGTTAACCAGACAATGAGTGGTAAGCTGACACTGATCTGTCAAAATGACAAGGGCTACAAAAACCTGATTGAGTTAGTCAGTCGAGGATATGATGAGAGTCAAATTAGACCTGCTATTTTTAGAGAGGAGTGGCTCGAATCCCAAACTGAGGGTCTAATTGCACTTTCAGGTGGTCGAGAAGGCATGCTTGGCAAGCTGCTTTTGAGTGACCGTAAGGTTGATGCTGTACGTTTGGCGCAGAAGTACATGGGGATGTACCCAGATCGCTTCTACATCGAGCTCCAGCGCGTTGGGCACCCTGATGATGACAAGTATGTAGATCAGGCATGCAGACTTGCTGTACACCTTGGACTGCCTGTTGTTGCGACAAACGGCGTGAGGTTTATCGACAAAGAGGACTTTAAGGCTCATGAGATCCGAGCTGCCATTGCTGAAAAAATGTCAGTCTCAGAGTTCAGGCGCGTTCATCAGTTTAAGTACACTCAGGAACAGTACCTGAAAAGCCCTGCCGAGATGGCAACACTGTTTAGGGATATCCCTTCTGCAATCGAAAACACTGTTGCTATCAGCCATCGATGCAGTATCGACATTACTCTTGGAAAAAACTATCTCCCTTCGTTCCCTGTACCAGATGGAATGACTGAGGCGACATTCCTCAGCACTGCTGCCAAGAAGGGGCTAGAGGAGCGCCTAGTATATCTTTATGGGAAAAATAACCCAGACATCGCCGAGATACGAAAAAAGTATGATGAGCGCATTGATTTTGAGCTCAATGTAATCAACCAAATGGGTTTCCCTGGGTACTTCTTGATCGTATCTGACTTCATTCAGTGGAGTAAGGACAACAACATTCCAGTAGGCCCTGGCCGTGGCTCTGGTGCTGGTTCTCTGGTTGCTTACGCATTAAAAATCACAGACCTTGATCCACTAAAATATGATCTGCTTTTCGAACGATTCCTTAACCCTGAGCGGGTATCTATGCCCGACTTCGATGTGGACTTCTGCATGGATCGAAGGGAAGAGGTTATTAAGTACGTTGCTGACAAGTATGGTCACAAGGCCGTATCGCAGATCATTACATTCGGCACAATGGCTGCAAAAATGGTTGTGCGAGATGTTGCGCGAGCTCTGGGGTATCCATATCAGGTGGGAAACAGAATCTCACAGATGATCCCTGGACGGCCAGGAGTCAAACTATCTGAGGCAATGGATGAAAGCGCAGATTTTCAGGCGGTCTATCAGAATGACCCTGAGGTTCGTGAAGTATACGATCTGTCTCTCAAGCTTGAAGGGATTACAAGACAAACAGGTAAGCATGCGGGTGGCGTAATTATCTCACCGACCAAGCTTACTGATTTTACTCCGACTTATAGCGAACCAGACGGAAGCAGCTTTGTTAGTCAGTTTGACAAAAACGATGTTGAATATGCTGGTTTGGTTAAGTTTGACTTCCTTGGCCTTCGCACACTTACGATTGTTCAAGGCGCTGTTGATGCAATTAATGCTAAAAAGCGCAAAAAGGGAGAACCAGATGTGGACATCTTGGCAATCCCAATGGACGATCATGCTGTATTTAAGTCACTCCAGAATGGTGATACCACAGCGGTTTTCCAGGTTGAATCAAAAGGGATGAAAGATCTCTTGAAGAGACTTAAGCCAGACTGTTTTGAAGACCTTATCGCTCTTGTGGCCCTGTATCGTCCAGGCCCGCTGGAGTCAGGCATGGTAGATAACTTTATCAACCGAAAACATGGCCGAGAAGAGCTTGCATTCCCTGATCCTAACTATCAACACGAGTCATTGAGAACGATTCTTGAGCCGACTTACGGCATCATTCTGTATCAAGAACAGGTCATGCAAATTGCCCAGGTTTTGGCTGGCTATACTCTTGGTGGCGCAGACATGCTACGCCGTGCGATGGGTAAGAAAAAACCAGAGGAAATGGAAAAGCAACGAAGCGTATTCAAGGAAGGTGCCATTAAAAATGGAGTTGATGGCGACCTCGCAATGAAAATATTCGACTTGGTAGAGAAGTTTGCTGGTTATGGATTTAACAAATCACATAGTGCCGCATATGCATTGATCTCTTATCAGACTGCATGGCTTAAAGAGCACTATCCTTCTGAATTTATGGCAGCTGTTCTTTCTTCCGGCATGGGAGATACAGAGAAGGTGGTGACTTATATCAACGAATGCAGAAAGATGAATCTTGATATCGTTCCGCCAAAAATAAATATTTCAGAACGGAAGTTCTTTGCATCAAGTGAAAAAGAGATTGTCTATGGTCTTGAGGCTATTAAGGGTATGGGTGCCACGGCACTTGAGGCGATTCTTGAAGAAAGAAAGCTAAATGGTGAATTTAAGAGCCTGACAGATCTCTGTATGCGTTGCAATCCAAACAAAAGAACATTTGAGGCCGCAATACAGGCTGGCGTCCTGGATGGACTTGGCCCAAATAGAGCCGCCTTGATGATGAAGTTCCAGGATGCACAGCTTATTGGCAAGCAAGCCAAGAAGACACTTGAGATCCCCCAGGATGACATGTTTGGCTCTATCATTGATGACAATGATCTGATTGATTTCAAGGGGATACCTGACTGGACAGACAAGGTTCGACTCGCAGGGGAAAGAAAAACGCTGGGTCTTTTCCTGACTGGTCACCCCATGGATGAGTATGAAAATGAAGTTGCATCATTCACTGATGGAAAGCTTGCTGAAATAACAGAGATTACAGTCGAATCCGGTGCTGATGGAGAGGCTGCCGAAGTTAAGCAGTTTAAGCCTAAACCCGTTAAGGTGGCCGGATTAATCATGGATGTTAACATTAAGGAAGGGAAGCAAGGCCATTCAGCATATCTCGTTCTTGACGATAAAAGCCGTCAGATTGAGGTCGCTGTTTACACCAAGACATATGACGAATGTGCAAATATGCTGAGGCAGGATGCAATAGTAGTAATTGATGGAAGCCTAAGATATGATCGTGTAAGCGGAAGACACAAAATTGTTGCTTACAACGTAAAAAGCATCGATATGATTCGAGAAGAAAAAGTATCGCACATCATGCTTAACATCAGTCTTTCTGACCTAACGCCAGAAAAAATTGCAAAACTAAAAGAAATTACCACAAATCAACCAGAGGGTGGTTGCCAAATAATGGCATCCCATATGGTTGGAGGTCAGCAGAAGGTAGTTTCTCTTGGGAACAAAAAACTTAGAATGAATGATGCTCTTATTGCTAGCCTTTCAGATCTTTTTGGGAAAGACTCAGTAAGTGTTGAATACAAAAGCGAAGGAAAGCAACAGATCAATAAAGCTGAGATTGCAAAAGCCCAGGCTGAGAGCATGATAAGAATAGGCAACGAAACAAGAAAAGAAAGACACGGAAGGATATCAACATTGCTTTACGAGGCAGAAAGAGCAATGGGATAAAAAGCAGCCCCTTGGGGCTGCTTTTTTAAATTGAAATCTGCACAAAGTAGTCTTTTATTTTTTCAAGTTTGCTATACCTGAAACCAGTATCCTCTAAGCCATCATTGATGGCTTTTTTTCTAAAGGACTCCCTTAGTTTTCTAATGCAATAATCTTGAATTTTATCTTTTTTTGCCTCTGTGACTTCGTTGCAAATTGGAACGGAAATCACAAGGATGGGGATTGCATCATAGTCATCATCAGCCTCTGCCTCAAAAACATCTTGAACAAATTCGGTTTCTTTTGAGGTTAAGGTTCTTGTCGAGATCATTACATGCACATTAAGAATGACATCATTTTTTTCGTTTAGTTTTTTTACAGTAAGGATACCTAGCTCTGCGATTGCCTTATCAATAGCCTTAACCCTAATGATTGTAGGATCTACACCATCCAGAGCAACTGTTTTTTCCGCTTCATCAAGAAGAAACACGGCATGTTTCTCTACACACTGGGATGATGGAACGGAACAGATCTCTTGCTTCTTAAGGAACCAGTTAAGCAAAAGAGAGTTGAAACAAGCCTGAACATCCGTAATTCCTTTTCCATCAAAATCTCTGTACTTATACCTATCAAACATCGCAAGCCAGCAACCGCGTAACTTTTGAGGCTTTTTGTTCTTCTTTTTATTCATTTTTTTATTCCATGAGTTGCTCTGGAAGTCATATTATAATTTTAAGAAGGAAAATAATATGACAACTGCGTAAAATTTGTCGAATTTAGCTTAAATTTGTTTTTTCGGTTGTTTTAACTGTTTAAACGGTCAATGTAATATGTTGACCTTAATTATTTTAAGGTATATTATTCAATCAAGCAAAAAGAATTATAATAGCTTGAATCGAAAAGACAACAGCAATTATAAGAATAATAAATAAAAAAATAATAAGAGAGAAATACAATGACTTCTACCAAACTCGAAGATGGGCTTGAGCTCGCGCTGCAAAATATTGATTCAGGTGCAAAAAAAGCCAGAAATATCACCATAATGAAGAGGTATTTTGGTTTTGATGGGATGGGTGGCTCATCAATGGAAGAGGCCGGAAGAGATTTCGAGCTAACAAGAGAAAGTGTTCGTCAGATTACAAATCGCATTTCAAGTGCTTTCCCCTCTGCATTGCCGCTGGTTCCAGCGATTCAGGATGCTATCAAAATCATTGGTGAAATGATGCCGTGCGCTGCATCAGACGCAGAGAAAAAGCTTTTCGAGCTTGGTTTTATCTCTAAGGACTTCAAGATCGAGGGTGTAATTAATGCAGGCAAATGCTTTGGCTTGATTACTTCTGAGGCAGAAATCATTAAGCTGAACGATGTCAGGTTTATTGTGTCTCCGGCTCACCAGGGCCTTCCTAAAGCGATCCATAGCAAAGCCATCAAGGATATCTCTCACAATGGCGCAGTGAGTGTTCAGGAGCTTGCTAAGCTGGCATCTGGAGCATCAGATGAGAGTGCCCTTCTTTTGGTCAACAGAATCATTGAATCAATGGATTTCGTCAAGTGGATTGATGAGGACAAGAGCTGGTTCTATTTTAATGGAAGGGGTCGAAATAGGCTGGTTTCAAGACTGAACAAAATTTTCTCTGTGCTGAATCATGTTCCCGTCAAATCTCTTATGAGTGGCATTGAAAGGAGCTGGAGTAAAAACCTCAAAGAGAATACAACATTGCTGCCAGTTGAACAGATGGTAAATCTAGTCAAGAGCCTTAATGGGTTTAGTGTTGATGGGGATGTCATCTCAAGAGAAGGCGGCGAACATTATAACGAAGAGGTTCGTCCATTCGAGATGGCAATCGTAGAGTACATTAACAGCAAAGAAGACAAGATTGCCAAAGAAAAGGAAATTGAGGATGCCATTGTCATGAATGTGCAGGATAAGTACAACTACTCAATGGCATTGAACTACTCGCCTCTTTTCATGAAGAGAGAAAGGCCAGAGGGCTCGCCAGAAGGCAGGTATTTCCGTGGTCAATACGTACTGATTGGAAGCATGAGATAACACAAGGGGCTTTAAGCCCCTTGTTTGTTTGAGTAATAAAAGGGGCCTTTCGGCCCCAACTTTATTTTCTCTCAATCGATAGAGGAGACTTGATTGACTTCAAGAGTTTTCCTTTTTTACCCCTTGTTCCAAGGAACGGAGTCCACTTTTTCTTATCCATCTCTTCTTCCTTGTCTTTTGAGCGGATAACGATGGTTCCGTCAGCAGGCATGGAGATCATGGAGACAATCTTATCGTCATCGCCAAGGTGGATCATGCGATTTCCCTTGCCCTTTTTAAGCTCTGGGAGATCCATCAGCGGGAATACCAGCAGCATTCCTTTTTGAGTAACAATCGCAACCAGCTCGTCCATAAGGTCAATTTCGATTGGAGTCATTCCCTGGCCTGGTTCACAGTTAAGAACAACCTTGCCTTTTTTATTGCGTGTGGTCAGATCTTCTGTTTGGCAAATAAACCCATAGCCGTTTTCTGATGCAATAATGCAGTCTTTTTGACTTGAAGCATCAATCATAGCAAGGATTTTGGCCCCATCTGGATGTTCAACAAACGCTGTTACTGGTTCGCCATAGCCTCTTGCTTGCGGCAAGTCTTGATTGTTGATTTGATAGCTTCGCCCATGATTATCAAAGAGAATGGTTTGAAGGTTCATTTGGGACTTCATTGCAAATGCAAATCCATCACCTGTTCGATATGCAAGCGTCTCACAGTTTACGTTGTGCCCCTTGCCAGCCTTAATCCAGCCCTTTTCTGACATTACTATTGTAATTGGTTCAGAAGGGGCAAGTTCTGATTCGACTATGGCAGTAGCAGGCTCAGCGGTGACCATTGGAGACATGCGATCATCACCATGCAGCTTTGCAATCTCAAGAATTTCTTTTTTGATAAGGCTTCGCATTTTTTTATCAGAGCCAAGAATTTCATTTATGTCATCGGCTTCTTTACTGAGAGATTCCTTCTCTTTATTGAGCTGAATTTCTTCAATTTTAGCCAGATTTCTCAGCTTGGTATCCAGGATGTAGTCAGCCTGAATTTCTGTAAGACCAAATGATGTCATCAGGCATGATTTCGGAGAATCATCTTCTCGAATAATTCTGATTACCTCATCAAGATTTAGGTATGCAATAAGCAGACCTTCAATCAGGTGCAGCCTCTGATGAATTTTCTCAAGGCGACCACGCAGTCTTCTGCCTACAGTTTCCTTTCTGAATACAACCCATTCACCAAGAATTTCTGGCAGGCTTTTCACCATTGGAAGGCCATTTAAGCCAATCATATTCATGTTGACCTTGATGTTGCACTCAAGATCTGTCAGTGAAAAAATATGACTCATGATTCTTTCATGTGAAAGGGATGTGCCCTTTTTAATCATGATGACAATTCGAGTAGGGAATTCGTGATCGGACTCATCACGAATATCTTCTACCATTGGTAGTTTCTTTTTATTGATTAGCTCAGCTATCTTTTCAATCTGTTTCTCGCCAGATACCTTGAATGGGAGTGATGTGATAACAATGTTATTACCTTCACTCACAAATTTGGCGCGAACTCTGATGGATCCTGCCCCAGAATCGTAGATATCAATAATCTCACTCTTTGGCGTAATAATTTCAGCATTCGTTGGGAAGTCAGGCCCCTGGATGTGCTCCATGAGATCTCTGGTGCTGGCTCTTGGATTATCAATAAGAGCCACAGTCGCATTCACAATCTCTCTCAGGTTATGAGGAGGTATGTCGGTAGCCATACCTACCGCAATGCCCATAGCGCCATTCAGCAAGATGTTTGGCACCTGGGAAGGAAGAACAACAGGCTCTTGAAGAGTGCCGTCAAAGTTCAGCTTTTTGTCTGTTGTATTCTGTTTAAGCTCAGAAAGCAGCACGTTTGAGTAGTTTGTCAGCTTTGCTTCGGTGTATCGCATAGCAGCAAAAGACTTTGGATCATCAAGGGAACCCCAGTTTCCCTGACCATCTACAAGGGGATATCGATAGGAAAATGACTGAGCCATAAGCACCATTGCCTCATAGCAAGCACTATCACCATGAGGATGGTATTTACCCAGCACATCACCTACGGTTCGAGCCGCTTTCTTGTGTTTTGCCGTGTGATTAAGTCCCAGCTCTGACATCGCATAAATAATCCTGCGCTGTACGGGCTTTAAACCATCCGAAACATGAGGAAGAGCTCGATCTAGAATTACGTACATTGCGTAATTCAAATAACTATCCTCGGCGTAATCAGACGCTTCGATTGGCTGAATGTTATCAATAATATTCATGGTTTTTTAATTAATCCTGTTCTGCCAAGTTACCCTTGGATTGCAACCAGTCTTTCCTTTTGTCCGCATTTTTCTTGCCAAGAAGCAAATCCATCATGGACTCAGTTTGACCCTTATCAGATATTTGAAGCTGCAACATTCTTCTCGTATCTTTGCTCATTACTGTTTCTTTTAGCTGAATTGGGTTCATTTCACCCAACCCTTTGAATCGCTGTATATTTACAGCGCCTTTGGTTTTTTTCTTGCTGATGTTGTTGATGATTTTTTCTTTTTCATCTTCATCCAGAGCGTAATAAACAGATTTATCCACATCAATGCGATAAAGCGGCGGCATTGCGATATAAACATGACCTTCCATAACAAGGGCAGGGAAGTGTTTAATGAACAATGCAGACAACAGTGTTGCAATGTGAAGTCCGTCTGAATCCGCATCCGCAAGAATGCAAATCTTACCGTAGCGCAAACCATCAAGGTTATCAGAGCCTGGATCTACACCAATCGCAACAGAAATATCATGAACCTCTTGAGATGCAAGAACTTCGCTGGATGAAACTTCCCATGTGTTTAGGATTTTCCCTCGCAGCGGCATAATCGCCTGAAATTTTCGGTTTCTTGCCTGCTTTGCAGAGCCTCCCGCAGAGTCTCCCTCTACAAAAAACAGCTCGGTATTTTCAAGATCTGACGATTCACAATCAGATAGTTTTCCTGGCAGCATTGGGCCAGAGGTAACTTTTTTCCGTGCTACTGTTTTTTTTGCATTCAGTCGCTTTTGCGCCTTAGAGATAACCATTTCTGCAATCGACATAGCGGCATCGATGTGCTGATTCAGGTATGTCTCAAAGAGATCTTTTAGCGCGTTAGTGAACTCTGTGGTGTAGTCTTTTGAGGACAAGCGCTCTTTAGTTTGACCTGCAAACCCAGGCTCTTGAAGCTTGAGAGAAATTAAGTAGTTGCATCTATCAAACACATCTTCTGCTGTAATCGAGATGTTTTTTGTCAGAAGATTTCTCCGATCACAGAAAGAACGAATAGCCGCTGTAATACCATTTCTTACAGCAACAACATGAGTACCACCCAGAATGGTTGGGATAAGGTTGACGTAGCTTTCTGTGATAACAGCAGGATCTTCTGGAGTCCAGCAAATGGCAATATCTGCCTGGGATGTTTTTGTTTTAATGTTGTCTACAAATGCTTCATTTACAGGGAGTGTCTCATGATCCTTTAACGCCAGATTGAAATACTCTCTAAAGCCATCATTGTATTTCCATGTTTCTTGAGTATCATCAATTTTATTGTTAAAGACGACTTCAAGACCAGGACATAGAACGGCCTTTGTCTTAAGCAGTTGAATCAATCGAGAAACAGAAAACTTTGAGGTGTCAAAGTATTTAGGATTTGGCTTGAATTTAACAATGGTGCCAGTTCTCTTTCTGCTGGTTGGCTTTGAGGTGAGCTCCTCTACCTTTTCACCATTTTCGAAGGCAATGTTATATTGTTGAGAATTTCTAAAAACGGTTACATCAAGCCGTTCGGTAAGTGCATTAACAACAGAAATACCAACACCATGAAGACCACCAGAGAATTCGTAGTTGTTGTTGTTGAATTTTCCGCCAGCATGGAGTTTGGTCAGTATCAGCTCAACCCCTGAAATTTTTTCAATAGGGTGTATATCAACAGGCATACCTCGACCATCATCCTCAATTTCAAGGCTATGATCGCTGAATAGCGTGACAGTGATTTTTGTTGCATGACCAGCCATTGCCTCATCGACACTGTTGTCGATTACTTCTTGCCCAAGATGGTTTGGCCTGCTTGTATCGGTGTACATGCCTGGGCGTTTTTTAACGGGATCTAAGCCGTTTAAAACCTCAATTGCAGATGCATCATATTGACCCATGATTGTTACTCGGAAACTTGCTTTGCAAGTGGGATAGCACCCCTCCGACTCCTTTTTATTTAATTGCTATCAATTTAAACAATGTAGCACCAGCATGTTATGCCGTGCTCTTATATCTTTTTTAAATAAAATGCACTATACTTCATTGTAAACTTTAAATGAATTGTTGTCAAATACAATATTTTATGTATAATTAAATAAAGATGCGGTTGGGTATTTATTATCCTGATCAAAAAAGATTTTAGGGGAATTTAAGATGGAAGAGGTTCTATCAAAGGGGTTTATGTCAAAGATGGCAGCTGTAGGCATAAATAGCCTTGAGGAGTTGCTTCTCTATTTGCCGTCAAAGTACCTGGATTACAGGACGCCAGCCGTCAGTATTCATTCTTGTCTGGATAAAGACAAAAAGTATTTAAAGCTAAGGCTTGTTTCATCTCCTGAGATTAATGAGAGGTCAAGTCCAGCGCAGATTAAGCTAAGGCTAACTGATGGCATGACTGTTGCCAACTCAATGTCTTTTGGCGGGGCTTTCCAGTGGAAAAGCTTTAAGGCTGGGGATTATGTTCATCTGACTGGTAAGGTTGAGCTCTACAATGGCAATCCTCAGATTAAATCGCCAGAGCTGATCCCGTTGAGAGAGCAGGGGAGGATCGTCCCCTACTACAAAGGAAAGGAAAAGGTTGTAAATCATCAAAAAATCGCTGAAAACATGGCAATTGCCATGAGAGAATTTTGTGACATTACAACAAATTATGTATGCGAAACGCTTGGAGTTTCTGAGGCTGATATTGTAAACAATGCTGGAGAGGGCTTCAAAAGCATAAAAGAAATTTTGATGGCGATTCATAGACCTCGCAACATCGATGAGGTGACAAGAGGTAGAGCCGCTTCGAGAAGCATTAACGCCTACCAGGCATTGTTGATGTCACTTAATTTACAGAAAAAAAATAAAAGCGAGAAATCCATCATAACATATGATGTTGAACTTATTAAGTCATTGATTTCAAGGCTAAAATTCCCGCTCACAATGGATCAAAAGAGAGCCATTTGGGATATCACAAAAGATCTTGCAAGTCCTTACCCTATGGATCGGCTTGTATCTGGTGATGTGGGAACAGGCAAGACCTTATCTTACTTAATCCCCGCCATTTGCGCACAAAAACAAGGGAAAGTCGTATTCATTCTAATGCCAAACCTCTTGTTGGCTAAACAGGTGTACGATGAGTGTGTGTCGCTATTCCCCGAGGTTTCAGCGAAGCTTGTGATTGGGGGCTCCAAGGAAAAGGTGGAGATGGAAGGCGCAGAAATCATCATTGGCACATCTGCAATTTTGTGGTGGGTTAAAAAACAGAAAAAAAATGTTGGAATTGACTTGCTGATCATTGATGAGCAGCAAAAGCTGGGTAGCAATCAAAAGCTCAAGCTCATCAGTGAACACACCAACTTTCTTGAGGCTACTGCTACCGCGATCCCTAAAACCTCAGCGCTGGTAAAGTATGGTGGCAAACAGGTCTCTTGCATCCAGGAGTGTCCCGTTAAAAAAACCATCCGTACATCCATTGTTGGGTCGGACGAGAAGAGGCTAGCTTTCGACAAGCTGGTTAGTATTGTTAATGCTGGCTATCAAATTGCGGTGCTATACCCAATCAGAAAAAAAGAGTTTTCGCTGTACGATTTTTGCTATAGCAGTCTGAACGCCGAACACAATGAGCTCATAGAGGCTCTTATCGAGATGGGAGCAACTATCAATCACGCCCAGTTTGTTCCTAGCGAGACTGATGAGTGCTATGAGGATCTTGATAGTGATATCAAGGTTATCAGGCTAAAAGCTAATGCTCCAACCGCTAAGAGAATTCAGGAATACTGCCAAGAAAAATCATCGAAGGGGTTTGAGCTTAAGGACGTAGTTGATAGCGAAGAGGAAGAGGTATGCAAGCGTAGTGTTGAGCATGCGGCAAAACACTGGGAAGAGATATTCCCTGGCAGGGTAGGAATGATTCATGGTGGTCTATCCACTGATGACAAGGTTGAGGTAATCAGAAAGCTCAAAGCTCGTGAGCTCGACATTGCTATCACATCATCTGTTCTGGAGATAGGGCTGACGATCCCTGACCTCAGAGGGTTCCTGGTTGTTGATGCTGATAAGTATGGCGCATCTACGCTCCATCAGTTCAGAGGACGACTTGCTCGAAATGGAGGAGAGGGCGACTTTTTTATGGCTGTTAGTTGCCCTGTTTCAGAGCTTAGTGAAAAATCATTCAATAGGCTAAACATACTTGTTCGTCACCAGAATGGGTTTGATATTGCAGAAGAAGATATGTTGCAGCGAGGATTTGGAGACCTGTCTGTGGGTGGCATAAAGCAAGCAGGATACGTAAAAGGAGTGTTCCCAGATCTAAAGCTGATACCTCAAGACATTGAAAAATTACTGCTAAATAAAACCAGCAAGCCACAAAAGGAACTGTCGGTAGCATAAAAAAACATTCATTTTTTGTTTTTAAACCCCAAAAAGACTGTATTTATATACAGTCTTTTTTATTTTCTTTTCAATAAATTAGCAAAAACCCTTTGCAAACATACAGTTAGTTAAATATTTAAATAAATTAATACCCAAAACTTGCCAGATGGATATATTTAACTATACTAATAGGAAAGAAGCGTGAATGAGGTATCCCTAATGACAAATCATAATGAAGAGCAAGAGGTAGCACGGAAGCAGGGCCGACCAGAGCTCCCGCTCGTTGAAAAAGAGAAAACTGTTGCTACCAAGCTGGCAGTATCACTGAACACACTTGAGGCTGAGTTTGATAGCATGCTCTGCCTCTCTGCTGATGAGCGCAATGAGCCTCGCGGTATGGCTGTTATTGCCAACGCAGAGCTGCGCCTGAGCATCGCAAATGACATTGATCTTCTGAATGACGACATTCGTAGCGCCATTGAAAGTGAAGATAAGGCTCTTGAGAGCAAAAAGAAATCCAAGAAAGCAACACTCATGGCAGAGCTGGACAGAATGGCTCCTCTTGGTTACACCCAGCCTGAGTGGGATGCAGTTGGTGATGAATTCAAGGTAAAAGAACTCGGTCGTCCGAAGCTGTCTATTGAGTTTAAACTCAATCGTGCAAGAACAGATTTTAAATCAAAGCTGTCTACTCTTAATCGATTAGAAGCGGCAGAAGAAATGGAAAAATCGACCTTTGAGTCCTTGCTTCTGGAGCACCAGAGCAAGCTGAAAAAGGTTAAAGGCAAAAAGGTACTGCCAGGGCGTCCTAAGTACACTCAGGTAGATATCCTCAAGAGAGATCTCAAAAAGGTTAATGATAAAATTAACTACATTGTTAGTGGCGAGGCTCATGCTGACCAACAAAGACGACTGGCTGAATCCAATGCTGGCAGTGATGGTAAGAGGGTTGGGCGACCACTAACAGATCTCAACAAAAAGCTTTCTGAGCTAATCGAGCAACAGACAGAGATAAAAGCCAAGATCAACGAGCTAGGAGGCTGGGGAGAAACTGGTTCTCCTGTGGCGATAGCCACAATAACAAGTAAAGTGGCTGATGTTGCAGTGGTCAGCACATCTGCCCCAGAGGCTTCTACTCCTGTTTCTGCCGTAGCAGTAGAGGAGAACACCACTGTTGCAGAGGAAGACCCTGTTGCCCGTATCAAGCGGATCAGAGAGGAGAGCCGCCTGCGCCGTCAACAAGCCCTCCTTAGCGAGAGAAGCGCTCGTGAAGAGGAAATGAAGACCATCGCCTCATCTATTGCTGAAACAGACAGCAAGAATACATCTGAGAGAGATGAGGAAAGCGAGTTCAATGAGTTGGTCTCATTCTTCGGACTGGATGAAGACGACATCCAGGCGAGCAAGATGGCGAGCTAAAGATCAAACAAAAGAAAGAGGCCAGCGAAAGCTGGCCTCTTTTGTTACTGAATGATTGACCATCTGTAAATCTCTTTAAGTCGATCTACATCCAGACCGATTTTTCTGAATGCAGCCTCATTACCTAGTACAAGCTTGTGTGAAATGGACTTTAGCTCCTTGCTATTGTAAGACCTCAAGAGATAATCAGATGCAATATAGGTCATCATGACGCGACTTTCAGGGGAGCAGCTTTTACACATAGCTGCAAAATCCCTTAGCATCATGCCAGTAACTGCAAACGGGCCGTTTTCTGATGGATCGCAATAAAGGTCGCTACCAGATACGGTTTTGCACATTTCTCCAAACCTTGTTTTTGCATAAAACATCTCTTTTGCCCTGGCAAGACCAGCATAATGAGATACTCGATACCAAAAAGCAGCCTCTCCATCAAGAATTTTTGATGCAACATTTTTTTGTGGATCAAGAATAAAAATTGAGGACGAGTCATCAACAGGTAGAACACCTCCCTTGCTCAGATAAATCCCATTGCTATTTGATGATGAATCAAAATAAATTGATGGAAAAATAACTGAGTAACCATCATCAAGCATCTCAAATCTTTTTGAGTCTTTTGCTTTTATTGCATTACCGCTATGATAACTCCCATTTGAACACCTTTCGTAAGCTCCACCATGATAGTTTTCATCCAGAGAGCACAAAGACACAGATAGGTTTTCTCCACCAAGAAGAGACACATTCTTGTTTATGTAGGCATAGATGTCATTGCCAGAACCACTATACAGTCCGAGATTTGAGTCAAACCATGCATTACCATACCCAGACTCCCAAACCTTTAAATCAGCCATATCATTGACAAAAATCTGCTTTGCTTCATCACTCATTCCATCAACCATGAAGCCTGCATGTGAGGATAAAGAAATAAAAATCAACGGAAGCAGTCTTTTTTTCACTTTTTGGCAGACCTTTTTCTATAAGATAACTCTTTTTTTTGTTCGCTTGTAATTACTGGCTTAAAGTACATCCAGTAAGATTTCGTCAAAAAAATACCGATAGGTTTTTTTGAGTAAATACACATTCCAATGTAGAGACTGATGTATGAAAGAAAAATACCAAGAATCACCGATGTTTTTGCAACCCATGAAGGTACGTTCGTAATATATCCCTTTGCAATAACACCAAGGATAGGGTTTATAAAATTCTGTATAGAAACCCCGCTTGATACAGCAATGCTAGTGTTTTCAATGACTTGCATTGTTTTTGCATTTATCGTTGTTCCAAAAAAAACAAAAAGACAACCCAAAACAAAAACACAGGCTAAAGAAATGTAAGACAGAGATTGCTTATTCACAAAATAACTCCTTTATTAAAAATCAAAGAGAAAACTCTTTTTCCTGTTCTTTTTTGCGCTCAATGACAATATCAATTGATTTTTCTTGTTCATTCGACATTTCTGGTGATGGATCTACACCCATCTTTTGAGCTGGAGTTAGCGGAGATTTAGAAAGCTCAGCCTTTGACATTTCGGCGACCTCAGCAAGTATTCCAGAGACGAGAGCGGTATTTACACCCCAGACATTTTTGTCTATTTTGCTCATGGTATATCCATTGATGTCATCAATAGCAGTCAAGATTTTTTGCTGATCATGGTTTTTATAGTCCGAAAATCCCTCTTTGGAAAATCCGGTTTTTCCAACATCGGCAATGGATACCTTAATATCGTTTACGATTTTTGTTTTTAGTTCATCAATACTGATGCTACCGTTCAGTGAGCTGATATTGGAATGAATTGCATCTAGTGCAACCTGGTTGTTTTTAGCTATGTATGCAGAAACAAAATCCCCATCTTTTGCATGCGCCAAAGAAAGATCACCAAGAAGGGCCGAAACACCTGCTAGATTTTTGATAACAGGCCCAGGTTCTAGTGACTCCTTTGTCTGGCCGAAATCAGACCATTTGCCAAATAGCTTTTTCAACAGCTCCAAGATCATCTCGATGATTTTATTGTTATTTTTATTGTCCATGGGTGTGCCCTCTATTATTTAATGGTATAATAACACTTATTTTTGACACCATCAAGCAGCCAAAATCAGGATAAACATAATGAAAACATTTTTTTCAAGTGATATAATTATTGCATAAAATAAATAATAATAAGAATGGCTGCCATGAATAAACAATACAGCAATATTTTCTCGCAATTTTATCAGCCCGTGGTGAACATAAAGGATGGTGGAATTAGTCACTATGAAGTTCTTCTTAGGCCGCAAGATGAGTCAAAGTATTCAGCTCTTTCAATATTTCAATATATCATGTCAATTGAAAAAACTGGAGAGATAGAACTCCTTGATAGATGGAACATCAATGAGATGGCAAGAAAGATGGAGTCTCCATTCCATGCTTATGGATTTCCATGCTCTATAAACTTATCTCCACTAACAATTCAGAGCGATGGATTTTTAGAGTATCTTAATGATGTGATGTCAAAAATGAAGCATCCAGAAAGACTTCATTTTGAGATAACAGAAACCAGCGAGATACTTGACTACAAAAAAGTAAATGATTTTATTTCAATGGTAAAAACGTTTGGCTCGGAAGTTGCCATGGATGATTTTGGTACTGGTTTTGCAAATCTTGAATCCTTAAAACAGCTTGATGTTGATATTATCAAGATAGATCAGATGTATGTAAGAGACTGTCTAAGGGATGTCGAGCACAGAAAGTTTATTTCAGATACCGTTGATTATGCCAAGGAGCACAACAAAAAAGTAGTTGCCGAATTTGTTGAAGACCCATCAATAGAAAAGCTTCTTTTAAAGATGGGAGTTGATTGCGGGCAAGGATACCTTTACGGAAAGGCAGAGAAAAAACCTGAGTCTTACATCAGCATTCAGAGCAACATTCAAAGAGCGATTGAAACCCTTGGATTCGAGACTAGGCAAGAGAGAAGTGATACATTATCAAAAACAAAATAACCCCCGCTTGGCGGGGGTTTTTATTATTTCTTTTTCCAGTCCTTTGTCTGATCTTTTATGAAGGCGGCGCAAACAGTCATTGATGTTAAAACGTCTTTTGGCGCTTTTTTTCCTTCTGGCAATTTAGCAATAAGCTTTTTTGCAAAATCAATCTGAGACTGAGTTGGTGGCTTATCCTTTTCTTTCTTTTGTGGTGGAGAAGCCTTATCCTTGTAGTTGCTGATAAATTCAGAGCAGGACTTGATGCTTGTACTCAGATCTCCTGGCAATGTATGAGCAATGCCCATGGCTTTTAGTTTTTCTGAAATTGCTACTGCATAATCAACCTGTGCTTTTGAAGGAGTTCCATTTGTACTTCCAGCAGGTCTTTCTGCTGCATGCTCTTTTAGAAAATCACTTGCAATCTTTGGATTTGACATTGCTCCACGAGGGGTTGGAATTCCTTTTCTCTCGCAGATTTGCTTTATGGCTGACTTCATCCGCTCTGTTACCACACTTGGGCCAGACTGAATTTTTTCTGCTCCAGCTACTGAAATTGTATTTATCATTTCAGTGATTAGTCTTTCAATGCTTTCTGTTTGTTTTACAACAAACTCATCCCTCATTTTAATTGCAATACTGTCATCTTTTTGATTACACATCTTAAGCAGGTAATCTTCCCAGAGCGCCGTTGTTTCTGGTGATGATAGCCATGCAGGAACAACCTTAATTAGATCCCTTCCTTTTGGCGTTGAGTAATAGACCCCTCCCTTGGAAATAATATATCCGCGAGCAAGAAGGGTATTTACAATGGTCTTTCTTGTCGCCGGAGTACCGATACCATTGGAGTCTTTAAGTCTTTTCCTTAGCACTGGGTCTGCAACATCCTTACCAACGTTTTCCATCGCTGTTGTGAATGTCACCTCAGTGTATCTGGATGGAGGCGTTGTTTTTGATGCTTTCAACTCAACACTGTTTAATCTAACGGCATCTCCGCTCTTCACCTTCGGGAAAGAGTTGTTCTTTTCGGCATTTGCATCAAACGCCCTTCTCCATCCAGCATCAGTAAGGCTTTCACCCTTCGCTCTAAAGTATGATTCATCGTTATCAAGCAAGTCCCTCACAGGGACAACAAAAACCGCTTCCTGAGTTGCGTATTGAGCGGCAGGATATAGGGCTTGAATGTACTGCTTTGCAACAAGAAGATATGCAGCCTGCATCATCTCTTTTGTGTGGCAGATCTTGCCATTATCATCATTTTTTTTCGGAGTGAGAGAGTCAAAGTCACCTGGCCTCATCACTTGATGGGTTGGAACTATGCCATAGTGCTCCATTCCCTTATTGGTAAATGTGGCAGGAACGAATGGCTTATAGGAGTTATGGGTTCCATTATGAATGGACATCGCCTCCCTGGCCTGCGCCCCAACCTCACTTAGGTGAACCAGACTGCCCAGCATGCCATTCCTTTCTGCTGCCTCATAGAAGTTCATCGGCAACTCTTGATTCGCCGTCCTTGCATAGGAAGTCCAGCCTTGTTCGTACAAATCTTCAAGAATGGTTTGAGCTAGTCCAGCAGAAATATTGCATTTTTTGACGATATCAGCCTGCGCGGTTGTCAATGAATAAGTCTTTGGCGGGTTCTCTTTTTTGAGACCTTCTTTATAACTATCAATCCTTGGGTTTTTACAAAGCAAGAGTCTCTTTTTGAATTCGTCCACATGAATTTTATTCACAAAAAGAGGGGTGTCCAAGGGAGCCTCTTCCTCTTCTGTGACCTTCTTCTTTGATGGTTCCCAGTACACACCATCGAGATTTTTCTCAATGGTTTCTTTTGTGTAAATAGGAGTGTAAGAAGCACTCAGTTCACCACTAGCACCGCCAGCAGAAAACATCCCACTTACTTTGAAGTGATCTTTTGATACAAAGTTCTCAATCTCAAGGTCTCTTCTTACAATAAGGGCCAGGCTTGATGTTTGAACTCGGCCAACTGACATTACTCGCTCACGGCCAGATCCTTGTCCCAGGTTTTTTCCGAATTTTCCATATGAGGCATAATGAGTGTACGCCCTCACAAGGAACATGTAGGCCCAGTCAGAACGCGCCCTCGTTTCAGCTGCACGATACCAGCTCTTTGTTTGAGATGGATCGCGGATGCTGGACATTGCCTCCTTGATACTCTTCGGGTCAAGACCCTTGGATAGCCATACGCGCCTAACCTTACCTGTATATCCGAGGTAGTTAAGGATGTACCAACCAATTGCCTCACCCTCTCTATCAGAGTCGGTAGCAATAATGAATTCTGTAATGCCCGCTCTGATCTTATCCCCTATGTTCTTTAGATAGGCTGATGGATGAGCGTTTGGATTGGCTTTTGGACTTCCCTCAATGACCTTCATTGGGTAGCTACGCGGGATAGGAAGCAGCTTGGTCGGATCATCCCAAGGAAGACCTGGAACAACTTCATCTGGACTTTTTATGGACACAAGGTGACCTGATGACCAAACAACTCGAATTGGTTCGCCCTCAAGAACTCCCTCATAACATTTTTGACCCTGCTTATAGCCCATAACGGCTGCGATTTTATCTGCCTGGTCTTTTTTCTCTGTCATCATTAATTTCATAGTTTTCTCGTTCACCTCACACCTGGAGGCTCATCGACCCCTTCTTTACCTTCCGGCGATTAATGTTGCGACAGCCTTTTTCACCTTGCCGAGATATCTGTTTCGATACTTTGGCGTTTTTGAGTGATAACTGCCAACCCCAAGCCAGTAGTTGGGTGACTCCGATATTCTTTCACTAAGTATCGATGTTCCTACTGCTATATTTATACAAGGATTAAATGCAAGTTCCCGCCATCCAACTCTTGGGTATTTTTTTCTAATGTCCTTGAGATGTATGGTGTTTATTTGCATAACACCAAGATCGTAGCTTCCGTTTGAATTCTTCGAAATGGTGCCAATCTTACCTCCCTCAACATTAACAATCGCCCTTATAACAATTTTATTAACATCGAACCGCTTGGAGGCAAAATCTATGCATTTGCTCAACATTTCTGGTTCAACCGCCCTCTCAATTAGGGCATTTGGTGGCAAATCAATCATAGGTTATTATTTTTATTGTTAAAATTTATCTGATAGTACCACAAAAACAGAAAAAATCAAATATTAAATAGAAAAGTAATCAAAAGGTGATTCTTTATGTGTTTTTTGTGTGGTTTTATTCATTTGTGTTTTTTGGAGGGAATCTTGTCTTTATTTATAAGTAAAATATCTTTTTAGGGTGGTTTTTTTGGTGTAAAATGGGGGTATGTGAGCACTATAGGTTTTGGGATATGTCTGTTGATGAGCAATATGAAGACTACGGCCAGGAAGATGATGGTCGTTTTGATGAGCTAGATCCGTCATCTCTTGGTGATTTCCGGTATATGTTTGATGATGACGGGGATGGTTCTGCTCCTACACAAACTCAGCCTGTGGAAGATGCTGTTGCTGCTCCAATGCAGTTATCGAGAACAGCAGAGGAGATTCAGCTCATCCTCAAAGATCTCAACAAAGACCTCAACCCAGCACAGAGAGATGCAGCGGAAACCATCCATGGGCCTGTTATTGCCATCGCTGGCGCAGGAGCAGGAAAGACAAAAACCCTTACTCACAGGGTTGCATCAATGCTGGTAATGGGTATTCATCCTGCCAACATCATGCTGGTAACCTTTACAAATAAGGCAGCAGAAGAGATTCGAAATCGAATTGAGGAGATGGTAGGCGAGAATGCGCAATACATAACAGCAGGAACCTTTCATAGCACAATATTCAGGCATATTCTCAAAAAATACCCTGAGTCTCGATATCTAAAATCAATCGGCGTCAGGATGGATGAATGTGCAAACATAGATCCAGATGAGGCAGAAAAGCTGCTTAAGGATGCCATCTCCATGCTGCCAGAAACCGATCTGGCACAGGTCGATGAGAACGACTGGAAGCCTGACGACTTTGAGAAGGAAATGAGCAAGGCTCGTGCATCTGGTAATGATGTGAATGATTACAGGGCTCTGACGGCAAGAGGTAGTGCCGATGAAGAGCTAAGAAAAGTAACTGCCAACGTATGGCAGATCTACAACCGCTTGTGTCGTGAAGTGAACGGTATCGATTTTGACGATATTCTTCTTTTTGCTGACAAAATGCTTCGTTCAGAGCCGCATATTGCAGATGAGCTTGGTGACCGCTTCAAGTACATCATGCTTGATGAATACCAGGATACCAACAGGGTTCAGATGAATATAATGGACTCAATCAGCAGAAAAAACAGGAATATTTGTGTTGTTGGTGATGAAAAGCAAAGCATTTACGGTTTCAGGGAAGCGGACATAAAAATCATTTTGTCATTCAGAACTCGATTCCCAGAAGCAAAAACAATCAACATGAACCAAAACTATCGTTCATATCCAGAGATTATTCGCTTCTCAAACGCTTGTGCTGATGCGATGGAGCAGCGGCTTTCAGATGGTCAATTGCTTGCAATGAGGCAATTTGACGAGTCGGATGCTGAGAGGGAGGCAAAGAAGAGCAACAGGGTTGTCATGGCCGAGTTCAAATCTGCCCATGATGAGGCTGACATGGTTGCAAAGGCCATTAAGCGCGATCTTATGCTTAAGATCCCAGGAAAAGAGGTTGCTGTTCTTTATAGAAACAGAAACGCCAAAACCCTTGTTGAGCGAAAGCTGGTTGATCTCAATATTCCATACAGAGTTATTGGTGACGCTTCTTTCTTCCAGAAAAAGGAGGTCAAAGACATTGTTGGCATGATCAGGTTTGTTTTTCATCCCTGGGATACAATGTCGGGCTATCGATTCTTGGGGGCAACAAGCGTAGGGATTTCCCTTAACGCAGCCAAAAAGGCTGCATCTGAGGGCCAGAGCGTTCATGACTTCTTGAAGGAGCAATCGGTAAAACGACTTAAGCAAAAAAAGAAAGATGAAGTCACTGATCTTACCGCTGCTGCAAAAAAAATAGGCCCATTTATGGAGTTGGGCAAAATGCTCAGAGAGGCCATCTCTTATGGTGATGATCCTGCATTCATCAAAGAGGTCATAGCCAAAATATGGGACATTTACCTAAGGCCAGGTATTGTCAAGGTTGCCAATCGCTCTGACGATGAAGGAGAGCTCGATACACGGATTGATAATGCCGAATATGTTATTGAACGAATGGGCAAAAGCCTTGAGAAGGGGATGCTCATAGACGAAATCATCGAAGACCTTACCATGATGGTTGAAAACAACCCAGACATGGACAAGAACCTCGATGCAAAAGTTCTTCTAATGACTATTCATGGCAGCAAAGGGCTTGAGTTTGATAACGTCTACATGGTGGGAATGAACGAAGCGACAATGCTCGGGACAGATCCCACATATGACGAAATTGAAGAATCTAGACGACTAAACTATGTTGGCATGACAAGGGCAAAAAAGAAGCTAACAATGACTTTTGCTACAAACATCTTTGTGTTTGGTCAGCCAGTTGAAACAAAGGTTTCTCCATTCATTGAGGAGATCGAGGAACGACTTGGTGTAAAAAGATACATATTTAAAGGAAAAGAAACATCGAACGAAAGAACCGCAAGCTACGCATAGATTTATTTAATTGAATATAAAAGGCCAGCTATGCTGGCTTTTATATTGACTAATATTAAATGTCAGCTATAATAATTAGTGAAAAATTAACATCATTTTATCGCCGGAGGCGCATCATGAGCATTGAAAAAACCACTCTTACGGACAAAGAGGCTGTTGCCAAGCTGCAAGAACTTCACCAGAAAGAGCGAGCTCTTAGTGAGATCATCATGAAGATGAAGGCTGAGCAGTCAGTTGCTCTGAGCTCTCTTGAGCAGCTTAAGGGTGAGGCCAGACAAGAGTTCGGCACTGATAACATCGAAGAGCTGAGAAAAATGTACAGGACTTTGATGGAGCAGAATTCAGCCAGCATTATTGAGTATGAAAAGGGCATTCTGCATGCTTCATCTGTTGTTGAGCAGATCAAGCAATCTTTGGCTGATCTGGATAAGGCGGTATAAACATGAATATTTCTGCTTGTCGTGCATCTGTGTTGGAGTGCAATGGTGCTATCTATGCCATTAAGAGCTCTCTGCAATCGCTGCTCAGTGAGCAGGAATCGCTTGTTGAAAAAATCAAAAATTCACAAAATATTATTGATAACAAGCAAAATGTCATGGCGGTTCTTGATGGACTAAATGACCGCACCCAGGCAAGGACAAAATCTGTTTACGAAAATCTTTTGACTACGCTTCTTCATGAGGTAAAGCCAGATGATCCCGAGAATGACAGTGTTGTTCTTGAAACAGAAATCAAAAAAAACAAAGTGTCTCTTGATGTTGGAGTAAGAACCAGCTCTGGCTTTGTTCGTAATGCCTATCAGGACAAGGGACGAAGCGTTGAGAACATTCTGGCTATGGGGCTACGCTTCATCTCTGTTAGTCGCACTTCAAATAGGCGATTAATTGTTATGGATGAGGCAGATAACAACTTGCGTCAGGAATACATCCCTGCATTTGCAAGAATTATGGCACAGTTGTCCAGGCAGATTGGTATGCAGGTGATCTATATCAGCCACCACCCAGCCAGTTGCTTTGAAGGTCATGCTCGCATTATTAGCTTTGAGCGAATCAATGGCAGGGTTGTGTCAGGAGTGGTTTCTGAGCCGTCCATGAGCTCTGGTTACGATTCCAAGGCTTCGGATTCATACATTCGATACATTAGGCTAGTTAACACAAAGCAGCATGAAAATACCTTCATTGAGCTATCTCCTGGCGTCAATGTCATCACAGCAGATATCGATGTAGGTAAAAGCACTCTTGCTCAGGCTATTGAGGCTGTTGCTCAAAACGAGGGCCGTGAAGGACTAATCAGGGATGGGGAGGCAGCTCTCCTCGTTGAGATGGGCATTGAGGGCAATATGGTGCTGCGCTGGGAATACAGCCGCAAAGGCTCGCGTAAAACCAAATACACTCTAATTGATGGCAGTGGCGCTATCTGCAATGAAAGCTATGACGGTCAATATGTACCTGCCTGGCTGCATGATTATCTTGGCATGGAAAAGAAGCATGACTTTGACATCCATATCAGTGATTCACATAACTCAAGCTTTATTCTTGATAAAAAAATATCCTCCTTCAAAAGGGCGGATCTGCTTTCTCTTGGGCGTGAGTCTGCTGATGTCCAAAAAATGCTCAGGGCATATGCTGAAATGCTGGATAAAGCAACCAAAACATTGAACGAATCTAAGAAACGGCTTGAATTGGTTCATAAAAAAATTGAGGTTGCGAAAGGAATTGAATTTGTCGGTGATAAAATTGGTGGACTTGAAGATCTTCTTACTAAGATTGAGGTAAATTACAAGAAGATGGATGTCATCAAGGATATTGGAGCAAAAATGGCTTGCCACCAGGATCGACTCAATGCCTTATCCAAGATTAATGGGGTATCAATTCCTTCTGTTGGCGAGATTAATTGGGATGCTCAAAAGATAAGTAAAATTGCCGATGGAATGCTTAAGTTAGATAATAAGCTTAACGCTCTATCACCAATTAGCGGGCTACAACTGCCTGCGGCTCCTGCATACACATCACCAGAAAAACTCATTAAGGTGGCTGGTAGCATGCACAAGATGAGTGAAATGTGTGGGCGGATGATGGCTATTAACGATGTATGTATTCCTTCCGCCCCAACAGTAAAAAATGTTGATAACTGTATTGTTTTGGCTGATAAAATAGGGCGTCTCTCAAAGAGAATTGAGATCATGAAAATACCAGACATATCTGGAATTATTCAGCCGGAATACAAATCCCCGAACAATATTGCAATTGCAGGTAAGAATATCGATGCTGCGAGTAAGTTGACCGCATCGCTTTTTGAAAAAATTATCGAAAAAGAATCAGAGCATAAAGAGTGCATTCATGAAAAATCAAAAGTCATTGATTTGATTGGTGGCAAATGTCCTCTTTGCGAACAAATGATGCCAAGGGTTGGGGTAGCTTAAAATGCACAATAAAATTAATGGTATTTTGTTTGTTGGCGATCTAAATATGTCATCATCAAATCCTCCAGACAGGATTGGCGGTAGCTTTTTATCCGAGATGAAAATCAAGGTTGATTCGGTAATTAATATTGCCAAAGAAAAGGGATTAATGCCTTTCTTTATTGGCAATATTTCTACCGGAGTCTTTGATGTCGATGTTTTTGATTATTTGGTTAATGGCTTAATTGATGCGTCATCCGTAATTAAAATTGATCAGAAAAATATTCAGGGTACTGTTGCTGGGCTTCTTGTTTCGAGTCGGGTTTCTGATTATATCTCATCTTCAAAAGAGAGCTTTCCTTTATTTGTTTCGGATGAGCGATTTTTGATTTCTCTCAATAAATTCCGAAATTCAATTGAAATTTTTAATCACACTGATATCGCTATTGCAGAGGTAAAAAGTGCGGGCTTTAAGGAGTCTACAGATGAGGCTGCAATGGATGGGGCCATCTCTGTTACTCCTCTTTCCAGAATTAAATTTCATGAGAAGGATGAGCGCATTTCTGTTGTTGAATGGAATCCGAGTCATGGATTTGTGAGGCACTATATCAGCTCAAACCCAGAAGCGTTTAGCATTAAGTCTGCTCATTCAAGCGAATCAAATGAAAGTGTGTTTGCAAGAATGCTCAAGGAAGAAACAGAGCGAGCGGCAGATGGGAAAAGCCACGAGCTGATTACTGGTGAAATGAAAAAGTTGTTTGATGAAATGTCGTGCTCACAACAGACAATTAATATGATCAATGATCTTTATCAGATGGTAAAAACACCTACATTTGATGATTTAATGGAGGATTAAAATGAGGATTGTTCTTGTTGATTCATCCCATTTGTTTGGTGTTATTTATTCGGCATCTGGACAAGCAGAAAACCCGAATGTTCTTGATTTTTTCAAGACATGTGTAAATTCTGTAAAGAAATCAATAAGGGAAATCCAGCCTGATTATGTCCTTGTTGCAATTGATGACTATCAATCCTCATGGAGAAGAGAAAAGAATCCTTGCTATTGTCAATCTGGATATGACATGCCAATTGAGTTTAAAAAGGGAATCTCTATATACCAAGAGCTTTTAAGTGAGGCAGGAATTTTTTTTGCCTCAAGACCTGGCATAGAAGGCAAAGACATAATCGGCACAATCTGCAAAAAGATGGAAGGATCAGTCAGTGCAAAAATATACATCTTGAGCGGAAACAAAAGATACATTCCAATCTTAAGGGATGGAGTTACACTTAGGAATAACTTCTCAAGAAATCCATCCGATGTGGAAAAAACCATTGCGTCTATCGCCAGAAATATTGGCTTAACCCCAGAACAAATGCATGCTGTGCATCTTCTGTCTGGTGACAAGTCAATTGGTTTTGACGGAGTTAAAGGAATTGGAGAAAAGACAGCAATTGAGTTGATAAAGCCATATAAAAACATTCATGAGTTAACTGATAACTCATACAAAATAGATGGTAAAAGAGGGGAGAACATTCGAACCTCTCTCAATGGAATTATTGAAGGGTTTTCAGATGTTTTGGTGCCAAACACAGAACTTGAACTCGGCTTTTCACTAAGCTCACTTTTATTTAAAAGGCAAAATAAAAAAGAGAAGGTAGCAGCATGACATTTTTTCATTGATTTTTGTTTTTTTGTGGAATATTATTCATTGCACAAGTAAAAATAAAGTGAGCCGATCATTAATTGGCCGAATTATAAGAGAATAATAATAATGAAAAGCAATTTAATTGGGATGGACTTTGATTTTGATGGCAATCATGAGATGGCAAGAAACTCCTTAAAAGAAATAATTCTTGGTAATTCTTGTGAGTTTTGCTGGAGTAAAAGGGCCATTAAGCTTCTTGATGTCGTTGTTGATGCGCTTGCAGCATTAAGGAAATCAAATGGGCCTGGCATCACGCTTCGTATGATTTACAATTCTTTGAGCCTTGAAGGGCTTGTCAATCTTGCTTTAGAGCTAAAAAAGAATAATATTCATGCATCAGAAATTGCGCCGATTGATGAATACCTTGGAGGAATTCCAGGCTTCTGCATTATTGATGGAAAATACAGCGAAATTAATGACATCGCAAGACAGCAGCAGGGATATTTCTCATCAATTATATTGAATTCAATTCATCATTTGGCAAATCAAATGGAAAAAGCTCAGCTTAATTGAGCTTTCTTTGAATCCGCTTATTTAAAATAAAAATAAAAAGAGAATAATAATGAAAAAACTATTTGTAGGTGTTGATGATGGCTTTGCTGAGACAAAAGTTGTTCTTAGTAATGGAGCATGCATTCGAATCCCATCCCAGGCCAAGGCTGGAGAAATGAGTCAGATTTCGATCAATGGCTCTGGTCATACAGTTTTTCCGTACAAAACAAATGATGGAAACTACATTATCGGCGACATCACTGAGGCTGACTCAACAGCATTTGATGATTACCCAATGTCTGCATTGAACAGAGTTATTGTTGCTCATGCGCTCAGGCTGGCAGGGGTAGATCATGATTCTCAGCTTTTTGTCTGTACTGGTCTTCCAATAAAGAGGTTCTATATTGCAGGCAGCATTAACAAATCACTAATCAAACAAAAGACTCAAAACCTTTTGAAAAATGATGTGGTCGCCTTGGATGGAACCCCTTCACCAAGAGTATTTAAGCACGAGGTCATTTCAGAGGGTATCGCAGCTTGGATGGATGTTGTTCTTTATAGAAACAAAGATGGCAAGATTGTTGTCAACAAGGAACAAGCAGCAAAAGCCATGGCAATTATCGACATTGGTGGAAGAACCACTGATGTTGCCGTAATTCAAAACGGCAATCTAGATATTTCAAGGTCGAGCACTATTAATGTTGGTATGCTTTCCGTTCAGGAGATGGTTAAGGAAGCTATTATTGGCAAGTTTGATGTTACTCCGACAATCGAACAGCTGAATACAGCTCTTTCTGAAAAGAAAATCAAGCTGTGGGGAAAATGGGAGCCGATAGCAGATCTGGTTCTCTCAGCACAGAAAACAATCCTTTCAAGGATTGAGTCCGAATGCAAGCGATGCATTGGCAGCGGAGCTGACCTCGATCAGGTTGTCTTTGTTGGCGGGACTGTGGCCGAAGTGGAAGGTCTGTTGCAGGGATGGTTTAGGAATCAGCACATTGGCTTTGAGCCAGGATATGCTAATGCTCGCGGAATGCAGAAGTACGCTGAAATGGTCATGAATACCAAAGCAGAATAAAGGTAAAAAATGAGGCATCGTTTTACATTTGCTCTTTATGATGATATCGCAATGGATGCCGAACTATTGGATTACATTATAGGGCATGACAAATACAAGCGAGGGGATGTAATTAGGATGCTTTTAAGGGTTGGTTATTCCTCCCTCATAAAACACAATGATATTAATGATGCATTGATTGGCTCTGTAGATCCAGAGTCAATAAGAGTTATCGTTAATGCTCTAGCTAAAACAGGAGCCATTGAATCTGCAAACAAAATTATTGCAGAGAAGGACAAAAGCAAAGAGAAGGGAAGCGGAAAACTAATTCCTCCTATTGAGAATAGAAACTACCATAAGGCTGGAGAGAGGCGAAAGCAAAGAGTCAAGATAAAGACAGAGCAGAATTCCGCAGCGCTGGAAAATCAAGAGTCAATTCAAGATCCTGAAACCAGGCCGCATGTGGAAAACAAAAACATCGCTAGAGAAAAAGAAGCCGCATCACCGGAAGTAGCAGAAGTAGCAGATAGGCACTCTGCTATATATAATGATGATGATGACATTGTAGAAGTCAATCCGGCACTCATTGAATCAGAATTCGATGATGACGAGATAACAGATCCAATGAAAAAGCTAAGCAGGCTGTTTTAGAGATAAAGGGTATGTCAATCATACCCTTTTATTTTTGAGCTTAATTAATTGTTTTGCAAACTTGATGTTGATGACCCAAGTGTGTAATATTATCAAAAAAAATAAGTGCCATGTTTTTTTGGCAAATAATAATAAGGATAACTACAATGTCAATGAAGGGCGGCGGCGGAGGTCAAGAGTCTAGCGATGTTTTTTTCATCGTGGTTCTTGCTAGCATATTAGCTGTTTATTTTCTTTTATCACACAACTTTCACATTATTGCCTTTTTCTGGAAGATTCTTAGGCTTATTGAATTAGGTCTATTTTCTTGGATGCCTGACTGGGTTCCGTTTTACGGAAAGCTTGAGATTGGCGGAGTATTTAATTGGCTATTAAACCAGCCATTCAGAGATATCATGCCAGAAACGGTTACAATGGTAGATCAGCGATTTGGGCGGTGGTTCTCCTGGATTCCAGCATCTGTAATGATTTATTTTGGTGTAAAGCACATAATCAATTCAGATAAAAAGACAAATATATTTTCAGTCAATAGCCTCCTGAAAAAATCCAAGCCAATTTATGAAAACATTGGAAATCTTGATGATGTAGATCCATCAAAGCTGGAACTCCTATACAAGAGAAACAAAAAAGAAACAGTGGAATTTGGCATGGCTCTTTCTCCGGCTGATTTTTCACTCTTGTCTCCGCCTCTTGGGCTAGAGGAAGAGGCAAAAAGGGATAGCTCATTCCAAAGAAGCATTTGGGATGGAAATGATGACTTTGACCATGATTTGGCAGAGCGAGCGTTCAAGGCTCAGTTAGGCAAGAGATACACAGGGTATGATAATCTGACCAAGACTGAGAAAAAGCTATACGATTTTCTTGCATCAAAGATGACATTTGTTGCTGATGAAATGATTGTGCTGACCGAAGCCCATGTTCAGTCCATCCTTGGCCTATCTCAAAAAATCAAGCAAGATGAGCTTACAGATGAAGAAAAAAAGCTATACAAAAAGCTGACATCATATCTGGAAAATAAAGCCAAGAAGAAGAAAGTAAAGAATATAAAAGATGTTGCAATGCCAGATGTTTCTGAGCTTGAAAGACTCATTATGTCTCGTGACTTTGAAGGGCAATATAAAAGGATTGCAGCTGAGCGAGTAATAAGAAAGCACTCATTTGTAAGGGTTGGCTTAATGTCAATGCTTGAAGAAGCAAGGAATGGTGGTGTTGTATCAACAACCGAATTCCGATGGCTGAAAGGTGAGGATCGCTGCCTTTGGTACTGCATGAGCACCATTGGTAGACGAGTTTCATTCAGTGAATCAGGCGGCTGCTTTGCTCACTGGCTGATTGAGAAGCAAATTGGCAGGCCGTTGCCACAACCAGAGGTGACTGAGGCTGTTGAGGCGCTATTTAAGGCCCTTAAACTGGATGTAGTTGTAGATGCTTAAGCAAAAGGCTGGAGTAACATCCAGCCAATAAAATTAAGTGCCCGAATCAAAATAATAACGAAAAAACAATAATAATAACGGGAACATTTAATGGGAAAGACATTTAATAAGGTTCGAGGGGTTACCAAGAACCAGGACTTAGATCCTCTATTGCTAGCAAGGGACGCAAGACCTTTTGCTTACCGAATGAGAGATATAACCACAGAAAATGGTGGCTTCATTATGGTTGCAATGGGTATTGCAATCTTAATGTGGCCGTTCTTTGATCTGCCAATGATTTCTGATCTTCTTCTTGGAATTGGACTCTTGTTTAACCTTTATGCAAAAGGAAAGACAAAGCAGTATGAATTCAAAGCAAGAATGGAAAGAAACAAAGATGGAAAGATAGAAAATGACGGAATCATTTACCTTGGGAATACAAATGACGAAGGTACTGAAATCTGGTTTTCTAATGATGACGTTCGTTCCCACATGCTTGTTTTGGGAACAACAGGTTCCGGTAAAACGCGATTCCTGCTAGGTCTGCTATATCAAGCCTTGCTTATTGGCGCTGGCTGTATGTACGTTGACGGAAAGGGTGACAACACCGTTTGGTGGCTTGTTTACTCTTTGTGTAGGCGTCTTGGACGAGAGGATGATCTTCTTCTTATTAACTATCTCGTTGGCGCTGGCGTTGCAGACTTCGACTCAAGCAGGGAGCTCACAAGGCTAAGCAATACAACCAACCCTCTTGCCCAGGGCACTGGTGAACAACTCAGATCAATGATTGTAGGTCTGATGAGAGATTCTGGTGGCGATGGGGACATGTGGAAGGGTCGTGCGTCAGCAATGCTTGGCGGACTTCTAAAAACACTTACCTATCTGAGGGATATTGGCGAGATAAATCTAGACGTTGAGCTTATTCGTAGTTATTTACCTCTGGATAAGATTGTCGAGCTTGCAGCAAGAACTGACATCAAGCCATCAAAAATCGCACCAATTAAAAAGTACCTTCTGGAGCTGCCAGGATATACGGATGAAGACGCTCTTATGGGGCAAATTCAATCCAAGGCTTACGAACAGCATACTTACCTTACCATGCAGCTTACTGAGGTAATGGCAGACCTTTCTGAAACATATGGGCATATTTTTGGTGTTCCTCTCGGAGAGGTGGATTTCAAAGACGTAGTGTTCAACAGAAGAATTCTGTTTGTAATGCTACCTGCACTTGAAAAAGATCCTGATGCTCTTGGTGGTCTGGGTAAGCTAATCGTTGCAGGTGTTCGTTCTGCACTTGGCCCTGCTCTTGGTAACTCAACAGAAGGTACAAAACGAGATGTAATTGATAAAAAGCCAACGAACAGTAAGCTGCCATTTTTGCTTATCTTGGACGAATATGGCTATTACTCAGTAAAAGGATTCGCAGTTGTTGCAGCACAGGCTCGTTCGCTTGGTGTTGGAGTTGTATTCGCGGGTCAGGACTATCCATCATTTAAAAAGGGTGGGGAAGAAGAGGCAGCAAGTACGGTAGCGAACACAAACATTACTGTTATTATGAAGCTTCAAGACTCTAAAGAGACATTTGAACTTGTAGAATCTCGCGGCGGTGAGGCTGATATTACCGTAACCTCTGGTCATGAAAACAAGGGAAGTGCATTCTCCTCATACGTAGATCAAAACCAAACAAGAGTGGAAAGAAGAAAGAGAATAAACCTTCTCGATCTAATGAGCCAAAGGCCAGGTGCAGCACACATACTATTTTCAGACAAGGTGGTTAGGGGGCAGCTATTTTATGCAGATCCAAATCAGGTAAGTAAAGCTTATCTGAATAAATTCCTAATGGTTAACGAAGGTAAGAAGGCAACCATTGATGCAATTAACGGAGCATTTGATAAGCTAAACTCACTTGTATCATCAAGCAACAAAAAAGTTGATGATAAAAACCAACATGGAAACACTGATGAAGAAATTGCTACCATCTTTGGTGATATTTCAGAATTCAAAGAAAGAAGGGTTGATTCGTCAGAAGCATGTGTCATGGCTATTGGCAACATTCTTTTAAGAGAAGAGCTAAAAGATGCAGAAATGCAAAGACAAGCCAGATTAAAAGAAGAGGCGGAAAATCCTGTCTTGATTGATGATTCGTCAATCAAGGATGAGCTGGATTCTGAAATTCCAACAATATCCATTCCAGACTCTCAATCAGATACTTTTGTTGAGGATGCAAATGGAATTCTAAACGTAATGAATGATGATGAAAGACCAAGAGAGACAGTAAAAGATGAAGCTGCGCTTTTGACATCAAACTTTGAAATGCTCCTAAATGAAACAATCATTTCTGAGATGGAAAGAAAAATTGATGGCCCAACTAGCGCACAGCAAAAAAATTCAGCCAATCCGGTTAATCAGCTCATGGAGATTGAAAAATTGAAAGGTGCGTCAGATCATGAGGCTGGAGAAAACGCCAAAAAATCAATAGGCATGATGAGCGAAAGAATTGTGTACCCAAATGCACCAACACCAACAAAAGTACCAAATGAAAAGATAATCGAAACGCTATCTTCGCTCTTTACAAACATTCACTTGGAGAAAGGAGAGGACTAAGAAACTGGTAATAAATTATGAGCCCATCTTTGATGGGCTCATGTTTTTTAATAAACCTCACTTCGTGAGAAGTGTTAGCCAATGCTCCTTCTGTGGAAGGATGTGTTTCTCATGTTTGAGAACTTCTCGAAAAAGTCACTTACTTCGCAAATTCTCTTGAAGCTCTTCTTCATTGAGATAGGGTCTTTAATTTCAATCATAATGTCTTTAAAGTCATTATTGATTTTTGAGAACCTGGCTGTATGGGTTGAGGCATGTATCTCTCGAACATCAATTCCTGTTGAAATAGCTATGTCTGACTTTTTCTCTTCAATTTGCTTTTCATTCATATCCTTAAAAGTACCAAGGAATGGAATTTTTATTCTATTAATCAATCCATAGCAGGCGCTATTTTTATCCGCCCTTGCTCTTTCTCTGAATTTCTCCCAGAAAAAGCAATCAGTCAGATATGCGAATTCATTTATGTCTGTCATAAATGCATGCATCTGCTTTGCATTTTTATCGTCAGAAAGAATCTCATCTATTGAGAGATGCAATTGGAGCTCTACGCCGTTTACAGTCTTGTGGTTATAGACATGAGAGTACATCTGGAACCTTGAAAATATCATATCCTCAAGAGATCCAATACCTTTCTTGCTTATTGTCAGCCTGAGAGAGTCTTCATCTTCAATCCATGAGGCTCCGAGACTGTTTATTAGAGCATCAAGATCAAACTTACCAAGATTTGCTCCAGAGTGCATGCTATCCCTCAGGAGGTAATCAGCCTTGTCTGCGTCAAACTCACCAGACAAAATACACCTCAGCATATTTAAAATGTTGCCATGCTTATTTATTTCATTTTTATTGCAATCTTCCGTTTTTTCGGTAAATAACGACCATATTGAATCACATGCCATCTTGAATTTATCGCTGATCAGGCCGTCAGTGGTTTCCATTATGTTAAGCACATCAACATAGTTGATGCCAGCATACTTAATTTCAACATCCTTCATTATTTCATATGCAGCTCGCACTGAATAATGCTCATGATAAAGAGGAGATTGTGACTTAGTGTAGATGTCGGATATATCACAGTCCTGCCAAAGAGCTTCAAAGCACCCTTTTTCTTCGAGGATGCTTTTTACTATTCTTGACTTTTCGGCTTGGTGCGAGAACGCGCCGTGACCAGTATCATGCATCAGGACTGCCAGCCTCAAGCATTTGCAAAGATACTCAACTGCCGAGTTTTGCTCATCGGATATTTTAAATCCTGGTGTAGCTCGTTCGTGCGCAATTATCTTGTTTGTAATAATCTGCTTAAACATCCTTTGTGCGACATGTAATGCTCCGATGGAGTGTGAAAACCTAGTATGTGTGCTGCCCATAAAGGTAAACTGTAGCACATCGTTCTGGCTTATAAATCTTTGCCGCTGAAAGAGCGGATGATCGATTATCATTATTTCATGTTCAAACAATGATATTGCTCCATGAATGGAGTCCATTATCATTTCGCTGCTATAGCTCTTTTCAGACATTTTATTTTGCATGTTTTATCCAAACTAGATATTTTTCATTATAATAAACCATAATTAATTTAAGTCAATATAAATATTTGTTTTTTTGGGTTGGCTTCGTGTGGGGCCATTGGTTGTGCGCTGCTCATTTTGGTCTCTTGAGTATTGGTTGGAGGTTTAATATTTATTGCTTTATTAACTATGTTTGTATATAATGGTTTAAGAAGATGAGTCAAGACCAAGGGGTATAGCGTGACAAATTCACAGCCAGCGGCAAATCAGGAAATGAAAGGTGGTATGGTTTTGTACCCCAGAGAGTATGTTATTGATCCAACCAACCCTGATAACAGTTATGTTGTTGGTGCCGATATCAAGGGCAGGGTTGTTGTGGCATACATCATCCCTACAGAGCAGGCCAAAGCAAATGCTCGGGATAGCAATACCGCTCAGTCAATCCCTTCTCTTGAGGAGTTTTCGCAAACCCATAGAAAGGCAATGCATCCTTGCTTTGCATCGAAGGATAACTCATATGCTTCTCCAAGCGGGGTTTTGCTGCTTGAGCAGATCTCTCCGTTTAATGACAGTCCTGTTAAACATGATTTTCCTGTTTATCAGTGCAAATGGGCGAGCATTCTAAGAGAAACGGATGACTCTCCATTAGTTCCAATGGGGTATGGATTCCTTGAAATAAACTGCAATAGGAAATTCTCTGATGAGATTAATGAGTATATTAATCGATATAATGAGATTGATGCAGATATTAAGGCGGGATTGATTGATAACATCGTTGATGCAGACCAGGAAAAGATGAGGCTGCACTCAATGATTATGTCGAAAAAGAAAAAGTGGTTCATTGCTGTAATTCTCAAAAATAGAGAATTGATCAAGCTCACTAATGTCACCGAAGCGGGCTTTGTCGAGGTGTTGCGTCCTTTCCTTGAGCGCTATACCGAAAAAGGCATGTATGGCGGGGCTATGATTCGAGTCAGGGATGGCAACACTGTTCTGTCTGAGTTGTGCTCACAGTGCGACATGAGCTATGACTACAAAAACCTTGTAGTGAGAGATGTAAAGGGTGTAATTGATGATTTTCTTGCCTGGGATGGCAAAAAGATTATTAGAGAGATAAAAAGCAAGCCCCAGTTGATTGTCGAGATTATTCCGACTCAGAGGATTAATTGTGGGAAAATAGGAAATGATCGCTATAACAAGGATCTTTCATATCTTGGCGGCTCAATGCAAATTCCCAAAACGCTTAAGACATATGTCTCAAGCGAGGTTTATACAAACCCTATCATTGACTACAAAAAGGAAAAGAAGTTTTTGTATTCGATGATTGCTGTTCGAGTAGCCGAGATTCATAGCAGCAAGGGGACAGGAAACCTGCTTGTAAGTGCAATACATGCATTCTCAGCCCCAATTGGTAATGTTTTTTCAATTGATGAAAGTGGTAAGCCAGCCTACATCATGAATAACAGTGAGTGGGCAAAAAAACAACAGGAAAAAGCAGCTGCTGAGAAGGCACTACAAACCGCCTAGCTTTGTTAATGATTTTTGAGTTTTTTGATGCGAGCCTGTTGGCTCGCATTTTGTTTATTTATTCAAAAATAAACAGCTTGTCTTCATTGCCTATTTCAATTATATTTCCTTTCAGGTGGCAAGATCTGCCTGGTCGATTCTTGTCTGTGTCTTTATTCAGAAGGAGCATTTGGCTTTTTCTAAAGTGGATTTTTATGAAGAAAAATAAATTAATTAGTCGCCTTTTTGGAACAAAAAATAGCAGAACCCTACAAAAGGTTCGAGCGGTTCTCTCTTCTGTAAACGCTCTTGAGCCCAAACTATCTGTTATGAGCAATGAGGAGCTGTTTTCACTCTCTGCATCACTAAAGGAGAGAGCTGTTGCGCAGTCATCAGTTGAGGGGCTTCTTCCTGAGGCATATGCCTTGTGTAGAGAGATGTCCAGTCGTGTTATGGGTATGCGTCATTATGATGTCCAGGTTATGGGCGGAATTATTCTGAATGATGGCAATATTGCAGAGATGAGGACGGGAGAGGGCAAAACGCTTGTTGCATCTCTTCCTGCCTACCTCAACAGTCTCGCCGGAAAGCAGGTGCATGTAGTAACCGTGAATGACTATCTTGCAAAGCGAGATGCTCTTTTGATGATGCCGCTTTATGAAGCTCTTGGCCTAAGGGTCGGATATCTTCAATCAAAAACAAAAGGCGATGAAAGACGAGAGATTTATAATAATTGCGATATTATTTATGGCACAAATAGCGAATTTGCTTTTGATTTTTTGAGAGATAATATTGCACCATCCAAAGAAAACCTTCTTCAAAAAGGCTTGTGTTATGTAATTATTGATGAAGTTGACTCAATCCTTATTGATGAAGCAAGAACACCATTGATTATATCTGGTGAGGGTGACATCAATCAGGGCGGCATTGATATGCTGAAAAATCTTGTTGAGAGAACTAAATACATCACTGTTGTTGATTTTGAAAAGGATGATGCTCAAAAGTATTCTCAGTACGATGTTATTCTTTCCCTTAAAAACAAGAGCGTCCATATTACAGAAAAAGGATTTAAGGAAATTGAAGATGAATTAACATCTCTTGGTGTTATTACTTCAAGCTCAAGTCTTTATTCAAATCAAAACCTTCCAATTGTTGATTTGTTTACAACAATGATTCGGGCAAATTATTTGTTTGAAAAAAACAAAGATTATGTAGTTGTTGATGGAAAGATCCAAATCATCAACCAAAATACTGGTCGGATTGAAAATGGACGGCGATGGTCTGATGGGCTTCATCAAGCTGTAGAAGCAAAAGAAGGGGTTGAGATTCTGCCAGATAATAGATCTCTCGCCTCAATTTCATTGCAGAACTTTTTTAGACTGTATGAAAAAATCTCTGGCATGACAGGAACAGCTGATACGGATGCCTTTGAGCTAATGGAAGTTTATGGCCTGGATGTTGTGGTTGTTCCAACTCACAAACCCTCCCTGCGAAAAGACATGCCTGACCGCATTTACGCCAAGAAAAGCAGCAAAATCAAGGGCGTGATTGACGAAATCATCAAGCAGCACAAGAGCGGAAGACCTGTTCTTGTAGGTACTACATCCGTAGAAGAATCTGAAATGATTTCCTCTCTCTTGAAGGAGGCGGGCGAATCATCAGGGATTTCTGGCGGCATTCCTCACAATGTTTTGAATGCAAAAAACCATGAGTACGAAGCCAGCATTGTTGCTATGGCTGGCAGACCAGGGGCAATCACTATCGCCACAAACATGGCTGGGCGAGGCACAGACATCATTCTTGGCGGAAATCACAAGGAACTCGCAAAATCACTTGTGACAGAGGATGAGGCTGCCTCAGCTGCAATCAAAGAGTCGTGCCTGGCTGCTGCGAAAGAGGTTATTGAGCTTGGTGGTCTATGCGTCATTGGAACGTCAAGAAACAACTCTAGGCGTATCGACAACCAGCTCATTGGACGCGCTGGCCGACAGGGTGATCCTGGCTCAAGCGTATTCTTTGTTTCACTAGAAGATGATCTAATGAAAATCTTCGGTGGAGAAAGATACATCTCTGTATTCAAGACACTAGGTGTTGGAGAGGATGAGTGTATTACGCATCCGTTCGTTGATAAGGCAATTCGTGACTCTCAAGGTAGAATAGAGAAGCATCATTACTCAACGAGAAAGGAGTTGCTTAAATATGACGATATTAACAACATGCAAAGAAAAGAGATCTATTCAGTAAGAAAAGAGTGGCTTCTTTGCGAGGATGTTAAAAGCAAAACAGAGGACTTTATTGTTGGTGCAGTCAACTCAATGGTTGATTCATTTGTTCCTGCTGGGGCATCTTATGAAGATGTTGATTTCAAGCATATTGAAAACTGCATTGCCAATCACTGGGGCATTGAAAATGACTTTTCATCCCTGGAAAACATGGCTGTATTTAGCGCAGAAGAAATACGAAAATACATTCTCGACAAAGTACATGCTGAGACCAACAGGATTATCGAACAGGTTGGTATCGACAATTTTAATAGCCTATCTCGACAGGTTATGATTGATATTATTGATCGATTCTGGATTGAGCAGATTTCCATGCTTGACAACCTTAGAGCCGGAATCCATTTGCGCGGCTACGCACAGAAAAATCCAATTCAAGAATATTCTCTTGATTCGCTTAACATGTTCAAAGACATGATCGGAAAAATGAAATCTGAATTCCTGTCGGAGATCTTTGTTTATTCAAATCAGATGATTCGATACTTGAATCAAATCAGAGAAAATGCTGAGATTCAACAAATTAATTAAGTGAATGACTTGTTATTTATGCCATAATTAATGTAGTATTAATTGTGGCATATTTTTTGGAGAAATAAAGATGCAAAAAATGAAAGTGATGGTTTTATCTGCGTCCATCATGATGTCTGCCAGTGCAATGGCTGAGGTGGATATGTCATGCGTAGAGACGCCTGCTAACGCGAATGCTCCGCTTAATATCGGCGGATTTGATCGCCAGGCTAACATGACAAAAGGGTATGAGCTTGTCGATAATCCCGCCGCTACTCTTTTCGCTTGTTTTTCAATGGCTGCCGATATGAACCCCAAGTCAGTTGTGTCCGATAGATGTGGCTGTTTGGCTGCCATCAAGAAGGTTTGCAAATTCGACTGGCATAAGGGTTCTTTGAGGGTTTCAGCCAGTGACGGAGCAAATGCTGGCTGGTGCATGCCCTTCAAGTTCCTTGCTGGAGGCTAAGATAATTAAAAAAAACGAAAATAACTATTGCATTCCTTAAAATTGGAGTTTATTATATATAAACAAACTGAGAAGACAGATTTCTTCTCTGTTTAAATCGGTGATTAGCGCAGTCCGGTAGCGCGTCTGGTTTGGGGCCAGAGGGTCAAAGGTTCGAATCCTTTATTGCCGACCAATTTTTGGACGCATTTGTAGCTCAGCAGGTAGAGCAATCTCTTGATAAGGGATGGGTCACTGATTCGAATTCAGTCAGATGCACCAATAGGGAGTTAGCCAAGTGGTACGGCAACAGGCTTTGATCCTGTTATGCAAAGGTTCGATCCCTTTACTCCCCGCCATTTTTACAGGGTGCCTTAAGGCAAGATAGCCATCTTACAGGTCGCTAGGCATGGATTAGTTCCATGGCACTCTGAAAGTTTTACGTTTAACTCGGCAATTAGCGCAGTCCGGTAGCGCGTCTGGTTTGGGGCCAGAGGGTCAAAGGTTCGAATCCTTTATTGCCGACCAATTTTTGGACGCATTTGTAGCTCAGCAGGTAGAGCAATCTCTTGATAAGGGATGGGTCACTGATTCGAATTCAGTCAGATGCACCAATAGGGAGTTAGCCAAGTGGTACGGCAACAGGCTTTGATCCTGTTATGCAAAGGTTCGATCCCTTTACTCCCCGCCATTTTTACAGAGTGCCTTAAGGCAAGACGGCGGTCTCCAAAACCGCTAGGCATGGTTCAATTCCATGGCGCTCTGCCAAATCGAAAAACCACCTCACGGTGGTTTTTTTGTTGGTAAATAAATATTGTGGGTTTATTTCTTTGACTAAAAAGCCACCGAATGGTGGCTTTTCTATGGGGTCTTTTCTAGATCCTCATGCAGGCCAGTAATGCTATATTTTTTGGCCTGGTAACGTTAAGCCATGCTGATGCATGTGAGTCAGGGTATTTTTGCAGATTTGATTCATTACCACTTCTCCATCTCCATGCATTACCTTGATAAGGATACTCACCCATGTTTGGCGCATCACCACCGTAGTTAGCAGCGTTACCTTGGATTATGGAAAAGTCGAAGTTATCGACATAGTTATCATCATAACCACCAACAAGCGTTCCTTTTTGATATGAACCAAGAGCTCTACCAGGATCCATTCCTCTGCCGTTATCAAGACTTCTAATAAACAAGCCTCGTGTATCTACAGTACCCCTGGTGCCATCTGCTGGCGTCCATCCAGCAGGGCAATGCTGGCTGTTAAAGAAAGCATACTGCCCAGACTGGCTCTGCGATACCCAGATTTTGTTCTGGCAGACAACAAGGGATTGGTCTTGACTGCTTTGTCCGATCATTCCTGCTTCATCGCAGGAGCTGCCTGGGATGGCGCTTTTTTTGACCAGCATGTATTCGTTTGCGATCAATCTTCCGTTTGATGTGGTTGTTCCTACTGTATAAGTGTCAGCCTCTACCCGCAGTCTTGATATCCTTGATTGACCGTTTGGATCCACATAATAATTTGAGTCATTGGAGTCAATTAATATTGGAGTAATAAGAGAGCTGTTGATTCTGCCAACACCTGATACAGTCAAGTTTTGATTTGCAATCAAGTCCTTGTTTGTCTTTATGTTATCCTGGGCGGTGATGCTTCCGCTAACAAGTAAATTCTTGTCAATATAGGTGTCCCCATTAACATTGAGTTTATTGTTGATGTTTGCATTACCAGAAACATAGAGGTTTTGTCCGACTCTTGTGTCTCCTTGTGAGGTAAGTGTGCCCTTGGCTAAAATGTCTTTTTCAGATGTTATGTTTCCTTTTGACTCTATTGATAAGGCAACTTTTAACTGGCCGAGAACCTCCTGGTCTGCATCAATAACAACTGCATCGTCAGGAAGAGTAACCATGCTCTTTGCTGACTCTCCAAACCTCCTTCCCAAAAAAAGATTTTCGCGACCACTATTATCATTTTTATCGCCAAGGTTGTAGATCCTGGCGACATTTCGAATCTGTCTGCTAATGGAGTCAATCTGTTCCATGTCGCTCTTTTTTGATGGCGTAGGATCGCCTGTGCGAAACTCTATAGTGTCACTCATGACATTACCATGATCAACCCTAAGCCACCTGTCAGCGGCGCTCAGATTGCGACTGAGCATTACTATCACCCCTTTGTCTCCCTTGCATACTGATGATGCGTCTACTGCCTCCTGGGTATCAGGACAGAAAGCAACTGACACATCTTGTGCGGCAGCAGCCTTGGTTTGTTCGCTTATAGAGTATGCCCCTGATGCAATCAGGGCAGCTAGGCCAGCTAGGTCTGCTCTCTCTTGCTTTTCTCCATTAATCCCTGTCTCCAGCTTGCTCATTACTGTTCTTGCTATGAGAGCTTGGCTATCACGTTCATAGGATATTTCTGTAGAAAATGACAGCCCTCCGAATGTGGTTTTCTCACCTCTTCCTCTCAAGAAATTGCAAGACAACCAATCCTTTTCATTTGGCCCCTGATCGTCAAAAGCGCACCTTTTCGACTTTAGCCAGTTTATCCCTGTTTTATTTTGGGTGACAAATGAAGAGTCTGAATTACCTGACATGTGTGCAATGTAGTTTTGAACCGCTGAATTATATTGGAAAAGCTCCATGCCAAGTCGGCGAGCCTGAGACTGCTCTGTTTCAAGGATCTTTTCTTGAAAAGAGACAATTGACATTGTTGTTGTGATGCCTATCACAAGAAGGAGTTCAAGAAGAGTAAAGCCCTTATCTTTCATAAATTCTCTTTTTATAGTTATTATTATTTAGAGTGTATCACACAGGAAAAATTTTTCTCTTTGATTTACATGCTCAAGCAAGGATATAACTCAAATACTTCGTCTTGTAAACTTCACAATACTAAATCCATCTCTTTTGATTCTCTCTGATTCGTTCCAATCAGTATCTGAAAACTCAGGAAACGAAACAAAAGGAGGCTCTACGTGAACAGGAATTTCTGACATATACATAACATCAGCAATCTTTAACGCTTGCTGATAAATCATTGAGCCTCCTATAAAAAAGGCATCACCATCAGCCATATCTATTGCATCTTCAATAGTAAATGCTCTTTCAGCACCAGGAAAATTTCTTGCTGGGTCAGTGCTAACAACAATATTCCTTCGACCAGGAAGTGGCTTAAAAGGAAGGGAATCCCAGGTGTTTTTTCCCATGATTATGCACTTGCCGATGGTGGCCTCTTTAAACCACTTAAAATCATCAGGGACATACCAAGGGATAGACAAATCTTTGCCGATAGCCATATTAGAAGAAACAGCAACAATAATAGAAAGCATAACAAGCCCCATAAAAAAGCCAGGGTACTGTGCCCTGGCTTTATTTAAGTAAAAAGAAAAGCCTAGCATGTTGCTAGGCCACAAAACTGGCGGAGGGTCAGGGATTCGAACCCTGGGAGGGTCTCCCCTCGACGGTTTTCAAGACCGCTGCCTTAAGCCACTCAGCCAACCCTCCAGTAATCTTTGGTGCGAACGGAGAGACTCGAACTCTCACTTCTTACGAAACCTCCTCCTGAGGGAGGCGTGTCTACCATTTTCACCACGTTCGCAATTTGGCGGAGAAGAGGGGATTCGAACCCCTGATGCGTTTCCGCATACTCCCTTAGCAGGGGAGCACCATCGGCCTCTCGGTCACTTCTCCGGTATTTTGCAAAGAGGCAGGGATTCGAACCCATGGAAGCTAAAACATTAGCTTGCCCCAATCGAGGCCGCCTTAAGCCACTCAGCCAACTCTTTGCATTGGGCGCAAACAACGCTTGCAGGCCCTATAAAAGAGATATTACACCTAAAACAAACTAAAAGTCAAACAAAAACATGAGTTTCTTTATGTAAAATTGCCAGATTGATTTAATTGTGATATTTTTAGAAAAAATAACTGAGGGGTTGTAATGAGCGGGAGCAGAGAGGACTGGATTAAATCTGCATTTTCAGAGGTAAGGGCAGCGATCTCATCAGGAGATCACCAAAAAGCAATAAATGCGCTGAACAACCTGGAAATAAGCTTAAAAAACACAGAAGATGAGCCTTTCATTGTTGGTAGCATAGGAAGAACAAAGGGAAGAGTTTATTTATCAGAAATTACTAAGATATGTATAATTGACAGGTGTGTATTAATTCATACAAATGATGGCCGCACTTACACAAGCAGTAGCACGATAAAAGAAATAGAAAATCAGCACCCATGCGCCCTGATAAGAGCAAGCAGATCTCTGATTGTGCCAGTAGAAAACATACATCAATTCATGTGCGAAGCAGATGGCTCATATTCAGTTAAAGTAAGAGGAGAGGAGAGCCCAATTTCAATTAGCAGAAGGTGTGTACCATCAATCAAAGAAGCGCTAAGTGGAAAACTGGATAGATTATCCGCAGGATGAATAAAAAAAGGAGATCTTAGATCTCCTTTCGCTTTGTTGATTTTTATGGGCGCTTTGTGATGATTGAGTCAATCAGCCCGTAACTAAGCGCCTCTTCGGAAGTCATGTAATTATCACGATCAGTATCTGCCTCAATCTTACTGATGTCTTGACCTGTATGAATAGACATAAATCGATTCAGGCGCTCTTTTGTTTTCAAGATCTCCCTGGCATGAATCTGAATATCAGACGCCTGCCCCTGGAATCCACCAAGAGGCTGATGAATCATGATTTTTGCATTCGGAAGAGCGAATCGCATGCCCTTTTCACCACCAGAAAGAAGAAACGCCCCCATGCTCGCAGCCAGACCCATGCAAATGGTGCTAACTCTCGGCTTGATGAAGTTCATAGTGTCATAAATTGCAAGGCCAGCGCTGACTGAACCACCTGGGGAGTTGATATATACAGAAATATCTTTATCAGGGTTCTCTGACTCAAGGAAGAGCAACTGAGCAACAATCAGGTTTGCCATGTCGTCATCAACTTTTCCTGTCAAAAAGATAACGCGCTCCTTAAGAAGGCGAGAGTAAATATCAAAGGAGCGTTCACCCTTGGGGGTTTGCTCAACAACCATTGGAACCAAAAGATTATCTACATTCATTATTTAGAATCTCTGTAATGATGTGAGTGAAATTAAGAAATTAACCAAAATGCAACTTCTTGCTTTACTTGGCAGTATTCAAATCAGCGGACTTTTTTTTCAGTCCGTCCATTACTGTCTTATAAGTATCCAGAACAGCAATGATTGGTTTTTTGCCGCTATGAATGCTCTTCTCATAAAGCTCTTTTGCCTCTGGAAGATTGGGAATAAAAGACTCCCCATCAGCCTGAGAAAGCGACAGCGGCTCCAAAACGTAAACGTACTTACCCTGCTTGAAGTCAAACATTTTTGCGCTACCAGGAACACTAACATCAGAGATGTTTTTTCCAGCAGAGCCGGATACATCAGCCTTCTCAATCTTGATAGGTGCATCATTTGATGCGAATGAGCTCATCGATGCACACAACGAAGACATGGCAATCGCACCAACAACAACAAAACGACCGAACTTTGAACTCATAAGTGTTTCCCTATATTAAAACATCTGAAAACTATAACATGTAATTTATTTACTGTAAATCTAAGTGTAGGTACTGGTAGTTATTTTGCTTTAAAAAAACGAATGAATTTGTATGAAAAAAACACATCCAGCAAAACAACTGAAATTGAGAAGAGAGATCCTTCTGCGCCAGAGCTCCTGGCCTCTGCCCCAAGCAAGCTAGGTGTAAGGACAACAAGACAGATTACCGTCACAGCAGAATTCATAAATGCAGCAGCCTTGATGCTCGCCATCATGCGCGGAGACAAGCAATCATCAGCACCAGCGCTCTTGGGTAAAACCATCGCTGATACAGCAAAAAACAATGCAGCAAGATGAGTCATCAGTAGTCCGGTCAAGAAATTTTCATGGATTACTCCAGAAAGAGAAAATAACCCCAGCGCAGACATAGCCAATGAAAATGCAGTTTTAGTAATTTGTCCTTTCATGTTAAATCCTTAATTCATACCTAGTCCTTTTAAGTCCTGAACAAAATTTGTTCGCATGAGTCGTATCTCCAGATACAGCAAAGGGGGCCTTGCCCCCTTGAGATAAAGTATAGATATTATTTAAAATATGTCAACCAAAATTGAGAATTGACATTAGTTTTTCATTAAAAAACAGAGCAATCAAAAAGCCAAATGAAAGACCTGGCCCGAACTGAATGACTTTTGAGCTATCTACTCCCACGTAAGATGGCACATGGGATTTCTTCTTGGCAAAGAACATAACACAAGTAAAAATAGAGCCTATTGCTATAACAAAAGGAAGAGAAAGAACTCCCATCCATGCTGTAGAAGCGACAATTAGCTTAGTATCTCCGCCACCAATAAATGCCCCCTCTCCATAAATCTTCTCCAGGAGAAGAGAAAGCACCCAGATTGCCCCATATGTCCCCACTACGCTAAATAGCGCTTGGTTAATGGACACAACGCCAAATCCTGTAGCGCTATAAATAAGACCCATCCAGAGAAGCGGGTATGACAGGGCATCTGGAATAAGGAAGCTATCCAGATCAATCATGAAGATACACAAAAGAATCCAAAACGCAACGCAGTAAAACATGGCGACATGAGGCTCAAAGGACATAAAAACAGCAAGAGATACTGCGCCAGTAATGAACTCAATTACTGGGTATCTTACTGAAAATGGCTGATTGCAACAGCTAGAACGCCCTCGCAAAATGATCCAAGATAGAACAGGTATATTATTCCAAAAGGGAATCATTTGGCCGCATGATGCACAATATGACCTACCATTAAATGTTCGATACCTGCTGGACTCCCCTTGAAATTCTAACCCCAAATAAGATGACGAGCTTCTTTTGAATTCATAATCAATTATTTTTGGAAGTCTAAAAATGACCACGTTAAGAAAACTCCCAACAAAAAGAGAGTTTGACAATACAAATAAATAAAATATAAAGCTGTGCTGCTCTATGATATAGCTGATATTATTCACAAGGGCTCCTTTTTTTTATTGTGATAGTACAAAGTGGCGAAACCAAAGTCAAACACACAACAAAAAAACAGCCCGCCTTAATTGGCGGGCCACAATTACTCTTTCTTTACATTCCAAGTGAGGATTCATTCTCATTGGATTTTTGACGCTCCACATTCTTGTGGTGAGTGTACATCTCAACCAACCATGGAGAGTCCTTTGCAACAGCAACGGTCTCTTTCATGTAGTCCTTATTTCCTGTGGCAACCAGTGGATTCAGGTAATCTCCACCAGAAAACACAACCTCATCATTTACAACGATTTCAGTTGTTGATCTAGCATCTCCATCAAGAGACCTTAGTTTTGCTACATTATCGGCCTGATACCTATTGATGGTTACCTTGCCATTGTCAGAAGTCCAGGAGATGAGGCTTTCATTCTCAGCGTTCTTGCTGTACTCAAAGTCTTTTTTTCCATAAAGGGAAAGAAATGCACCAACACAATGCATAAGTTGACCATTCCTGATTTCCCAGTCGTTGCTTTTAAGGATCTGAATGATTGATGGGGCGGACATATGAATTCCTTTTTTTATTGTTATAGGCTACTGTATATATATATTTTCCTATAAAATATTTACCAGATCAATCTGATTTTATAAATAATAGTAAAACCAGATGATATTTATGACTTCAAAGGCATGAGGTGGCTTTATGGGTTCTGTTGTTTGCTACGTAGTACAGGAAAAAAACAAGAGTGGTCAAATCACATCTACATATAGAACATACGACTATTTTATGGCACTTGCAGATTTAATGTTGAAGCTAAAAAAGCCACTAAATGTTGAGCTAAGAAAAAAATGTTCAGCTGACAAGAGCGCGGTTTATATTGATGACTGTGTGCTTGTGCCTGATTTTTTTGAGTATGTAAACATCAGCTTTGTTGTTGCTGACAAGCAGAACCTTTGCAGACTACTAACTGTCGCAATAGACACAGCATTGATTGGTAGCAATGAGGACATTGGATTCTTGCCTGTCAGCGATCCTGCATATAGGACTGAATCATACTTCAACTCAGTCAAAACTATCGCCAGGAGGCTTAGAGAGTGGTCTTGTGATGACTATGATGTTGCCAGGGTTATCTCTGTTTGTGCAACCAGGGATCCCTCTCACATCTTTTGGCTACAAAGAAAGCAAAGTGTAAAAAAGCTTGAGCTTTAATTTCTAGAACCTGAGGTTTTTTCAATGATTTGCTTACCAGTAATCAGCTCAATTGGCTTGCCTTTAGCAAATTCATATGCCTGCTTTGAGTAACCCAGTGTCGAAACAATTTTTGCTCCGCTGGCATTATGAGCATGAACAAGTCCATACATTTCTCTAACTATCTGAACCCCAACCTTCTTGGTCTTCCAGTGTTTGCATTGAACAATATAAGAACGACCATTTTTTTCTATGATGACATCAATTCCGCCATCACTTCCCCCTCCGCCAACAACCCTTGATTTAAATCCTTGAAGCAAAAAATACTCAGAAGTCATTTCCTCAAACTGTTGCCAGCTTAGTTTCAGTAATCTTTCATAGTTAAATTTTCTTGATATAAATCTAGTGTTCTTTCTCGTAAGAACAAAGACATGAATAAGAAAAAAAACAACAGTCGAAATATACAATGAACCGCTTGCATAGGCCAGATTTGCCGTCATTAGTATGTTTTCTTGACCCAAACTGATTGTTTTTACAAAAAAAACACCAAAAATTGCAGTGATAATGTAAGGGGCTGTTTTTATCATTGTTTTCCCTTTCTAGTGATTCCCAAGGTGCTGTTCTTTTTTTGACCAAAACAATGACTTGATATTGTTTTAGTTTAATATTATTGTGATAAAAATCGCGATAGATTTTTGATATCGTAACTAATTTTTATTGAATTAACAACAATAATTATCTGGTAAAATAAAGCTGGTAATGCTGACAGTGAGTGTGTTTTTTGTACTGCGGCTTGCTTCATCATCACTGGTAAGATTGTTAGCGAGGGTTCAAAGGTGTTTAAATTTATTATGGTGCTGGCAACTTCTTGCCTTGCATATGTGGTTTACAACAATAGTAATGGAATTGAAGGGAATGAGTTAAGCTTGTCATGGATGCTTGGACTCATGTCTGTAATGATGCTTATCTTGGCCGCATCATCTCTATTTCAAACACTAATCAATGTTAGAGAGGAAAGAACAAGACTGTTGCCGCACACTCTTGGTAAAATCACTTCTGTGTCTGTTAGCCAGTTTTTGTGGTTTGAGAGAAAAATCTCAATTGATTACAGTTATCTCGTTGATGATGTAGATTACAGGGGGAATAGGTTTAGCATCTATTCATCCGAGACAACAGAAGGTGCTTTAAATCTCATGCCTGGAATGAGAGGTTTTAAAGATGTTAGGGAGCTTGAGGGCAAGAGGGTGTCTGTATACTACAACCCCAAAAGACCCTCTGATTCAATCCTAAACAAGGCCGCAACAAAAAGCCTTGCCTTTTATATCATTCCTCCGATTGTCATTATTCTTTCTTGTTTTTATGTTCTTTACAATGTGATCATCAACGGATAAAAAAGACCGCCAATCGGCGGTCTTTTTACTTTTTGGTTGATATCAGCTGTCCAACAATCCACAGTAAAAACGCGAATCTTTCTTTGATTGTTGCTGTATTTTTGACAAACTTGATTGAGTATGGCCCTGTCAGAGTGAATAGTGATGGATGATTCTCAACCAAGTCGATGAGCTTATCAATCCTTGCTGAGCGCTTATTTCTCAGCATCAGCATTCCTTCTGCATCATTAGCAATCAGCTTAATCACATCAATTTTCTTTAGGTAGCAACGAAGCCTTGCGATATTCAAAAGGTTTTCAGCGTTCTTTGGAAGATCGCCGTATGCATCCTCAAGCTCTTCTTTTAGCCTGCTTAGTCCATTCAGGTTGTTGATAGATGCAAACTTCTTATAAATAGAAAGTCTAGCTCTCTCATTGGTGATATAGTGCTTATCTATCAATCCAGAAATTTGGATGTCGATGTTCATCTCATCATCAAGATCTGAGAAGTCATCAATATCCTGACCTGAACTGAGCATTTCGACTGCTTTCTCAAGCATTCTCATATAAAGAGAGAAGCCGATCTTGTAAATCTGCCCGCTTTGCTCTTCTCCGAGAATTTCCCCCGCGCCACGAATCTCAAGATCATGGTTTGCAAGGATAAATCCATCACCAAGATTGGTGGCCCTTGTCATTGCCTCCATCCGTTTGTTGGCATTGTCACTAGACTCAGCCTTAACAAACAGGTAAGCGTAAGCCTGGTGATGAGAACGACCAACCCGACCTCTCAATTGATGTAGCTGAGCCAATCCCAGGCGTTCTGCATCATCAATAAGGATGGTGTTTGCTCTGGGTACATCTATGCCAGTCTCAATGATCGTGGTGCAGACCAGAACATCAAACTTGTGATTGTAAAAATCCCTCATCACAAGCTCAAGGTCGTATTCGTTCATCTGACCATGTGCAACACCCACCCTTAATCCAGGGATAAGTGCCTTGATCTCTTCTGCTTTGTTAGCAATGGTTTCAACCCTGTTGTGCAGGTAGAATACCTGTCCGTTCCTCATTAACTCACGCTGAATGGACTCTCTAATAATGGACGGATCCTCTTGCTTAACAAAGGTTCTGATTGAAAGCCTTTTTGCTGGAGGAGTGGCAATCACAGACATGTCTCTAATCCCATGTAGCGCCATGCTCATGGTTCTGGGGATCGGAGTAGCAGTTAGCGAAAGAACATCCACATTCTTTCTTACAGCCTTAATTCTATCTTTGTGATTAACACCAAAACGATGCTCTTCATCAATGATCATAAGGCCGATATTCTTGAATCTGACATCATCCTGAATTAATCGATGCGTTCCGATTACAATATTGACCGTGCCATTTTCTACGCCTGACAAAATCTCTTTCTCGTCTTTTTTGTCATAGCGGGTTAGGCACTCAATTCTCACATTGAATGAAGAGAATCTTTTCTTAAAGCTCTCGTAGTGTTGATTCGCCAACAGGGTTGTTGGCACCATAACAGCAACCTGATACCCACTTTCAACGGACACAAATGAGGCTCTCATGGCCACTTCGGTTTTGCCAAAACCTACATCCCCACAGACCAATCTATCCATTGGATGAATAGATGTCATGTCCTTTATGATGTCATCAACTGCGGCCTTTTGGTCTCTAGTTTCCTGAAAAGGAAATTCGTTGCAAAAGCGATAGAATTGATAACCAGGCTTTGAACAGGCATTACCTCTTCTTTTTTTCTTTTCCGCCTTTAGCTGAATCAGTGATTTTGCTGTCTTTTTGATGTTGCTAATAGCTGAATCAAGTTCCTTTACCCACTTTTCAGATCCCATTTCATCAAGCGGAGCCTTTTCTACAGCGAGTCCGCTATACCTTGAAACAAAATCAAGATCTTCCATTTTTACATATGCAATTGCATCATTTGCATACAAAATGGTCAGGTATTCTCTCTCAACACCATGGAAATCCATGGTGACAAGACCATTGAATCGTCCCACGCCAAATCTAGCATGGACGATAGGGTCTCCCTTGTTTAAGTTTTGAAGATCTTGAATGGCCTGGTAATTAATAGCGCTTTCTTCTTCATCTTCTGACTTAGAAAAAATAGGCTGACCAAATAGCTCTTTTTCAGTAATTATGAGCAAACCATTTTCTTGTTGATAAAATCCTTCATCAACATCAGAAATGACACATGCAATGGCGAGGTCTTCCTTTTCCCAAAAATCACTCCAAGAGTTAACCCTTGAAATGTTTAGGCCCATAATCTGGATCAGCAGCTCTACTTCTTGAACTCGAACATCAGATCTGAGGCAAAATAGAATCTTTTTGCTCTTTTCAATGAAGGGAGCAATCATTTCAACTGTAAGCTGAATTCCAGATTTTCTTTCAAAAAGGGTGTTCTCTGCATGAAAATCAATAACAGCATTTTTAATGCTGTTTTCAGCAGTCATTACTACTGCATGTTTACTTAAGCGAGCTTTGAACTCACCCTCTGTTAGCCAGTTCATCTCTGGAGGAAGGATTTTCCTCGTAAGATCTGTTTTGAGGTCACTGTATCTTGAATTCACCTGATCCAAATAATTTTTGGCTGCTTTAAGCACATTGCCGACAAGAAAAATCTTGGTGTCATAGCCATCAGGAAGATAGTCAAAAAGAGTTTCTGTTTTTTCCTGGAAGAAAGGCGCGTAAGCCTCTATACCTGGAGGGAGAATGCCTTTACTTACTTCTTGATAAAGCTCATCCATCGCTCCCTTTTCAAAGAAAGAGCGATATCTTTGCCTGAATAGTGAAATAGCATCTGCGCTAATTGGCATTTCCCTGGCGGGCTGAGCAATAAATGAGCTAACGCTCGATTTGCTTCTTTGGTGATTAACATCAAGCATGGATATAGATCCAATAGTCTCTTTGTTTAATCTTAGTCTGAATGGGATGTCAGAGCCTATTGGGTATATATCGAAAACTGTGTTTCTCAACACAAATTGTCCAGGTGCTGAAACCTCCAGTTCTTCGTTTACATACCCTAGATCACAAAGCCTTGCGATGATTTTTTCAGCATCAAAAGGCATCCCTTGGGAAAACTTAAGGTAGTTTGTTGCCCAATGCTCTTTGCATGCAACTCGCTGCATCAAAGCATGAACAGAAAGCACCATCACTCGCTGCTTATCACTTGAGGCAAGCTCCATAAGGATCTTTGCCCTTTTGGAGACTAGGCCAGTATGAGGGGACTCCATATCATATGGAAGAGTTTCCGTTTCTGGGAAATAGCAAATCTCGCCTTCATTCTCTTCGGAAAAGAAACGAATCTCGTTATAGACCCTTTCAGCCTCGCTATCATTAACACAAATAACCATCAAGCTGCTCTTGGTCAGCTTTCTGGCATTGGAGATGGCAAGACTCTTGGCTGAGCCAGGTAGGCCAGCCCAGGCTGCAATTTTGCCTGATTCTGGCAGATACAACTGATTTACGCACTTGTTCATTTTATCATTCATTTAGTCTCTAAACACCTTTTGGTAATATATCCATAAAAGTTATTATAGTCAAGAAAATGAGCAATGAACGCACAGAGTAGGAAAATTCTTTTTTTGCAAAAAAATGCAATTTGCAAACAAAAAAAAGACAGGCGATGTATAATGAGCGCCCGTCACCTAAAGAAGTAAAAACAGACTAAAGGAAAAACGCTTCACTCTGTTGATTTTTTGTTTATTTTTGATGACATGTACATTGATGGATGCATTTTCTGTCTTGGCTGACTCCATTTTTTGAATGATGGAGATGTGCTCTGACCATTGCTATGAAGATAGCCCTTCTCGCATCTTACAACCTCTTTGTATAGATCAGAAGCATCCAGGATGTCTTTTTCAGATATTCCTGGGGCGTGAGACTTTGCAATGTACATCAAGATGGATTTTGCTTGCTTAAACTGATTTCTAGGCATTAGCTCATCATGAACATACCTGACAAGTCTTGAAGCCATGCTTTCCCACTCAATCGGCTTAATGGATGTCATTTTTTTAAGGTAGATGGCCCTTTTTTCGCTTTCTTTTTCTAGTGCGCTAGTGATCTTTTTTAGTTCAGCGGGAGGTATTCCAATCACCATGTTTATAGCAAACGTAAGAAAAATAAATGGCTCACCCATGGGGCTTTTTTTGATCTGTTCAGCTGCATGTCTTGCAAATATTTTCCTTGTTTCACTGGGAGTTAGAGACATTGAAATCCCATCAGAAAGTCTTGCAAAAAATGAGTAGCTCATATCCATAAAAGATGAGACAAGCATCATCTGTAGCTTATCGGTCAATTCAGAAAAATCTTTAGCAACTTCGACAAATTTATCTGTGTCGTATATGTTATTGATTTTTCTAGCGTTTTTTTCCTCATACGGAGGGAGTACAATAAAATTATCACCACTTGAGATATTGTGAATAACAGAAGCTCCATTCCTGTCATTGAAGTGCAATATTTTAATCATATATGTTCCTTATATTAAAAAAGCAATAAGTCTTTCTTGTTTGTTATTTAAATATATAGTAAATTATAATAGTAAGTGATTCAAGAAGAAGAACTATAATATGGATCGAACATTTGGGCGGTAGATGCAATGAGTAGCGAAAAAATAAAAACTCTAATGGATTCATTCGGTGCCGCTGACGGTTTTTTGCAGAGTAAGCACAAGATAAAAGAAGCCTCCATTTACAATCCAAAGTGGCCCGATATCTATATTTATACTGATGGTGCATCAAAGGGAAGCAAAACATCAAAAGATGGCAGGGCATTTTCTGGATGGGGCGTTTATACCAGAAGCGTTACCGTAAGCGGAGAGGTCAGAGAGTTTGTTAGCGGCGGAAACCTATTTAATGCTGACAGCAATGAGGCCGAACTTCGCGCAGTTCATTCTGCGTTGTCAAATCTGAGAATACCAGGCCGAATGAAAATTATCAGTGATAGCTCATATGTTATCAAGGGACTGTGTGAAATTGATGCAATGATTGATAGGAAGAATGCCATAGAATCGATCAATCCAAAGGATAGGGTTCGCTGGCACTGGACTGAGCTGCGGCTTTTGAATATCTGGTCAGAAATTCGTGAGTTGCTTAAGAGCTCTAAGATTCTATCTCTTGAGGCAGAATGGGTTCGCTCACACACTCTTGATAATGAAGAAGATTTGCCAAATCCAGACTCAGCAAAAAATGACAAGGAAAGAAACTTAATCATGAACTGCATCGGTAATTTTCATGCAGACAAAATGGCGAATCTTGGAGCAAAAAAGGCAGTTCGTTCAGCACTGTGGTTTTTAAAAAATGAAAAAGATGAGTACAAGGTACAAAAAAGCATTGAGACATGCACCAAGAACCTTGCACTATCTGGATTTGCCAGAAGGGAGGCGGTCGAGTTTTTAGCGAGTCAGGCCCCTGATTACCTGCCAAGAAACGTTCTGGTTACCATCTTTGATGACAGGACGCTGGCAAAGATTGATGAGGCTCATGAGCAAAAACAGGCAGAGCTGGAGCAAAAAGAAAGAGAAAGAAAGGCTCTCTTATCAACAAAGGCCGAGCAAATAACTCCAATACCAAAGTCTCTTGTTTTAAATCAAAATGAAGACGCCATTGAGAAATTCAAAAGACGTTTTGGTATGCACACGAGTCTTGATAGATAAAATTCTTAAAATGACAATAAGCCATTAAAGCGCTATAATTCTACTCATCTTAGCAGAGGGATTCATATGTGTTTTAATGGCTTTATTTTTGCTCTATTTCTGATTGTATTTTCATCTTTTTCGTCATTTGCTGCCAATGCATCTGTAGCGCCCTCTGATGCCGCTGAATCATTCATCATGAATTACCTGTCTGGATACAGCACCCCAGTCCTTTTGAGTGAGTCATCAGCCGTTGAGAGCGAAATAGAGGCTTTCAGCAAGAGGTACGAAATTCCTCTGTCTGGGCGAGACTATTTTGAAATGAAAAAGCGACTTGATCTTCTCAAGTCAAATAGGCTTTCGTCAGTTTTTTCTGCTGTGCTTAATGGTCAGTCATTTTGCTTTATATCGATTAAAAAAGAGTCAGTAGGGTACATGTTTGGAGACAAGAAGATTTTTCTTGATGATGAGTTTGCTATGATTCATGAGCTAGAGCACTGTGTTGAATGGTCAAGAAAGCTTCGCCAGGTTGATGCACCTATAGACATGGATGAGCCAGAGGGGACAATTTATCGAGAAATGTACGCAGATGTAGCTGCTTTGTTTTATTTACATCTTAAAAACGCAGGATATGTCACGCCAGACAGTGTTGCATTCTTTAGAAGTCTTGGCCTTAGATATAATGGGGATATAAATCACTGGACATATCTTGCCTTAAAGGCAGCCAAAAGAAAAATCGACTCAGGGATTTTAACAAAGGACAACTATCGGCAGGAAGCCATGATGATTGTGAGCAACATATCAAAAAGATACACTCAGCAGATACATCAGTGTATCAGTAAGAGCCTCAAGCACAAGAACCCATCAAAACTAAGATCGGGACTCGCCTGGTGCGATGCCGATCTTGGTGAGCAAATGCTTGGTATTCTTGATGGTATTGATCAGGGCAATATTAACCCTAAAAAAATTGCATTCTACATGGAAGTGAAATAATATTCTTAAAAATAAGTGAGGTGATTCTTATGTTTTCGATTTTTTTATTTTTATTTTCTCTTTTTATGATTTTGTTTCCTTTTTATCAATTGTATCAATTGATTTCAAAGGTTGAGAGTGCAAAAAACTACAAAGAGACAAAGGCCGTGGTGGTAGATGCTCGCGTAGCAAATGTCACATCCAGAATAAGCATGTTTTTGTTTTCATCGAAGTCATTTTTTTATGCTATTTCTAATATTGATGGGGTGAAAATTGGATTTAACGTAGCAACATTTTATCCTTTTAATAATCATCATCAAAAACATCTTGTTTCCAATCTAAAAAAGGGAGACGAAGTTGTAATATACTACAACCCGAAAAGGCCATATGAAGGAGTTATGCTAAAACCATCCGAACACTCTTATTTGTGGCTTGCATTAAGAGCCGCGTTCTTTTTGGTTACTGTTTTCCTTGGTTATTATTATTATTTTAAGTGGTGATTAAATGAAAATTGATGTTAAAAATGCATCCATTCTGGCGGCGGTAGTTCTTCCTATAGGAATCCTGTCATTTATCTTTCCTGATTTTGTACTACAGCTAATAGCTGGCGCTGTAACCCTGCTTTTGTCATTTTTTCTTTTTGGTAGAGTGAGGCAAATAATTATTGATAATAATTTTATCGTCAATGAAAACAAAAGAATTAAAGCTGATTTTGATAGGTGTTCAGCAGAGCTGATTTCAGTTGGAATAAATACAGATTACCCCTTCCCATTTTATAAGCCTGAAAATAAGGATGAGTCAGACTTAATTACACAGGAAGATCTTTCGGAAGCGAGGCTACTTAATGATCTTTATGATGGGACTGAAATAAAGTATAGGTACGAATATAATGGTGATGAGTATATTTCAAGGAGCATCGGGATAATAAAAGAGGATTCTGATAAAAACCTCGCCTTGAAGGTGAAAGGAAAGTTTAATATTTATGTAGATAAAAATGATCCAGGGCTTTGTTATATTAGGCCAGTCAAAGATTCATCAATCAAGAAACACTTCGTATCATGCCTTCTTAATGAGTTGCCGTTAGCCATTGTTATTCTATCGGTTATTTATATTGCTGTATAAAAAAGGGGCTTAGGCCCCTTTTTATTGATCTTGATTTTTATATCACCTGGATAGCTCTGTCTCATTATTAAGGAATTTGTTTATAAAGGCTGCTTTTGCATAAGCACTTTTATCAAATGGTTCCCTAATCTCCGCGCTCTGTTTAATGAACGGCTCTTCCACTGCGCTTGCTGGCGCTTGGCCCGCTGGAGCTGCATTGTGAACATGACCGACAGCTGCATCGACTGACTGAGCGTGTGATGCATGATTGACTGATGATGAACCTTGATGGCCTCCATCAAGCCAGTCGGCTGTTACCTTATCCAGGTTATCATACTTGCCGAGGTCATTCGTAAACTCAAAGGTCTGGTTAATATCAATGCTATTCGGATCTTCAAGGCCAAGATCATTAATCATGGCAATAATCTGCTTTCCGCTTGGCTCATGACCAGTGTGACTCTGATAATGCTCTTTCGCCATCTCCCACAGGGTGCTTCCCTTTTCAGCTGTGTACTCAGTAGTAACTGGAGTAATGGGATCCATACTTGCATTAACCTCGCCGTAAAGGCCATCAGTTTTTGCATCCAGGATATCGAATGACAGTTCTGGCTTAACAGGCTCAAATGCAAAAACATCATTTGTTCCATAGTCAATATCTCCAAACTTTGGAACCTCTGGAGCTGAATTGAAAATAGAATCAAAAGCACTCTGAGCAGTTTCTTTTACATCTGACACTGATGCTGTATCAAGAATATCAAAGTTACTTGCAAGTCCAGACACCAGATCTCGACCCTTCTCAACAAGGGCAGCAACATTCATATTTGGCAATGATTCCATTCCAGCGTGTGACATTGACAGCGCTGCCGCAGTGCCAATGCCAGTAATCAACAGACATGCTGCAATTGGCATTTTAATACGACTGTACCATTTTGAGCTTGTGATAGCCTCTAGTTTTTCACCGAATGTAGACTTACGCTCCTCAACCTTTTCTTTTTTGTAGCCAGCATCGATAAGGTACTTATCGATTCTTTGCTCGGTTTTTGTGAGAAGTTCCTGGACAAACTTATTTTCAGCTAACTTTGTTGCAAACATGGTTGCAGACACGGCAAGCGCAGCTCCTCCGCCAGTACCAACAGCGACAGAAAACATCACTGTTGACATTGCCAGTTTTGCCTTGTCATTCTTCATTAATGAAGTAATGGTTGTTTTTGCAGCAGCAAGTCTTTCGGAAAGAGGTTTCTTTTCTTCATCTGGGAATTCTTTTTCAAATGCCATAGTGGTCTGAATATCATTCAAAAACCCTACAGGCATATTTGTTACTTGCTTTTTATCAAACCCAGCATCATACAATGGGGTAAATGGATTAAAAGAAAGAATTTTTTCATCAACAAGATTCTTTATTTCTGGGGCAACTTTTTCCAGTTCAGCTTTCCTAAGCTGAAAAACAGAAAAATCAAGTTTTGCCAAATCAGCCGGAGTTGCATCAAGATCGAGAGGAATATTATCCTTGAGCGTCAGTAGTTCAAGATATTCTTCCATTTTTTGCTCGTGCTGACCATTAGACAGCTCCTTGAGCATCATCAAGTAGTGCTGATAATCGCTAATAAGAGTCACGTTCTTTTCCATTGCAATATTCTCTTTTTATTGTTTTAAATATTATAGCACCTGGATTATTTATTATTCAATAAAAAAGCCCGCATTAAATGCGAGCTTTAAGATTTGCCAATATTTGCCTCGATGTTAGGCCATATGCCTGGAAAGAACCTCCTTGCTTCCCTGGCAGTCAACACAACGACAAATGGATGGGTCAATACCAAGCCTGCGCTCATCAATATCTTCTCCGCATTCAATGCAATACCCAAAGTTGCTAAAATTCCGAAGGGCGGACTCGATTTTTAGCAGTGATGCTTCGTCTCGTGCCAGTTCAGATAGGAGGCGTGACTGTTCCTCAACATGAGAGGCGATATCAAGGGGGTCTGTGTTGTCACTGTCAGATCTTGTAGCTTGGATCTTCATTTCTGAGATCTTTGCAATCAGGGCAGATCTTGATGACTTGAGCTTTTCCAGGCTTTTGATCTGAAATTCGCTTCTTACTTCATTGTTTTTGTTCATAAAATTCCTTAAAGATAAAGACGCCATAAGCGTCTCACCATAAAATTGTTGTATAGATGTAAATTAAGTGTTTTAGTGTTCACTGATAATATTTTATTGCTAAATAAGTCCCTCGGCAAGGTTTTTTTTGAAAAAAACCATTTTTTGTGATAAAATCATTGCTTATAGCGATTTTAAATGGGGATTTGACAATGATTAAGAAGAATGATCCTTGTGTCATTGTAACTCATGTCTCTGGCTCCAGAGCCTATGGCACTGAGAGAGAAGACTCTGACCTTGACATCAGAGGGATTTTTGCTGCGGAAGACAAGTTCTACAGGACGCCATTTTTCAATCTCAATGAGGTTGTGATTGAGTCCGATGAAGATACTAAGCTCTATGAACTAAACCGATTCATGGCTCTTTGTGTTAGGCAAAGCCCTAATATACTTGAAACGCTTTGGGTTGATGAAAAAAGCATCATTACTTCAAGCCCTGAGTATCTTTTTCTGAGAAAAAATAGGGGAGTATTCTCCACTAAGCAAGTAGCAGATCGGTTTGTTGGCTTTGCAATGGAGCACATGCAAAAGATCAATAACTATAGCGAGACTCATGACAAGACCCCACCAAAGCAGGCTGACTTTATCAGTTTCGTAAGAGGATTTTCAGACTCAGGAAAAAGTCATTTTGACATCAATGCCTTTGCCAACGACCATGCCATGGTTCACTTCGGAAATGACATTTATGGCGTCTACAAGGCACCAGGAACAAAGGCAATTACAAAGGATGGGGTAATCAACAAGCTATCCAAAGAGCGTTCTAGCGATTTCCAGGGCATCCCTGAGTTCATGGTAAAGTACAACAGATCTGAATACGAAAGGAAGAAGGCCGCATGGAGCGGATTTTGGAGTAGAACAAGAACGGTCGATTCAACCAGGGGACTGCTTGAGAAAAAGTTTGGTTATGACACTAAAGACGGGATGCACTTAGTCAGAATTCTTCGAATGGGAGTAGAATTCATGGAGACGGGTCGCATCAACGTAAGAAGACCGGATGCAGCTGAGCTTCTTGAAATCAGAGAGCATGGCATCCTGACCAAAGAAGAGCTTGAGCGCTACGCATCAGTCATGACCGACAAGATCATGAGCTTGAAGGCAACATCACGACTTCCTGAGGAGGTTGACATTGACCGAGTTGCCAGCCTGACCATTGCACTACAAGACATGAACAAAAGAAGAGTTAATATGGAGAAAAATAAATCAGATCTGAGTCTTTGAGATACTGGCAGTGGACAAGCCACTGCCAAATAGAAGCCAGTTTATTTATTTTCTCTCTTAATATTGACTTTGGTTATTAATTCCCCTATAATTCAAGATAACAAAACAGTAATCCACTTACCGGAGGCGAAGCGAGGCAAGAAATTGCCAGGCTCGTAAGAAATTATGGAATTGAACAAAATCAAAAGCTTGATCTCTGATAAAGCACTGCTTGGCTTCCTGAAACGCAGTTCGCTTCCAGAGTCAGTAAGCGGCAAGGCTGTCGTTGCTGCAATTGATGTTGGTTATGGGTACACAAAGTACACCACTGGCATTGGTGATGATGGAAAGGTCAAGTGTGATCTCTTCCCGTCTATCGCACCAATGTCTCCACACGAAGATCTTAGTGGTGAGTTTTTTATTTCGAGAAATACAAAAAAAATCGAATCTGGTGGCGTCATCTGGGAGGTCGGGCCTGATGTTTATGACATCACAACCAGGAGCGATGTTCGAGCGTTACATGAAAACTTCGTAAACTCAGAGCAGTGGAAAGTTCTTTTCCTTGGTGCTTTGGCTTATCAGGGTCACAAAGAGATTGACTACCTGATTCTCGGTCTGCCTGTTTCCAACATGTCTAAGCGCAAGGAAATGGAAGCGATGGCTAAGGGTACGCATGTAATTGGCGACCTTACCGTTGTTATTCATAATGTCATGGTTGTTCCGCAACCTCTGGGAGCGCTATACAACTATGCAGTACGCAGTGGTGACTTTGATCGATTCTCTGCTACAAATACTCTGGTTGTAGACCCAGGATATCTTACCTTTGACTTCCTGATTACCAAGGGGTTTGCAGTAAACCCGAATCGAAGTGGTGCTCGCCCAGGTGGTATGAGCAGCATTTTACAGGCAATTGCATCAAGCATTGCGCAAGAAAAGAATGTTGAGTACGAAGACTTGAATCAATTGGATGTAGCTCTTGATCTCAAGAACTATGGCGGGGTTAAGGAAGATCGCTCCATCTACATTTATGGTGAAAAAGTCGATCTTAATCCCCATATTAAGAACACGATTCCAGTGATTGACTCAAGCTTGAACTTTATGCTGAACAGAATCGGAGAGAGCAAAGATGTTGCTCAGTTGATTATGGCTGGCGGCCCAAACAAGATTTTTGAGAAAAGCATCAAGCGTCACTTTCAGCATCACTCCCTCATAACACTTGAGGATGGCATCTTCTCGAACGTAATCGGGTTTATGTTGTGGGGGATGATGGTTGCCTACGGCAATGCGATTGAAGGTTCAAAGGCTGCTGTTGCAGTTACAGAGAAGAAAAAAGAAGAAGTTGTAGCCTAACAGGCTTAAGTCAAGAAGGGGGTCGTTAAGACCCCCTTCTGCTATGGGAACTGGATAGGGATTCGCTCGAAGAGCGGAATGATAAGATATTTATCAAATAAATAATGGACAGGCGCTGGCTTGTTCAATATTATGAAGCTAATTAAATTTAATTGTTGGGCGAAAAATGTTAATTAATAAATCCGGTTATTGCTTCAAGAGCAAGCTGTCATTATTTTCTCTTCTGATTGCATCATCTATTTCATCTGGATTGCATGCTGCACCCGAGTTAAGCGCATCACAAATTGCAACAACATTTGAGACAGACACATATGCGAATGAAGATTTGTCCATTTACAACACCTATAGTGGGGATCCGCAGTCACCTCAAAAATTGGAACTAAGAAGCATGGGAGGGGATGAGTCTGCCACCTATGACCTATTTGTTCTAAATTATCGTGGCTACATGGTAAATATCAATATTCCAAGAGCCAAAAAACTTTTAAATGCATGTAACTCTCCAAAATGCAAAGAAAGAAAAATGGCAATGTCAAATAACTCGGAATTCAACAATGCAGAGGAAGAGAGGCCAGATCCATGGCGGGATTCATTCTCAAAAAAAGATGCTGATAAAAATGGACTCTCTGACGATGCTGAGCAAGAAGCAAAAAGCGGAAATCGACATGCTCAGCTATTTATTGGGAAAGCACTCTACGAATCACCACAAGCCGAAAAGAAAAGGATTGGCCTGAACTGGATTTATCTGGCAGCTCAACAAAAGCACAATGAAGCCAGGTTTTTGATTGGTGAAGCATACGAAAAGGGCGATGTTTTCAAAGCCGACAGCAAGGCGGCCCTTCATTGGTATAGAGAGATCTTACTGGATGAAACAGCATCCATCTCAAAAAGCGCTGAAATAAAAGAAAGGGCTAAAGAGAGAATAGATGCTCTTACTAAAACATCATCGGTAACTGTCGAAGCAAAGAAATACACGAAAGTTTCATTGCCAACCATCAGCAGACACCATAAGGTTAGTCAAGCTTGTGATGCAGCTATGATGGCACTTAAAATTCAGACTGCAACTGGTCATAATTACAATGACTTGAAATCAGCCTCTGCTGAAACAATCACAAATATTTTTGCTTCCAACATAAGGTCAGAAAACCATGGGTATGTTAATGATCTTGGATGGAGTTGCAATGACTCAAGCAAGCCGGATGTGGTGCTAACCAGGATGTTCGAATCAATTAGTCCGTACCCAAAGCATGCTGAGATTTCATGGCACATAAATAGCAAGACCAACATGGTAAGGCTGAAAAAACAAACTTCATTTTAAGAGGATTTTATGCCATTAACCATGAGCGATATAATTACAATAAATGTAAGTGAAAGCACAATACAAAAAGCAAAAGAAATAAGAGAAGAAAGAGACAAGAAATACGGAAATATTTTTCCAGAAGAAGAGTCAGATATGAGATGGGTTGGCGAGATTGGTGAAATCGTAACAAACAGCCTCCTTAGTCACATAAGCAAAGAGCATACTAATTGGATTCTTGATGATGTGACATCGAGAGGGGATTTCAGCTTCTTTAATCTTGAAATAGATGTCAAGACAGTAAAAAGGCGAGTTCCAATAAGGCCATGGTACAAAGCCCAAATATCTCAAAGCCATGCGGAAAAAAACGTAGACTATCTTTTGTTCACTTGTTATGAGTACCCAGTTAAAAAACTTCATATACTTGGTGCAATGAGTAAAAACGAGTTTTTGAGCAAGTCAGAGCATTTTAAAGAAGGTGATTTTGTTCACAAGGATTATCAAATTAGAAAGGGGCATGAGATCTACGCTGTGACGATAAGCGAAATGACTCCAGTTATGGAGTTTATAAGAAAAATTGTTAATGAGTATATAGATAAGGTGGCATAAATGAACAATAAACAAACAAAAATCAAAGATGTCGCAGTTTTGCTGGTGTTAATGTTGCTATCCATTACTGCATTTTCTTTCCTGGAATATCCTGCTCTAAAAGCTGGGTATAACTCTAACGGCGGCTCATCTATTATTGCTTCAATTCTTCTAGATGAGGTTTTTTCTATCATTAGTCTTATTCGAGACTTTAATGCGGAAAATCTCTTGCGCTTCATGTATTGATTGGAGTCTTTTTTTGCTAATGGGTTCGTGATATAATAAATCAAATAATAATTTATGGTGCTCATTATGGCAAAAACAAACCTTGGATTGCTTGCGATTCACAATATAAGAGAGAGCGGGGTTCGCTATACGCATAAGCTGGGTGGCATTCCGTGCCCATCAATGGCCGTTGTTAGGAACGACACTGGAATGTCAAGCTTTGGCGAGATCACTCTTTTAGCTAATCCTGCACTAATCAACCCAAGAAAGGTTGCTGTTTTTGATTCTGATGTAAACTCAAGTCGCGTACCATCAAGTTTTTTCAAGGTTGATAATAAAGGACTGGGTAAAAAAATAAAGGAACTACTCATTAGTTATCCTGAGTTTGATGATGCATCACTAGAGAATCAGATCATCAATGATTTCAAAAACAAAAATTTCAGAGATATAGCCAACTCAATAGGAACATCAACATATCTACTCGCTCTTTCGTTTGCAAAGGAGGTTGGTTACTCTCCTAGAGTGCCAATGAAAACAAAAGAACCAGCAGTAGATCTTCTTAATAATAGGCGCATTAGAGGTTGGTTTGGTAAAAATCACAATCTTGAATTTAACTCTGATAATAAAAACATTTCTCAGCTTTGTGAATTAATCAACGAGGAAATAAAAAACATTGTTGATGATGAGGTAAAGTGGAGCGAGAAAAGACTGCGAAGAAAAAACATTAATAATGAGCAAGTCATCATTAATGAATTGCAAGAATTGAGCAGAGAAAGAACAAGCGAACTAAAAAGAAAATATATTTCGAATAATGGTGACAGGATTCATCCTAGCCCTCATTTCTTTATGCTAATGAAAAACGAGTGTGAAAAAATAAAATCAGGAAAAAACAAGGTTATTGATCACTCTAAATTATACTCTTACATTGAGAGAGTAATTTCAAAAAACAAAGAAAAATATATATCATGGATTGAGGCTAATTTTAGCCACGTTATTCATGGGGAATACTTTAGAGCAGAAAGAAAAAATGGAGAAGGATACACTATAAAAGAGCACAATCTTCAAAATCTTGTAAAAGAGATGAGTGTCGGAGCAAGGGATTCAGAGGGGTTTAACTATGGTGCTGGGAACATAAGGTCACTAATTTCAAAACAATTTAGAACTTATGATCAGATTGAAGGCTGCATTAATAAGATTACGGATCAAGATAGCTTTGATAAAGAAAAAGACAGGCTTAACAACAGGGTGATCGAAACTGCTGAATTCTTCAAGGATCATCTTATTTACAAAAGAAGCATGTTTGAAGTTATTGATATATTTTGTGAGGCAACAAAGGACTACATCAAGAAAGGAGAGCGCGGCTGGCTTGAATACTACAATAAATCTAGCCTTGAACACATTAATACAGTAGATCAAATGATTAATGAGATACGTAGCGCACCAACCACCTATTTTGAGGCGAAGTTCAAGTCAGCCGTGCCACTATCATCATTTGAGGTTGCGATTGTACCAACAGATATAAGCAAGGATGTTCTGAAAATTCTGGTTGATAACGGACTTAAAATCACTAAGTACGAGAAGCATAATGAAAATGATCGTATCGCAGCCATCAACTGTCACCAGGATTTAATGTTTGGACTCAATGGACAAACAGAAATACCGGAGAGAGTATATACTGGACGCTCAAGAAAGAAAAATGTGGAATCTGAGCTGTCAATATAGTGACATTATTTGATTTTACTAATATAATCCTGCCAATGTAATGCGGCAGGATTTTTTTATGAATGATACCGAGTATCTTGTTTACAAAATCATGACAACAGTTGAGCTTGCCTTTCAATTCTCTGAGTTGCCAGCAAATTCTAAAAACGCATTTATAAAGCGCAAGATTCTAAAAATGAATTTAGATGGTCAGATTGATAAGAAGGCCCATAAATATCTTCTGACCAGAGTGAAATACAAAGAGCCCGCAGCTGCTTATCTTTGGGATATGTTTTATGAGCAGTTTTCAAGGAGTTTCGCTGTGTGTCAATCACTATCGAGCCTTAATGATATAGAAAGATTAAATCGACTATTTGAGGAGATGACTGACTCTGGATACTGTACAGTTTTTGGAATTAACGAAGAGTTTTCTCCATCAAATGAACAATCTAAAATGATTTTATCAAAAGGGCTTTTAGCTATCCATGAGAGTCAAATTCTCCGAATTGAGAGTGATGGAAACTTTCCAGACGAAAAATTCATAGTTTTGACAGCATATGGAAATCAAGAGCAGTTTTCTCAGATAATGGCAAAGCTTCAAAAATATGGTTTTGGGTGCATTCCTGATGCTCACAATGGAGCTGGGGCATCATTCATAAAGGTAAGATCTTCTGCAAAGTATTGCTTGACAGAAAAAAGCCCCACTTAATGGGGCTTTTATTATGCGATTGCAGAAAGAGACATCGCTGTTTTTCTAATAATTTCCAATCTTGAATTTGATGTTAGTTTGTCATCAATCTTGCTTATGTGTCCAAGCTCAAGACTCCGATCATTCATTTTAAGCTCAGAAATAAATCTGCTTTTTGGTCTGTAATCTTCCCTTTTTCCGACATACTTTTCTCTCGGCACAGACGTTAAAAGATGAACATTCTTAATGCATCTTGTTATGCCAACAAAAAACAATCTTCTTTCAGCCTCCATATCTGGGGGTTGGTTATTATAAAAATAAGGGAATGACTTTTCTTCAAGTGATGGAATTATAACCGTATCCCATTCCAGGCCCTTTGATTTATGTATTGATGTTATCAACACATGCTCTGCATTGGCATCCTTCTCTTTTGATGCCATGCTCTTAATCTTTTCAATCTTTTCATGAATTGAGCCTGGTGTCTTTTCTACAAATGAAGAAAAAACACTGCACCTTTTTATTGATTCATCTGCATCGATTTCTATCAATGATGATGACTGAATCCAGTCGAATAATTCTGTTCTTTTAATGTAATACTCAACAATGCTTTCCGTTGCCCTTCTTGAAGCCAATCTGCTTTTTCCGAGGTGTTCTATCTCAGACAGCATCATGCCTCTTTCCGATATCTTTTCTTTGTGAAATTTATTTACTGATGGAGGAAGCATTCGACAAATATCGTCAAAATACCCGCTATCCTTCTTTGCCATCTTGGCTGCAATCTTGCAAATAACATCATTCTTTAATCCAACATGTGGAAACTTCAAGATGGATTTGATTTTTTCACATCTTTCATTTTCGCTCATTTCCTTGAACATGCCGCATGATAGTTCCATGATAGAAAGAAGAGTTTTAGCCTCATTTGACTTTAGAAATTCAATGCCATTTGAGATGTAATATTCAATGCCCGCCTCGATAAATGCCAGCTCTATAGAGGCGGAGTGGCTATACATTCTAACCAAAACAGCAATGTCGCTTAGTTTTTTTCCTTTCGCTTGGTGCGCCCTTACTATTCTAACTGCCTCTCTGCCATGATCGGATTTTTCTACCAAATGAATCTCAGATTCGCCACAATTATCATTCGACTTGCATACAGTAGGGAATCTTTCTTTGTTGTTTTGTATTAGGTTGTTTGCATATACAGAAACCCCAGAGCCATATCTAAATGTCTCTGTCAGAGGAAGCATTTCGCAACCAGGAAAGTCTCTCTTAAAATCATGTAGCATGATTTTTGGATCTCCACCACGCCATTCATAGATGGCCTGATCAACATCCCCAACAACCATGACCTTTGCCCTTTCACCTGCCAAAATTTTCAGCAGAACAGCCTGGCAATAGTTGGTATCCTGGTATTCATCTACAATAATGTAGTCTTTGTGATTAGAAATAAGACTAGCTGCATCAGGATTATCTCTTATCAAAACAACCAAATCATAAATAAGATCAGAGAAAAAACGAATTTTTTCTTCGTTTCTGATCTCTTCAAAGACGCTGTAAGCATCAATAAAAACCTCTGATTCATCATTGATGCCCATCAGTTTAAAAACCTCGCGAGGGCTCTTAAGCGTGGATTTAACCATATCAATGAATGACACAAATGTATCGACATCCAGCATTTCGTTACTGATATAGGATTTCTTCTGGTTTTTATTTTCTTTTTTTGCCTGCTCAGCCATGACGATTTTTATAGCTTCCATTGCCATAAAATCCCGCACTTTGTCATTTGGCTCAAGCTTGTAGTCGCCAATAAGTCCACGCTTTGCGTAAAACTTGCAAAGATGCAAGCATAATGAGTGAAATGTTCTGATGTCTGGCAGAGACTCAAATTCGTCACCAGCAGCCTTTTTAAGCCTTGAAACAAAATCCTTTTGGGCGCTACTCCCAAACATCATAACGGTGATTCTGCGTGGATCAGCACCGTTACGTAGAAGATAAACAATGCGCTGAGCCAGTGTAGATGTCTTGCCAGCGCCAGGGCAGGCCATGATGATTGCATGACCACCATCATGCTGAATGATTCTGTTTTGATCGTTAGAGAATTTCATGCAAGCCCCCATAAGTTAATACATTAAACTATACCATATATATATTTTCTGTCAAATAAAATGCCGCCCTTTCAAGGACGGCTAGAACGAGAAGTGATTTTTTGCTAACTAAATAAATATTTACTCATTAAATATTTTAGGCGCTCATTGCAAGACTTCCTGGAGATGGAGAACCTGCAAACTTCATGGCATGCTCGCTATTCTTTCCGATCTCCTTTATGTACTTATTCTCACCAGTCATCATTGAATGCGAAACAACAACGCCTGTGGGGTCTAGAAGAACAATCTTATCTACAGCCTTCATGATGCGCTCTTTTTCAAACTCATTTGTATCTATATAGATAAAATCACCGCAACCATCTAGATGAAATGAGCTTGAGTGAATACCCCTTTGACCCAGCTCATGCATAAGGTCTGTTACAAAAATTTCGGTATCAAACTTTCCCCTTGATGATGATAGCTCTATTTTAATTCTATTTTTTCCTATAACGTCACCACCAAGAGCCTCATAAACCTCATAGGCTTTCTCAAGTTTTTCTTGGTTTTTATTTAGGAGTATTTCTGCGATTCTTATTTTTACATTATTTAACCTTGAATCTAAGCTGCCAGTGGTAAGCATTGATTCATATCTTGCAGAAACCATGACAAATCTAGCTCTTTCCGCTTCAATTCCATTAACGCAAAAAATCTTTCCATCTATTCCTATGAATGCATTTGACTCCATCCTTGGGCTTATCACCGATGGATCTACCTCAACTATCGTTTTTACAAGACCGCCTTTACCACACTTACGTTGACTTATTTCATACCGACAAAATGCTGCTATGGCTGATTCGTGATTTTCTGCATAAACACCATAGCTTTCTACATAATCGCCTTTTTTTATTCTAATCAACCAGCTAGGGTTGTGTGACTCACTCTTGTTGCATATGTCAGCTATCTTAATACCATTCCTAAAGCTTCCATTTCTTGCTATCAAAACTTTATTATTCATATGCCTCCCAAAAATACACTGGGTCACGCAATAGCATGTATTGAAGACCATCTCTATATATAATAATTACAGATGCAAGTAACATCAAGAGATTAATGTAATCAAGTTACAGTTTTTAATAAATCACACAGAATAATATCAAAAATATCTAATTGGCACTGTATATCTTCGGCAAAACAGTGATATAATTATTGCAATAATAATTATAAGAGGCCAAAACAATGAAGAACGCCCCAGAAATGAACCTAAGCAGGGAAGTTTCAAGAAAAATTCTTTCAGAGAGCGCCAACAAAAACGGTTGTGTCGAGCTCTGCAATGTCGGAATCAATACAACGGTTTGCACTTCATCAATCGATGTTAAAAAAACATTCTATGTTAATGCTTTTAGTGTTAAAAAAGATGGTGTTGATGGGTTTTTGTTTAACAATGTGAACAATGAAGATTTTCACGCTGATTTTTACCCTTCTTCACTTGTTATTGGCTCAAAAGAAATAATCAGAGAAATACCTGTTGGAGACCTTACTGATAAGAAATTTCTTGATGAAACAGGAAAAAGGAAGGACTACTTTAGCAACCTGAAAGAGAAAATCGCATCCGAAAAAGAAAGGACGCTGGAACAAAACTTTTCGGTAAGAGGTCTTGTTAACAAAAACATCGGTCGTGTTTATGATCTGCCAGAGACATTGGCTGAGTTTATGAGCCTGGGCAAAACAGATCAAAGCAAGATGTACGATACTGCAACATATATAATCAACAAATATAATGGATATCATGATGAATTTGGAGCCAAGCCACTAATTATCGTTGATTCTGCCAAAGATGAGGCCGCCCGAATTAGGTCTACATTTGAGCAGATAGAAATGCAGGCAATTGCACTTAGGCACAACCTAAGTATTGATTTTGAAGAAACAAATGACAGGGCTATCATCACCGTCACTGACGGAAAAGATACTGCTCTTTCCAAGTTGTTTGTTCCTGTGAAGCACTCATCAATGTCAGTTAACTTTTCTGATGGTGATAGCTTTGATTTCACGGAGAATCTTTCTGTCAGCCAGCTTGATTTTTACGATAAAAAAACCATTGTTGTGGAAAGAGGCACAAGGATGGAGCCCGATGAATCCTTGTTCTTTGATGTTTATGCTAAGTTGACAAATTATCTGTACTCAATGCAATGGGATGATCTTCCATCACTTAGCTATGCAACAATGGACGGCAATGAGATTCACAACCAGGATGATCGGAACTCATTGTTTCTAACCAAAAAGTTAATTGATGATGTTGAGCTCATGAGCAACATAAGGGAATCAATTGAGCACCTTTCTGCGACATCAAATGGCTCTCAGGTGAGAAAGCCATCAACAAAAGATTTTGCTGTAAGCTGAAAATAATCGTTTTTTCAATTGTTGAAAGGGGGCCAAGGCCCCCTCTAATATTTTAGACAGACATAAATTTTAAGAATAAAACAAGTCGGTTTATTGACATTTATTTAATTGCTCTTATAATACTTGAATGTCTGCGGTGTCTCCATGAAGGGAGACTAGAGAGGTTAACTTAATGAAAGCGTTGTTTATACTATCCCAGCAAAACATCTATCTTGATATTTGGAAAAGAATTGCATCTAGCCTGGGCTTTTCCAAGATCGATGTTGTGTCTACTGGCGAGGATGCAAACAATGCCTTTGTGCAAGATAATGACTATAACCTGGTCATTTGTGATGACCATCTTTATGGCCGCTTAAATGGATGTGTGACATTCGAAGGACTTCGACTCTCCAAGAGGATGAAATGCACTACCGCGTTCATGTTAACCTCATCTGGAACCATATCTGATTTTTACATCATGCCGTTAAGAACAAGGCCCGATTTTGTAGTCACAAAGCCATACAACAGCAAGGCTTTTGAGAACGGAATTAAGTGCTGTCTTGAAAACCTGAAAGAAACCATGTCTATCAGGGAAAAAATTTGCGAAAGCGACAATGAAGATGCATTAAATGACTGCATTGCTGCAAACAAAATAAAGCCAAATGGATGGATCCGCAATCTTCATTGTGAAATCCTATTTAGCTCTGGAAAGTTCACTGATGTTATTGATTTTTGCTTAAAAGAGATCAGGGAGTACAAGAGTCATTGGGCTATCATTTTGCTTGTCCAGGCTTACTTGTCCATTGAGCGGCATGGAGACGCAATTAAGCTTATCAATGGATTGCCAGAAGCCCTGAAAAGCAGCGCGACCGTCTTGAGGTTGCTGTCAGAGTGCTATGTCTCAATTGGTCAGTTTGACCTCGCTTCAACATACTTAAACAAGGCAATAGTTTCCTGCCCTGATAATCATAGCTTTTATGATTACCAGGCTGAGGTTTCCTTTGCTGATGGAGAGTATAAGCTTTCTCTTCGTTCTATTATGCGCTCTATTGAGATGACGATGGACACTCCGATGGAGAGTAAAGAGCGATATTCCAAGCTGTCAAAAATGACATTCAAGTACAGCGAGCAGGATGGAGAAAAAGATAGTAAGTTGATGGCAAACACAGGCAAGCTAATGTCATTCGGGTACAATAAATACCCAACAATGCACGAGTTTAATCTTTGTGCTCAAATGTTTAGCGTGTTGGCCTTACAGTATAAAGGAGAGGTTGAATCTGCTGCATTTCAGTTTTCTGAAATGGTTAATCATTTTTCTGCCAATGAAGATTATGTGATGGATTCGATCATTGCCTGCCAGATTTTATCTCTTTCAGATGGGCTTCCTCTTTCTTTATCAACCAGGGAGCAGGTTGCGGCATGGGTTGCATCAGATCAACCTACATTATCTGAACAGCGATCACGCCCTCGGGTAAATGTAATGGAAAGAGCAGACATGCTTTTTGCTCAAGCATCAGTCGCATTCAAAGAAAAGCAGCTTGATGAAGCTGAAAGACTCATTCAAAAAGGGTTAGTTTTAGTTCCAAGTCATTCTGGCCTGAATATTTTACTCATAGAGATATTCCTGGAGCTCTCGCTGAGAAACATGCATGGAATTGATCGTCTTATCAACAATTCATTCCGTTGCTTTGAGAGAATCCCTGTGCAAAAAGAGGATAGCCCGCTTTATCAGCGATATCTCACAATCAAGAGTGAGCTTCATAGAATATCAATGAAAAAACTGAATGATTAAAAAAACCGCCGTTAAGGCGGTTTTTATTTTCCTTACCACAAGTGGTAAGAATTATTCCCAGTTTCTACTGGGCGTATACTGTAATCTGGTTTTTTTCTGCATACTGTTGCAGATCCGCAATCCAACCAGGAAACCCTAGCGGAGACAATTTTGTAATCTCATCTAGCCGATGAAATCCTGATAGTACGCCATGTGCTTTCAGTTTTTCATAAATCTCTTTGTGTGGAACAACATCTGGATCCCATAGGTAGACATTGCACTCATTAGTTATATTAAATATACTTCCCCTCATACTACACCGCCATGAAGATTTAAAAATACTCTCCTTGATAGCAATATAGTCAGGCTTTATGCCATGTCAATTGCTCTGCTCGAAAGATCCCGTTCCTTTTTTAATCCTGACATTATCCTCTCAAAAAATCCTGGTTTATCGGGCTTAATGGACTTAAATGGGTTACCAATAGCCTTGCCATTCTTTGCTGCTTTTAGCTCATTTAGCTCAGCATCAAGGGCTTTTTTGATTGTGCTAACTGTATAGTTTTTGACCTGACTTTGAAGCTCTGGGTCTCTTGAGAAATTCTCAGACAGGTTGTGCTGTATTTTAATGTTGTTTGTCGGACTTCCATCGCTCTTCAAATTGATTAGAGCCACCCTATGGTTTTTCATTGCTCCAACCATGAATGCAAAAACCTCAACTGGCAACTTATCCAGGTTGATTTCTGACTTGGCGATGCAAATAGGATGACCAAGCGAATTCTTTCCTAGACGAAAATCAAACTTGAGGTTTTCATCAGATAGAAGATTGTTGATACCAATTTTTTCAACAGCATTTAGCATGATGCTGATTTTTTCTGGCTTCCTTGGCGTCATATCTACATGCCTTATTATTGTTCTTATTAATCACATGGTAAAACAGGTATTTATTAAATGCAATAATATGTTTATTAAATAAGTGAGATACTTGACTTTTGATACCATCATCTATATATTATGTTGATATATAATTCATTCAACAATGAGGTCTCTAATGGACTGTCGTTTACAGCTTGGTAAGTTCAGATGCCTCATTATTGAGAGGCATCAGCTTTATGCTCATTTCATTCGCAGGACACTTTATAACCTGGGGATCAATAGTGTTCGCATAGAGACCGATCTCGGCTTTTCATTAAAGCTCCTTGAAAGGAGCCAGTATGAGCTTATCATTGCCGATTGGGGCATAAAGGATAAAGATACTGGTCTTAGCCTTATCCAGAGCTTGCCATCAAGCCAGCGAGACATGTACTCAATCATCTACACATGCAATGAGAATAGCCGCTCTATGCTTTCTGCTGCCATGGCAGAAGGGCCAGAGGAGCTAATCCTTCATCCTTACTCAATGAAGGTGCTTAGAACCCATATCTTGCGTGGTTGCGAGAACTATCTTGCTACAATCGATATTCGCAAATCACTTTGTGACAAAGAAACTGGTGTTGCATCAGCTCAGTGTGAAGATTTGATGGAAAGAGATGACCTTATCGGGTACTGGGCGACCAGGAAGCTGACAGAGATCTATCAGCACTTTTCCAATTATGAGTCAGTCGAAAAAATCAGCAGGGCTGTCCTGCAAAAGCGGAATGCAGAATGGGTTAGGATTGCACTAATTAATGCGCTCTATGAGCAAGGAAACCATAATGATGCCCTGGTTGAAGCGAAGGAGTATGTTGATGTATGTGGATACTCTGCAAAGCCATACCAGCTTCTAGGAAAGTGTCACAATGTCATTGGTGAAAAAGAGAAGGCGCTGTCTGCTTACGAGCAGGCAAGGAAACTTGATCCAAATGATTTTGACACTTTGATCTCCTGTGCTGCGATCAGCATGGAGCTTGGAATGCATGACAAATCCATTTCAACCTACAAGCGGGCCTTGCAGATTGCGTCATCAAGTAGAAATGAGACGCCAATGCTGTACATCAATCTTGCTAATGTCATCAGGAAGAAGAATGAGGATCTTGCCTCTCTGATGGGCATAAGAAAGGGAAGAAACCCGATTGATGAGGCAAATGACATTATCAACATGGGGGCAAAGAAGTTCCCTCATGATGTAATGATACAGGTTTATCGGGCAATCATTTCTGCAAAAGCAGAAGAAAGCAGAGGTAACAGGAGCGCAGCCAACGTAATACTCAGCAATGCACTCTTTAATCATGAAACCTACTTGCATAGTGATCATGATGTGGCTGCTGACTTTTTGCTTGCGATGAACTCGGCTGGCAATGTTGAGCAATCAAGAGACCTTCTCTATAAGCTTGAGTTTAGCGGTCAAATCAAGGCCCTGGATAAGGCTAGAGAGCAGATGATTCGCAATGAGGTTGGCTCTAACCCCAAGTACATGCAAGCATCAGAGCTGCACAGAGAGGGCCGAGATCTCCTGAAAAAGAGTTCATCACAGCAGGCTATTCGAAAGTTCAAGCAGGCCGTAGACATCTGCCCATTGTCTTTCTTGTTCAATATCAGCTTTATTGAGTGTGGTGTCATTTATATGAAGCGATATGCTGTGAGGGAGTCTCTCATTAATGATTGCAGAAACTCCCTGGCATTAGCGGCCACGCTAAAGACAACAGAGATTGAAAACACCGCATATCAGCGAGTTAAAAATGAGTTTGATGAGTATGTAAACTCACTTCCGCTTTCTATTGTGATGCAAAAAAAAGCATCATCAATTTACTGACAGGAATCTACAGCAAACAAAAAGGCGGCCAATGGCCGCCTTTTCTTATTCTTCTTCGTCTTGCGGAGATGTTTGTGCCACATCTTTATCTTCTTGATCTTCATCAGATTCAGAATCAGCATCCGTATCAGGGCCAGACAAATCACCAGAAGCCAGCTTTCTTACATCACACGCATCTTGCTCAACAAGAGAGAGGTCGAGACCTTCAATTTCAGCTGCAAGATCTTTCAGTGCCTTGGCAATCCATTCGTTGTCAAACTCATACTCGCCAGACTTTTGGAGCTTAACTTCAATTTGAACGCTGTTAATCCTGGTTCGAAGAACCTTGCTTTCCTCATTAGGCTTCCTAATCCTGATAAAGTCTTTCTTGCCATCAACCAGAACCATCTGCCACTCGCCATCCACCAGAGAGAACCTGACAAGATGACCTGATGCGGCTTCGAATTCAGAGATATTTTGAGCCATTGCATCTTTAACAGCATCAATATCAGGATTGAGCTTCAACATCATTTTGAGCGAAGCAGAGAGGGATTTAAAAACGAGAGCGTCACTTGATTTTAGTGCCATTTCAATACCTTTTGTTATTGTTTTTATCGAGAGGTTTTATTGTATAGTTACCATATTTATTTTGCAATAATTATCGATTTTTTCGAGCATTGTTTTTGTCTATGGCTTCGCACATGATATAATTGTTGTAAAAATAAGAACAATAAAGGGTAAGTCATGTCATCAAAATCAAGATACCAGCAGATGTTTGCCTCAACGCTATTCAAAGAAGCGCCAAAAAACATCAAGGATAACATACAAGAAAATATCAACTGGGCAAGAAAAACATTAAAAAAGGATGACAAAATCACATGGTTTCTTAGGATTTTCAAATACAGGATGTTGAAATCCGCGATGAATGTTTCCAGTGATGGTGCCAATGAGGCTATTTTCCCTGACTTTGAAAATGGAAAGAGACAAACAACTCTGATGCCAGTTTCAGACAGTAAGTGGATCAAAAAATTCGAAAATGAGCATGATGCTTCTGCAAGTGACATTTTAGAAAACCTCATGACTGAAAGGGCGATGGAAGACCTATCTCTTAGGCTTGAGCACTTTATGGATCTTAGGATTCATTCTGTCAAAAATCATGCCTTTGATTCCCAATCTCCGTCTCAGATACTTGATGAGCTGAGTGATCTCGAACAAGAATGGATGGACAAGACAGCAAACCGCTCCCTTGAGGAGTATGGTGAAGTCGTCATGGAAACAAAGGACGGATATACCTGGTTCGATCTGCAAACGCCAGGTTGCAAAAGAGAGGGAGACGCAATGCATCATTGCGGTAACGGCTATGGTCGCCCAGGACAAAATGTGTACTCGCTAAGGAGTAGAGATCCTCTTAGAGACAACCACTGGATACCCCATGTAACACTTATTATGAACGATGTCTCAAAAGGCCATACAGGAGAGATCAAGGGGTACGGAAATGAAAAGCCAGATGAAAAATACTGGCCTTCAATCGTTGAGTTCTTAAAGACAGATCTCGTTAATAAAATGGATGGCGGAGGGTATAAGCCTCAAAACAACTTTATGCTATCCGACCTAAGCACAGAAGAGATTAAAGAAATTTCAGAAGTTAAGCCATCTCTTGTTTCGTTCTATGACCATTGGTTATTCAATGGCAAGGAAGTTAATGAACGAGTAATCAATGGATTATCAGAAGCAATTGGACTTAGCGAAGAAGATAAAGAAAGGAATGCCATTGAGATTTTTTCTGGCGATGACCTGGAAGACTTTGCAGATACATTCAAGCTAAAAGAGCTTGGTCGCTATGTTGAAACAATAAAAGAAGGTTATTTTGATGTCGGCGATGTCGCCATTGATGAGTATGAATGTGAAACAGTGCTTGACAATCTTATAAGCGAAAATCACGAAATTATCGGTATTGTCCAGGCATACCTTGAAAGAAACTATGCTGAAATTCTTGAAGATGAAGGCATTGATATAAGTTCAGGCAGCGGGATTTTAAAGGCTGGAATTTTTATTGAAGATTATGAATCTGACTCAACCATTCAAGAGGCGTTATTACGCGCATCAGAGAGTTCGGCAGAGTCTGGAGCATACTCTGAGCTGTATGATGCTGTTAAGGCAACAATGGATGCTGTAAATACAACGCTTGAGTGCAATGGTCTATCATATGAGCACATCAATGACAAATGGAAGTTCGAGCTATCTCCACAAGATTTGCTGAAAAGATATCATGCAATAAATGAAGAATACGGAAAAAATTATTCTGACGAGGATATTATTGATTGCGTTAAAGAAGAGATTAGAGACAATGAGAGCTTTAGTGATCTTGATGTACCTTATTATGGTTTTTCCGGTGAGGATAGGGAGTCTCTCAAAGAGAGGTTGTTGGAAGTCCTATTTGAAAATCTAGATGATTTTCAGAAGGAATTGGAGGCAGAGAAAAGCCAAGAGATTGTGCTCAAATCACCATTCACTACTGAACAAAACAGAGAGTCTGCTGAAAAAATGTTTATTAAGAAGCACTCAAAAAAAGAACCTGAGATGGAAATTTAAATAATGAAAAAAAATCTTGATAAGAATGCAAAGCCATCAATGATGCCATTTAGGGATTACTACAAGATTATTAATGGCAATAATATTGAGCATGACAGTTCAGCCTATGGCTACACAGTAGAGGAAATGAACAAGAACTATCTAAAAGACGGGTTTATTAAAGTTGTAAATAACTTTACCCTGGCAGGAATTCGCTTTGAGCTCAGAGAAAAAACCATTGATCGTCATGCGAGCGAGTATGTCACTCATGATAAAGAAGGCAACCTCAAAAGAGACAGTAATGGTAATGCAGTCATGATGACAGCAGAAGAGAAGGCCATTCGCATACCAGATCGCTACCGCACAGAAAATGCCATTTTTAATGCACATACTGGTGATCTTGTTGCATTTACTGCTGATGAGTGGGGATGCCGCCTTATTGCTGTTGCGAAGGAGTATCAGGGCCTGGGTCTTGGTCATGTCATCAAGATGGAGAATATCAAGCACCACCCTTTCGGCTACACTGGCGGAACCACGCCAGCAGGGGATGCCATGATCTTCAAGTGCTATCAGGAGCTTGTATCCAGGTCATTGCGAAATGGAGAGTACCGCGAGGCTTACCTCAGCGGTAAAATGAGCATGTCTGATATAAACAGTATCCTTGAGTCAGCACTTGTGACCAAGAATGCTTTCCAGAGGGCCTACGAGAGCCCAATTCGATTCTATGAAATCAAGCAATACTCCCCAGCAAAAAGAAAGGATGTCGTCAATCTAGATGTCTTTAGCAAAAAAAATTGCCTGTTTCATATCGACTCAAATGTGGCCATAATCTACAGTCCAAAAATATTTGAATTGTTAAAAAATGAAGATAAGTATGATCACTTTATTGAGAAGGCCATCAAAGGGTACGTATATGTCGGAGGGGTTTATGACACATCAGAAACACCAAAACTTTTCAGGATGCATGCAGAAGACGAGAAAACACGACTTCTTTTAACAGAAATTATGCTTAACAAAGCCAAAGAAACCAACGAGAAGATCCGATTCGACAAGGAAGATGTTCTTCTTTGCAGGGAGAGGTTCGGTGATAACTTCAAGTTCAAGAAGGATAAATATGACACCATGTTTGAGGTCAATATTGAACATCCAACAATGACAGGACTCAAAGAAATTGCGTTTATTGAAAGAAAAACAAGGAAGTCAGTAGATGCGTTTGATGAGCATTGGTACAGGATTCAAGAGATCGCATATGCACTTGGAGAGAGCAGTCATGAAAAGGAACTGGAAAAAGAGAGAGAGCTGAAAAACAGCAAAAAAACAAGTGAATACGGATATGGTGTTGGGTATATGTAACAAAAACCACTCCCGCCATGAGGCGGGAGAGCTTTAATCGGATGGTGCATTTCTGTTGAACTGCACCATCATTCGATTCACTCGGCAGCAGCAGCCTTGATCTCGAAGTCTTCCAGGGTTTTGGAGCCTTCGGCGATAGCATCGGCAATTGCGCGAGGCTGACGGCCCTGACCAGTCCAGGTCATGCGCTCGCCATCTGCATTCAGGTATTCATACTTTGCAGGGCGCGGAGCGCGTTTTGCTTTTTGCTTGGTGGTGGTAGTGGTTTCTACACCAGCGATCAGATCTGCCGGATTAATACCTTCTTCCTTCATCAGCTCACGGAATTCAGCCAGTTTTGCTTGGCGAGCTTTTTCCGCTTCGATCTGCTCTTTCTCTGCTTCATATCGCTCTGCGCGAACAGCAGTCAATTTTTCGATGGCTTCATCGATCTGATCGATAGTCAGCGGTCGAACAGCTGCACGAAGGCTACGTTGGTTCAGCAGGGTTTTTTCGAATTGCATTTCAGTGTTGCTCATATTCATTTCCTCGTAATTGGTAGGTACGAGTTAAATCTAATATTTCTTTCTTTCATTGTCAACAAAGAAATAGGTTTTTTTTCAAATTCAGTCTTTTTTTTCTTATTTCATCATTATTCTGTTGCTGTCGCTGGTTTGATTAAACGGTTTGTTGCTAGTTACACCATGTTCTATTAGCCCTCATTTTGGTGGGAGAGGGCATACCCATGGTTGATTTATAGCTTTCTTTTTCTTCCTGATTCAGCTCTCTCCATTTCATCTGACTGGACATACACTCTGTCTGTTGTTGCCAAACTTGCATGTCCAAGATCATCCGATAGATGTTTCAATGGCCTGGAACTCACATCCATTGACGCACCTGTATGTCTAAGCCAGTGGGATGTCGCCATCTTTAATTGCTCTGCTTCTTTGATAAAACCATCTTCTTTCATTTTTGATACAGCAATATCAAATGATTCTTCGACAATCCTTGTGGCCTGTCTAATGCTCACACCGCCCTGTCCTTTGAGCTTGTGGATCAGTGGTTCTTTCTCACCTACAGGAATGTCATCAGGAAGCCCTCTGGAGCGTCTGTAGCGAAGGAGGTAGGGTATCAAGGCATCCGACATTGAAACGCTTCTGAGCTTGGAACCCTTGCCGTAAACGAGTATCCACCAGTAGCCATCCTGGTTCTCTATGTGAGACATGAGAGGAGCCCATTCGCTTCGCTCTGCTATCTCCGAGATCCGAAGGTAGCAACTCTTCAACAAAAGTATTGCAAAGAGGTTTCTCTCATATCGAGCGTCTTTGTTTGCAGCATCCTCAATTGTGTCAAGAACAAACCCCCATTCGAGCTCTGATAGTCGATGAGATCTTTTAATTGAAACATCCTTGATCAGATAGGGGCTGTTTTTCTTAACAGCTGGAATCGGGTTTCCTTCTATATAACCCTCCAATATCAGAAAATCCAAGAATGAGGTTAGAGATGAAAACATCTTCATGAAGGCTGATGCCGATGGATTTCTCTTGATAGTCCTTCTTCGCTCATTGCTGTTCTCAATGGATCTGAATGGACGCCATCGAGGGTTGGGGATCTTTCTTCCACCGCTACCTGGCTCATCAATGAAATGATGAAGCCGATCACTACCTACCCAATCTGACGGCGAGACAACGAAGAAATCAACAAATCCTTCATAGTCAGCTCTCTTTAGCTCAGCCAGGGATTTCTTTTGGATTAGCCAGCTCCACAACAGGAGCCTCTCAATCTCTGTTCTGAGGGCATTATAGGTTTGTTCACTTTTTCTACCCATAAGGAGAAGGTATTGAATGCTCATCTTGTAATCATCCTCTGCACCAGGTACAGATTCACACACTTGAGCTATTTTTTGTTCAATTGATGGAGTATCAGAGGGATATGGCGCACGTTGATTCAAGTCTTTTATGCTTGAATACGAATCAAAAATTGGGAATGGAGAGGTTTCTTTGGCATCAGTCTTGCTGGTATTCATCGATTGCTTCCATTTTTGATGGTTAGCTTAAGCTACAGCGTTCAAGAATACTGAATCCACCAAAAATAGAAAGGGCCACTCTACCTAGAGAGGCCCCATTGTTTTGCTAAACTCAAAAAAGAGACATTTGACCCTGTTCTTTATCTGGAGACTCTTTTTTTGATACTGGCTTTTCAGCCACAACATGATCCGGTTCTGTGCTCTCCGCCTTCGGCTTTACATCTATGCCATAACGCTGGCTCATGGCTTTACATGCCGACATGCTTCCTTTGCTGTTTTCTACTTCTTCGATTTCTGCATTAGTCAGTCCTAGCGGATCCCTCTTAATAGCACAAAGAAGCATATTGACCACAGATTGCTCTTTAAACTCAGAAATCCTTGTTCCGATCACGCCTTTGATTTTTTCTGCGTTTTCCACCAGGTTTTGCAGTGAACCGTAAGTGTTCAACAGCTTTGCCGCCGTTTTGTCTCCAACACCATCAACACCAGGAATGTTATCGGCTGCATCCCCCTTTAGCGCGAGAAAATCGACAACCAGTGATGGTGGAACACCTAGCTTTTCAACAACAGCTGCTGAATCCATCAGCGTTTTTACAGACGGATTCATAACCGCAACATCATCCGACACCAATTGAAGGATATCTTTATCATTTGAAAAGATTAAAACAAAGTAGCCCTTGCTGTTGAAGTGTGCTGCCAGCATACCAATTGCATCATCAGCCTCAACCCCTTCCTTCGAGATCACAGGAACCCCAATTGCCGACAGAACTTCTTTCAAGCTCGATTCTTGCTGCTTAAGCTCGTCAGGCATTCCTTTTCTGTTTGTCTTGTAATCAACAAACATCTCATCTCGAAATGTTTTACCTGGCGCATCGAAAACAGCCACAACCTTTTCGGGCTTGCCGACTGGAGTTGACTCTGAAAGCCTCATGATGGCAGAAACGGATGCCTTCATAGACTCAACACGCTGCCCCTTAAAAATTCTAGGTGGCTGAGTGTGAAACATGCGATACAGCAAGTTATTGGTATCGACAATTACAACAGTTTTTTTCATAAAAAGCCCAGTCTTGAGTGTTCAATTATTTTATAATTAATTAATTGGTTACGCAAGGATCAGAGTGCTCTCAATAGAGTAGATATCGCCTGATTCATCGCCGCCGCCAAATTCAACATATTCCCATGCCGTTTTATTCTCCAGTAGGCATCTTATGAGTTTGTTGTTTAGATAGTGACCAGTTTTATATGCATTAAATGAGCCAATAATGCTGCTTCCACTCATATATAAGTCACCAATGGCATCAAGCATTTTATGCCTTACAAACTCATCATCAAATCTAAGGCCATCTGGATTGATGACTTTATAATCATCAATTACAACTGCATTATCAAGAGTTCCACCAAGTGCTAGGTTTTTTGCCCTGAGCATTTCAATGTCTTTCATAAATCCAAATGTTCTTGCTCTGCTGATGTTTTTAGCAAAATTATTGGCAGTTAATTCTATCGATACAGACTGATTTGTTCTTGAAATTGCAGGCTGATCAAAATCAATCTCAAGAGATAGCCTAAATCCAGGTTTTCCCCATATCGCCGGAGATAGTTCTGCCCATTTATCACCATCCTCAACCCTAACGGTCTCTTTGATTTTGATGAATTTTTTAAGGGCCTTTTGTTCTTTTATTCCTGCCGAGGTCAAAAGATAAAGGAAAGGATGCGAACTACCATCCATTACTGGAACTTCTGATGAATCCAGCTCAACAAAAATATTATCAATTCCAAGGGCGCTCAATGCCGCCGACAAATGTTCAATGGTTGACACCCTGACGCCGTTATCTCCAACTAGAGCGGTGCAAAGAAGAGTGTCATGCACCAACGATGCATCTGCCTTGATGATAGTTTTTGGTGACAGATCATTCCTTATGAACACAACACCAGTATTTATTGGTGCTGGCTTGAGATTCATATAAACCCTGTTGCCGGAGTGAAGGCCGACACCTGTTGTACAAATTTCCTTCCTAATGGTTCTCTGTCTTATCATATGAAAGCCTTAGAGTAAGTGCATGTTATTTATGTCATTTTTTGATAGTGGCAGCTGAAAACCTCTTGTTTCAAAAAGGATTCCAGAATCAGAAACCTCAACCACATTCAGATCGTAGAGTGAATCTATAGCCACACTGACTGGCTCTGAAAGTGACTGCTCGCACAGCGGCCTAACAGGGGCAAGGCGACATTCTCCAAGCTGAATATTTAGGCCCATTTCTTTGTTTACAAGCAGGATCAACTCATTCAAAACAGCCTCATCTCTGAATTTTGAGGAAAGGCCGACTAAAATATTTTTGCTATCTAAATCATCAATATTCATAAACGCAGCAAGGAATCCGTTTTTCAACAAAAGGAACCTGTTTTTGCTGGCTACAAAAAGAATGCTTGTAATGCCTTTTGACAAAGCATTGATTTTAATTATCAATTAATACCTCCAGTATCTGATATCACCAGTGTCAATATGAATAAATCCACTTGATGGATAATAACCGACACCACCAATCTTTAACTTTGTTGCAACCTGCCAAATTTCTTTTGCACTAACTCCGGTAATAGAAAAGTCGATAGCTTTACCCCTTATGTGCATGCTTCTATCTGCTGCCTTGTAGCCTTTTCTTTGAAGTAGCTTATTAGTCTCTCTTGTCCTATAAGCAGAGTTAATTTTAATAATCCCCCTACCGTTTGTAGTTACTTCATTAATTACCCATAGTGCATTGAGTAGCTTTTTATCCGCTAAAACAGCCTTGTTTTGCCTGAAATCCCTAAGAAAAACACTAATTCTAAGTATTTCTCTTGTATTGTATGCTCCATCAGAAAGATAAACCGAACTCAAAAATTCTTTAGTATTTGTATTGTATAGCCTCAGATGTCTAGGCTTATTAATGTCAATGGCGGATGCTTCAAATGAAGAAAATCCGATCATTAAAAGCAGTACGTACATGCACTTTTTGAGTGCTGACGTACTAATCATGAGAAGCCTCTTTTCTCTGATATTTTATTCATTGCAGTAGAAAAAACATTCATTTTTTGCCATGTGTTGAGGCTAAGTGTTTTTTCAATTGCATAAATAAATACATTTTTTGTACTCATAAGCACCTCTTTATTTATTTTTATTAATGTGGTGTTGTGTCACCTTTATTTTGCACATAATAACAGCAAAATGTCACCATGGATAGCCAAAGCTGAGTCTTGTTGGGTTAATTTTAGTTATAATAACTGTGTTGGTTCCTGGTTAAATAGGCTAGTCCTCCATTTTACGATACCTGTAGCAGTTCGGGCCTGCTGGGGTCTGGCGCAGTTCACCCCGTTGTCAGCCGACAATCGCTGCCAGTTAGGGCCAGTATTCCATTTCACGCTACCTATAGCAGTTCCGGCCAGCTGGTTCTCTGGTGCAGATCACCTCGTTGTCAGTTAGGGCCAGTATTCCATTTCACGCTACCTATAGCAGTTCCGGCCAGTTGGTTCTCTGGTGCAGATCACCCCGTTGTCAGCCGACAATCGCTGCCAGTTAGGGCCAGTATTCCATTTCACGCTACCTATAGCAGTTCCGGCCAGCTGGTTCTCTGGTGCAGATCACCCCGTTGTCAGCCGACAATCGCAGCCAGTCAGGGCCAGCATTCCATTTCACGATACCTGTAGCAGTTCCGGCCAGCTGGGGTCTGGCGCAGATCACCCCGTTGTCAGCCGACAATCGCTGCCAGTTAGGGCCAGTATTCCATTTCACGCTACCTATAGCAGTTCCGGCCAGCTGGTTCTCTGGTGCAGATCACCTCGTTGTCAGCTGACAATCGAGCTCGATGAGGCCAGATTTCCATTTCACGATACCTGTAGCAGTTCCGGCCAGCTGGGGTCTGGCGCAGATCACCCCGTTGTCAGCCGACAATCACTGTTTGCCAGGGTCAAAATTCCATTTCACGATACCTGTAGCCGTTCCGGCCAGCTGGTTCTCTGGTGCAGATCACCTCGTTGTCAGCTGACAATCGAGCTCGATGAGGCCAGATTTCCATTTCACGATACCTGTAGCAGTTCTGGCCTGCTGGGGTCTGGCGCAGATCACCCCGTTGTCAGCCGACAATCACTGTTTGCCAGGGTCAAAATTCCATTTCACGCTACCTGTAGCCGTTCCGGCCAGCGGGTGCTCTGGTGCAGATCTCCTCGTTGTCAGCCGACAATCGCAGCCAGTCAGGGCCAGCATTCCATTTCACGATACCTGTAGCTATTCCTGCCTGCTGGCACTCATGCGCAGATCCGCCCGTTGTAGCCGACAATCGAGCTTGTTAGGGCGGAATTTCCATTTCACGCTACCTGTAGCCGTTCCGGCCAGCGGATGCTCTGATGCAGATCACCCCGTTGTCAGCCGACAATCGCTGCCAATCAGGGCCAGCATTCCATTTCACTCTACCTGTAGCAGTTCGGGCCTGCTGGGGTCTGGCGCAGATCACCTCGTTGTCAGCCGACAATCGAGCTCGCTGGAGTCAGGTTTCCATTTCACAATTCCCTTGGAGAGGAATTCTAAAAAAGCCCGCTAGTTAAGCGGGCCTTTATGCAAATACCAAAATGGTATCTAGTGCTTATGATTGCCTAAGAGGCAAGTGTTCGCCGCAGTATCCAATGTAAATAACCCCATCAATAATTTTGAAGTAAACACGAATTGTATCTGAGGCAGAGTTAGAAACACCAATTGTAAGGTGCTGTAACATAAGGGTTTTTTCCCCGTTTACCTCAAACTCACGATATGATCTCAGTTCTGGATTCCCAATTACTGTTTCGCTTTCTTTCGCTGAGTAGGCTCCTCCAAACATGGCTTTTGCTTGAGCGTCAGGCTGTCCGCCTTTTATAGCATCCAGATACTCTGTCACTAAAGTGCCGATCAGCCTAGATAGGCGGGCAGACTGCCGGAAGGTAGATGAGCCAGAAGCCGAGCGAAATGCACTTGGAAGGACAACCAGGCGATCTCTATAGAGCACTCCATATGCGGCAAGAATCATCTCTGGTGTAGCATCAGATGGTGAAATCAGAATCGTTCTAAGGGCTTCTGCCTCTTCGCTCCCTAGCGCATCTGATGATGCTTGTGACGACTTAAGCCTGCTATTTGCATCACTCAAAACAATATTTTTCTGGACTTCATTTCTCAGCTTTTCTTCAATCTCTTTTATTTGTGACTCCAGCTCATCACAATGCTGATAAACAGTTTGTAATTCTTCCTTAAGAAGAACCATGTCTTCATTGCCTTCATTTTTTGGCGAGACTTCTTTTTTATCTTCATCAGAATGAGCTGAACTTGTAGTCAAAACTACGTCATCAACGCCAAGCTGCCTGCTCATATTGGAGATAAAATTGTTTTTTTCATCTACGTTTTTTTGATGTCGCTCTTTGGCTTCGCAAAGCTTCTCTTCGAATTTGTCGATACTGTATGTTTTTAGATATAGATTTGTAGCCTCTTTTATGAAGCTCTGGCTTAACTCCAGATATGATGAATACAAGCTATTCATCTTATCCATGTCAGGGAATCCATCCTCTGACTTAGCCATAAGATCTTTTTTCTTTTCAGATATAGATGTCAATTCATCTTTTATTCTGGATAGCTCTTTCAGGTTGTCATATATAAATAAATACTCGCGGCCTGTATAATTAATAGCGGCTTCCATCTCGTGAAAATTAGAGATTCCTCCTATTAACTTGGAAACTTCACTTTTCTTAAATGCCAGGAATGGATCTATTTTCTGATTTCTTAATGGCTCCTCAAGAACGCTCTTGTGAGCCTCATAAAAGCTAACGATTTCTCCAATTCCATGATTGGCAAGACCGCAAACATCCTTCTTGTGTATTTCCAATAGCTTCCTTGAGTAGATAGGAGCAATATTGCCGCTTGTCTCAAGCATAAAAAGAATATCACCAAGAGATTTGCTTTTATCGCCATCAATGATTCCAAGCAAGTCTTCAACAGATCTTTCTATGATGTACTTATCGGTAACTCGCTTAAAATCAAGATCTGAAACACCGCTTAGACCGGAGAAGTCTATTATTTTTCTTGCTCTAGCTATAGAATCACCAATAAAAGAAAATCTGCTCGCAAACTCATTATCTTTTTCAATCAAAGCAAGAACTGGAAGTATTGAATCATTCCAGCTTGAAAATGCAAATATGGCAAGTGCTATTAAATCATACTCTGAATCGGTTAGTTTTTTATCTGCTTTTTTATTGCAGTCAATAAACTCAAATACGGATTCGAAAGAATTAAAAATCCAATGGAAGTCTATGTAGTTGCTTTTTTCAACATCGGCCTCGCTTACAATATGATTAAACCATATGTATTTATCGCAAAGCTCTATAATAGGGTTTTCCATCTCCTCTGGAGTTAAACCAAGAGTCTCCATTACAGACATCATTATGAATACTTCGAGTGAGCGAGAGTAATCACTCGTTTCATTAAGAAAGAAATTTATTTTTTTTCTTATGGAGTATTTTGACATCAAATCTATTAGTTCAGATTTAACCCTTTCTTTTAGCGAAAGTCTTTTTCTTGTTGTTTTCTTTTTTTCTGCTGGAAGTATTTTCCTTACGATATCAAAAATCATTGAGTTGTTATCAAGATAATCTTGAAGCATTTCATGACCACCATTGGCAGTTAAGACATCTGGAAGTCCATCTCCAAAAGAAAAATCACTCATCTCATTTCCTCTTATTAGAGTTAATAAATAACTCAAAAACACTACCAAACATAAAAAGTTATGTCAACAATTTGCTATTTTCTTGCCAAATGGGTAGTTTTGAACTAATATGTATTCATCATAATGTGATCTGGAGCAAAAAATGAGTCATGATGTTGCATTGAATATTGAAAGCGATGATGAATGGAAAGAGCAGGGGTTAATGCCAGAGCAAGATGGTGTAGAAAACCCAGTTGAAAACGAGACCCTATCTGCTCAATTGGAAAAAGACTTCCAATAAAAAACACCCAGCTAAGCTGGGTGTTTTATTTTCTATATTAAATTCCTGGCTCAGAGTCTCTTTCTGCACTCCTGCTTCTGGATTTTTCAATATTTTCTTTGAGCTTTTCATTCCTGAATTCAGTTGTTACTTCCAGATCATTGATTGCACCATTCTTAATGAGCATCATCGCATTAAGCACATCACCCATCATTTTTGATAGGATTTGCTTGCTCTTGTTATCTTGATCGGTGTTATAGATTCTTTCAAAGTGCTGCTTGAAGTCAAACTTCCCGCCCCAGCCAGCTCCATAACTGGTTGCATTTTTGCTGTAGTTATCAAAGAAACCCTGCCATTCATCAGGAAGTTTTCCACCTCTGATCTCGGTCATCTTTTCATGGAGGTCTTTAACCATAAGGTTTGCAACCGACTCTGCGACAACCTCTTCTATTCCATAAGGAACAGAGCCAAATTTGTTTAGAGCGGGACGGCCCAGCATATGCTTTGTTGAGTGTGCCAGCTCATGAGACCACGTTGCATACCTGGCTACTGGGTTAACAAACTGCTCCCTGGTAGGAATGCGAATTGTGTCATGGGCAGGTCTATAAAATGCTTCGTTACCACCTTCATAAGTAGTGATTTTTTGTTGTTCAATCTGCTTATTAATGAGGTTGTCGATCACATCATTCAGATCTGTGTCTTCTGGCTTAAGAACGAATTCTGATTTTTTGGCTCTGACTTCTCTAAGCTTACCAAGAGCCTCGACAGCATCTTTTGAGATTAGGTGCTCAATAGATGAGATCGTCCAAACCGGATGAGAAACGAATGTCTTATTTTCATGAGCCTTCAAGTTCTCTTTCATGATTGTTTCAACAGAGGGTTTTTTCTCTCCGTTCTCACCAACCCATTTTTGGCCCGACTCTGTTACCCATGTGGTGTAACCACTAGGAACAAACAGACTGGTCAGAGAAGGAATTCCTTTTAACTTACCAAAGACATGAGATTTTCTCTGTTCGTCAGTGCTCTTTGGATCATCTGGGTTTTTTTCAAAATCATGAGCTAGCAGCTTTTCAAGCTCGCCCTTAAAAAGAACAACATTATCATGAGCACCATCCCTTTCTTCAATCGCATAAGCTAGAATGGATTGGTTTGTAAATCCCTTAAACACATAACGCTCATCCTTTTCAAAGAAAGGCATGAATTTTTCACCCACAGTCATATGTCTAAGCCATGGAATATCAAAAGAGCGCTGATCTCCATAAGCCATGTCATGCCACATTCTAAGCATGTCAATCTTTGCTCTTGAAAGGCTTACATCACTCTGTCTTCTGTATTTATCCAGGGTCTTGTTAACACTTTCGACCCACTGCTCTGGCTCAGCATCGAACATGACGGACACAGATTCCTCAGCATCTTTAATGACAGATGGTGATACATCGGCCTTCATCTTTTCAACTGCTTCATTCCAAGCATTAAGAGTCAGAAGCTTAACTTCTTCTGGATCAAATTTTGCTGCTTTAAAAATAAGAGCATTAAAAACCTCGCTGACTTTGTTAACAAGATCAGGTGTTAGATAGCTCTTTTTCGCTTTGCTTTTGCTATAGGGTTTTTTTGCCATGTTGATATTCTCTTATTATTTTGTTTAATTATATCACGACTCAAAATCAATTATCAAAAAATTAAACTTAAGAATGACTTTTTTTGTTGTTTTGGGGATAATATCCTATAAAGAATGTTGTTTTAATCAATCGCCAGCAATCTGGCGACAGCAACAAAAGGCATTGAATGACCAAACTACACTCAATTGGATATGCAAATCTTAAAAGAGAAGATTTCTTATCTGCACTAAAACATAACGGAATAACCGCGCTTGCGGATGTCCGCTCGCTGCCATACTCTGCAAGATTTAATGAGTACAACAAAGAGGACTTTGCCTCATTTTTAAAGTCAAACGGAATTGCATATGTATATCTCGGTCTTGAGCTTGGGCCAAGATCTAGGGATTATGCACATTATGATCACACAGGACAGGTGAGGTTTGATCTCCTAAACAAAACCGATCTATTTTTGTCTGGCATAGAAAGAATTGAGCAGGGATTAAAAAAAGGATTTTCAATTGCAATGATGTGTGCAGAGAAAATGCCTGAAACCTGCCATAGATCCCTTCTGGTTTCTGAATTCCTTTTCAATGAAAAGAAGATAGAGACCAGTCACATCCACCATGACGCCTCTGTAGAGCTTCATTCCTCCATGAGAGAGAGATTAGTGAAAGGGCTAGGCATTCAAGAAGACATTTTCATGAGCAAGAATGAAGTAGAATTGCAGGCAGTATCAATTTTCATAAAAAAACACGCATACCGAAAAAGCAGCGAGCCAACGCCAGCAGTTCAATAAAGAAAGGGGGCAAAGCCCCCTTTCTTTTAGTCATCTCAGCTTGCTGCGGGGAGCAATCAAAGCAGTTCATCAAGCTCCTTGCTGATCCCGCTTGAGAACATGGGGAATCGGCTAAAGGTTCGAGAATCCATGCTCTCTGCCTCGATATGGAAGCCTGCGGCCATACGCTCACGTTTCCACTGACTGCGGTTAAAGAGGGTGTAGAACTTCTTCAACCAGGATGCCAGTTCTTCACGAGTGTAATCTTTAAACATCGCACACAGGTTCACAAAAATAACTTTTGGACGGCGGCGCTTGAGCAGCACTTGACGGCGAATTTCATCCAGCACCTCAAACGGCATGAGATCGGCCTCATCAGACTGCTCTTCTGGTCGCAGCTCTGCTGTTGGTTTTTGGCAGATGATGCATTTCAGAGCAGGAATCTTGAGCGATTCGTTTTTTGACATCAAAGTGCCTTCATAAACCAGATAGCCAAGGATGTCCAAAACGCGAGTTTTGCTTACACCTGCAATTGGAGCAATCACGCCGCTAGAGTCGCCATCCATAGTAAAATAACCTACGGTTGTCTCACTGAGGTTGCCAGTTGTGAGCAACAACTTGTTGCGGCAATTCGCCAGCATCCAAATACCTGGGGAGCGCACTCGGGCCTGAATGTTTTGAAGTGCGATATCGTCTTTCTCCCAAGAGAGAGGTTGTTCACTGATCTCGTTGATCCGAGAGGTATAGCCCTCAACAAGGTCTGAGATTGACCAGTTGTAGAAAGATGCTCCAATACCTTCTGCAATCATCTTGGCGGCATTCATGGTGGTGTCGCTACTATTGTCGCTACCCTGATACACGCAATCCAGCTCTGCCCGCATTTCTGCCTTCGCATTTGCTACAAGCTGCTCGATGTCGCCCTTGCTTGCATCCCCCATGCTTTCGTACATGTCATAGCATTTTGCCAGATACAGCAACGCTGCTACCAAGCCTGAGTCTGCGCCGCCGCTAAGGGACAGGGCAAAGCCACTTGTGCCTGTTTTTTTGTGCCAGTCGCGCAACCCGAGAGCAATGGCTCGGCAAGCCTCTTCATGCTCGATGAATGGCTTTTCCTGCCATGCCTGATGGTAGGGGAGGGTAGGTGCCACTGTCTCGGCCAAGATGCCCTTGGAAGCGATTTTAACCCCTGTGAAGCGGACGCTTTCGTTGTCAGCATGAATGCCGCTGATAACATGGGTATTGCGATTCGATTGTAGATCGATAGTCGCAGTAATCACGCTCACATCACCAAAATGAAGGCGGGAGCCTTTTGCAACGATGTCTCCATTGGACGCAATCATGCAGCCACCATCATAAACAGTGCGACCAGCCTCACAACCACACAAATTCGAGTAGATGTAAGCAGCACCAAAAGAGCGAGAGCCTTCTTTGACAAACTGCTCACGAACAGAATGTTTGCCAATAGCAAAATGCGAGGCGCTTGGGTTAATGATCACATCAACACCACGCTCAAAAAGCTTGCGGCCTGGGCGAGAGGCAACCCATGCGTCCTCGCAAATCTCAAAGCCGATGCGAACACCATCAAAATCAAACACGCAATCGCCAAAAGGAACCACATCACCGTTGGGCAACTCAATGGAGTCGATAACACCACTATTCCACTCACAGAACCAGCGAGATTCGTAGTGAATACCGCTTTTTGCCAGGTTTTGCTTAGCAACAAAGCCAAGAACCTTGAGCTCGTTGTTTTCGTCACCAACACACACCGCAACAGTGTTGTACATACGATTTGAATGCAAAACTGGCAGTCCGATGGCAGCAACCATGCCTGATGGGATGCTAACACTCAACAGGGAATCAATCGCATCATCTGCAATACCACCCATCAAGAAGTTGTCTTCGCAGCCATATCCAGTGACAGACAGCTCAGGCAGTGCAACCAGCATTGCGCCAGACTTATGAGCATCGTAAATAGCTGATTCTATTTTGGTTTTGTTGCCATCGAAGTCCATCGGGATCAGGTTCAGGCTTGCTGATGAAACGATTAATTGCATATATACCTCAAAATTTTTCAAAATGGGCACTTGAAAAAACTTCAAAACTGTCCATTTACAATAATTGAGAACAAAAGAAAAAATCTCGACATTCCGCTGCTTCGCAGCGAAGCAATATCCAGTTTTTCTCTTGCTCCCTTTTGTCTATTCCTTGATTCTCTCTCTTCTGTTCAAAGAAGAATCAGTCAGTACCTTTTTCAAGCACTTGATAGTTAAAAACTTCTTTCAAGTAGTTAACATATCCTTCGTTCTTGCACATGGTTTTTCCTGGAGAATCAGACAGTTTTGCAGTATCTGCACCATTGCACTTGGTCATTTTCAGAACCATATTCATCGGCTTAACGCCTTCGATGTCACAAGACAGACTGGTTCCAATGCCGAAGCTAGTGTTGATGCGACCTTTGAAGTGACGATAAATCGCCAGGGACTTGTCCAGGGTCAGGCCATCAGAGAACACCAGTGTCTTAGTGGTGGGGTTGATATGCAGATCTTGATACATCTTGATTGCTCGCTCACCCCAAACAATCGGGTCGCCAGAGTCATGACGGACACCATCAAACAGTTTGGCGAAGTACAGATCGAAGTCCTTCACAAAAGAGTTCATGCAGATGCAGTCAGTCAGAGCAATACCCAAGTCGCCGCGATACTCTTGAACCCATGCCTCAAGCGCAGCCTTTTGACTATCAACCAGTCGAGAGCCACCCAGCGCCTGGTGTGCTTGGAACCATTCATGTGCTTGAGTTCCAATCGGTGTAAGTTTCAACTCCCGAGCAATGTGGTAGTTGCTTGAACCGATAAAGATATCAGGCAAGGCATGCTTCATGAAATCAGAGACCATGAATTGGGTATCGAAAGAGAAGCGGCGGCGAGTACCAAAGTCAGCGATACGGAAGCCAGTCATGTCTTCGCCACGGATCTGCTTCTCAAGGGTCTCTACCTTTTTGAAGATGCGTTCACGCGCCATATCAATGGTTTTGTCAGAGTGCAGCACACGATTTCGGATCTCACTGATGATCGCCATCAGCATCACTTCCCACATGATAATGCTCACCCAAGGCCCGCGAATCTCAATAGCAAGCTTGCCTGCGTTGTTGTAGATGTGTACGTGCTTAGCATCCAGGTGGAACATGGACAGATAGTGTACATAGTCTTTTTTCAGGAAGCGGATATTACCCAGATACCACAGCTGATCATCGGTAAACTTCATTGTAGCAACCGCTTCGACCTGTGCTCTGATAGCGGGGATGTAGGGAGTCAAATCTTCATCATTACGGCAATGGAACTCAACCACAGCATCAGCAGTTGGGTAGCGATGCAGAACAGCTTGCTGCATTGCAAACTTGTATGCGTCATTATCCAGCAGGCTGCGGATGATTTGGTCGTTTTCGATGCTGCGAAGTACATTACGGCTCATGTTCATAATCTTGTCTCTCTATGGGATAGTTCACTTTTGATATTATTTACCAAGGGGGTTTATATGTCAACAAAAAAACACCAGATATTGAAAAGATAGTTCAGGAAGTGATACTATCTATCCATCGATAAGCTATGACCAAGGAAAAGCAGCACATGAGCAAAAAAGTAGGTATCCTCGGGGCCGCATTTAACCCTCCATCAATAGGGCACGAAGACCTCATCAAGCAAGCTCTTAGCTATGTAGATGAGGTTTGGCTGGTTCCAAGCTACAAGCATGCGTTTTCAAAAGAGATGCTCCCATATGAGGTAAGGTGCGAGCTGCTGGTGGACTTTGCCAGTGATATTGGAATGCCTGATGCCGTTATCCCCATGCCACTAGAACACCTCATATACAGCGGTGGTGCGGTTTACACATGGGATCTCCTTAACTACATAGAGAGCATCAAGCAGCCAGGAGATGAGATTGTTTTTCTCATGGGGCCTGATAACAAGGATGGCTGGTCTCGATTCTATCGTTCAGATGACATCATGGCTCGATGGGAGCTTTTCGTTGCCAAAGAGGCAAAGCAGGTAAGAAGCACCATGATCCGAAATGCGGTTGCGAGCGGGAGCCCATATAGAGGGATGGTTACTCAAAGAGTGGGAGAGAAGATAGAAACCCTGGGTCTATACCGCGATAGCGGGAATAAATAAATATTGCTTAAAATAAAGGGTGTCGTCAGCACCCTTTATTTTTTTGCAAATGAATCATATTGTTGGAGCAACATCCTTTTTTTGATTGTTTATCCACCCTCTTTTTTCCACCTTTCTTACATTATCTACTCTTTCTAGTCGCTCAATATAGTCAGCAAGCAATTCAAGAGTGTTGTCTGGCTTGCTTTTATCACCGTAAAAGCCAGGAACTGTGATTAAATTACCATAATTTCTTGTGTAAAATGATGGCTTGTCATCAATAGCAACAATCCTTTCTATACTTGCTCCCGTATGCCTTATTACCTTTTGAAGATCCTTTTTTAGCTCATAACCTTCAAGGCCATACATGCTCATGATAGGCATTTTTTGCCTTACCAGGCGGCTAGAGTCAAAAACAAAAGACAGTTTTTTATCGAAAAATAAAGAAGACACCATTCCATCAGCATATGACTTGTTTGCAGAAGTCCATATACCAATACTTAGTTTTTCATTATTAAATATCCGCTCAAGAAAATCATCTAAGCCCTGTCGCTTAAAGACCCTAAATCTCGTGTATTCATCATAAATTTCAAAATCATGAGGCTGATCTGATAGTTCACTCCGCTTTTCTGTTGAGTAAAAAAGAGTTTCATCAAGATCTAGAACCAAGGATAACTTCTCTCTTTCTTTATCCATCTTTTCCTTCTTTTTTTCTTGTCATTTCGTTGATCTTTTTTGTTAGCTCCATTCTTGCATACAAAATACTAATTTCTGATTGAGCTATTGATTTGTAACCATCACTCAGTTCTATAAAATGCGCATCGCAAACAAGCGAAAACGGAGAGTGAGTTGCTGCAATTATTTGAAGATTTCTCTCTTTAGCCGCCTTGTCGATCAGGTTCCAAATGTTTGACTGAACATGAATTGCCAGGCCGGATTCTGGCTCGTCAAGAATGATTGTTTTTTGAGATTTTGGTATTTTTGGAGCTATGATTTTTTTAACTTCTTCCTCGATTTCTCTATGGGTTTTTATTTGGTAGGCGTCTGGAATCTCTGTCTTTCCAATCAAGATGTTCATTACATTACTTAGTCTATGCATGGTCGTGTAACCAGCAGACTCTCTAAGCCTGATTTCTGCCACTCCCTCACTAAAAAAGTCATCATCAAATGCAGCCATTCCACCAAAAAGACCGACCGCTTTTCTTGAGTTAACATAGATGGTTGGCTGACCATCATGATGCACATCTATGTCACCAAGCGCGGGCTGATCTCTATGAAGTTCAAGGTCATTCAACCATGTCGATGTAATTGAAGACACTCCGCCTTGTTCAGATGCTGTTGCTTTTGCAATCATTGACAGAATAGTTGATTTTCCACTGCCATTTGGCGCAAAGATTATATTTAGCCCTGGCTTAAACTCTACCTGTTCATTCTTATTAAAAAACTCTAATTTTTTTGCATACTCAAAACTTGACGAGGCGGAAAGGTTTCCAAAAATTACTTTGTCAATCACTATTTAACTCCTTTAATAAAGACCAGGAAACATGAGCTTACTCATTGTTTTTTGATTTGTACGCAATGTATAATACATTAAAACATTATTATAATAAAAATCAACATTAATAGAGGTGTTTATATGGGATATACAGACAAACAGAAAGAGCACTTGATTCTCAAAGAGCTTATTTCAGAAGCAGTCAGTCATGGATTCTATGTTCGTGTTCATGATGGCGAGGAATGGGCTGGCCCAGCAACAAGAAACGTCAAAAGAGCTCTTGAAGATACAGGAAGCACTGATGAGGATGATGTTGTTTTCATTGTTAGCGACACAAACCTGGATAAGGTGAGTGAAGAAGTTCGTGATTTTTATCATAAGAGCAAGGCCGAAAGGCCAGAAAGGAAAGGGTTTGAATTCGGCACAGTATCTCTTGTTTATGGCAATGGTCATGATGTGATCAGCAACAACTCATTGTCTATCGAGAAATACATTGAAAAAACCATGAAGCTTGCTGAGGCATTGCAGGATGAAGACTATGTTCATCATGTCGAAAACAGCAAAGATTCGTCACCAGAAATCTAATCTGTAGTCTGTCTGGATGAAGCCCATCAAGTGGGCTTCATTTTTTCCGCAAGGATTGGTTTATGAGTAACAAAAAAGGCGAACTTCCGAAGAATGTTATTGATGCACTAAGAGCAATCACTGAACATGGTCTTAGCGTCAAGATTCATGACGGGAAAAAATGGGCTGGTGGACTAACCAGGGATCCTCATCAAGCAGCTAAACTGACTGGAAAAACATCATCCGAAACGATCTATGTTTACGCAACAAAAAGCGCTCTTCCCAGATTAGGGCCTGAGTTTCGTGATGAATTTACAAGGCGAAAAATGCAAAAGCCAGGTCTTAATGGAATGGCTATTGGACTTATTTTATTATCAAAAAATAATGATGGTAAATCACCTGTTTTGAAGTGGGCAACTCCATCACTGACGCCTTTTTTAAGCAAAAATAAAACAGGCAAAAAATGAAAATCCAGCCCTCTTGGGCTGGATTATGATACTAAAGCGATGGTGATAGATCTTCTTCTTTTGCTCTTGGTTTTTTTACTGCTTTTTTATCTTTTATAAATTGAGGCACTGGTGAGTTAGCATCACATTCTTCAATAGAAGAGCACCTCGCCAGCTGGGTTATTTTTTCCCCATTGTATTCTTCATGCCCCTTTATTGTTCCTATCATTGTGTAGGTTTTTCCAACCTCAACTTCTGGGCAGGAGCCTGGGTTTGTTTTCCATTGGAATTTTCTGCCATCCTGATCTCTCATTGTTAGTCTTATGTAGGGATACATAGCATCATAATCGGAATATATATGATGAAGAGAAAGTTTTAGTTCTCCTCTCTGTTTTTCCTCTCCGAAATATTCATTTTTATTTGATGCCGCCTCCATTTCTTTTTTTAGTCTTTTTTCTTCATCTCTAAGCATGCTATTAGGCCAGGATGCAACAACTCCGACCTGAAACCTATCAGATATCTCAACAAATCCTTTTTTAGATATGCTTATGCAGCTTATAATAAATGAGTTGTCTGGTTTTTGTTGAGACATCCACTCACAGATTTTTTTCGCTCTTTTGAGCTCATCTGTTTCATTTTCGTTAATGTAATCATTTATCAATCCTTTGAATTCACCGCTTGGATTTAGCAACTCTGTTTTTATGCGAAAGGCAGTCGATGGATTTGTTGGTGATGCAGCAGATACTGACACAAAGCCATTTGTGCGAGTTATTTTGTCCGCAATCGCAACAAACAAATCAAGAGGAACAGAGTAAGAGTGAGATCTACCGCTAGAATAATCATCTCTATATTCCGCATCAAAATCTTTTGTAATCCATGAGTTGATATCGAATGCATTAGCAATCTCTGCCAATGATTTTTCTCCAAGGAAGTCGTCTACACAAGTAGAACCAACCTGGATGGTTTCCTTTGTTTCATTATTCATTAGCAAAAACGTTTGATTCCGAACTCTGTTTTGCTTGCAATGTTCGCAGTTTGGAGCGCAAGAGGAAAGCTCATTAAGCTTATCTGCGACAAACCTAGTCTCTTTTTCATCAAGATCCATTCCAATAAGATTGACAATATTTGCAAATGAGCTTTCTTTTGGTAGATATTCATGATCTAGCTTGGCGATTGGCTTCCATCCATCTATAACTGGCATCTCGCCTTCAAAAACACACCTGGTTTTCTCAAGAAGCATATGACTGAATTTTGGTGCATTTGACTCATAAATTTGATGTTCGCATGGTATTTTAAAGGTTTTCCTCTCATCGGTAATGAGAAGAGTGGGGATGTCAGCGCCAATTTTGGCCGCTTTCTTGGCGATTGACATGAATGATTTTTCGTATGCCTTCAACCTTGATGTTGGAATCCAGACCTCTTTTTTCATCTTTCACCTCTTTATTGTAAAATATTAGGTTTTTTATTGTTTTGCTCTTGGTGATTGCTTGGTTGTTTTTATGTCTTCCTTGGGTTATTTTATCAGTAAATAAGTTTAATGGTCAAAGATAAGGATTTTTTATTTTGGATATGCATAAAAAAATTAACAAAGAGCACTACAAACTGCCAAGCACATTTAATGATGCGCTTCTTGGTCGGATTTTTTCTGCAAAAATAAATGTTGCTAGCGGCTTAAAGGAAGAGATTTCAAAATTTTTCATTAATATCATCAAGAGCAACAGCTCTCTTTCTGGTGGATTATCTCCGGTTGAGTCATCTACAATCTCTGGAATCCTGGGCTTTTTAATCGATAAATCCATGTCCACTGATGATAGCCAGGAGTACATAAAGAGCTTTCTCATTAAAGCCCGTAGCATTGGTGATTTTGTGACCATTGTGTCAGGCGATGAATATGAGTGGTCAGCATCGGTTCTGGCATATCTTGAGCTTTATAGGCTTTCAGCAACATCCGATCTTATTTGCACTTCCGGTGAAAAAAAGGCTTTTTCTGAGCGGCATTTCCATTTGCTGGATGAGCTTCTTAGCTTGATTGAAAGCATGGAGAACGAATCTCTTTTGATGGACAATATTTTTGATGCATCAGAGAGTGGTTGTCTACGACTTGCTTATTGCGAAGATGAAATTAAGAATGCCTCAAATCATGGTGTTGTTGGCGATGTGGAGCTCAATTTTGATGAGGGTATTCAATGCCATGCTGTTTATAATCAAGAGCGAATTCTTGAGATCTTGATGCAGAACGAAGAAATGAATTATGAAGAAGCAATTGAGTGGTTTGACTTCAATATTGAAGGCTCATACCTTGGAACAGGAATGCCGTATTTTGTTGATGCAATATCGCTATCTAGCGCAAAAAAAGAAGCTCAGATAAAAATGAATATCCAACAGTAAGTAAAAACGAGCCGTTCGGCTCGTTTTTTTATGCGTTGAAGTAGGTTATTTCTTCTTTTGTTTCTTTTTCCGCAGATAGTGATATTTTAACTTCATCCAGGTGTTTTTTAACAGACTCTTTTTCTGGGCCAAGAAGCTTCATTCTGATCTTTCTTGATAAAAAGAAACGCCTTAACTGAAAAATATGAATGATTGATATGGCAAATACAGCATAAGGAATAAATGAAGTTAAGACCACAATCCAGAAAGCCTTTTTGTTTTTTACATTAACTGAAAGCATTGCGTAATAAGCGCCAAGAAGCGGAATTACAGTCATCGCATCTCTGTTCATGAAGCCAGTATTCAATAAGGATACAAAAAGAAGTGCTGTTGATATCAGCAAGAGAAAATACATATCTCCAAGCCTTTTAATGAAGGCTGCATATTTGTTAAGATCCATAAAACATCCTCAAGCCAGGCTTTAACAGCCTGGCTTTAATTAACTCAAATAATTCCCTTCCTTTCGGAGTCCTGAGCAGAAAGAACACTTTTCACTCTTTTTGCAAACGCCTTTCTGTTAGGGCCGAAAAAGCTGAAAACAGAAGGATTAATGCCAGCAGATTTGAAGTAATCAATCGCAACAAACATGCTCAAGATTGCGCAAGGGTAAGCACCATATGGAATCATGTATGCCAAGCAGAGCAAAACAGACCTTCCAATGCCAACCTGCCTGGCAACCAGCTTAGAAGTAACAATCATTAATGCAATCACATTCAATATGCTGAATGTGATGTTTTGATAAACAGCATCATTAATGATCATAGACAAAAATAAGATGCGAGTAATAAAGAACTCTCGCCTCATTTTATTCAAATCATCTAAGTGATGATCATACATATCCTTAGCTGTAGCCATGAAGTCCTCCCGCAAGCCTTGGTAATTTTTTTTAAAATAATCTAGTTGACGGAGAGACTATCACTTCATACAACAAAAGTAAATATGTGGCAAGAAATTATTTTGTTTTTAGGGTCATCGTTAGATGACCCATTTTTTAGATGATTTTTAGCAGTCTCTTCAATCTCTTGTTGAACTTTTTATCTTGTCTGGCTGCGTAATCATCATATCCATTTAAAATCCCAAGAACCTTCATTTCTGAGATTGCATGCCCATGAAGCCTCTCAATCAATGTGTATGTCGCATCAGAGAGCTTGCGAGGGCATTCCCAGATGCACCCAGCAATACCGCCAACAATGCTAAGGATTTCAGGGTAGGGGCCGCCAAGCTCATATGCAGCAACCAGGGCATCTTCAAGATTATTTGATGAATGAATGCTCTTGATGACAATTGCAGTGATCATTTCATAAATATCATCATCCCGATCTGCCAAATTAAAACTACCAGACCTAATTGCTCTTGAATAAACTGATGGATAGTGATGATTCATGTAGTTCAACAATATCCATTTGTTTTTTGTGGCTTTTGCGCAAAATGACATTACCGATATGGCTTTTGATGCGCTCTCAAACTGAGAGGCTTCACTCAGCGTTGATGAAATTTTGGGAGCCATCATAATGGCCGCAATTTCAGATAAAGCAATTTGACCTGTTGCAAAAGCGCAAGATAGAAACGTCAACTTTAGCCTGGTATCATTAACAACACAGGGGTTGTATATCGAATAATTTCCATGAAATAGCTCTCTCAGCTTATTATTCATATCTCTAAAATAAAGACCCTGAGAGTTTTTTTCCTGAACCTTGCCACCACTATAAAGCTTAAACGCATCGACAAGAGCCATTGTGCAGGCCAGGTTGTTTGCATCACGCAGAGTATTTAGTTTCTTTGTTTTTGTTAGTCTCTCGCGTCTACCAAGAAGACAAGCTGCAATCTCACCAGCTAAAAATCCAATCATTCCACTTTCTCCCGCTATCAATACCGATAGAAACATCAGCACTTATTAAATGCAAAAATATTGACGCACCAGGACACTAATGGTATACTGCTATTGTTTTTATTTTTGCTTTATTTACTATGGATATTATCATGAATAATATTGGGTCACAAGCTGGCGAGAGCTCGGCAAGTAATTATTTTATGTTTCGGCTCAATGCTGGCGATAGCCAATATTTCGCAATTGATGCATCTGAAATAAAGGAAATTATTGTCGCCCCGAGATTAAACAAGCTTCCTGGCTACAAGGGGCTTGTTGAGGGAGCATTCAGCCTTAGAGAAAGCGTTGTGTCAGTTGTGGATACATGCGTTGCAATTGGAAAGAGGGCTATGAGCCCTGATGACAAAAAGTTTGTTGTTGTCATCGAGAGAGACAAAAAGCTCTTTGGCCTCATGGCTGCCCAGGTTGCAAGTATTTTTTCTAAAAATAAATCTGAGTTGCTGCCGCCGCCACCTTCTCTTGGATCAAGGCATTGCATTACCGCCATCTTTAATCATCATCCTGATGGGGATTCAAAGGGGCAGGGGAGACTTGTTAGTGTGCTGGATACAGGTCAAATTTTAACTTCTATTGGATGAGGTGATTAACATGGGAATAAGCCCAGTTCGTTGGATGTCTAACTCAAAGGATGTCTGGATTGATAAGGTTGTAGATCGAGAAGGGGTTGTTCGATTTGCAATCAGGAACGGATATCGAGAGTGTTTTACTAAAGATGGTGTGTTCTGCCATGAAGGCATGCCGTCAGGCAGGGATAGTGACTTTATTGAGCGTTGTCGCTGGAATGATTTTGATGAAGCGTGTAAGGCTCTTCTCGTTGCAGAGGATTTAACAAGTAGAATGATCTGATACCAAAAACCTTTTTCTTGTTATTGCTGTCTTATTTGATATAGTTGCGCCGTTGTTGGGCCACTGTTGAGAGCAAGAGAAATGAACGTGCTGAGCAAAAAGAAAGCAGAAGTAAACAGAGAGCACATAAATGATATTTCTTGTTTGCTTTCTGAGATTTTGGAGTTTGACACATCTGTATTAATTTCTGTTGCATCTGCTGGAAACAAAGATAAAACTGCGGCCCATCTTGAGCATATTCAGAAGATTGAGGCCGCAATTGATATAGCAAAAATGTTAAAGGATAATCTTGATTGAGAAAGATTATCTTTCTATGTTGAATGAATTTCCTTTGCTTGGAATGATGTTTTCACTCTCAGGAATCATCAAGAAGCCGTCTTCTTTCGCATCGTAAAATGGACATTTCTCAAATCTACGCTCAGCTATTGACTTATGTGTTTGAAGCTCAATAGATTTTTTGATTTCAAATCCGTCAGTACCACAGAAAAACAAGACATGACCATCTTTTGCATTTGGCGGAATGCTGCTTTCTATGCATGATATATATTCATCAAGAAATTTTTTTACGCCATTATTTTTTATTCCTGCGCATTTGAACATCATAAGATCGTCAGGCATGCCATCCTCAAGAGATTCTGATGAGCTTTTCATTTTTAACATGAGTTCTTTATCTGGAAAACTTATGTCAATCCCATCATATCCAATTGACGACATAATGAGAGGGATGAACTGAATCTCTGATCCGCTTGTTGTTTTTAGCAAAACCTCATTTATTGAATTTAAGGCTGCGTAAACCTCATAGGTGTTTGCAGACAAATAGATTTTTTCCTTAATCCTGTCGAGCATTACCGCAACCTCTTGCTCTGCTAATGAAAAGGCAAGCTTAAGAGCATGAGGAGAGGGCATCTTATCATTTGTAAGAACAGAATCGACCATTTCCGCATGATAAATGCATGACTTCCCATTGTCAGACATTACGTGAAGATGGCTATGCCTAAACTCCGTTTCAAGAGCAGATCTTCCCTCAGAAGCTTCTCTTTTTTGTGCATTAGCAAGAGACATTGGGTTTGCATATGTTGTTACCGCCTCAAACAATGATTTTGTTGTATACGTTGCCGCACCCTTTCTTGATGTTTTTTGCGGCTCTCCCTGGAGATACTCACTAACTGGATTTTTTGAAATTGTCCCATGAAACAATGTGTTGGGAACAGACTTTGAAATAAACACTAATTTATTTGAATGTTCCAATACCCTTTCAACGAAATCCTCGTCAGTTTGCCATGATGGTTTTTTGATAACTCCACCATTTTTTATTTTCCAGATATCTTCGGCATCAGAGACCCTTTCCGCAATAATATCATCCTTTATTGAAACTACCCCATTGTCAACAAATGACACGGCCATTTCCTTTGTGACAAATGGTATGATATTTACATTACTACTTATATACTCATCTATTTTTGCCTTGTTGTTGCTATCAACATCAGTAATTACGATATTCCCTTTTTCGTTAACCCAGCCGTCTTTTGTTTTTAGTATTGCACCATTTACATGGTCAATAAGGCCATATCTCATGCCTGCTATTATCCTGTTTTCGCTTATATTCAATGAATCTGCTTCCAGGTTTTCATTCCATTTGCGATAACATGAAAATGTATCAATATATTCTGGGCTATTAACACCAAGCTCCCTTATTGCATCAGATATTTTTTCCGCCTCACTGTCTTTGTTGCATTGACTAGCATCGCCGCGCATCATCATCCCAAATGAAGGGGGGAGGCTTAACAAAGAGCCTTTTGAACGAGGAACGTAAATGCTGGATGCAATTTTTAGTGATATATTTTTTTTGTTAAGGTTGCTTATTTTCATTTTATAACACACCTGTCTCATAATAATTTTTGCTGTTTTTATTGGCACATCATGATCTTTTATCCCTTCCATGTTATTATTACATAAAATAAAGGGGTTGTTTATGCATTTTAACTTCAATCTATTTCATTTTGCTGGCATCGGTTCCAGGAAGGTTACTGGCAAGCTGTCTGTTTCCATGATCAAGCTGGGATTTGCTCTTGCTATGTCTGGTGGCGTACTGGAGTCAGGAGCAGCTGACGGCTCAGACACATCCTTCGAGACCGGAGCAAGGATGGCCTATGATTTCATGTGCAGCATTGATAGCACATTGCCTGCTGGTGACTATGGTAGGGTCATGAACGTACACCTGGGATGGAAAGGATTCAATGGCAGGGCCTCTGGCAGTGGTTATAACACCGATATTCATCCCATGGCAGAAAGCTTGTCTTCTCGGTTTCACCCTGGGTGGAATTACCTCTCTGAGCCAGCAAGAAAACTCATGTCAAGAAATGCCATGCAAGTCTTAACAAAGAGCCTTGAGAGTCCAGTTAGATTCGTCATGTGCTATACAGGTGATGGAGCAAGATTTGCAAGCGAGACAAGCGGAAAAACAGGCGGTACAGGCCAGGCTATCAGGATTGCCAATGAATATGGTGTTAATGTAACGAATCTTGGAAACAAGAACGATTACGAGAAGGCCATGTCTTGGAGCAGAAACTACTTTGAACGATTTAAGGCCATCAATGGGATCGATCTTGAAAAATATGTAGATGAAAAGATTGCCGAGTACACTGGATTTAAAAATGTGTATCACAGCAGTTTCTCAGAGATGATTAATGCAGGAAATCTTGATATCATAGTTCATGACTGCAATATTCTTCATGATAATACAGATGCCATTTCAAGTTCAATCTTTAGTCTTTTCCCGTCAGCCAGGGATGCTGATCTGCTTACGAGATTAGGGGACAAAAAGAAGATTGGTACATTTAGTGAGTCAGTAATTGAACACAACAACAAAGAAATAATTGTGATTAATGCATACACGCAGCTCGGAAAGTCTGGCGATGAAAATGCACTCATGACAGATTATGAAGCGGTTAGAAATATATTTGGAGAGATAGATCGAAGGTACAAAAACAAAAAAATAGGAATTCCAAGGATAGGCGCGTCTGTTGGGCAAGGGTGCTGGTTTACAACATCCAACATTGTGAAATCAAAAATAAAAAACAATGAGTTGGCTTTGCTGGATGCCCCATCATTCCTAAAAGCAGAAGCAAAACTAGAAAGGAGCGAAAATAAAAACAATCAAATAGAGATGAATTTATGAAGACAACAATAGATTTTATGCCTGGACTTAAGAGATTTGTCTCTGCCGTCCTGAGAAAGAAAAAGAGAAACAAAAAGAACCCAAGATTTAGAGAGGGCTAACGCCCTCTCTATCATTTCCATGCGCTTGAATATAAAGGTTTTTTAGGGTTTTTTATATCAAAAAGAGTGATTCCTGCATTAGGGTTGTGCTCTTTTTTTTGTGTTTTGTATGCCCCTGTATCAATATAATATCTGTTTGCAATACTGTACGGAGTGCAGTCTTTTCCGATGGTATGACCGTGAAAGACATGCAGAACATCGCCAATTAAATAATCATCTTCATTTACGCCATTTTCAGATTTTTCTTGCGCAATTCTTGCTAATGTCCTGTCAGTAACCGCTCTCTTGAACACCTTGAAGTTTTCGTTATTTAGCTCTGTGCAGAGCTCAGTCCAATTAAGATTTTCCGGTACGGCTGCATGAACAAAGCCAATAACTCCTTCTCCGGTTTCGATCTCAATTGCTGGATAGGTTTTTTCGTAAATGGTTTTGAAGATATGCTCAGCTTCATCAGGATTCGGCAAATCCATGTACCATGTGTTTACCGGAAGACAAATCCAGTTCTCCTTATCACATGGATCTAAAGCCATGCGTCCATGCTTTTCCTTGAACGCCTTCCTTCTTTCTTCAAAAGCATACTGGGCATCATGATTACCCATTGCCGAGAAAAACCAGGGGGCATTCAGCCATTCTGCAACAACATGTGAATATGGCCCGCGATCAACAAGATCTCCGATTGCAATCAATCTATCCCTTCGTCCATCAAAATTGATGGCATCCAGAGCCTGCCTAAGCAGATGAAACATTCCATGCACATCGGTGACGGTAATATCTCTTCCTATTTTGTTTTCCTGCAATCTTAACACTTTGTTCATAAACAACTCCAAAAATCTGATTACTTATTATATATTCAAATAAATATTTTGGCAATATTTTGGGTTAAACTAAGGTGGTTTTGTGTCTCATAAGAATCTCTTTTGCCTGTTTTTTATTCAAAAAAGAATTTGACATGTCTATTTTTCGATCTTATGATCCGCTCCGAACTGTCATGTTGGATGACGATTCACCACACCAATCAACAACCATCACCCCATAAGAGATACGGCAATGGATCTTAGCATTTTTGGCCTTTTCCCCAACATCATCTCCATCACATCAAGCTCAGCCTTTAAGAGAAGGGAGTCCAAGCGAATAGCTGGAGAGATGCACGAAATCAGCCAGTCAATTGTGACCACTGCTTGTGGGGCAGCAAAGAAGGCATGGAGTTCACTGAGCTTTGCAAATGAGCATGCGAGGCTAGCATGTAGCCTGGGAGCCGCTGATGAGATGGTTGTGGCAATGTTCATGCTCCTGGATGAAGGGTCTCTTAGCACAATAGAGAAGGGCAGCCTCAACCAAATCTCCTATCTGGCTGAAATGAGGCGCTCCGTAAGGATCAACATCCTTGAGGAAAAAAATCGAATGATGCTAAGAAGTAACTTTATTTATAGCGAAAATATATTCAATGACGATGCAATGCTTGGACACATTCAGAATGGTCGAACCTTCATTGAAAGCGAGCTTGTCTATAACAACACCCTCAAAAAGAAATCAAAAGCCATAAATCGCAAAATTAACGCCTACGATCCATCCCTTACAGGGAAGAAGCTACTTTTGGCTTGATTCAGCGTTCCTTCAAGATAGAAGTCGTCAATTCAACCAGGGCAGAAAGCGTCAACTGCCCATAAAAACCAGCTCAATATATATGCCAGCATACTTTTAGTTTGGTATAATATTTTTTTAATAAAAAAGTTGACTAGCTCAACCACCAGGGATATATTTCAATAATTCCCGCAAGGGACTATCGAAAAGGAGAGTCGCATGACTGAATTATCTTTGTTGGCAAGAATCAAGGCTGACTTGTTGACTGCCCGTAAGGCCCGCCAGGCAAATGTTGTCAGTGTTTTAAATCCGCTTGTAGCGGAGGCTTCTGCACCTGGCTTCAATGATGGCAAGCGTGAATCAACTGACGCCGAAGTGGTGAAGGTCATTAATGGGTTTATTTCCGGTATTGATTTGTGCATTGAAAAATCAGGCGGAAAAGCAAATGAAAGCCAGGAGTTTGAGCTCTCTCTGCTCAAACAGTATTTGCCGGAACTGATGCCTCATGAAGAACTGAACGGCATTATTGATGGCATCATCTCTAAAGGTGGCTACAGCAAAATTTCCGACATGAAATCAATCATGTCTGATCTGTCAGTGCATGCTGGCCGATTTGATGGCAAGGCCGCAGGCGAACTGGTAAAGAAAAAATTGCTTGGTAACAAGTAATAAAAAGAAACGAGCCACAAGGCTCGTTTCTTTATTTTATTGACCCCTAACCTCGGGATCGAACAGTTTTATCTTCTCCTTGTTGGTTCCGCTTTTTGCTATATCAATTCTTTTTTTACATTGATTAATTGCACCATCACACACCAGATCACTAAGACGCCTGCCGATTGTAAGGACATAGAGAGAGTCCTTTGTGATGATAGGGAAGCTATTTCCTCCGGCAATCAATGGATATCCAGGCGCGAGAAAATGCATCTTGTGTACTTCTGAGTAGTATGCAGGAATGCTTCGCATGTCTCCATCAACAGGAATCATAAGAAAACCACTCATCTTGGGAGCCCAGGTTCCTCGTAGCTGCTCGGAACAAGTGTCGCCATAGTCCTTACTGCACTCCTCTTTGTTGTTGTATGGCATATAAACCATAAGAGCCATCTCTTCTGCTATATTGCTATTGATTTCGCAAATTGAGATCATGTCTTTTTTTATTTTTTTCTTGCAGTCAGAGGCACTAAGATACAGGTTAACAGAACCCTCTTTCTTCATGCTGCCTTCTATTTTTTGGAAAAATGTAATTCCAGCACCAAATAGCACAAGCATAAATACAGAGAAAAACCACATGCCGCCAACAACAGATGAGTCGATAGAGCTTTTATTCATAATCTTTCCTTTTTTTTTGCGAATAATAACTCATTCCAATGTATTATAACAATCTGGTTATTTGTTTTTTTATATATGCTGCCATTAAAGTTTTTGTTTGTATTTCATTGCTTTGCAAATGTCAAAGATGACACATCATTTTTGTTTTTATATGTTTTGTAGCCAGCTTAAATGCCAATGTTTTATTATGATAAAAAAGTAGTGCGTTTGTTGCTCTATTTATTTAAAATAGAGGTATAACTATAAAAACAGAGAGTGAAGCATGACACTATCAAGAGAAGAAGTTGTTAGAAAAATCGATGAAGTTAGGGCGAATGTGGATAACCAAACCCGTCCTTTTTCAGTTAAGGTTAGTTCTTTTTTTGATTCTCTTGAAAACAGAGCATCTAAAAAGGCTGAAACTACTCTTGCTGCTATTGTCGCCGCAACAGCATCGCTAGGTGGAACAGGCAATGCCAGGCTTGATTCTATCATTTACGGAAGCGTTGTTTGCGGGATTTTGCTCGGAGCAGGGAAAAGCGCTATAAAATCGGCCCTTCAAGGACTATCTGTAAAAAGCTACGAGTCATCACCAGACGATCTCGTTGAGGCTTTTCATAAAGAGATAGATAAAATCAAATCCACATCTTCATCAAATGACTTTAATCACATTCATGATTACAGCAGAATTCTAGTTCTCGGTGATTACAAGAAGAGAATGATGCAGAAAGATGGAAAGCTAAGTGATAATGGTGTCGCCGCATTAGATAGAGCGAAGATGGGATTCAACAAGATTTTTATCAACCATAATCAGCCAGCCGTTGAGCTGGCGTTCGCAAAAAAAGTAAAAGTCAGAAATCATTATTCCTCTGATAATGATATGTAGTTATTTATTTGATAAGTAACTACCTGTGAGTTAGAATAAGTTATAACAATAATAAGTTGCTAAAAGACTGTGTAATAACAGTCTTTTAAATAAAAGCAACATCAGGATAGGCCGATGACCAAATTATTAAAAGAAGAAATATTAAGCAATATCAAGAACATAGAAGAGGCTGTGTCAAAGGACTTCAAGCCAATGTCTGAAAAGGTAATGTCGTTTTTCAAAAAAACTGATGAGTTAATTCGATCTGAAAATGGTGATATTACATTCATTGGCGCTGCTGTTTTGGCTACAATATCATCAGGAAGTATGGCTGCATACGGCGGGAGCGAAATACTGAATGGTGCATCACCATCTGTATCTTTTAATGATGTCGCATCCATGGCCGCTGTTGCGGTATCTTTAGTTGCTGCAAGATTTATCCTTCCGGTTGTTGCCTCATCTGTTGCTAGTCACTACCAAAAAGAAACAATAAAACACTATCTGGATAGAGATAGTGGTATTTCAGCTCGATTTGCTGATGCAATAAAATCAATTAATCCTGATCTTCCTCCTGTTGAACAACGTGTTGTTCTTGGTGCAGCAAGGGATGCGATTATTGAGAAATTTAAATTAGCCATAGATTTTGATGAATCAAAGAAGCTTGATTCTGGCTCTGCAATAAGGCTGGGACTCATGATGGATCGCTCTGCTAGTAAGCTTCTGGAAGCTAGGGAGAACTTCATCAAAAAGCACCAGTCCACTGAACAATCCTTTTCAAGGTAAAAGAGGGAATACATGTTTTTAAAGAAAGATGTCGTTGATTTTGTTGTTGGCGTCCAAATGGATATTGTTTCTTTGGATAACACAATGAAAAAGCAATTTATTCCAGAGATCGATTTAGAAGATCCAGACATGAAATCTATCTTGACCTATGTAAGGGACATAAAAGAGTCGATTACTGATGTTCAGGCTGTTATTGGTGTGCTTATGGCAAAAGTATCCCAGTGCAAGGGAGCTACCCTGGATAATGTTGATGATGAAGTTCAGATTGTCGAAGAATTTTCAAAAATGATCCAGAGTGTAAAGATCAATCTTGAGCCTCTTTATATTTAAAAAGGTCACAACTATGAAAAAAGAAGATTTTGAAAAGTATCTTATGAGAAATGAAGACTCTACACCAATTAAAATGTATAGAGGCTTTCATGCAGAAGAAGGTGAGATAGAAAAGCACCTTGAGAACCCATTTATTACATTCAATAGAGCCGTTCCGACATTCACTGGTTCTCCTCATACTGCCTCTGTTTATGCTGTTAGCCCCAACAACTATGAGCACGATACAGGTGATTCATATGGTGTTGTCGGCATCTATGAAATTGCCATGAAAAAACCGCTTATTATTAACGAAAGCCGATATATCGATTATGTTGATATTAGAGAAATTTTTGGCTCCAAGCTAGAGACTATCCAGTGGCAGTCCTTTCTGGAGGAGACAATGAGCAAAGGGGTTTGGAATCATGATGGCTGCGAAACTGATTTGGATGAGTTTAATGATATGGATCAGGATGAGCAGGATATGGCCTACATTGAAACCTATTGGCTATGTGATGATGCTCGCGTAATAACTTTGTTGAAATCACTGGGCTATGACGGGATAGCATCTATTGGAGTTTCCCATTTGGATGAAAAGGTTGAAGATTCTCCTCATTATGATAATAGAATCTGTGCCTGCTCTGAGTATAGACCTTTCAATAAAGATCAAGTCCGGTATGAATCTAACAAGGAAATGGTCTATCAGAACAAAGGACGGGTTATCTCAAAAGAAAGAGAAGTTGAGATGGAAATGTAAAAAAGGCTGCCGAGGCAGCCTTTTTACTGGAATGTGCTTTATTGATTTGCCTCATTACCAGGCTGATTCTCGTTGCTCAGAACTGCATTCTCCACATCTCTGATCGCATTACTGGAAATCTTATTGAATACGCTCATGAAATGTTTCTTGATGATCTCTTCAATTGCACGGAACATATCAGCACCAAAGTGATACGCAACACCAATAGGCCACCACATAACCCATGAAACAATCATTGTGATATTTTTCTTTGGGTCAATCATGATTTTTAGGTTTTTAATATCATTTCGAATTGATTCTTCGGTAAGTCGAGCGCTTACGTCATGTGAATTATTTACATTGACATGTTCATCATAGTTGATAATTGCCTGGGCGTATTTAGGGAGACTGTTAACGATTCTCCTTTTGAAGCTATCAAACTTTTCTTTGCTATGATCTTCTTCATTCTCTGTTCTATTTTTTTCAAGCTCTTTTAGCTCATTATTTAGTTCAATAAACGCATTTGAGAGCGTTGACACATTAATCTTCCAGCGGAAGATAGACCAAGGGAGACCGATAGCCATGTAGACCACCAGCATGCAGCCAATAAGAATAGGGGAGAGACCTAACAACACCCCAGATAGAATCAATCCTGAGATCAGAAGTGATACTGATACCCTGGGATATTCAATGTGTTCCATGAACATCCCGCTAAAGACCAATGCAATTACAAATGTTGGTGACAGGACGATTCCTGCAAAAAAAGCCATCAGCTCAGTCATTTTTATCCCTTTATTAATTTAGGTGAAACTAAATATGATTATATTTAATAAAAAATAAATGTCAATTCTCTTGTTTAATAAAAGACCGCCATGAATGGCGGCCTTTTGTGTTTTTGTATGAACGGACATCACTTCATGGACAGGTGATACAGTTCATTACCATCAATCCCGAGCAGCATCATTCGATGGTGGCTGAGCTTGATGTTCTTAACCAGGCTGGGATCTACAACAACCTTGACCTGGCTCTTGCCAATTTCATTGCTGAAAATACTGAATGTGCCGCTGTCTTCGACTACAGCGATGCCGTTATCGAGGACGGCGAAGTTGATTGATGCATCATCGCTTGGCTTCTCCATGAGCCACTCATATTTGCCTGTAGCTTGGTTTATCTTGTAGCAGGAGTGGATGTAATCACCATTATCCGCCAGCGAAACCAGGATCAGAACACCGGACTCATACTTGGCATTGATAATGCGCTTTGACTCCATCTCTGGGATCCTGATCTGCAAGAACACATCCTTCATTGACGGAATGGTCAAGTACATAGCACCCATCATGTGTTGGATAAGCACATTGGTATAGAGCTCTGTAGAGCGAGGCATGATGGCCTCAGCCACACCACTCACAATCACCATCTTGTTCTGATTCTCATGCAGTGAGATCTCATGGATGTATTCCTCTGACACCCCGTAGATTCGATTCTGGTACACAAAGAAACTCTTGAGGTTGAAATCATCCTCATAAACCTGCTTGGTCTTGGTATCCTGCATCATAATCTTCCCGTCCTTGATTTTGACCAAGATTGGGGTCTGAGTTCGAGGGGAGAATACCAAATGTGTATTGCTGCTCGAATACGGGATTTTTACCTTATCAGCAACAAAGTAGCCATCTGTTTTGTATGCGATTTTTTGGTCGCTACAGTACACATCAAGCATTGCTGAATCACTGGAGAACACCTCAGTCATGTTCAACGCAGAGCTTATGATGGCAGTATGAACAGCTTGGGATACTTGCGACATAACCATATCCATTGGAGCTGGCATCCGCTTTTTCTCTTCAAACATGGCCGTCAGCCACTGCTTGTAGCTCTGAGGAATGACACTAAAATCCCGTACTGCGTTATTCACAGAAACATCTGAATGGAAGATGGATACTGCTTTCGCCATGCGGCTAACAACATCGCCTCTCTTGAAGCTATGGCTGCTGCCCTTGTACGTTCCCTTAAACGGATGGATGCCCACCAGCAGCTGGGTGGCAATGATGCCAAAGGCAAACCAGTCTGAATCTGCACTAAAGTTTTTCTTCTTAACGTCAACCAGGGGATCCAGCGTTGATTCCGAGTATGCTTTGGCAGGGTACGATGCTGTTTGATAGCTATCGACATCAATCCAGTACACTGACTTGAAATCAGAGGAAACAAGGTAGTTCATTTCGTTTCCATCGACTATCAAGACGCCTTGCTTGTGAAGGCTGGACAACGTATCTCGCATCTGTTGCAGAAGGGCATAGACATCCTGATCAGTGATGTTGTTTGCAGTCCGAAACTCGGTGGTGAACAGGCGTGATAATGGCAGAGTGTTATGAAGAGCTCTCATGCTGTAGCCGATAGGGCGATTATTATCGTCCAGCAGCATGCTCTCCGGCTTGATCACAAAGGGGGATGAGATTTTGCTCAGTTCCTCGATGCGACCCTGCTCAATGACCTTTGAGCTGTCGTGGTAGATTTTGTAAGCAACGTCCCCCTTTACGAAAACCTTGCCTTCTCCGCCACTAAACACGAAGTCTTTTTGTTCAAGGACAACTGCCTTGTTGTTGCCGGAGACATAGACTCTCATCACTCACCTCAAAAATAAAAATCAGCCGAAATCGCCACTCATGGCAAAATATTTTTTACTGCTTCTCTTCTTCACAGAAGGAGAGACCTGCAACACTCAGATCGTCACCGTGATAGATGCCATTCTTCTGGAATTGCTTCACCATTCTGTTAACCCTGCGGTTGATGAACTCACCATGGAGCCCTTTAACGCTGCTGAGTTCGGCCAGAACGGCGTTTTTACTCAAACCTCGACCAGCTACGCTGTCGAAAAAGGTATCCAGTCCATCACTGCTTACCATCACCCATTGCAGATCTTCCATCGGGATCACGACAAAGGTAGGTTGCTCAATGTCCATGTTGATCACTTCGGGCTCCTCGCCAGAGGTCAGCCAGGTTTGATTCATGCCATTGGGGGATTTTTGCAGCAGGATCTTGTTTCTCTCTTCATCCAGCAGGTATGACAGATAGCGAGGATATTCTGACGGGTAATCCACGCACATGTGCTTCACAGAACCGGACTTGTCTTTCCATGTCACGCTGCCATCACCATAGACCATTACAATGACGCGCTGATTAACCTTGTCTGCGAAAGCGCAAATCAAAGTGGCATCCAGTATGTCAGTACGGTCATGAATGAGAGCAGCCGCTTCTGCTGCCTTGCTGATGATTTTCTTGCCAAGGTCAGCATGCGAGATATGGGACAGCTCATAGGCTTCCATACCAAGCAGTACAGTCCGGCATGCGTGAGCGATTAGGCGAGCTCCTACGCTGGTATGCTGGCTTCCTGAGCACCCATCACTAATCATGGCAAAAGACAGCGCCTCGTTTTTTGAAAAAAGTGCGTAATCTTCACAGACATGGTGCTGATCACCTTTCAAGAACAAGCCATCGGCATTAATTTCCATTAAATAAGTCTCGCTACTTCGCATTCGATAAGAAAGCCCCTGGGATCTCCAGAGGCTCGGTCGTGAAATCAGAAGGACAGAGCTTTGCTCGGGCCACCAGTACCAAGAGCCTGGGACTGAGCACTGATTGACTTACTCACGAAGTCGGCAAGTTTGGCAAGGCTTTTCGCGCTGGCATCGGCCACATCGATGTACTGTTCGATCTCAGACTTGTCCTTGAAGTCTTGCAAGTAGGAAGACAGGCCAGTTGCGCTCGAAGTGTTCAGGCCGATCAGAACTGTTCGGATGGATTCAACACATTCTTCGCTGATCGCGCTATTGATTGCCTTTTTCACATCCGCAGTGCTGTTTACTGATGCGTTATCATCACCATCGGTAATCACAAACACGATGGCGTTTGCATCAAAATCTTCTTCCATCAGCTTTTTGCCGTAAGCCTTGACGCTTTCAACGGCGCTAATGGTGGCATCGTACAGAGCAGTCATGCCATTTGGCGATTTGATCTGCTTGTAGTTGTCGGTCTTGATCGCAGACAGCAGGGTAAAGCCATGCTCTTCGTAGACATGATTATTAAATGTTACGAGGCGGATCATCAGGTTCTCAGCGCGAGGCGATTTACGGCAAGCCTCAACAATCTCTTCGATTGCTTTGATTTGCTGATCCTGGAACGAGAAGGTGCTTCCGCTTTGGTCGAGCACGATTGCAACGAGAGTGTATTCGGAAGCAGACAGGCGAGCTACATCCAGGGCAGAGAAGTGAAAGTTGCTGGTGGTCAGTCCGCCTACCATGAGTTCTTCTTGATCAATACGCATAGAGTATCCTTAGAAACTGGTTCTGTTATGCCAGAGCATTTAGCTCTGGCAGGAATTATCAAACATGGCCTTGTCAGGCGATTACGCGATGCTCAGACCGTTATGGGTCACGATGACATCAGTGGTGTTAACCACGCGCATTCCACGAGCTTTCATTTCTTCAATGAAGTCTTCGCCGTTTTTCTCGAAGCCAGTCACCGGAGATGTAGTGTCGCGGAGCAGAACCAGCTTCTTGATGTTCTCGTTACCGAAGTTGTCAGCCAGCTGACGAACGGTAGCTGCAACACAGTGACTCAGAGCTTGACCAGTCAGGAAAATCAGATCCGCTTGTTCAAAGCGCTCAATCATCGGACGGCTCAGCTTGGTAGTCGGATCCGCAGCGTAAGGAACTTCCGCAGCAAACGCGCCATAGTGCTCTGTGTAGGGGTTATGGCCCTTGGTCATGTAGTTCACGCGAGCAATGTAGCGATTTTCCCAGTCAAGCAGAGCGCTGCATACAGGCTGTACCACGTTATGACCTGGGGTGCCGATCAGGCAGTGCGGCGGCCAAATGATCAGCGGGTAGCGACCAGCATCTTCCAGAGCTTTGGTGTAATCCAAAGCATACTGAACTTGCTTGGAATCAATCGGCTTCATTACGCCATTCAGGACATCTTCGTGCTTGATCTGAGTGAACGGAGCAGGTTGCTTGCCATTCGCATCACGCCAGAACAGCGGATGGGAGATATCGTATTGCTGGTGGCTATCCAGTGTCACGGTAATGGAATTAAGCTGATTACCGGCCTTTTCGATGAAGGCAGCCAGGTTCAGCGCGTCTTGCCATGAGCCATCAACAGGCAGTGCAGGAGCAATGCGGGAGATTGAGCCGTTATCTTTGTTTACGCTAATCGCCTGATGATTTTCAGGTACATTGTGGAAGTCGTATTGGGGGTCAATGATGATCAGCTGATTGTTTTGTTTCATGGTCTTCTCCAAATACTTTTTTGTGATGTGCCGTGAGGCGGTTGTTTTCCTTTCTTGAGACTAAGATAGTTCAGATTCGATACTATGTCAATAGTTCGAATGTGATACTTACTTAAAAAAGCGAAAAAGAATGTTTTTCTGTTGATTGCAAAAAAGCCACCGTTGCTGGTGGCTTCTTTCTATTGCAAGAGGGTAGGGGCACCCATCAGTTTTCTGGCTTTTTCTCTGCGCGATCCAATCGCTCAAGCTCGGCAATCAGCAATGCAATGGCTTTAACCAAGTTCCTGCGATAGCTTGATGGCTTCCACCATTTTTTAGCAAAAGGCCAGAATGCAAGGAAAGGGATCTCTTTTTTGCTTACTGGCGTATCAGAGTGGGGGGCTGCATAGTTGATTGCGGCAGCCGCAAGCTCACGATCCTGATAGTTGTCATCAGTCTCAGCATTCCATCCTTCCTGATTTACCTGGCGATGTCGCTCAGCCAGCACATCAATGATTGCTTGCGAAAACATGCCCTTTTCAAAAGGAGAAAAAGCGTCCTGGTAACGAATAGTTGGATCTAAATATTTGAAGTTAATCGATTTATCACTCATCTGCTTTCCTTTTTTATTCATCTTGGCTCTGGCTGGTGGCCGTATATCAACAACCAACCAGAGTACAATTTGTATGCCATCAAACTATTTTGCTTTTGTCATACTTCTGGGATAGAAAACCCCGTCATTCAGTGGGTTCAGCTTGTAGAGCTGAGCAGGCTTCGTGCTGTGGGTCTTAAACATCCCTTCACAGGGGATTAGTAGCTCCGACACCTCGATACGGTCTCTCAGCCTGGCATTATTCAGCTCAAACCCAAGCAGCTTTTCAGTCAGCTTCTTGAACTCAACAATGGTGAACATCTCATCCAGAAGGTTTGTCGCAATCGGAGTGTATTCCGCCTTAGCCCTGATCCTCTTCCATGCACAATCAAAAACCTCATAGTGATTGAATGCAAAGAGGTCTTTCTTCGCAATAATTTCATCTACCGTGAGCCACTCTTTTTCGTAGTGAGGATCACCAATCTCACTCACATCAGCAAGGCGAACAAGAGAGAAGTAAGTGATGTTCACGGTATTGATCCGCTCTGGGTCAATATAGTTGCCGCTAAAAGTATGCAACTGCTCGAAGTAGGGCAGTTCAATACTGGTTTTTGACAGCAAAGCGCCGATTGCCGCCTCTTCTGCGCTTTCTACGTTTTCTCTATCATAGAAGCAGTTTGGAAAGGCCAGCCTCCCAGGAAACACTTCTGCATCAAGGTCTCGCTTATAGGTTAAAGCCTTGATTTCACCCTCATCATAGATGAAAGGAATGATAGTAACCCCCACGTTAGGTCGCTTTTTGCTATAAAGCTCATCATTGTACATAAAAAATACTCCTGTATTGCTATACCACATGCTACCATAGATAGTATCAAAAGCAAACCATTTTCTTGTGTTTCGCGGCGCATTTCTTTGTGTTTATTTAAAAATATTCAATGTTTTCTAATTGTTATGTTGATTTATTATTGGGTTGGGATGATAATTTCTTAAATAACAATAAGAATAAAAGGATGTAGGTCATGAGATCACAACAAGATATAATTGATAGAGCGGAAGAAATCAAAAAACTGGTTACTGAAGAATTTAAACCATTCTCAGGAAAAACAAGCCTTTTTTTTGAAAAGCTCGGAAACACAATACAAAACAAAATGGCAATTTTTGCATCAGGGTTGGCCGTTTTGATTCCTACAACCGCCTCCATGCTTTATGGTACAGCCCAAACAGCAGAGAATTTGATGTATAACAAAATTCCCAACATTACCATGAACAATGGCCTTGGGGACTCCATATTCAATTATGACCAAACTGTTGGTCTCGTTAGTGCAGCAGGCGCTCTAATGGTTGCTCACTTTGCTTTGCCGCCTATCGCAAAAGCAATCAGTAAGATTGCCACTCATTTTGAGCTAAAGCAGTATTTTGCAGAAAATGAAGCAGCCACCAATAAATTTGTAGGATTGATGGAAAAGATTGGTGATGGAAGAAGCAAGGAAGATCTTCACCTAATCGCACAGCATGGTAGGCATGGAATTGTAGAGGGAATTAAAAACTCTAGGCTCGCAGAAGATCCAAGCGTGAGAGAGAAAATCAATAATATTCTTGAAGAGAAGGTTTTTGAAGCCTATCGAACATCAGTCGATAAAATTTATAAAAAGCCAGATGAGTCATCTCTGTCTAGATAATAAACATCAAATAGGGTTATTTTATGGTTAATGTACATAGCAACGAGTCAATTCATCAAGATATCATCAGTCGCTCCGCAGAAATCAAAAAGCTGGTCGCTGATGACTTCAAGCCGTTTTCTGGAAAGGTAAGCTCATTCTTTGAGAGTCTTGGCAATACAATCCAGAATAAATATCCATTGTTTGCGGCATCCTTAGCAACAGTAACATCGACCGTCTCATTCAATGTCTACCAGAACATCCAGGAGATTAATCATGGCGTAAGCGGTATGGGGGCAATGAGCTTTGACCAAACATTGGGCCTGGTAACAGGTTCTGCCGCCCTAATGGTTGCACATTTTGCTTTGCCTCCAATAGCAAAGGCCATTAGCAAGATTGCATCTCATTTTGAGCTAAAAAAATATTTTTCTGAAAATGACTCTTTGGTAAGTAAATTCTCTGATGCCATGAGCAAACTTGGAGATGGAAGGGATCATGAGCACCTTAAGCAGATCGCAAGCGAAGGGCGAACTCAGATACTTGACTCACTAAGGAAATCAGAGTTTTCGGAAAATCCAAGTGTCAGAGATAAAATCAGAGATGTTCTTGAAGAAAAGGTTCATAATGCCTACCACTCATCATTAAACAGCATCAACAGAAAAAATGACAATACATCATTGTCAAGATAATAAACAAAATAATTAATGGAGCTTTTCGGCTCCATTTTTATGTTTTCTGGGGCTCAAGCAATTGTTTTTCTTATTTCTGAGTGATAATATCAATATGTGACAAAATAAGATGGTTTTTGACTTTATATGTCAGAAATTATTAAGTGTAATTAATCGCCAATAACCATAACAATGGGCGTGAAAATGAAAATATCAGATTTTAGTGATGCTAGGGCCTGGCAGATTTTTAAGGCGTCAAAAGAACTGGAGAAAGTCGTTTCCGATGAGGTGAAGCCTTTTTCAGGTAGGGTTAGTGGGTATTTTTCAGAGATATCATCAGCCATAAAGTTTGATGTCAGCAGAAAAGATATCATTCAAGGCTCTGCTTTTGGAACCATGTTTTTTGCAACTTCATTGGGATTGGTGGCCGCGCAGGCTTCTCTTGTTGGTGGAGCCGCAGTGCTGGCAACGGGAATGGCTGGTGGAGGCGCTGTTGCTGCTGCACTTCTCGTTGCTCATGCAGTCCTGCCGCCAGTTGCTAGTGCCTTTAGCAAAATAGCCGAAAAGATTGAAATGATTGGGTACATGAATAAAGGTAAGTCCATCACCGAGAAGTTTATTGAGAATGCTGGTGGAATTAGCAAGGATCTGAGTATTAATGAATTCAAGCAGGCTCTTGAGGAAAGCAAGAAGAGTCTACTGAAAAAACTCGAAGAAACGCCGCTTGGTCGAACTCCAGAGATGCAGAAAGATATTTACAACGCCTTTGAAAGAAATATCAACAAAGGTTTTGAAAAGGCGGTCAAAGAGAGAGAGTCAAAAGAGAACTCATCTTACTCTATTTAATTATTAAGTTAAAAACAAATACCGAGAGGCAAAAATGTATTTAATTCAGGATGTGGTCGATTTTCTCACTGAGCTGAAAATGGACATGGTAGACATTGAAGAGATTATCAGCAAGGGCTTCAAAGAAGACATCAAGCTTACAGATCCAGGCTTGGAATCAGTAAAAGAAAATGTTGATGCAATCAGCAGAGCCATGATCGAGGCAGAAGCGGTAATGGGTGTTGTTTTGGCAAAAATGGCAGACACCAGAACCTCAGCAATGATGGATATCGATGAAGAGATTGAATTACTGAAAGAGCACTCAGGCACACTCAAAAAGACCAGAACTCCATTGAAAAATCTTTTTGGATGGTAATTTAATTTAAATTATAGCCCCTTCTATTTGGCGAAGGGGTTTTTTGTGAGATTTCTTTATGTATATGAAAGAAGATGTGATTCTGTTCTTAACCGAGCTAAAAATAAAGACGGATGAGTTTGATAGCATTATTAACAATGGAATTAAAAAGAACGCTGGCAATCCAGATACAGAAATTCAATCGCTAATAGCCAGTCTTGATGATGTTAAGAACGCTATTTTTAATGCAAATGCAATCATCAGCTCAATCCTAATCAAATACTCTGAAAATGACCTATCTGCAATTGTAGGGATTGATGATGAGATAAATAATCTTACGCGCTTTGAGGAGGTTATTCATAAAATGAAAGGGCCACTGGTTGCTATATTTAACAATTAATTAAACAGGTGAGTTATGAGCCTAACAAAAATTGAGAAGTCCTGGCTTATCGGACAGGTAAAGGAAACGGTCGCAAATGACGTTAAGGAATTTAATAGCGGAGCAAGAAAATACATAAATAGAGTTATGTCAACACATGCAGCCCAATCTACCATTGTTTTTGCATCTGTTTTTGCCGCAATGAATACCGCAATTGCAATTATGCCTCTGATTAATGGGCAAACTTCGCCTGCCCAGCTGCTTGCTACATATGCTTTTAGCATGAAGGCCGCAGCTGCAATGTCTTTTGTATGGAATGGAGCAATGTCAGTGATTTCCAAAGGATCTCTAGACAAGGCATATGGCATTTCAGACAAGGCAATTTCTTCTCTTGAGGAAGAAATCAAAAAAATAAAACCCGACATCACAAAAAAAGAACTTGGAGAGCTTTTTTCACTGGGAGCAAAAGAGATAACAACCGAAATAAAACAAGCTAACGCCATACCTGGCGGGAGTCAGTTTATTAACAAGACGATTGGCGACATTCAAGAAATGATGAATATGCACTCCCAGGAGCTTATTAAACAAGGCCAAAGAGACGAGCGCAAAGAGCTAAAGGCAAAGGATGCATCTATTGAGCGATGATTAACATCCTCCCAGCCATAAAGGACGAGGTTCCCGCAAGTCTCTGGTAATTTAAAAAACAAGATAAGACTGACCAATCATGGTCAGTTTTTCATTTTTGGAAGAGGGTAGGGTAGGGCTCAACTCAAGACAAAACATGTCGTTGCGCTAGATTATCTCTTTGGCCTCGCTTGCGCCCTGTGGCAAGATGCCTTTTGGACACAAAAGGAGCGAGCACAATGACACCTGAGAGGATGAGACAGTACGGCAGGGGGCTGGGGTTGTGGCAGGATAAGGCCCTGGCTGTAGGTGAGCCCATTTCTTATCTGAGGGGTGATGATCATGGGTCTGTAACTCTTTCCGAGGCTGCCAAAGGCTACTGGCTTGAAGAGGACAAAGTTTGCGAAAAACCAAGCGATCTTTTGACTAACGGGGTTTTTCTTTGGACGGAGACCCAGGGCACAGGACATGCGTTTGTCTCAATCCACAAGGAGTGGAGCATTCATGTCTACACCTATGGCCGCTTTGGGGACACATCATTCTCACCAGTAGGTGATGGCGTTCTTATTCAATACAGCTTCGCGAAGGCCAGAGATTACTATCAGCATGAGCTCTACCGAATGTCAGCAAGAGCCTTCAAGATCACAGATATTGATGAGGGCCTTGCATTAGCCATCTTCCAGAAAAAATGGCTTTCCAGCTCTCAGCAACCATCAACAGATGCATTCAAGGTTGAGGGGAGGGTGATCGACAGGTACGATCTGACGGGTAACAACTGCACTACGACATCACTTGATGCACTTAAGCTGGCCGGAACTCAGGTGTTTGCAGGCAAATCCATTCTTGGTTCTGAGTACACTGAGGAGTTTACAATCCCATCATCACTGGAGCGATATCTATCAAATCTGGCATCTAGTGCAGAGATGGGGGTTGTTGAGGTCACAGCAGCGATGAAGCAAGCGTTCCAGAACAGCCAAGGGGCTGCTCCTATAGGTAGCGCAGGAGTGACAAACGGGGTCTTAGGAGCCTCTGGTTACAGCTCTGGCATAGCTGGAAGTAGTTCAAGCTAAACCCACACGGAGACACACCAGGAATGTCAAAAATGCTAAACAAGACCATCGGAATAGGCGCTTTGTTGGTGCCGCTCCTTCTTCATTTTGCGATAATGACAGCTCTTCTTGTCTTGTCTTTGCTCAACATTAAATATAGCCTCGAAGAACAGCTAATAGGGAGCGAACATATAGGTATCATTGACGATCTATATGTCATAATTTATTGGCTTTACTGGGGGTCAGTAATATCGTTTGCTGCCTTATTTTACCTTTACATCATCATCTCATCCTGGATAAGGAAAAAGAAGGAGAGGGCACATGAACAAACAAACTCATAAGGCAGTCGTTAACTTTTGATTTATATAGATTTTGATGCCGATAAATGGGGTTATCGGCATAATAACAATTCATAATTTGTAACTCTTGTGATACCATGCTTAAAACTATAATAATAATGAGGTAGCACCTATGAGGGAATGGTTCTCTTATCTTTCACCAAAGCAACAGACTATGAAAATTCTTCTTACTTATGCTGCAAGCATTATAGTCTTGTTTGCTATCACGAATCACTTTTGGTCTCTTTATGATGTGGCGCAGTCGATGTATCCGCTCCTTACTATTGGAATCGCATTAATGATTTCAACCTGTCATTACAATAAGAAAGTAATCTACAAGTTCCTGCTGGTTTTATTTTCGATTGTCCCGCTTGTTCCTGTGCTTCCACTAATGATGCTCGGTTTGGCTTTTTCAGGGGATAATCCATATGCAGGAGCACTATCGCATTTGCGCTTGGCACTAATAGCCTGGCTTGCAATTTTAACCCCTCTGATTGCGCCACTAATGTTGTCATTTTTTGATTGGAAGAGGCTGCTCGTAAAGCTTCACATTTCAAAGGCGAATGCATAACCAAATCAAAATGTAAAATGGCGTGAATCTCACGCCATTTTTATGGGGCGCTCTCTACCAGAAAGAGCGAGGAACAAAACAAAACCTACCAAATGTCTAGTAACCGTCAATACTTGACATTTCATGGAGGAAAGAAAAGCAGCCTCTTGGCTGCTTTCTTGTGTCTTGTGCTTGTTCTTGTCTATCTTGGCTGCCTTTTGGAAGCAGCAAGGATCCTTTCTACGGCACTAAACATCTCTTTTCCATCCTGTTCTTCATATCCGAAATCGTTCACAAAGGTTGAAAAAGTCAGTCCGCTGCCATCTCTTGCTGACCAGTCAAGCCACATAGATGCGACTTTGAGCGCATTTTGTTGAAACTGCCTATCTTCTTCTTCCTTTCTCTTTTGAGCTCTTCTTTGAAGGATTAGCTGCTTCTCTTCGTCTGTAAGTTCCATTTCTGTCATGAATCCCTCATCACCTTACCCATGTTTTATCCAGGAATATCACACCATAAGTCTCTGAGAATGTCGCAGATGATTTCAGTGGATCGTACTTGTACTTCATAACCTGAACCCCTCCGAACGAGCCATCAATAGTATGGGTCTGATTTGGGTACGGCTTAAACTCCATAGTCCAGCTGTTGGTTGGGCCAATCCTTGGAGCCTCGATCATAATCTCTGTTCCATAGGCAGGAAGTCTAAGATTTCCATATGCCCTTGTACTTCCATCGGCATAGAAGCTGATAGCTCCAGGCTGCTTTGCCAAAGGATATGGAGTCCATCCGGCAGGCTTATTGCTTGCCAACCACTCTCCATTCACAACGGAAATAGACACAGCCAGGCTCATTGTTTTTATGAGGTCTGCTTGAGTGTTAATGCCAACACTGCCAAGAGCGTTGGCGTGTGAGATTGGGAGGCCATAATCATTGAGGAGCATCCACCCTCCCCCATCCCTAGTCATATCGCAGTATACGGCCTTCTTGCTGCCTGTAACTGTAACCGTGTAGTCACCATCGCCTTTAGACAGCCCATCTGAGATAATTTTCTTACAGTTATCACCGATACCTAGCGTCCCAGGAAGCCTGCCATCTCCAGGATCTTTCTCTTCTTCCCCTGGTTTTTCTGTTTCACCACCTGTTGAACCTCCCTCTTCCGCCTTAATCCCTTCGATATCACCGCCGATTCGAATGACGTAATGTTCCGCCCCTGATGCAGCGTTAGAGAATAAACTCAAAGACAAAATTGATGACACAACGAGTGACAATAGTGACTTTCTCATTATTTATTTTTCCTTTAAATATCAATACACTCAACTATATCATCCTTTTTGATTAATTAGAAACAAAATATTGATTTGCACTTATTTTCAGGGATAATGTAATAATAGACAATAAAAGGAATAATAATGAAAATAATGAATATGGGCAAAAAACTAAGTGATTTATTCCCAAAGAGAAAGTTTGGCAAGTGGGAAAATGTCCCCTCTTCTTTTGGTAATGTTTTTTATGGTAAGGATGGAGCTGTTTACAACAGGGGCGATGCCTTTTCAGTTGACGACAAAAGGTTGCCATTTATTTTAGGCTCAGCTCCTGTCATTGGGGAGTTAATCCCTCGCTCATCATGGGGATCAAGCCTGGCAAATTTACTTACCAAGACATCTTGGGACAAGTTGAGACACCCAATTATTGAGAAGCACTCAAATTCCTGTCAGGCTTGCGGAACCAAGAAAAATACACTAGATGTTCATGAAATCTGGAATTATGAATTTCTATCTGACGACAATGACAAGCCCCTCAACTGGGGAATTCAGCACTTGGAGGGCCTTGTTTGTGTATGCAAGGAGTGCCATGAGATGTTCCATCTTGGATTGGCATACTCAAACAATCGTCTGGATGAGGTCATGGAGAGACTCAGGGCCATCAATGGTTGGACACCAACAGCGGCACAAAAATACTGCAATGAAGTTTTTGATCGATGGGATGAGGCAAGCAAAATCCATTGGATCTTGGACTTATCTGGAATCTCACATCCTGATGGTGGATTAACCATTGCAAAGAAATGGGAAATCAATGGCAATGGTTTTTTGATAGCAAACACAGGAAGAATTACAAGCAAGACAATGATTACAAATATTAACTGGAAGTTCTATGGGGAAAAGGAATGGAGAGATGCAACAATCTACAAGCCAACAATAACACCACCTACGCCAAAAAACAAAGGTAAGAAAGTTCCTGAGTCACTAGACATCTAGTATTTTAAATAAGAATTTGAGCCTCTTACTGGATTGTGCAGAGGCTACATGAATACAGTTCTAAATTCTAGAGACGGGGATTATCCCGCGAGATCTTAGATCAAAAGAGCATCTATTGAAGAAATAAAAAGATGACAGTGTTTGCTCTATGAACTTTTTTGCTGGGTCTCCGAACTCAGCAGCAATAATTTCAGCCAGAGTTTTTGAGTCGCACTGCTCATCTACAACAATGTTAATTTGTAAAATAAAAGAGTGTTTCTCTCCATAAAACAAAAACTCACTCTCATCACCATTATCTTCTTTTGATAAGCATATATTTCTGTTTGCGCTATATAAATGATAGCTATCAAAAACATCAGCGTTATTTACATGCCTGACAAGGTTTTGTGATACCTGAATATCTCTCGTAAGGCCATTTGTCTTTTCACTTATAAAGCCAGAGATTATATTTGTTATCACATCTGGGATGAAGTGACTAATCAGGATGTCATCTTTTTTTGCTGTTAACTCTATAGGTATAACATACCTACAAAGTATGCCTCTTGTCGCATCATCAAAAATAAGAGGCGTTTGGTTGACAACTCTGTCTACCAGTTCCAGAAAAAAACAATATTCCTCATTACTAGACCAGAAATCTCTCTTTAAGAGCTCATCAAATTTCTTTTTTGGAGCATGATGAAGCACGCCTATCAGCTTGTCACAACACATCAAGAATGCACTGTTGAGCTCATCTGATGAGGCTTTGCAGCCACTCTTTACCAGTTCAACTATATTTTCAAGCTCTATCCTTAAGTTAAAAAACATACAGCCCACCAAAAATTAATATTGCAAAAAATATATCACTTAATTTTTTAGCTGGCAACAGAAAGCACCCGTCAAGGGTGCTTTGCTCATTGATTTTTTGATGCGGTTTGTTTTGAGTACAAAAATGATGCTGGTACGATTGAGATTAAGTCATCAATTCCTGGATAAACACATTGCTCTGATAGAGTCCCGTACAGACCGTCCTTTTCATTGCTCCAATGCATATTAACCATCTCGTATGTTTTGCCATTTCTTGAGATGTACGGGGCAGATGCATTTCTGTCATTGCATGCATCATAACTAATCAACAAGAACAGCTTATCGCCAGAGAAGTTAACGGCATAATACTCATCGATATAATCAAATTTTAACCCTGAAATTACATTTCTTTCCATGAGTTCAAAACGCCCAGGAATTTGTTTTGCTACTACAAACTCATCTTGACCCATTTCTGTTTCAGGAAGATGTGAAAGATACTCAACGATCTTTTCGCAGGATTCATCTTTTGAGATAATCATAAATGAAGAGTCAATCTCTCCTGCAATAAGCTTGAATCCACCATATAAATATGTGGCCCTGCACATGAAAATATGCTCAATCTCAAGTGATGGATCTATTCTGGAGATACCGCTTGCAATGCCAAGAGCAGGAGACAGTGTTTCATAAAAAGTTGAAAACTGAATTTCAATTTCGTTTGGCGAGATTAGCTTGTGACTAAGAATTCCTGCACCTGGCCTGTACCAGGTTGTTGATGTGTACTCACCATTAACCATCTCTGATCTTTGTGTTTTTTGGTGATTTAGAACGAACTGCTCAATTCCAGATACATCAATTTCATTCTTTATAATAGAGATTAGTCTTGGTTCACCCTTGATTTTGGTTGTGTTTTTCATTTCAGTAGTTCTTTTTATTATTGTTATTATTTTATGAGAGGGATATTCTCACCTTAGAACACAGCATTCAAGAAAAAATTTCACATAATAAAAAATTAAATTGATGCAATACTAATAACAAAATAAAAGCCACCTTCCGGCGGCTTTTATTTTTTTCTTTGTTTCTTATCTGTCCATTTTCATTGCTTTTTTGTAGTGCTTTCGACAAACAGAAATGTACTTATCATTTCCGCCAATGTCAATTTGCTTGCCAGCTGAGACAACTTCTCCCTTCTCGTTCAGCTTTAACACCATTATGGCATTTACCCCACAATGACAAATGGTTTCCCTTTCGATTATTTTATCTGATAGAGCAAGAAGCCTTTCACTACCCTCAAATGTCATGGAGAAAGCATCGGTTCTCAAGCCATAGCACTGGACGCGAATATCAAGGAAATCAACAATGTCGCTAATCTCCCAAACCTGCTTGGCAGTTAGAAACTGAGCCTCATCAATCAGAACACAGTCGATTTTTTTTGCTTCATTGAGTCTTGATACAATTTCATATAGATTATCATCCTTATCGAATGAGAACGCCTTTTTTTGTATGCCAATCCTGCTCTCAATTACCCCTACCCCTGCCCTATTATCAATAGATGGCGTCATAAGGAAGGGGTTCATTCCTCTCTCGGAATAATTATGAGCAAATTGAAGTAGTTCGGTTGTTTTTCCTGCATTCATTGAGGAATAAATAAAAGATAGCTCAGCCATTACAGTCTCTTTAAGTTATTAAATTTATTTGTTTTTTGAGTTTTTGTAGTCAACTACAATGCCAAGATTGTATTCGTCCTCGAAAACCTGCCTAAATTTCTCAAAATTATTTCCGAAATAAAAAACACTATTACCCTTACTGGGCTGGCTTTTCTTTTTGGATGCAGATGGGCGGCGAAATGCGATTCTCTTGTTGACCAGGCACACAGGGAACTCCCTCATTAGGGCCATCCACCATTTGTCACCCACATTGGCGTTAACCAGCATCAGAGCCTCTTCAACCTCACCAGAGAGGAATCGGTCACGCAGGCTTTTTGCCCACATGCCTGCGCAAGAAACGCCTCTTTGTCCCTCAAAAAAACCATAGGGGCTGTTCAGCCAGACACGGCCAAACCACTCTTTTGTAAATCCATCATCTTCGATGGTGAAGATTTTCCCAGCCCTTACTGCTTCATTCGCCTCTTCGGATGAGGCCGGATCAAGGTCAATCTCTCCCATTACCGCCCTTGCGGCTTCGGTGAAAATAACAGGGGTGTACCACTCATTGCTTTCGCTAGAATGAATGTTTTTAATGAAATTATTGTTGTTGGACATCAGGTGTTCGCCATCATTGTTTTAAAAGATGGTATCATTTATTTTTCTTTAAATAAAGAATGAAAAAATGACCACGCTAGGTGGTCATCTTGTGATGGCGTTTAGTCTATGCACTGTGCTTGCGGCGTTGACGAGCATTTCGCCCAAAGAGCCCCTGCCCGCGTGGGTTGCGCTCTCTTTTGGCCCCTGAGCCATCGAAGAGAACTGGCACAGGATCTTCATGAGGAGTCAGCTCAGGCTTCACATAAGCTGTCTCATGGCGCTTGGTGACGACCTCTTTTTGAGTCACTGGCGCTGTTTTGCCAACGCTCCGTCCTGACGACCAGCTAACCTGCTTAGCAGAGGTGCGATCATTTAGCACCAGAGTCTGGTGAGCATACGGCTTGCGCTGCTCTTCTGGAGTCAGCTGGTTGGCTCGCTTGAGAGCCTCTTCATCAGAGATTTCGTTCTGTTCAGAGATTACGGAGAAGCGAGAACGGTTCATGCCGAATTCACTGGTGGCTCGCTGAGCGGATGATTTATTGAACATAATTTATTCCTCATTTCTTCTTATGTTTATTAAGTGTGATAAATATATACCTCTTTTCCTGATGTGTCAATTTTATTAGCTAAAATAATTATGATGGTCTGGAAATGACAAGATAGTCATTTTGGTTGTCATGGGTTGTTGTAAGCACATCCCTTCCTGGTCGCCTCATCAAGCTCTCTATTTCGCTAGATTTGAGTTTGCTGGCGTGTCGGTAGCTCAGAGCAATGACGCCCTTGTCGAAGTGTTCAGAGAGAGCGCCAATGGCGTTTTTAGCTCCATCCAAAGTGCTCCAATCAGATGGATTGCTGATGATAGAGCGATTCGCTTTTGAGTGATCTGCATTGGAGTAGAGATCGTAGTCACACAACCCATCCAGAAAGTGATAACTGTGGGCATAATCTACACAGCCGCCCTTCTCATCAATGCAAGGGGGGTCTACATACACCATCTCTGTATTTCTCTCGAATAAATCGAGATCGCAGGCATTATGGCTGGTGACAGCGTGTTCCCTATTGGATGCCAAATCCATTGCATTCAGCTCAGCTAGGCATTTCGTGGCGTGTAGGATGAAGGGAGCCTTCCATGTGACTTGATTTCTTGATGCTCTTGCTGCTCCCCCAAGCCTTACCGAAAGATCAGCCTTGTCAAAGATATTGTACGGCCTCTTTTTTAGGCATGCCTGAGATAGCAAGTAGACATACAAATCTCGGATTTTAGGTGCAATAATCTGCTTTTTTTGACAAAAAAGATCGAGCTGGTTGTTTTCTTCATCGGTAAAGTAAATGCCCTGGAAGTTTTTGCAGATCAGCTTTTCCTTCTCGCATGAGTCGAATTCAAGAAGATACCTTAAGTTCCTCTCCAGACCAGATGCGACAGCGCGGTCTCCATCATAATGAAGCAGTGCGCGGGCTGACGCATTGCAGTTCAGCAAAAAGTCATTCGCATGCACTCTCTTTCCCATCTGCCTAAACATCAGGGACACAATTCCACTCCCAGAGTACAAATCAAGAACATCATCGAACTCATATGGCTGCAAGACTGAATGCAGAAAAGCGAGAATGGTTCGTTTAGAGCCCCTGTATCTGGTACTAGGGAATCGTCCTAGATTCACTTGCGTCTCCTTTTTCTTTTTATATTTAATGTTAAAATAATTTCTTGCAATTAAATTATCCTTGAACTATCTTGAGGTCTCTCAGAGGTTCACTCACACGACCTCAGAGAATTATCCTCGGACTATGTTAGTTTTATCACCTTGCAGGCAAGTCTTGCAAGGTGTTTTTTTATACGAAATGTTTGTGTTGACCTTTGGTTTATTTTTGATAAATTATAGCAAGTTTTCAACAATAAAAAGAATAATTATGATAAAAATCAAAGCCGCCGCTCTGCTACTATCAGCATTGTTTCTTAATACTGCACTTGCATCGCCTTCAACCAAGACAGATCCTGGCATTAAGGCTGATTATGTCCTAATCAAGAAGTCATCCAGGGTTATGTTCCTGCTGAAAAATAGCAGGGTGATCAAATCATATCGAGTTTCTCTTGGCAAAAGACCTGTTGGCAGGAAAATTTATCAAGGTGATCACAGGACTCCAGAAGGAAAGTACAAGATTGAATACTTCAATCCCAACAGTAATTTTTACTACAGCTTAAAAATCTCTTATCCAAACGAACTGGACAAGATGATTGCTCAAAAGTTGAATGTGAAGACGGGTGGTGACATCTTTATCCACGGACTTCCAAATAAATTCCCAGATCCCGATTCATTCAGAGGAAGAGATTGGACTAAGGGCTGTGTTGCCCTTACGAACAAGGAAATCAAAGAAGTCGTTTCTCTTGTTCCTGTGGGAACAACGGTGCAAATCATCCCTTGATAATTGCGATTGCAAATTCAGATTGGGCCAGGCGATTCCTGTTCGTATCCAATGCGGATCCTGGCCTCTTTTAGTGATGGGTTGCACAAGAAGTTTCTTGCATGAGAATAGAAAAACAAAAACTTACCGCCATGCTCATCTTCCTTGATTGGTGATTTTTTACCGATGGAGCACCATTGCGCGGCGTGACTCGCAGCATGACATGTTGCTGCAACCAAGTGCATCTCCCACTTGTCAGAGCGAAAGCCGCCAATAACCTCGTTGGCATCAAAAGCTCTATCTTCCATATAAATCTTGCTGATTAGCTGCTTGTTGTGATTGAGAATTTCAGTCATATCAACATAAATTTCGTAGCCACACGCATCAAGCAAATTACCTGATTGATCCCCTTGGTTGAATGACACTCCAGGGTTTTTATCATGCCAGTTCAGTCTTAAGGATGGAGCCCAATCAGCAGGAATTTCAGCTGAAATCTTCTTGAATAGATCGATACATCCACCAGCCGTAACGGTGGCTATGGAGTTGGCTTTCTTTTTGATCTTCTCATCTCTTAAGGCGGCTTTTTCTTTTGCTGCATTGAGGTTTTCTGTGAAAATCAACCTAAGCATTACAAGCTCGCGCTTAAATTTCTCATCAGCCATCATTTCACTCTTAGAGAGGAACTGAATAAGAAAGTCGGCTTCGCCAGATGGTATCTTCTCTATTTTTATAGCAGGCCCATTTAACTGACCTCTAATTTTTGGCATTAGCCCCCGACAATGACGCTCAATATTTCTTGCCATCTCCCATTCATCATTGCTGAGAGTTGAATCTGGCAATCCTTTTGTGCAAATGTGCTTTAGCAGGGTTCTGCCAATAGGAAGAGAAAGAAGAAACTGGTTATTTTCAGCGGAGCTGGAATTGTTCAATTTGTATCTCCTTTATAGAGAAACACCCCCGCTTCAATTGATTTAGCTGTGTTTTTCTCGCGAATATTGTTCTTGATACAATATCACTTTTCACTATTTAAAATCAATGGTAAATTAAAAAGGGCCGCTTAATGCGGCCCCATTTTATTTGTATTGCTGCTTTCTGAATTTCTTCCAGTTTCGGTCTTTCTTGTCCGCAAAGTAGTCATCTTCATAGATTTCCCCGATGCCACACGGCCTACCCATCTTGAAGCCAAACTCCAGGGCTCTTTCCCTCTCCACCAGCTTTGTGTGAAGGCCAATTGCTACCCTTCTGTAATGGCGTCTCCTCTTATGAGCACTCCGTTTGTAGAATGCCGTTCCGAATGAGTAAAGCTTGCATTTTGAAGCAAAGTAATCGGGATTTTCGTTCAGAAACTCAATTGCGATATCAATCGGATCTACTGCTTCACCAGAGTAGAAAAAATCAAGAATGTACTTGCTTGAATACTCTTTTTTGTAGAGGTATTCATCTGATTTTTCATATTCTCTTTGTGTGCCATAGTATGACAGTGATGGTTTGTGCTCATCGAAAGCAAAACCAAAATCAACAGCAAACCTGCGCAATCCGAAATCTTTGATGAATTCACGCATGTTGTGAATAACATCGGTATTACCTGAAATACTGGTCAGGATGTATTTTTTATCCAGCAGACTCATTTTTTGTGGCTCCTACGTTAAGTTTCACAATCGAAACCCAACGAGCCGTATTCCTGGAATATACATAAGAAACCTCTTTAATTTACGACATCTATCATAACACAACAGTTTGACCTGTCAATCCCAGTGAGTTATTTATTTAAAAAATATTATCGCCATCGCATTGACATTTATTTATGTTTAAATATAATTCATTCATTAATTTTGGAGGCAAAGAAAATGCAAGAGACAAAATACCCGAGCACTCCTCACCTTCCTTGGTCAATGTCAGTTACGAATGATGACAAAATCATTGGAAGTCTTGATGGCCTGCTCTCTGAGCCAGAGCTCATCATTCTTGAGAAGATGGATGGTGAAAATACCAACCTTTATAGCCACTGTATGCATGCTCGTTCGCTGACATATAGCCACCATGAGTCTCGCACCTGGATGCGTAGATTTCATGCGTCTATCGCGCACAGAATCCCTGCGGACAAGCGCCTTTGTGGTGAGGGTATGTTTGCGCGTCATAGCATTGCCTATGACAACCTGGAGTCTTTTTTCCTGCTGTTTTCTATTTGGAATGAGCAAGGATTCTGTCTCTCATGGGATGAGACTGTTGAGCTCGCCAATGAGATCGGTGTAAAAACCGTACCTGTTCTGTATCGTGGGCCTTGGGATGACAAGCTGATTCGAAACCTCCACAAAACGATGGATCTTACGAAGTCAGAGGGTTTTGTTATTCGTCCTACTGCATCTTTCCATATCGGCGATTTCAGCAAGAAGGTTGCAAAATTTGTTCGCAAAGGTCATGTGCAAACAGATGAGCACTGGATGAAGTCAGCCGTGATCCCGAACAAACTCAGGGATCCTGAAAGTATCAAGGTGTAACTATGAAGTCACGTTTTATGGGATTTAGCTTCGAGCAGTTTCTTGCTGCTCTTTGCAAGGATTTCCCCTTGCTTGGCGAGTTTTCGTCCACCGAGCAAGATCCTGGTTGGCATGGAGAGGGTAATGTTGCGGTGCATACCAATTTGGTATTGCAGCAGGTTTACTTCCTGATCGAGACCTGTGCGAGCCATCTTTCCGTTCGTGAACAGGACGTTTTGATTTTGTCTGCCCTGTTTCATGACTACGGAAAGCCGCTTACAACAAGGCGTAGAGAGAAGGATGGCGTTGAGCGGGTGGTTGCTCCTTATCACGAGCATACTGGCGCATCGTTGCTGTTTACCTGCTCCCCTCCCCTTGGCATCACCCAGGAAGATTGGAAGGATATCATTCAGCTTGTTGCTTATCATGACCAACCCAAGAAGCTGGTCTATATGAACAAAGGGGAAGCTGACTATAGAGCTCTTTCTCGAAAAATCCCAAGCATGGAGATGATCTATCTGCTTGAGGTTGCAGACAGGAAAGGTACTGTTTCCGATGATTATGATGAGCAACTCGAAATGCTTGAGGTGTTTCGTCTTTTTGCAGAGGAGCTCGGCCTTTGGCGAACGACTGCCTATGAAGGGCTTTCCAAAAAGGTTGATGAGCACTTTGCAGACAAAGATGACTTGTTCCGCATGGCTGCTTACCACAAGGGGATGAGCGCCCTGGACAAGGGACGGATCCATCTTGAGGACGAGGTGATGTCTATTGCCTATCAGAACCAAGGGAAGTCACATGTCGTTGTGATGTGCGCAATCTCTGGTTCAGGCAAAAGCACCTTCATCAAGAAAAACTACCCTGGGTACAGGGTGATCTCCCCTGATGAGATCCGTGAACTCATGATTGGTGATCGTCTCGATATCGACAATCACGGAGAGGTATTCCGTTTTGCTTACGAGCAACTCAAGGTCTCGCTTCGGATCGGAGAGAACGTGGTTTGGGATGCAACAAACCTCAGAATCGATTTAAGGGAAAAACTGCTTGGGATTGCCAATGACTATGGCGCTTTTATTGAAATGGTTTTGCTTCAAGCCCCACTGGCACAATGCCTGAAAAACAACAGGGATAGGAAGCATTCCATTCCAGCAGAGATCATCCACAAGCAAGCAAAAATCTTTCAGCTGCCAGATCTGCGAGAAGTTCACAAACTAACCTGGCTTCATTCATTTTAAGGAAAATTATGCGCTGTTATCATTTTCAAAACATGTTCCTCACCGGAGTTCAGGCGGGGGTTCAAGCGGATCACGTTCAGGATAAGCTTGCTATTAAGTATGCTGACGAAAAAGAGGATGATTATGCTAGGGAAACCTACGTTGAGTGGGCAACAGGCCACAAAACCATCATTCTTTTCAATGGTGGAATGCATTCAGATCTAATTGAACTAAAGTCATTCTTTGAGTCTCCAGACAACTGCTATCCTTGGTCTTACTTCAATGAGAGCGAAGAAGCCCTTGCTGGCGCTATGACAAACGTAGGGATCATTCTTCCTTTCCATATCTATGGACTCAAAGATTATGTATTGGACTTTTTAAACTCAGAATCTCAAGATGTCCTTGGTGGGAATGCACCAGATTCTGTGACCAAATTCAATGATGTGATCCTTAAAGATGAGGATGGAAAAACGTATCTTGCGAACATCCACATATCACGATCTAAAAAAGGCAATTTGGATTTGTCTATTTACAGAAAAAATGACGGTATTGAACGGGAATCATTCTCCTGTGAATACATCGATTTTGATATACAGCTAATTAAAAAAATTTCAAGCGCCAGTCTCTTGATGTAAAACAAAAAGGCCAGCACTCGGGGTAGTGCTGGCCTCTTGCTAGTTGCAGAACTTGTGGCATTGGGGGATAACACGAGCTCCTAATTGACATATTAGTGTTGGCAACTCAATCGTCAATAGAAAGTGCCATTTATTTTTTATCAACGCTTTGCGTTCATCAGAAGCCAGTTCTCCCTCTCTTTCTGCCCTCCCTTCGCCGCACCATGCCTAAATTGATTTTTTTTGATATTTCTTATTTATTATACTTGAAAATAATTACCTCGTCAGGTATAGTGTATCCATCAAGTGAGCGATACAGCCCAGGCGGGTAGCCGGATGAAGTTGTTTTGGCGGTTCGCTAACATAAACTCAATAATAGTAATAGAGAGGCAGTTATGACCAGCAACATCGTAGAACAACAACCGCAAGCAGAAGCTAATCCCGTATTCGTTACTTCCATGGCTGCCCTCAAGAAGTTTAAGCCTGAGGAAGTCAAAAAGAATGACCTCTGGTTGGTTTCTCCTCATCTTATTGAGATTGAGCCTGGCTTTAACGCTCGTAAAGATTATGGCACCAAGAAAAAGCTCAAGCACATCGCTTCTCTGCGCCGTCAGTGGAATACCGATCCGACTCAGATCCCGCCCATCCGTGTGCGCATCAAGGATGGTCATCTGTATGTAGGTGATGGTCACTGCCGAATGATCGCTCTGCGTCAGGCAATCGAAGAAGATGGTCTGGAGTTCAAGTTTGTGCAGTGCATCCCATTCCAGGGTAATGATGTTGCTCAGCTGATGCTGATCCTGACTTCCCAGGATGGTCTGCCTCTGGATTATGTGGAGCAGGCAGATGTGTTCACTCGCCTGACTGCGCTTGGTCTTACTGATGAAGATCTCGCTGCCAAGCGTAATTGCAGTGTTCAGCACATTCGCAACATCCGCTCTATCGCAAGCCTGCCTTACCGCTTGCAGGGCTACATCACTAGCGAAGTCATTCCGTACAGCAATGCCCTGGAGGTTGTTCGCAAGTATGGTGAAACCAAGGCAATGGAGCTTATTGATGGCATCATCGAGCAGAAGAAGAAGGACTTTGAGCGTCTTCTGAATGAGACTGCCGAGGTTGCCCAGCCTAATGAAGCTGCTCTGTCTGACACCGAGACTGAGACTGATGTTGAGACTGAGGTTGAGGTCAAAAAGACCGCTCCTGAGATCCGTATCTCTCGCAAAGAGCTGGATAAGGCGATGGACAAGCCTGTGGTTCGCTTCACCAAGAAGGTCAAGGAGAGCACTGTGAATGTGGTTTCTCAACTGGCAGAACTGCTGGTGGATACCGATGAAGCACAGACCGTCACCCTGACTCCTGAGCTGGTTGCCGAGCTGAAAAAGCTCAAGGAAGGCTTCTCTGCCAAGCAAGAACCAGTGGAGCCTGTTGAGCCAGTCGAAGGCGACAGCGACAGCGAAGAAGAGAATGATGGGGAGTAATTCCTATCAGAAGAAAGACCCCTCTTGAAGGGGTCTTTTTTATTGCCATTGGTTCATTTTTTTAGGTTGAGGCATATCTCCACAATGAGCGACACCACTATTTACCCTACTGCATTCGAAGATCATCGCGGCTGCATTATTGTGCCATTGCTTGTGTTCAATTGGAGTATCGAGTCGAAAGACAACCAAATCATTATTTCTGAAAAAAGTGATACATCAAAGAAAGGTATCATTGTCCGTACTCATATTATTTGCGTGGATTATGGCCGTCTTCCGATTGGTTGTTTCTTTACTCTGGATGGATTGGTTATTGAGGTTGTAATTTCTGACGAGCTACTCAAACATCAAAGCAAGACAAAAGAACAGTTTTTTTTGCAACTAAAAGAGCTCAAAAGCAGCCTTCCTGTGCTTTCAGATGAAGAAATATCCTTTAGCTGGTCAAACATTCCGTCCCTAAATCAAAGAATGCCTATCACCAGGGGTAATAAGTAATTGCCCAGCAATTGATTTATTTTACTATTTAATATATACTTCCTTAAAACAACACAAAGGAATCACCATGCATTTTGAATCTCAGCTCGAAAAAGCCAAGTCCTTGGTCGCACAGCTTAACCACTGGTCTTTCCAGTATCACGTAAAAGACGATCCGGTTGTATCGGATGCGACTTATGATGAGGCATACCACGAGCTGAAAGCACTGGAAGCATCAGATCCTGCTCTTGTGCTGCCAGATTCACCGACCAAGCGTGTAGGTGATGTGGTGTTGAGCGCATTTGAAAAAACCACGTTGAAAGTCCCTATGCTGTCACTCGACAACACATTCAGTGATGATGAGGTGGTTGAGTTTATGGAGCGTGTCGCCAAGGGTCTTGGTGTAGATGTTGATGATGTGGTTTTCACTGCCGAGCCGAAACTGGATGGTCTGGCCGTAAACCTTCGCTATGTAAATGGCCTCCTTGTAGAAGGTTCTACTCGGGGTGATGGCGTTGTTGGTGAGAACATCACAGAACAGTGCAAGACCGTTCGCTCTATCCCCCTTCGTTTGCGTGGTAATGACTTCCCCGCAGTTATTGAGGTGCGTGGCGAGGTGTTTATGCCTGTTGCCTCTTTTGCTGCCTATAACGAAAAGGCAAGGGAGAATGGCCTTAAGCTGCTGGTAAACCCTCGCAATGGAGCAGCTGGTGCAATGCGTCAGCTGGACGTTAGCAAGACCGCATCACGCAACCTTGATTTTATCGCCTACAACATTGGTGAGGTATCTGGCGGCTCCATTGGTGACAGTCATCACGGCATTCTTGAGAAGTTGGAGTCCTGGGGCTTCAAGCGCAACAAAGACACCAAGATGATCAAAGGTATTGATCAGATGAAGGCTTACTATGCCGATCTGAGCGAGCGAAGAAATAGCCTAAGCATGGAAATCGATGGCATTGTCTTCAAGGTAGACAACCTCGAAGATCAGGAGACCTTGGGCTTTATCTCCCGAGCGCCACGCTGGGCGACTGCTCGCAAATTCCCTGCCCAAGAGAAAGAAACCCCCCTTGAGGCGGTTGAGTTTCAGGTAGGTCGGACTGGTGCAATCACCCCTGTTGCCAAAGTGACCCCCGTCTTTGTTGGTGGGGTAACGGTATCTAGCGTGACCTTGCATAATATGAGTGAGGTTGCTAGGCTTAATGCTAAGATTGGGGATATTTTGCTTGTATCCAGGGCGGGAGACGTTATTCCTAAAATCCAATCTGTTCTTGAGCATTCAGAACACGGAATTGAAATCGTAATGCCCTCAAATTGCCCTGTTTGTGGCTCTCCTGTGGTTCAGGAAGAAGGCATGACTGTTCACCGTTGCACTGGTGGCGCTCTCTGTGATGCCCAAGCAATTGAGTACATCAAGCACTACTCTGACCGCGACCACATGAATATCGATGGCTTTGGCGACAAGCTGATTGAGGCTCTTTATGAGACTGGCGCAATCAAAAACATCGCTGACATCTATGACATCAAGCCGGAGCAGATCTCATCTCTGCCTAAACAGGGCGAGAAGAGCGCTGAGAAGGCCATTGCTGCAATCGAGAAGTCAAAGAGTACAACTCTGGCTGTATTCCTCTCCTCGCTCGGTATTCGCGAAGTAGGTCGCTCTGCATCAAAGATCCTGGCAAAGCACTTTGTGAAATTCGATGCCGTTCGTAACGCAACTTACGAAGAGCTGGTGGCCCTGCCTGATTTCGGCGATGTCATGGCGCGAAACACCATTGAGTTTTTCAAAAATCAGACCAACCTGGCTGTCATTGACCGCCTGATCCAAAGCGGCGTTCACTGGGACGAGACCGTCAAGGATGTCGGTGCCCAGCCGCTGGCTGGTCAGATCTGGGTGGTTTCCGGCACCATGGAGAAAATGGATCGCAATGCTGTCAAGGCAATGCTTGAAAGCCATGGCGCAAAAACATCCGGCTCGGTCAGTAAGAAGACCACAATTCTGGTGGCTGGCCCAGGCGCAGGAAGCAAGCTGGCAAATGCAAACGAGCTTGGTATCAAGGTAATTACCGAAGCCGAAATGTTTGAAATGATTGAATCATTTTAATTTCTGGTAAATTTAAAAGGCGCGTTGAAAAACGCGCCTTTTTTATATATTGCTTGATATATATAAATTAAATGTGTAATATTAAGTCGTATTTAGATAGCGATTTATTATAATAACAATAAAAGGTACGCTTTATGAAAAAACATATCTTGTCATTTATGGCTGCATCTCTCATTACTATTAGCAGCATTTCATCTGCCTATGCTGGTGGCCCTGCGTCAGATAATTCTTCTGATAAATCTGCGCATATTCGCCCATCTGACGAAAAAGACATTAATACCAGTCACGCTAGACATGGAAAGAGCCAGGCCAGAGAAGAACTCATTAAAAAGATGGAATCTCTTAATCTTTCAAATGAACAAAGGGTTAATCTTGAAAGAGAAATGAGCAAGCACAAGGACACATTAAGGGCAATCAGGGCTCTTCATCGACACAACATCAAAAAGGCAGATTGCCCCAAAGAAATTGCCGTTACCCAAGAATCAAAGGAATTGATCGAGCCACCAGTTTCCCCTTACGATGAAGTGATGGCTGGCGAACTAACCAAGAAAGAAACATCCCATAAAGGATGCAAATTCACGAAACAAGAAATGACCGATATTATCACTGCCAGAAAATTCATTGCAAAAGAAAAAGAGAGACACATTACCGCTGTAAAATCCATTCTTACAGCCGAACAGTTTGCTCAATACAAAACGCTCAACAAGACGACCAGATAAAGAAAAAAACAACTATCCAACAAGGCCCATCTCAAGATGGGCTTTTTGTATGCAAAACACTCCTTATACTTCTCTTGTTAGTCTTATTAGGTTTTGTGTATAATGCCTTCACTTCTATCGAAATGGTGAGCAAGATGAATAATCTGGGTGTTGTTTTTAGTAACTATTCGAATGAAAAGTTTGTTTCTGACAAGATCAGGGAGCTTGCCAAGAAAAAAGTAATTACGCAGACAATGGCGCTGCATTACGAAATGATGCTCAAGAACAGAGATTACTTCAATGAGCAGGTTTTCAAGAAGGCAAAGCTCTATGACAACACCACTCCATTTAAAAACAAAGTAACAGCATCAGAGCGATTTGCAGGTCTGATCCCGTTGCCAACCGTTTTTGGCATGGGGCTATTTTCGTTTCAATCGCCGTTTCATGTGGCAATGGACATCCTCATGCTGAGCGGGATTTTCCTGGAAGGAAGATCAATCGACATCGTTACAAATGAAGCGAAAGCGATAGCTGATGCCCTTGTTGAGATGCATGGCAATCCAGCGATGCTTAAGACGATAAATGACTTTTGGGGAAGTCCAGCAACCGTGCTTGCTGAATTGAAGATAGTAGGCCAGAAGTCTCTGTGCATGGATCACTTCAAGGTATCCAAGACCGTATCTGATCTCATGAGCATTACCAAGATCACTGATAAGGTTCCCTCTAAAATGGTTATTCCTACCAGGGCAATGACCCTGATAGAGGTTCCGGCAGATAGCGGCCTTCGCCTATTTAATGCAGCAACTGGCTGGCACGATCTTGAGACGATAACGATATTCAGGGATGATCATGAGGCTCATAGTGGGGCCACAAGACACTACTCCCCTAAAATGATTGAGTCTGCTGGTATCACAGAAGAAACCCCATTCACAAGGATTTGCTTCTACTTCAATGGCAAGCCGCATGAGGGTGATCGCTACTTTGATGATGCCACCATGTTCATAAACGTTCTAATCAAAGACCTTGAGAGATCACTAATCGACTCGATCACAAGCGCCTTGCTCGATGATTACGAGATCGACAAAAACATGCTTGCCCTAATGATGGAGGCAGAATCTGGCGTTGAGCTCATGGAGTATGAAGATGATCGGCGCTCACAAGACACAATCGCGCTGGTTCGATATGCTGCGTCAATCTTGCTCTTTGTTAACAGCAACTATGCCAGGAAAGAGTTTGTTTCAACTGTTGTAGATCAGGGGCCAATGCCGCCGATCAACAAAACAAACCCCAAAAAACTTGGTGTCAAAATCCAAAAAGAGGCAGCATTACCGTCCTTTACCAGGCTTCACTTCCACTCAAACGAGAGTGATCAGGCATCGGTCAAACAATACCTCAATGACTCGCCAACAGATAAGCGGAAGGTGTCACCTCACTGGCGTGGGCCACACTGGAGAGGCCAGCACTACGGGGCCGAGAACAAGCTCATGAAGCTAGTCTTCATTGCCCCTGTGTTTGTCGGTGCCAAAAACTTGGGAGAGGTACTTCCAGGCAGGCGAAATACAATCTAACCAAAGAGTTGGCCGCCTTATGGCGGCCAACTAGCATCCCCTACCCCGCTTAGTTATTCCAAGGGCTTAGTTTTTTCTCGTAGACCCACCACTTCTGACATTGCTGCCATTTGTCATAAGTGCTTGGCACTCCGCCATTTCCATTAGGGCCGTATGACCTTCTGCCATCCCCCTGGATGATGCTCATCACGCTATCAGCTGCTCTCTGCATAACAGTTGCCTCTCGTTGAAGCAGCTCTGTCTGAACCTGGGCATACAACTGCTCAACTTTGCTTTGCCCGCTCTGGTTCACGCTTAGATTGACGATATTTCTGTTTCTCATGTTCTGGTTTTGGATCAGTCCCAGCCTTAGATCATCCTTATCTTGCTTGGCCTGCCTAAAGACACCAGTAATGGATGCATACGTGTTGCCATCAATTGTTTTGATCCGGTCAAGCTCAGACGAGAATGTGCCAAGCTCTGGATAAAATTTTTCGTGATATGCCTTTTCACCGAAGACACTACTCATTCCAACTTCGGATACATGCCCGCACTGCTCGATCATTTTTTTCTTGTAGTATTCGCCATTGATATCGTTTTGAGATGACATGTCATTACTATCATTTCTCGATGCCATAGCAGCAGAACTAAACGCAGAAATACCAAGAATCATAATGCACGATAAAATGCTTTTTTTCATATATTTACCTTTATTGTTCTTATTTTAACCATACGAATAAATTACACCATAAATAATTAAAAGACAACATTTGTTTATGTCAAGAATAATGTTGCAGTGTTTTTGGTTGTCACAATCAAAAATAAAACTATAATTCTCTGTAATGAGATATTCTTGGAGCGCATAAGTGAACAGTCTAAAATTAACGCATTTTCTTCTTGGTCATAGGCCAGATTTTTTCAGTCTCGATGCTGAATCACAGAACTGCGCCAGATTGACGATAGCATCAGAAAACAGAAGTGCCCTGGACTCTTACATCGAGAAGATTGTAGACAAAGAGATCTTGGAAAAAGGTCTTGAAGACAACCAATTTGTTAGGGCTGAGCTATATGGCTATTACCTATCTCTTGTTGCGGGCCTTGGCGAGCATCGGATCCTCCTTAATGACGAGGTAGACATGCTGACGGTTATGAATGAGTTAAACCTGCTTGAAAGCTATGACTTTAGGGAGTTTCTTTTCAAGAGAGACTCTGGGCAGCAAGACGCAAACGTAACCAAACCAAGACCGCTTGGAATTCAATCTGTTTTCTTTAGCTATATCAACAAGGATAATTACAGGACTGCCGAGCTAACATCTCTATCTCACTACATCTGTAAAAAAGTCAGAGCAAATGCAGTAAAGATTATCAACAAAGCCATCCCAAACAAAAAAGAGACTCTGTTTACACATCTCGCTGCTGACTTAGAAGCTGATGAACTCTCAATGCGACTTGCTAGAGTTACAAGCATAAATGCTGGTGGCAAAGAGGCTGAATTATCCAATGCAAAGTCATTGACAAAAAAATACTTTGAGCAACTTAAGGAAGCTCTGGATGATAGACTGCATGAAGAGGCCCCAGTCTATTACGAAATTCATGGCGGCGAAAACCATACTGAGTTTGTGTTTTCCAATGTGAAATCGATTGAAGGCATTCGTTTTTCTCATCTGATTTCAGATATTTCAGGAAAGAAAAAAGGACATCGGTTTGTTGTTGATGCCCTAATTGCAGACGAGACGGAGCAATTCAAGAAGTTTATTTTGTCAAAAATAAAATAAAAAAAGGGGCCGAAAGGCCCCTTTTTCTGATCGGGATTAATCGTGTTTCGCGATGAAAACGACTTGGTTCTGGATCATGGCCTGGTAAAATTTCTCGTTGCTTACCATGTTATCCTCGATGTAGCGGCGGATCATCTTCTCAGCACCCAGCTGACACAGTGCATAAATGGCAACGATAAACACCAATCCTTTCCATGGAGAAAGCAAGCACATAAGAGCCAGAAAACCCAGCAGGTACACATTTTGACGCAGCTTAATGAACTTCTGCATCAACCAGGACAAGCCGTGCTCAGGGAAGGCATCACAAAAAACCTTGGATGCTTTTTTTACGTTATAGGCAAGATTCAGCTTTTTGCCACGATACAGTGCAACAAATTCGATATGTTCCATCAAAACCCTCTCTTTGAATGCTGATTATTTTATTTGATTATATATGCAGCATTATTATTGTCAATAAAAATCGAATTCTATCTGTTTGAATGATTCTCATGGTGATGATAAAATAAACCCCCTACCATAATAATAAAAGGGGTTATCAAATGTTCCATAAACTACAAGAACACTTTCATTCGCAACCATCAGTAAAAGTGTCTACATATCGAGATGTATATCTTTATTTCTTCTGGATTTTTGCTGCCGCAACAACATCATCATTTATCAGTGATTTCATGGGGTTAACAGCAATCCTCAAAGAAAGCACCCTGTCATTTATGGGGGCGTTCTTTACCATCTCGGCTATGGTTTACGCATTCTACAAAATCATGAAGAGAAGACCAGGAATGAGGCCGCTGGCATTTTTCACTCTGGCTGGTAGCGCGGTGACAGTGCCATATCTTGCTGCACTTTTTAGTGCTGATTTTATTCAGGTTATTTTCTATGTGTACTCGCTGATGGCATCCATGATCACCATGTCTTTTGCAATGTCGATCACAAAAAGGAAGCACAAGCTATTTCATGAGGTTCTTCTGATTGGAGCGGTATCAATCGGATTTTATCAGATTTCTGGGTTTATTGGCCTACTCCCAGATGGCGCAACCATGTCGGTATCTTTGTTTTCATTTTTGTCATCAGTTTACATTGCACATTTAATGCCAAAATATGTAGAGGACAGGGAATTTCCACCTCACCACGTAACATGCCTCATGGCGGCACACATAAATCATATTCTTGTTTGGCTTGTAAAACTTTACATTAAGGCATTTAAAGAATAGTTTTCATCAAAAAAACTATTTCATTTTTTAAATATTGCATTATAATACCTTGGCGGTGGTTAAATTCATTGATGGAGAGCGTGATGGCGCATTTTAGAGTCATTTGCATGATCAGGAGTAAACTGCTGTCCTGGTATTCTTCTTTGCCAAAGGAGGAAGCTCGTTCATATAAGACGGGCTTCCTTACTTTCGATGAGCATCTTTCTCGGATTGCCGATATTGATGAAGGTCGGCGAGTTAATATCACAGATATTATTTACTCGTGGGCATATCATGCATACAAGGCAGAAGACAAGATGCCTGGGAAGATCCAGTCTTTTGAAGCGGTCAAGCCTTATCTGCCCATTACAAGAGATCAGGATGCTAGTTACGAGTACCAGGCCGCAATAGAGTCAACCATAGAGCGTTGTCAGCACTTATCCTCAAGCAAGGGTATGAGCATGGCGATCTCTCGCTTGAGGCTCTATGGAGGAAGATTTGCGACCATTATTGTTTCTGTTGCAAGCGAAGAGCTTTTGTTGCTATCTAAAAGCGGAGACTGTGATCAGGATAGTCTCAGGATCGCAAAATACGTTTTTGACTGCTTTGAAAAAGCCATGGCTGAGCAAAAAAAACAAATGGAGCAAGTGGTGTAAGGAACTGGAACTGTTCGGCAGATATGCCGGAACAAAACAGATACTCACTTGTTTGCAAGCTGGTTCTTATTGGGTATGCCCATTGCCTTTAGGTACAATGAGTCATGCCCATTTTTCTTTGCATCCTCAATAATCATGCTAAGAAGCTGATCAATAGACCATGTTTCATTTACAAACATGTGAAGCTTTAGCTTTTCAAACTGGCTGTTTTCCTGGTTGATACAGCTAGTCCTAAAGCTATCGCTTCCATCTTGAAATGTCATAAACATAGGCATGCCAGATTGCTTGCAAATCAAGGTAATTCTTTCTACAAGCGGGTGAACATCATCAATGTAAATCTTCTCTTGCTCTCTTGACATGACTATCTCTTTTTTTTATTTATTTAATTGTATCAAAAACAAGCAATGTAGTCTACTGGACTCATCCATCATAACATAGCAACCCTATAAGATCACATGCAGATTTGGCTTTCTGTCAACTCTTGCCCATCAACATACTCACCTTTTTTATTTAAAAGCTGTTCTCTTGCGAATACTTTCCTGTTTTTTATGCTATTGCAAAAAGGACTGCCCTTTGGTGGCTTTATTTTGTATTGCCTTATGTCATCTACATAAACCACTCCATGTGATTCGATATTTTTTATTGCAGAGATGTCTACAAGTTCTGGATTACCATGCACATCAAGGCGTCTTATCTGTCTTAGGTTTTCTAGCCCATCAAGGCTTTTTAGCTTGTTTTTTCTTAGGACTAAATTGTGATAATAAGCCTTTTTTATATTTCTCATCCCTTTTAAATTTTCTATTTGATTTCCATCGAGATACAGATCGCGTCTTAACTCTTCAACGCCACTTAAAAAATCAACATTAGTAAATCTTTGGTGTGACATAGAGAAGCTACCCAGCGTCTTGGTTCCAAGTGATGATTTTGGCAGGTCACTATTTGATATAAGTCCGCCTGCGAAACTAACCGACCACGCTCCTCTCTTCCATTCCTCATCACTAACATCGCTATATTGAAAGAAAGAATATTGAGTCCTATCTTTAAATTTTGACTTTGCAGATAGAAAAAAATCCCTCCATTCCCTTCCGCTTTCATCTGCTGTTTTTTCCATTGCAACAGGGATTTTAAACTCATATCGCGCACCCCCACCTGCGGCTGATATTTCGCTTGCTGGAAAACACAAAAGGAAAGGTAGACATGCAGTTAAATATTTCATTGTTGTTGATTTCATTTTTAGATTCATTTTTTATACTTTCCTTACATGCAGATCTGATCTTCTGTTAGAAATGGCCCATCAACATAATTTCCTTTTTTGTCTACAACTCTTTCTTTTGCATATACTTTTTTGTTTTTTATGCTATTGCAAAAAGGACTTCCTTTCCGTGGCTTAATCTTGTATTGATCTATTTTGTCAAAATATACCGTGCCATAAGACTCAATATTTTTTAATGCTGAAATATCATAGAGAGATGGGTTTCCATGTAATGTTATTTGCCTTATGTCTCTTAGGCTTTGAAGCCCATCAAGAGTTGTAAGATTGTTGTTTCTTAACATGAGCGCATCATAATGCACCTTTTTAAGATTTCTCATCCCTTTAAGATTGTTTATTTTATTTCCATCAATATAAAGGTTGTATCTAGCCTCTTCAACGCCGCTCAAAAAATCAACATCGGCTAGTTCTTGATTTGATAAAATTAAATCACCTATTATTTTTGTTCCCATTAATGATTTTGGTAGCTCACTGTTTTTTAATTTCACTCCACCTGGAAAGCTAAGACGCCACATTCCTGTTTTCCATTTTTCTTCATCATTAATGCCCGAATATGACACGCTTCCATACTTGATTCTATCCTTAAAAATTGAGTTTGCAGAAATAATAAACTCCTTCCACTCCCTTCCGCTTTCATCTGCTGTTTTTTCCATTGCAATAGGAATGTTAAATTCATATCTTTCATTTTTTTCTGTTGCTAACATTGCACTTGTTGGCAAACAAATAATTAAGACAAAAAGACCTTTTGCAAATTTTAATCTCTTCATTGTTGTAATTCCTTTAGCTGCATAGAGAGCGAATACTTACGCATGGCGATATTATTATTGTTCGCAAACATCTCCAGCCTTTAACTCTGGCCCTTTATTAAATATTGTTCCAGCATGTGCCCATAGCTTTTTATCTCTTATTCCATTGCAAAATGGACTTCCTAACTTAGGCTTCTTTTTATATTGTTTTGGATTATCCATATAAACAACACCACCTGGCCTTTGAATGTTGCTTATTGCTGATATGTCTGTCAGGCTTGGATTATTATAAAAATGAAGAGTTCTTATTTGCTCTAAATTTTCAAGGCCATTTAAGCTTGTAAGCATGTTGCCATCAATGTGAAAATAATCTCTTTGAATTTTGAGGCTTGACAGTCCTTTTAAATTTGTCAGCATATTGTCTTGTAGTTCTATGTTTCTAGTTGATACAGTAACCCCAGCCATGAAATCCACATTGGTTAATTTGTTGTTTGGAAGCTCGATGTTTCCAATAGTGCTTAGGCCAAGCGTACCTCTTGGTAACTCGCTATCCATAAGGCCAACAGAGGGGATGCTTGCAGACCAATTTCCAGACATCCATAGTTGCTCCGAGCCCATACCAATAGCACCTATTTCTCCGCTCGGCCTTGGTTGCCTATGCTTAAATTTTTTACTTGCAGAAAGAAAGAATTGCCTCCATTCTTCGCCATTTTCTTTCGGCTTTTCTGATGCACTCATCTCTACTGGTATTTTGAATTCATATTTGTCTGCTGAATAAACCCTACCAGATACAAAAACAATAAGGACTGCCAGGAGTGAAGAAAGAGGCTTGTTTTTTGTTATTTTCATATTTTGTTCTCTGTTTTTGTGCGTTTTTACATGCAAACCTGATCCACCGTAAGAAATGGGCTATCGATATAATTTCCTTTCGGGCTATCTTTTCTTACTTTTGCATATATTTTTTTATCTCTTATACTATTGCAAAAGGCGCTACCCTTTCTCGGTTTTTTCTTGTATTGCGCAACATCATCAAGCGCCACAAGGCCGTGACCAGCCAGATTCTCAATGGCTGATATATCAGTCAAACTTGGATTGTTGTATATATACAATCCTCTGGTAATTTTGAGATTTTGAAGTCCATCAAGCGATGTAAGTTTATTGCTATTTAAAAACATAATGTCACGAGTAGAATCCTTTAGATCTCTAAGACCTCTTAAATTCTCAATTTTGCTTGATGATAATTCCAAGCCATAATTTAAAACCTCTATGCCACTTAAAAAATCAACATCTGCTAGTTCGTGACCCACGCCACTAATCTTACCAAATATTTTTGTTCCCTTTTTTGATTTAGGAAAATCAGCCGATGTTAACTTTATTCCTCCTCCAAATGCTATGTACCATGAACCTCTTTTCCATCCTTCATCCTTGCTAATTCCAAGGCCGCTATTATATTCATAAAAGTTAACTTTGCCATTCGGGGGTAGTTTGCTTTTAAGGATTGTATTGGCATTAGCAAAAAACTCTCTCCACTCTCGGCCACTGTCATCTTCTTCTGCTGACATTTCTACAGGAATTGAGAATTCATATCTGCTTTCTGCAAGTGAAGAGAAAGAAAACCCAATTGCAATCATGCACAATACCAGGCTGCTTTTCCTTATTTTCATTTTTATTCTTCATTTATTATTATTTTTAATGAATAATAATTTATCACAAAATAAAAACCCCAGCAAGAGTCAAATAGGCCCTTGCTGGGGTTTTGGGGTTTGGCTGGTTAAATAAGCATTCCCGAAATCTCGTTCTCTTTCAGGTAGGCTCTTAATGCTGGATTTATTTCATCCCAATGATCGTTTTTCTTTACTATTTCAGGCCAAGACAAGAACTCATTACTGTGGCCGAAAAACCCAACCAGCTCTTCTTTCTGGTCTTCTTCTTTCGATTGTGAAGCAACAATTTTGCCAATTAGCTTGATATCTGCCTCACACAACCAACCATTAAGTGCCATTTCGTCTTCATAGTCAGTTTTGGCTAACATCTCAAGCCCCCTCTCGGTGAAAGAGACAGGGTTGTTTTTGAGATCAAAAACAATTGATGGCAGCTCGCCATTGACGCTTGCTTCATCAAGCACTTCTATTGCGATCTTGTCGCCAGTCATTATGCGGTCACTTGCAGCTGAAATGATACCGTACCGACATAGAAGCTCTCTTTGAAAAAGCAAAAACAAAATCGACAGTTTCTCTTTTGAGATCGCTCCGCCAGACAATTCAAGGAGTTTAGCCAGCTGAGCAAGCTGAATCATTGAGTATTTTGAATTTGCTTGCAATTCTAACTCCTATTTACTTCCAGGGCCGAACAGCGACTGTGGCAACGCTGTTTTTCGGTGATCCATCAATAATCTTGGTAGAGTACACAAGGTAGTTGATCACCTTTCGCTTTTTGTCATAAAAGCGAACAACTTTCATGGTCTTGAAGAAAATGCTCGTTTCTTTCTCAAAGACGTTTTCACCATCTTCGATGTCATCAGGGATGACAATCTCGCCAATTTGCTGGCAAGATACTGCCGCATCAGACGAGTCTTCCGCAAGGCCCACGCTGCCTGAAATACCGCCTGTTTTTGCGCGACTGAGAGAGCAGGAGACGCCTTTGATCTGGGGATCGTCAAAAGCCTCAACCAGGATTTTGTCGTTTGCCCCAATCAGTTTAAAGGTTGTGTTAACAGAACCAATAACTTCCGCATTGGCGAATCCGCCAATCATCATCAAGCCGAGAGCAATAAACGCCTTTTTCATAAAAACATCCTTCTGTTTTGTTAGATCCTGCCCTTCGGGCAAATTAGTTCCAGTTACACTTTTCTCACGAAAAGGCGATTGGGATATTCAGACGCCAGGTATCCGAAAGTCACCACCTCTGCCAGTCGATTGAAGTCTTCCGCATTAATGATCAGGTACATCATCATGTTTTCACGATCTGCATCATGATCTCGGTCGGTGCCACGAGCTTTTGCATGATGAAACATTTTGTCGCCCTGCTGCACGGTTTCATCGTTACGCAGAAATCGCCATTTCGCCTTCATGCCGTGACGCTTCTTCTTAAAGACAGCAAAAACATCGAAAGAATCAATATCTTGCTGTGTCATTGGGGTTTTCGGTTCAAACCCCAGCACTCGTTGCTTTACCATGCCGTGCTACTCCTGAGTCACCTTTAATTCTCAAAATCATATCATTCAACGTTTATTATGTCAAATAATAAATATCCATGAGTTTGAGTCTGAATTCTTGCGTAGTATTTATTTTTATGTATAATAAGCCTCATTGGTTCGAGACATTCAACTTTCCATTGAGGACAAAGACATGAACCCCGTGATCATCAACAACGACCGCTATGCCGCCCCCTTGCACCTTTTTGAGTCCGTATCTGATACGCCTCGTTTTTATCAGGCCAATGGTGTGAACAAGATAGCAGATCATTTGGAGAGTGGTCTTAATCGCTTGTTGCTCAAGTCGCCTACTGGCACTGGCAAAACACTGATGGCAAAGCTACTGGTCGTATCTACTCGGGTTCGCAATGTCCTTGGACTCAAGGATGACGAAAAGATGCGAATTCTTTTCATATCAAACAAGCATCGGCTGAATCGCCAGGCAATGGAGACATTTTCCGATGTCGATTCTATTGAGCTGCATGTTCACTCTGCATTCTCAGAGATCCCGCAGTACATGATCGAAAAGGGGTGGGATCTGACCATCCTTGATGAATGCCACCATGAAGCTATGAGCTCTATTCAGGAGCTTCTGGATGATCTTACAACCAGACCAATGATTGGTCTTACTGCTGATGACACTCGCGCTGATGGGCTTCTGTTGAAGTTTGAAGCGGTTGTTACCGCCATCACCGAAGAAGAAGCTGCTCAACTCGGGTTTACCGCTTCTGTTGGCGTTAACTCGATTATCGACACAGGCAAGAATGACAAGTCAGAGCTTACCTGTGCTGTACTTGAGCAGTATCACACCCATATGGGCAACACGATCATCTTTATGCGTACCGAGGCCGAGGTGAAACGGGTGTACCGATTCCTGACTCGCGGCTTGCGCCTTCGAGCTGCGAAGCTTGATAGCAAAAGCACTGAGGCAGAGCTTGATGAAGCGCTAGATAATCTGTCATCTGGCAAGATCCAATTCATCGTAAACTGCCAAAAAATTGGTGAGGGCATTGATGCTAAAAACATCACTGATATCTTTACTGCTCGCAACTTCAACTCTGAACAAGAGAAAAAGCAATTTATTGGCCGTGGCATTCGCCCTGATAGCCCCTGTGCTGTTTGGGAGCTGATTAATCCCCTGGTCGATTCAGTGGTCGCCAAGGATGTTGTTGGTCTGACAAAGTATGAGCGCCTGATCTATATCAAAAAGAACGAATGGCATGAGGAATTGCTGTCTGGTGAAGATCCTACATGGGGCAAGATGTCCATTTACCGCATGGGGATCGACATTGACACCACTGAGTCTCAGGATGATAGCGAGGTTCGCCAAGCGGCCTAAAATCATGCCTTTTGTGGGAGGCCCCACCCTTTTTGGGTGGGGTTGTTCATGGCGCTTCCACACTGCCGCCAATACTTATTATTATGAAAAATAAATATTGACGGTTCTTTGTTTTTTTAATATCATTCCTGTATTCCAATTGAACTACTCTTGATAAGGGTTTCCAAATGCTGCAATTTGACATTAATAAGCTGCGCTCAGTTTACGTTTACCTTTTGAAGGTTACTGGTGATTATTTGTATGTTACCACTCACCGAAACGGAGAGCCGTATTTGTCTACCGCAGAAGATCAGGTCTCTTATCGAGATCACAAGGTAACAAAAATAAAGATCCACAGAAGTGTAAGCCAGGGCTTTTTCAAGTTTAACGTTATGAAGGAGTTTTCTTCTCCTCGATTGGCTTCACTCAACTACTACGGCTCTGACATCATTGGTGTTGAAATCCAGATGTTTAACCGCCGACTCGGTGCATTTCAAGCAGCTGAGAATTGGCAGTCCAACTTCTCCAAGGTTATCGTAAAACTTGGCGATGCTATCAAGGATGCTGAAAACGTCTGGATCAATGGTCAGGAAATTTTTTGGGTGAAAAACGCAGAAGATACCCGTTCCATGTTTAACATCACGAATGATGGCTCTTACTTCATTCAGATGGTGAACTACGTCAAACTGTCAAAAATGGGGCTTGATCGCTTCCAAAAACAGAAAACAGCCAAGGAAATTAGCTCTGTTAACACGGATAGCGCCGAGGAACTTCATGAAACAGTTTCCAGCGCATACCTGCCGCTATCCACTGGCTGTGTGCTTGCTTACAAACCGAATGCTGCTTACCCAGATTTGGAGCAGATCGTGGTTTACTCCCCTGTTCTGTCGGCAGACAAGGAGTTTGGTACAAGCAATAAAGATGAAGTTCGGATGGTGTACTCTATTGCATCAGAGACAAACCCATCATATCCGACTATTGAGTTTGCAATTCGAGCAGCCAAAACGATTGGTAAATTGTACGGTTACGCCGAGACTGATTTTCTTGATATTCCATCAATTATCAAGAAGACCGGAATGGTCAATTTGCAGAAAATATCTGAGAAGTGCCGATTCAAAACGCCGATGAATATGAGGGCCACCACATCTATCTCTTGGCTTATGGGATTCCTCCATCGAGAGACTGATCTGAACAATCTTCGTGATTTGTCCAAGATGTTTAAGTTCATTATCAACAATGGCCTTGTTTACCGAAACAGCATCAAGACATTTTACAGAGAAGGCGTGAAAGAGCATGATATTCCGCTGATCAATTTGGCAGATTTCAAGTCAGAGATTGATGACGCTGACTTACTGGTGCCAAACGATGCTACCGAGCCTGTTGCGGCATAATATTTTTTAAATAAATTGGCAGTCATAGGATTGCCATTTTATTTATTTTAGGTATAATTAATTTATCAGTTGGGCAGCCAATTCACCAGTGAGGCTTATTTATGTTGGAAGTAATTCGCAATGCAGATGTTGAAGTTAAGTTGGACTTTTTGCAAGCCGCAGGTGCTTTCCAGTTAACTTTGATTATCGATGATCGCTTTGTGCATCAGTTCCCTGTTGAAGCCAAGGAAAGTCAGATGTGCATGAGCACTGAGGCTTCCGTGATCCAGGCTCACTTTAATGGTGGCACTTACGTGTTTTTTGATGGGCAAATGGTGGACTATCGAGGCTCTGAGTATCGTGGGTTTATTCACTCAGAAACAGGCGTAAGCGAGCTTTCAGACCGCATTGGCGTGAAGCGCTACAGCGAGGTCAAGGTTACTGGTGACAAATTCCATGAGGGTGTGAACGAGCGCTTACAGCAGTCTCGCCGCTCCATCTTCAATCGTTATCGAGGGTTTGGTTCAAATGGTATCTTCCTTGGTGGGGAGGCTGAATCTTTCCAAATGGAAGTGGAGAGCCTTGGAGAGGGTGGTGCCTTTGAAAACCGACTGATTTATCGCTGGTCTCCTTTCTCAGACAAGATCACTACCAGTCTCGAAGTGATGCGCTTGATCTGCTCTAATGGGATGGTTGCCAATGCACCGCTGGTCACCTATGCCGTGCCGCTTATCAACGACTGGGAGCGCAATCTTTCGATCACTGCAACGCAGCTGAAACCGCGCTTTAACAGCCTCCTGAACGATCGCTTTAAGGATATGCGCTCAACTCGGGCTAGTGTTCGCCAAGCCATGGATACCAACGCACTGTTGCTTGCTCGGGCCGAAGACAAGAAGATCGAACCGACAGACGCCTCCAAGCTGAGATCGATGGCCTACCAAGTGAGCCCTGAATTGAATCTTCATAAATACTACAAGGAAGATCTGTTCGGAGATAAAAAGGCGGCTGAGTCATTTGGAAGCCACCTGACTCAGTTCGATGTGTATAACATCCTGACCGAAGCGAGCTCTCATTACGGAGAGCAAGAGGAAAGCGACCGCTCAATTCAGCGCTTCCTCAACACAATGGTGTTCGATAGCAACAACAAGAAGCAATCGCTGACCATTGAAATGCCCGAGTCAGCAGATAGTGATCACCGCCGCGCTTTCTTTGGCTCCAGCAAGTAATCATCACCCATAGGGGCCTATCGGTAAGAAGGCCCCTCTCAACGCAACGAGAGGTTGTTTTATGAGCCGAATTCGCCAGCTTTTTTTGGTGCCAGAACTGAGGAGTGAGCTTGATTGCTCGATTGTCTGCCTTGCAGATAATAACGAGAATGGAGAGCGAAAAAATCTCTTTGTTACTCGCTGTGTCGAGTACATCGCCTTTGACCTGAACATTTCTATGGCCGCTGCATCCGATTCTTTGGATGTAGAGGATGGCAAGAATGAGAGCCAGGGTGTTTGTGTTTACAACATCTTCTCGAAGGGCTTTGAGGTTATCTATCCCTGTCTTTTTCAAGGTGCTGTCATGGTTACTGCATCCATCACCCCTCCCCTCAATGAGGATGACGAATGGGATGATGAAGATGATGAGGATATTGAGCCTAGCGATGAGTCTGCCGAAATTGAGGCTTATCTTGTCTTGAGCGAGAGCGCGATGCCAAAGTGGGTTCCGCGAGAAGCCAAGGAACACCTCGGCAACACCAGCGAAGCCTCACACCAGATCTTGCCTGCTCTGGTTTATATCAGCGGCAACACCGTGAACAATATCGTTTTGCTGGCAAACCGGATTTAAGGAGGTTTTATGAGCGTAAGGCTTGTTTTTGATGAAGTGCGTTCTGATGATGGGCGCTCTCAGATTAATGTGTCCATTGAGCTCAATGAACACTCCGAAGACGATGTTGCAACCAACTGGGCAAGACTGGGCCTTCGCTATGCAACCCAGATGATGGCCGACAAGGATCTTGAGTTTGATGCACAGCTTCCAGTCATTCCTGCGATCATCACCTTTGATGATAGCAATAATGACAACCGCGAGGGGCTGCCAATTACCTTCACCCTGGACACAGGTGATGCTATCGACTACATCGGTGGCCTGACCATTCCGACAGTGGTGCTGGCTCACGAAGTGTTTACCTGCCTGAATGAAAAGTACGAAATGACGGCAGAGAAGCCAGAAGAAGTGGCATCTACTGATAACAATCAGTAAGAAATAACACCTAAAAGCCTCGCTCATGCGAGGCTTTTCTTGCTTTATTTATTTTTCATGATATTATGTCTGCACTAAACAGATGATTCTGGACGCATATAATGGAAATTAACAGCAATTTGATTAATGGCGATAAATACCCTTACGATACCAATGGCGAAGCTGGAGTACCACCAAAAGATTGGGCTCACCGTGCTGCTCGTGGTGTGTTAGCCAATCTCAGTGATCGTTCTGGGGTTGGAAGCGCTCTGAGTGATATTGATCTGGATATAAAGGTTGAGATAGTTGAGACCCTGGCCGAAATCATTCGGGATGCACATCGAGAGTCTGGCAAAAAAGGACAAATCAGTGCTGACCTTATTTCTGGCTTAGAGTTTATCTCAATAATAGAGAAGCGAGCATCCAATTATTTCGAGCAGATTTTCCAGAATATCGATATCCCGAATGATGATTCAGTTACCGAGTCAGATGGAAAGGAGTCTGTAAAAGAAGGCGAGCTGATACATTTCAGCAAACGCTTCTATCTGGAATCAGACGAGCTGGATTGCAATGATGATCTCGATGAAGATGAAAAAAGCAGTATTGTTGGCATCCTAACAATGTCAGCAAATCTGAAAACTGGTGAGGTTACTGCTATTGGCTTGAGTATTGATGGTAACGATGTCCCAGTATCTGTGAATGGGGTTCCTTGTAAAATCTCTGACATGGGATTTATGGTGTGTAAATCCACCTTCTGATGAACCAGTAATTAGGGCCTGCTTGGCAGGCCCCTTTCTGTTTAAAGTGATAGTTCAGAGCTGATGCTTGGTCTCCTGTAAACATCCTCAATAGCCCTATCGATTGATTCAGATAGCCTTTCTGTATAAGACTCAAGTTCTGATGCAATATCATTTACGGATGAATATTCCACGCCGACAATTTTTGATTTTACATCGTAATCAACAATGGATTTCCCATCTGACAGCACGACCCCATCTCTGCCCTTGATTAGCGCATCAAGAGAGATCATTCCATTTTTTCTGTGGAAGTGTGTGATTTCTGCCGGATTGTTGTCAGTGATAAGAAAGTCAATGTTCTTGATGTCATCCATGATGATGCTGTGGTGAAGTTCAGCCAGGCTAATCTTGTACCTACCTACAGAGTCCATCCATATGTTTCCGGCAAGATCAATAAAATCAATATCGCTAATATTGGATAAAATCTCATCAACAAGATTCTCGCGTTCTTCAAGCGCAAACTCTTTTCTCGCGACCAGTTCTGAGTCGGTAAATTCTTTTGATGACAAATCTTCCTGGGTTGGAGACTTTAGCTGTAGATCATTAATGACAGCCTGAAAAGAAAGAGCATTAATCAACAGTTCGCTTGATGCCCCCTCGCTCAACAAGCTCGCTAGATTGTCCCATTGGGAGCTGGAAAAGTTTAAATTCATACTTCTATCCTTTTTTGGTTGTTTTTTTATTGTATTTTAATTCTTATGCTGTTTTTTTTCAATTAAATATGAAAAATATTAGTATATTATTGTTATTTAAAAAGGCAATGCTGTTTGTCTTGATGGATGTTATTATAACTGATATTATCAACAAAAAATAAGGGCGCATATGTTCAGCAACAAAGAGCAAGAGTTATTCCCCATGGTCAAAAGCAATATTGCGGTCATGGCAGAAAATCAGCTAATTAATATTGCAACCATGCTGTTTAATGCAAGGCATTCAAAAGGGTTTTTTTCTATTTGTGAAATCACATCGCTTTTTAACCTATTGGATGTTTTTAGAAGCAAAGACAATGAATATAACGATCTTTGTCTGATGTCTGTCAAGCAGATGGAATACAATAAAATTTACAGAGCACTTCATTGTTCTGAAATTCATTTTTTTACTGATGAGGGTTATCAGGAGATAGTCGAATCAATAGTTGATTATTTTGAGCTAAAAGGAGAGCTTGGAGACAGGGTTTTTGGTAGTAGAAAAGATGCAATCTTAGATGAATATATGCGAATTGCATACTCAAATCCAGAACTGAGCGAAGAAGAAATAAATACTCTACTTGTCGGTTTTGACGAACCACTCGAACCATTACAAGAAATAAAAGACAATCAGACTAAAACAAAAAATAAAGAAGTAGAACTTAGCATAAGCGATGTTCTTTTCTTGATTATCATGTCTTTTGTGGCTGGTGGAGTAATGGTCAAATTAATAGATGCTATAAATAACAGCTCAATTTTTGATCGAATTTTTAGCTGATGAGACCTGGCTCAAATCTCTTGATTATTTTACTTGTAAATAATTATTGTTGATATTAGAATGGTGTCAATTATAACAATAGCCATAAGGAAGTAGTCTTATGAAAAAAGGTAGAGCCAGTAAGCGCCATCATTTTCTTCGCATTAAGTCCAGGCGCATCAAGCAGAATTACTGCGGCATCCACGATCAGAACGGCGAGATCGACCCTGTTCGCCTCGGTCGTTCTGTAAATACCCCTGCATGCTGCTCTTGCGCCATGTGCAACCATCATCGCAAGGTCTTCGGCCCAGGCATGAATGAGACTCGCAAGCTTGATGCTGCTAAAAGCCAGCTTGAGGAAGTTGTTGTTTAAGATATTTATCTTAAAAATAAAGGTGGCGATGCCACCTTTATTTAGTTAGAAAACTAAAAAATTAATTTAGGTGAAAAAATGAAGCTTCAAGAGATTGAAAATATCAAGAAAGAAGTCTCCGCTGTTCTTGTTGCTCATGCCGAAAAGCACGGTGTCAAAATCAGCGATGCAGATGAGCGTAGGTTTTTCTTAAATAATGTTCTTGATGTTCTCACCCTGGCAGATTGCTTTGGTTTTGAGACCAATAATGATCCTCATGATGCAGATCTTGTAGATATTTTGAGAAAGTATCCGGCAAAAATCAGTATTGCTGTGTGCGAGGAAATGAAAAACAGGAAATAAAATAAGGCACCTTCAAGGTGCCTTTTCTTTTTTTGATTATGATTTTGATGTTCGGCTTTTGACCGCTTGTTCAAGAGCGTCACAGCACTCTGGAATGCCGTTCATTTCGTTTTCGACTTCTCTCGCAACATCAAGAAATCTATTTTGTTCTGGTGTCGCATTTTTTCGGAGCACTTCAATAATATCCTCTTTAGAGGCTTGGTTCAGCAACGAATCGATTTCCATGCACAATGTCCTTTTTCATTTGGAATACTTCTTGGAACTCTTGATACCACCGTTCTTTGATTGAGTCAATCTGTTTTGACATTTTGCAGTCAATTCCGTTGGCGTTAATCAATTCATCCACTGGCGCAAAAGTTTTGCTCAGTTGATTCAGATGTCTCAAATAAACCTGATTAACAGCAATCGCAGCACTATCAGCAGAAATACCTGACTTAATAGCCCAGACTGCTCCAGCCCTGGCTTGATAGTTGCACTTATTAAGGTCACTGCTAATCATCTTCAAAATTGCTCTAATCTGAAACCTGAAAGATGGCTCTGCAAAGCTGCTATCACTGTGAAGCAATTGAGCAAGGGTCTTAAGGTGAGTTTTGAGCATAACCACATTGCCAGAGAGCTTGCCAAACGACTCAGAACTCATCTCTCTGCGTCTTTCTTGCATGGCCGCCTCTACCTTTGGGGAGAAGAGCTGACGCTTGCTCAGGGCATTTGGCATCCTTCTGCCGAGGGATTCCCCCTTCTCTTTTGCTTCAATCGCTTTAAGCAGGATCTCCTCTCCCACCTTGTTTCTAGGCAGGCGCTTAAGATCTTCAATGAAAGAGGTATCAATGCCGTTACCAGCATCAAAATTTTTCTCACCTGCCTTTGGTGTCAGGTATGCAGCCATAATTCTTAGATCGCTATCAATGATCTCATAGCTCTTAAGACCAAGGCTTTCGCAGATCGATTCGCGATTCTTAGATATGAATGACTCCATCTCTTTTTTGTAGCTCATAACAACATTACCTTCATTATTATTCTTATATTTGTTATCATACCACATCGGTTTGCTTCATTTAAATGATAAATAAAATAAAAACGGAGAATATATGAAGAATCACAAAGAATATGAGCATCTACAGAAATCGAGGGAGGCCATTAAGGTAATCAACAAGCGCCTTTTCCCGATTACAGATCTTCCTCTTCTGGATAAGTTTCTGATCGATTGCATGTTAAAGAGAAGGCGTTTGTCCGAGACGTTCCCCGAGTGGTCTTCGGTAAACAGACTTCCATTGGGCATCATTGCTCTTTCACTTTATGTATGCACCCTTTGCCTAAGCGCCTCGTATAACAGCATTATTTTTATTGGCATAGTTTCTGTTCTTTTAATCATGGGATACAGGGCCAAGTGGTTAATGGACAGGCTCCATGTCCTGGGAAACCACAAGGCAACAAAAAGAGCAATTCTTCTTGCTGCATCAGGGCTGTTATCAGTAAAGGGATTTAACCGAGACTATGATGAGGACTTTTTAAAGCCAGCCCTGGTCAATTACTTGAAAGGCGCAGAAACAGATGCTTTGAAATTTATCAATCTTTATGTTGAGCTCGTCTATGCCCTAACGCCCACGGCAAAAGAAATTAAATACCTCAAAGAAGAGTTTGATGATTTAATACAAACAAGCCGATTGGTAGCTCAAAGCGATACCGAGAATTCTTCCCAATACTTCTCCAAAAAAGATGCGGTGGAATTTATAAATAAAGACCTTTCCATATCAATTAATGAAAAATTCGCCAAAGAAGATCAGCAGATTGAGGATAGCCTAGCCATCCTGATCAATCGCTCTGAGCTTGAAGAGTCTGTATCTGATGAGGCAGAAGATGAGTCGGATGTTTTTGCTAGATTGCTGACAGACAAAGAATATTTTGATGAAAAATATAGTAACTTTAAAATCTCAGAAAAAAAACAACAAAAGGCACCAGGCGTCTTTGATAATGACGACATGAACAAGGCAATGATGGAGCTCATCAAAAAAGAGCAATCAGAGCAGAAAGAGCATAAAAAAACCAATAAAGAACATAGAGTTATCAGAACAAGCAAAGAGGAAAGAGAGGATGAGGAGTCATCATACAAAACTCCTCCGAAGGCAATCATCAAGGAAGAAAAAAATGAAGTCGCCCAAGCTGCTATTGGTACTGGCACCGCAGCTGCTTCTGTCGCGATAGTGGCCGAACTACTTCCTGAAATCATTGACATTCTTCCGGCAGATCATCCAACAGCCCAAGCAATGGATGACGAAGAAAAAGCCAGGATTGCGGACATCATTGGCCTTGGGGATGAGATAATGGATGATAGCCCCCTGCCCCATCAAGCTACTGTTGATCATGAAAGTGAGATGAAGGAGCTGCTGCAAGGGTTGGAGGGAGATCTTCCTGATGATAGCGAGCTGCCAGGAGACATCTTCTCGTCAGCTCATCTTGATAGTGATGATTACCCAGATGATGATTATGACAAAGACCTTCATAATCAAGATGCATACCAAGATGAAGGGATCATCAAGTTCGACTTTGAAAACGTTGATCAAATCGAGTCAGACCTTTTCGCAAGCAACCTAAGAACAGCCATAGATGATGATGAGTAGAAAAGAGAAAGGCGGCCAATGGCCGCCTTTTTAGTGAACATCCAAGATGTTCTGCTCGGGACTATACCGAAGAGAGATCCCTCTTCTGTGAGTCATTTGTTTGGCTGTAAACAGCTCGTAGAGGGAATTCCACTCTACCTCATTGATTTCGTTTATCTCGACTTCATTCCTTGAGCGCCACTCCCTAAACAATACGCCGCTGGGCGATGTATAAAGGACTCCGATCTCTTCATCCTTGCCATCCATAGGGTAATAGCTAATGTGCGTCACAATGCCTTTGGGAACGTAGAATTGATGCAGGCCATCGACAGACCACTCCTCGTGAAGTCTTTTGTCTACAAAGGAGAAGTAAGGAAGATTTTTCATCGAAACCCCAGGGAGTACACCTATCTGGCTGGGATTATAACCATTTACGGATAAAGAGAAAGGAGAACTGGCTATGTTCGCGTAAGCGGATTCTCAAAACCCTGCTTCGCAGCAAGCAACCAGGTTTTTCCCTTGCCCTGCCTGTTTTTCTGATTACCAAAAAAGGCCACCTTATGGTGGCCTTTTGACAAGCATGCGATTTATGACGGCACAATGGTTGCAATTGCTGCTTTTCGGATCTCCTGGCAGCCGTTGAACACCTTCATAAGGAAGGATTCTTCTGTCTGACTGACAAGGATGCCCACCAGGCGAATGCCATTCATCATAAACACACTTGTGCTCAGATTTTGGCTCATAATCGCGTCAAGAAGGGCCTCTCCTTGCTTGCACTCTGGCAGCATAGGATCAACCAGTGCAGACTCAACATCGAACGCACCAATGGGAACAATGGTAGAGATAGCGTGTCGATAGATGATTTGAGGCGCTTTCTTCGCCATGAAATCGGACAACACCAAGTATCCACTGGTCTGTGCAACCAGACGCCCTTTTAGGCAGATTCCATTTACGAGAAACACATCCACAGCCTGCTCTGACTTAATCAGCGCCTCAATCATAAAAATCTTTTTATTGGTCATATTTTGTACTCCGAAACCTTAATTCTGGCAATGCCAGGACTCCTGACCATAGAGACTCAAACCAAAGAGTCTCCATAATGGAAAATTCGATTAATCCAAAGCAGAAAGAGTGGCGATAGCTCGCTTCATTACGGATTGGAACTGATCTTTTTCTGGCACTGACATCAGGAGCATTTCATCATCTTCACACAGAAGAACACCAGACAAGCGAATTCCATTCAGCATGAATGCATTGATGTTGTCACCAGTTTTTACAAGGCCACTGAGCAGGCTCTCGCCAGTGCTTTGCTCTGCGCAATCAGCGGCAGAGTCAAATGCTTCTTTGCTGAATTGCCCTACAGGAACAATGGTGGCAATAGCATGTCGATAGATGGCTTGTTTTTTGCCATCACGAACAAGAATGAGAGTCGAAGCATCGGCTTTCTCAATGCAGCCAGACAGCCTTACGCCATTAACGAGAAACACGTTGGTTTCAACAGAAGATTTGATGAGCGCTTTTACCAGGCCGGATACTTTCATTGAATTACTCATAATTTTCACCCTATCTATTATTTTTTGCTAGTTGTTGTTTTGCTTTGATGGAGTTAATTATACTTAAAATATTATATTCGTCAAGCCAAAATATAAGGTTGTTTGGTTTTTTTAAAAATAATGAATAGGGGATTCTTCTGGGCAAAAAACAGCCAGTCATCAATCCTGGCCTTTGTCCTCTTTGAGCATTTTATAGAATTTTGTGATTAGGTCGAACATCCTCTCATAGTCCATTCCTGAGTTAGATATCATTAATCCATCTATAAAAAATAGGGACATGGAGTAATCCCCTGGTTCTCCAAAAACAAAATCCCCATTTTTTGAGATTACCTCATTGATGAGATCTTGTGAGTCAGCATCAATGACAACCCTCCCTTTTAGGGCCGACAGGTCTTTTATGATTTTCGCAATCAAAACCCGAATGCACCACCCGTCAGCCTCAGAAATCAGTTCTAAGAACTTCTTTTTGAATGAAACTATATGAAAACACTCTTTTTTTGATTTTCTTATTGTGTACAAAGCCATATTGATTCTCATCATCTTAATATGAAAATGACGCACAGTATGTGCGTCATTGCTTTCTCTTAGAAGATCTCTCGAACCTTTTCGAGACAAAGACGCTCAAGCTGTCGAGCCTTAATCCTTTTTCTAAGGCTTTTTCTTAGCGCCATTTCTTCTGAACAAAAGCCTTCGCTGTGATTGGATACAGCCAGATGTGTTACTTCATGAGTAGCAATATCAAGGATGTCCTCGAAGTCATAGTCATCATCAAGAGATGCAACGTTAATCAATATATGATAGCCATCCTTATCTCTTACCTTTAAGCCATTTGCCTCATCACTAAAGATGAAGCCTATATTGATTGGCATGTCGAATCGAGTGGCCCTGTTCTTAACCCACTTGATGCTATGTGTCTCAGCCCACTCTGTTTTTAGAATTTCCTCTATGATAAAAAACCATGTCCATGCCAGCTTTTGGACTCTTTTCAGCTCTAGAAGTCTGATAATCTCAAAGTATTTTTTCTTTGGATTTTCAGCATTCATCTCATGAGTTTTTACCTTGAAATTGTTAGGGTACTGAGACTGATCGATTTTTCCAAATCGGAGCGCCACCTGATCTACGAGTGCGTCAGCCCTTGCTTTAAATTTTTGAAATGGATTTCCTGAAAAATCTGGATTTTGACCATGTAATGGCATCCCCTTGATGCCAACTTCACTAAGTGATCCTGCATATGCAGAGCCGCCACTCAGTTGGCGAGATGAGGACAGGCTTCTTTCGTACTCATAGTCATACATCCTGTTGAAGGTAACATCAATCAAGTCTTTGCATTTGAGGCTGCTTCTTTCCTGGCTCAAAACAGAAACGATCTGATTCAGTGTTTGCGAGTATTCATATTTCAGACCATCGCGATTACTCGTCAGGATTTCAACTGATGGCTTGTCGAGGTCAAGAATGCCATAAAAAGATGATGACTGCTCATTGAGATAAACGGAATGTGTGAACATCACCAGCCCATTTACCCTAATCATTAATCTTGATGAGTCACCTGGCTCTCCATCATTAAAGCTGATCTTGCCGATCTTGCTGTCAACATGATAAGCATATGATTTTTCTGGTTTTTTAAGCTCCTTATTGTCCAGGTAGAGGTGAACATTTTTGTCGAACGATGATGAATCAACAAATTCCATGAGCTGTCTTCTGAAAGAGCTCTCATTAAAAGAACCCTCTACATCCATGACCACTGAGATTTCAGTTCCATTAAAAAACTCTGTCAGCTCATCAATGTCATATGATCCGCCCATCCCAGTGACAATGTTATCCTGGGTTTTGATGGTATAGCTGTCGTGAGCAAAAAGAATAATGACCTTAGCATATCCAAAACCACCTGTTTTATCGGTGCCTTTGTCGGTTTCACCAAGAGCCAGAAAGACATCTTGCAAAGTGGATTTGCTCATTCCTGAGCCATTATCTCTGCAAATGAGCATTAATTTACCATCATCCATGGTCTTTATAAAAAGCTCAATCTTGGTTGCCCCAGCATCAACAGAGTTTTGAATAGCCTCTCTCCACCAACTAAATCTCCAATTAGAATATTCATTTTTAGATTTAGCAAAATAGCCATGAGGAAGCTTTACTTGATGCCGAAACATGCTCTATCTCCTTGTCATTTATGTAATTAATTATACATAAAATATATTAAAAAGCAAGAGATTCTGAGCCGCCCCACCCCTTATGCAGGCTGATGGCTTGCGTAGTTCGATCATCTTCATACCAGTTATTTTTTTGATGTCAAACCAAAATTCTTGCCATTTAATTTAAAAACACCTATATTTCAATTATTGATCGAATGAGGAGAGTGTATGACCCACCCAGTTTCATTGAGTGAAGCCATTATTGACATCGGAGATAATCAGTTTCTTTCTCATGTTACTCATGAAATACTCATAGAAAACAAAGTCATAGGTCACTTGCTCTACACCGAATATGATTGGGGTTTAGCTAACGATCTAAAAACTGCCAGACGATGGCTTGACCGAGATGAGACCTACCTCGGAAGGCTTAAAAAATATCTTCTGGATGATTCCTATACCATTGCTACGATCTCTGACATTATCTCTCAGGGTGTCACTGGCCCAAGAAAATGTATCATCATTGATGATGTGTCCATGACGCCATTTTACATGGGACTTGGAATTGAGAAGCATGTTATCCGCAGACTGCTGAAAGAGAGCGAAATGAAATATTCTTTCGCGATGTGCCCAGCCTGGGATTGCTTGTGCGACAGGATGGCAATTGAAGATGAGGATAAAGTTGCTGAGATGAACAAGCTCGGACTCTGCCCCATCGATGATTACATCATGATCAGATATCTCGATGATGAAATGCTGAATGACTTGATCACAGCGGAAGCATAAAAAAACCTGCCTCGGCAGGTTTTCTTTTTTAAGAATTAGATAACAGGTCTTGCAATCCAGTCAGTGTACTCAAAAGGTTCGCCAGCAGTACAATCACAAGAAGCGATCTTTTCGTGATAAAGATGCTTGCATTTCACGCACTGAAAAAGCTGGATTTCTTTTTCTTCATCCTTATTTTCCATTTCGAATGCAATTTTATCGAAGCTAATTAGTTCGAGCGCACCCGCACGAGAGACAATGGCTCGGTTATTATACCAATCCAAACCCCATATCGGATATCTTCCGGCATCACCTTTGATTTTTGCAACATATTCAGGTCTTGATGGGTGGATGCCGTATATCTTTCTATTTGCCATTGCTATCCTCTTTGAATAAAGACTAGCGAAGCCCCTTGATGGCCTTATCTGCTTCGCGCTTCATATCCTTGGCCTTCTCTGTTGCTCGCTTATCGTGCTGCTTTTTGCCTTCCGCAAGTGCAATCTCAAGCTTAACTTTTCCTCCGCTAAAATACAGCGAAACCGGAATGCAAGTAAAGCCTTTGCGCTCAACAGATCCAATCAAGTGGTCAATCTCTTTCTTGTTCAGAAGGAGCGGCTTGTTTCTGACCGGATCACAATGAGCATGAGTGCTGGCCTGGATCATTGGAGTAATATGGCAGCCTACCAACATCATCCTGCCGCCGATATTCATCACATAGCTTTCCTGGAGGTTTACTTTCCCCTCCCTGAGAGACTTAACCTCCCACCCTTCTAGAGACAGGCCAGCTTCAATACGCTCTTTCAAAAAATAGTCGAACTCAGCCTTTCGGTTTTTTACAATAGCTGCTTTTGCCTTCATTTCACACCCCTTAAAATTCTATTAATGAAATATAATACATAGACTACTTTCAGTCAATTAATAAACATTAAATATTATGGAGTAAATATTGGATCCATTATTTAAATCGTGAGACAGGAATCAGCTATTTAAGCCAAACAATAACAGAGATGCGACTTGAGGCATCTGCACCTTTTTGTATCCATGTGAAGCAATAAGTGACCAATACTTGATCTTCGTCACTTTTACTGCATCAATAGCTCAAAAAAAACGCAACCATGCATTTGATGATAGCTATATCACCAAGATTAATTGTTACAAGATGTTAGTCGGTAAAGCCAGCGGCAGGTATCCACTCATTCTTATGTTGTTGATAATAAAGGTATTTTATGATTTTCAGGACTCAATGGGCAAAAATATTTATAAAACCACATGTTATTCAAATGACAATCATGACCATATCGCTATAATAGGTTTTATGGGTTATACTATAGGGGTTATTGAGCTTCCCCGCCTTGTTCGGCTGTACAGCTGTTCCTTCTAAAAACAGACTTAAATGGAGATTTAGCAGCTAAATGGCTCGTCACCTGGAACCACAAGACAGATCTGAAAACGGTCAAAGAAAAGACATCTCTGCCTTTGCTTTGCTCATCGAGAGTGGAGCCATTTCTTTTATTCGTTCAATTCAGATAGTTCCGGTTAATGAATCAGAAATAGAGTTTCGCTGCTTATTTAAAGCCAAGAGCGATATGCGCAATCACCTACTACGCCAGGTGATGAGTAATAGCAATGAAGCTTTTCTAGTCGCAGATACACTTATTGATATCCATCTTTCTGAAAACCCCTCTTATGATGCCATTATGCAGCAATGGAGAGCCGCTCTCGCAAATAGAGAGTCATACACCACCACTGGTGTTCATGTTTTTTGCATGTAATTCATCTATATTGTTTTTATTTAATGGTTAATGTAAAATATATAATACCATTATAACAATAATAGTAGATTCAAATGGCAATAAATATAAAAGGGAAGATTCAAAAACCAAGCTTTGTTCATGTGAGTATGGGCAAAATAAGGCTTCTAATCAGGTTTAAGCTAGGTAGAGCAATGGAGGTGCGAATTATTGCTCTTTTTTGGCTTATGACCATATTGGTATCTGGATATATTTTTGAGTCCGTCAGATTAAAGGGCGCTATATTTAATCTAAATCAAATGCACATCCAAATCATGGCTCTTGTTGTCATGTGTTATTCTGGATATAAAATATTCGGAATGATGGTAAATGATGTATATATAAATATCAACCCAAGACAAATTACAATAAGTCAATCACCAATCTCGCTCATTGAGAAAACCGAACAACTGAAATCTAAAAACGTGGTTGAGATTTTTGTTGACTACAAGGACGGAACCTTTAGCAGAAGCTACATTGTAAGCGCTCTCATGAAGAACCAAAACAACATCGAGATACTTACAACAACAAACAGACGACTTGCTACCTACCTTGAGAGGAGAATCATAAAGCATCTCAGGGAGCAGGAAGAAAGGGATCGACTGGAAAGAAAAGAAAAAGCCTCGCAGTAGCGAGGCTTTTTTTATGCGGCTTTCTTGAAGCGATCAAGCATGATGTTGATGTCTCTTTCGAGGCAGCTGTTGTACAGCCTGGACATGCTTTGGCACATGAAACTTGATGCTTTCTCAATGGGAATCATCTTGAAGGCATCTGCTTCTGGCAGCTCTTCGCCATTACCATTAATGAAGTAGCTATCGCACTTGAGCTGACTAAGATCAACTTCGTCAACTGGCAACAGGAACAAGAACAGATCCTTGAACTTGTTGTATTCATACCAGCCAAGCTCGATGCATTTTGATGGATCTACCTTGATTCCGGTTTCTTCCTCTACTTCTCTTACGGCAGTCTCAATCGTGGATTCGCCTTCATCCTGGGTTCCCTTTGGTAGATCCCAAAAGCTCTGCCCTGTTGCATGCAGCATCAAGATGTTTTTGTTTGCGTCTACGATAAGAATCCCGCAAGAAAGCTTTTTGCTACCTTCTTGCATAAAAAATCCTCAGACGATATTAACAACATGTTAGACCAGCTAACACTCAAAACAAAAGCTCTTTTGAGCCAATTTGGTGAGGCCGCAGGATTCGAACCATGCAGTGACCCTTGCAGTTAGACCACATCCACCCTCTTGCCGCTCTGCAACTAGCCGCGAGGAGCCTCGTAAATCATTCGCCCCAACAATAAAAAACATGGAGCCTTAAAAAACAAATCCTGGATTAAAACAAAACCCAGGACTCATCTGAATCTGTGGTGGAGCTGGCGGGAATCGAACCCGCGTCCAGAACACCAGTGCGTTGAACATCTACGAGCATAGCCTCATCATTTTTTTAGCCAGGAAGATGATTGATGGGCAAATCATTCCTCCGGCGAGTCAGGTTACGTTTAGCGTCTTGGCTACTGACAGAAGCCGCCACGCGATCTCAGGGAGACTTGACTCTCCATGTTCTCTAGGCCCTGAGAAACCCTGAGTGGAGAGGCTGTCTACCGCTTATTAGGCGGCGACAGCGAAGCTTTCGTCGTTAGCGATTATTTGTTTTATGCATGGATTTACGTGTGATACATAACACACGACTCGCAATTCAGGCACCTATACCCTGTCGAAACCAGGTCAGCCCCAATCGATGTAGTTATTATAGCTATAATAAAACATAGCGCAACCCCTCTTAGATAATTTTTATCAAAAAAACAGGCTTTTTTTGACGGCAGAATCAGAAACGAACGCTTTTTGAGCGTTATCTATATCAACCAAATCAAAAAACACGCTTGAGATCAAAATATATCCATGTTGAAGCATAGAGGCTATTCTTTCGATTGCGCCATGATAGGCTCTGTCAGATACGATGATCTCGACCCCGTTTTTTCTTAGGTAGGCATGAAATACCATGTCACGAGGCTCTGAGTCATTCTCCATGTATATTTCTGGCGATTGGATTGGGCCTTGATCAAATACAGCTTTGTTTGTGGCTATAAATTGAGCACAAACCACCAGCGCTTGAAACATAGAGCCTGGCTCTTGGTTATTTTCCCTATCTCTTTTTATGTCGATGCAGCTTGTCTCTTGGTCGTACAGCGCGAACCCAAAAAATGGATTCCTGTTGCATGAGTCAATTAGCAGTCCCTTCTCAGAAAGAAAATCAGACAATGATATTGAGGTGTATTCCTGCATGGCAGAAAAAGCCACCCAGCCTATGCTCCTTGCTATCTGCTTCCAACCCTGCCCATCAGCAACAGACCGCTGGACAAATGGCAGACAGCCCTGGGCTTTCATTCCAAAACGCAATTTACCCTCCCCCTCAATGGGGAAGTTTAATGGATATATGCTTTCGTGCATTGCTGATGATTCCCGTTAATGAAGGTCTTCCAAGAGGTCTTCATGGTGTTTTTTTCTGTCGGATGAAATCCTTAGTTCAGGAGGCGCTCCAAAACAAGGATATTTCAGGTTATTTCCTCTTCGTCTGTTGCACTTCTCATGCGAGATCCACAGGTTGTCCATGTCATCGGTGCCGCCAAGTGATAGAGGAATTATATGTTCTAGTGTAGCCTGCTCTTTTTTTACATGCTCCCCACAAACATAGCAAGGAACAATGTCATTATTCTTCTTTCCGATTATCTTGAATATGGTCTCTCTTCTTCCTTGTCTAACAGAGGAGAGAAGCCTACCCTCAAGAGCCTTGCTCATTCTAATTTTTCTTGTGCTTTTTTTGTTTTTATTATTCATTTTTTCTTATCCATAACGAAAAACACTGCCTTTCGGCAGTGCTATTAATCTTCAACTGTGGTGCTTACAAGGGTCTGCTGTGACGCTTGCGCTGGCTCACCACACGCTCGCCTGTCTGCCTCGTTCTTCTGGGCTGTGATGCTGCTATACATCGCCAGGATGTACGCCATAGCAAAGAACCCCTTCTCGCTAGGCAGCATGCTTGCATTGAACAGACCGATAGCAAAAAGAGCTACCGATGAGACCATTGCAAAAACAGTGATTAGTCGATACTTTTCGCTTACCTGGATCCCTTCGCTTTTGTCGCGAATTACCTTCTGCAAGGTAACAGACGAAAACAGACCGAAGAGCAAGCAAATAAGGTAGTATCCCTGCTCATTAAGCTGCATACCAGATCGCCACACTCCAATAAGGTATGCACCGATAGACAGGCAAATACATGCCGCTGTCGCTGCTACATAGGCTTTTGATGGTGAAACATTATTTACCATAGGCACTCCATTTTGTTGTTGTTAAGTCCAAGAACTAGCATCATTCAATTGCTTGATTTTATCCTTATCACAGATAAAAGATACGTCCAGATGCTGGATGTCAAACAAGGAAATACCCATTCCTGAATAATGGTAAGAAAGAAATTCTGCAAAATAACCATACTCTCGGCAGTGACAAAGAAGATTAGAGCCGCTAATTTCCATTTCGCAAATCTCAAATGAAAATGCCTTGTTGTTTATATTGATCTCAACTAGATCACCAAGATTTACATTTTCATTGGTAAGAAAAGAAAAAGAAAGCCCCTTTTTATTTCTTCCCGTTACGCTCACTTTCGTAAGGACTGGATTAAGCACGACATTATTCATCATTATGAAACCATCCATTGTGATTTATTTTTCAATATTATATTTGCATGTGTGAGTTATAGTCAATAAACCACCAGCATATAACAAAAATAAAAAAACAAAGCCACCAAAGAGATATTTTCAATATCATCTATGGTGGCTCTGAATTTATTTGAAAATGGTGGCCCCGCTCGGACTCGAACCGAGACGTTACGCCTTATGAGGACGCTCCACTAACCGATTGTGATACGGGGCCATTTATAAATTTACTACACCATACATCACTTATGGTGGCTTGTCTAGTCGCACTATATACAAGTCTTAAATAATCTAAACACCATAAATCCTCTATGGCGGCTTGCCTAGTCGCACTATATGCAAGTCTCAAGTCATCTAGTATTTTGGGGTGTTCCCCTCACCTGATGAACACACTATACCAAGTTAGTTATTTATGGTCAATCTAATTATTCTGTTTTTTTTCGTTTTTTCGCCTTCGTTCTTTATTTGATATATTTTTAATCAAAAAAAGCCAGACATTTGTCTGGCTTTTGGTGTGCTTTTTGATTACTTCGCTTGGCCTGACAGCCTGCCGATAATGTCTTTGCCGAACTCTGATTGTCCCAGGTTCTCCAGCATTCCCATCATTCCAGCACCACCTTTTGCGGTGAAGGCGTCTGCGATAGATGAGAGACCCGCATCGGGAGAGCCAGTGTTGGCAATAACCTTGAGCTCTGCATTCTGCATAGCCTTGGCAGACTCGATACCAACCTCTTTAGCCGCCTCAATCTTGTTGGTGGTGATGAGGTATTCTTGGTATCCCTGGTTGCTACCAATCTCTTTGGAGAGAGCGATCTGGGCATTAACAGGAGCCATCAGCATGGCTTCTTCTGCTTTAGCTTTCGCATCACCGATGGCAATAACCCCCTCAGACTCCATCCTGGCGGCTTGCAGCAAACCTTCGGCCTCTTTCACTTTGGCTTCTGCATGTGCAGCAGTATCGATCTTGAGAACAGAGGCGCGAGCATCCGCTGTAATTACTTCAACCTCTTTCTTCTGCTGAGCTTGAACAGACGCAACTTCACGCTCAATCTCTGCGCTGGATACCTGGCTCACTTTGGAGGCAAGCATCTCTTTCTCGATAGTTACAGCACGAGCAATGTGGTTTTCTTGCTTGGCTCTTTCATCGGCCAGACCAACGTTCAATTGAACCTCTGCGTTTTTCAGACTGACCTGCTGTTTCGCTTCGATTTTTGCTGACTCGATGACCTGCGAGGCTTCAACCTCTTTTACAGTTGCCTGCTTGTTGTTTTCAGCAATCTGGGTACGAGACTCCATGTTGATGCGAGATTTTTCTTTCGCCATCATGTCTTCAATAACACTGGAGCCCTGCTTGTCGCGGATATCCATGAATTCAATCATCTTAACCGGAAGTACGCCCCACTCTTCGACTTGAAGCCTTACTTCTTCGGTGAACTGATCACCAAACACAGAACGCTCGGTCATAATGGAGTCCAGCTCAGAACCACCCAGGATACGGCGAACAGAACCCTGAACGATGTTTTCCAGCTGAGTTCGCAGTTCTTGGAAGGAAGCTACGCGCTGTGCTGCGACACCAGCATCTTTAATCCTGAAAAATGCCACGATATCCACAATGAACGGCAGTTTTTTCTGGTCGTATGCATCATAACCAGTCAGGCTAACCTGGAAGATCGACTCAGGAAATTCGGTGACCATCACACCCAGATACGGGATCCACTCCGGCCATTTGTAGTAGACGTTACCAAAGTCTTTGCCCTTACCGTAGGTCTTGGTCACGTTCTTGCTTTGAACGATATGCACCATGTTGGTAGGAACAACTCGGCGCAGACTGAGCAAGAGCTTAGCAAGCGCAAAGCAGCCGACAAGAAAGACTACAAGGCCAAGCATGTAGAACACGTTGGTATCAATCATATTGAAACTCCGTTTTTTAGAAATAAAAAACATCACTCTGAGGTGATGTTATTATTTTTGTTGAATTAAATTTTTTAGGTACTGCTAAAACACAACTTCACTGCTTGAGGATGCATTCCTGATGCATCACTAAAAATACGCACTTGGTGCGCCTTTACTCAACAGGACGCCCTCAACATGAAGGCCCCTGAAACTGGTGCGAATGGTCGGGATCGAACCGACACGCCAAAGGCGGAACATTTTAAATGTCCTGCGTCTACCAATTTCACCACATTCGCATGTATGGCGGGACTGACGGGGCTCGAACCCGCGACCTCTGACGTGACAGGCCAGCACTCTAACCAACTGAGCTACAATCCCAAATCTTGGAAGCGAGGGCTGGACTCGAACCAGCGACCACGGACTTATGAGGCCCGTAAGCTACCAACTGCTCTACCTCGCATCAAACAGGCGAGCCTTTCGGCTCTCTTCTTGCCGAAATGCATCGACAGAAGAAATTTGGCTCTCTCGACAGGACTTGAACCTGTGACATATGGATTAACAGTCCACCGTTCTACCGACTGAACTACGAGAGAATTGGAGCTGAAAGCCGGAATTGAACCGGCGACCCACTGATTACAAGTCAGTTGCTCTACCTACTGAGCTATTTCAGCCTCTGGTGCTGGCAGCCCGAATCGAACGGGCGACCTACTGATTACAAGTCAGTTGCTCTACCTACTGAGCTATGCCAGCACTTCTTCACTTACTCCTGACGACTCGTTTGTGCCTTTCGTCAGGGTGTTTTTAGATATTAATCCACAAATTAATGCCTGTCTAGTTCTTTTTTCAAAAAATATTAAAAAATCATTCTGTCACGCATATGGCTACCGCCATAACATGAGAACACTCCATCTGAGCACTCCAGGCTCTTGTTCCATTAGGGGCACTATTGAGGATAAAGCGGTGCTCTTCTCCACACCCACAAGAACCCTGCCAGTGATGACCTCCAGAAATAACTTTGGTGCCAGCAGGGCATGTTGCTGTTGAGGTTCCTCTACAAGCGGAGACAGGCCCATAAGCAGTGGTGATCTGCATCGCTTGCGATGGACTCTTCCAAACACCGCCCTTGCAAGTAAGAAGTCCGCCAGATGGATCCTTTGAGATTGCCCCATGTGCTACACCATGACATGACCCACCTTCCCAAGCTGTGCCGTTTGATAGCAAATATTGGCCTGCTGCATAGCCACCAGCAACGGTATCACCATTGGCAATGACCGTCCTGCTCCTCACCTCATTGGTTGCGTTGACATTGGTAGCATTGACGTTGCCCCGAGCATTTAGTGTTGTAACCCGCACCTCATTGAAATTTGACTCATTATTGGGGTCAACCAGATAGGCTGGATCATTTGAGTCAACAAGCCGTTGAGCGAAAAGCTCGCCATTGAAGTAGCCAGAACCACTGATATTGAGTGTGCCGCCTGCAATCTTGCCTCCAGCAGTAATGTTCTTGGCGATAACATCCCCACCAAAGTTACCTCCATTGGCAATTTTGAGGTTTTGCTTACCTTCAATCTCTCCGGCCACTGACAGTGATTTGCCAATAGAGACATTACTCTGAGCCGCAACATCTCCGGCAAGAGTTGTCTTTCCTCCAACAGATAGGTCACTTCCTGCGCTAATGTCTTTTTTGATGATCGCACTTCCGTCTGCCTTGAAGTTGGCCTTTGTGCTTATATCCCCTTTTGCATCAATAGATGCAGCTACGACCAGCTTCCCTAGCACCTCCTGATCGGCATCGATGACAACGGCGTTGCTAGGGAGTGTTGCCATGCTCTTGGCTGCATTCCCGTACCTTTTGCCCAGGTAGAGGTTGTCGCTTTCGCCATTGCTGTTACTGTTGCCGAGATTGTAGATGCGAGCCACGTTGCGGATCTGGCGACTGACGGAATCGATAGCCTGGATATCAGTTTGGCTGGCAGGCGTAGGATCGCCTGTGCGGAATTCCAGTGCATTCTGCATGGCGTTGCCATGATCAACCCTGAGCCAGCGGTCAGCAGCGCTGAGATTGCGGCTGAGCATCACGATGCTGCCCTTATCGCCTTGGCATACTGCATTGATAGGAGATGTCCCTGCTGTGTCTGGGCAGTAGGCAACTGTACTATCCTGAGCTCTCACTGCTTTTCCGTCTTCACTGACAGCATAGGCACCAGATGCCACCAGTGCGGCCAGGCCAGATAGGTCAGCACGTTCCTGTGTACTACTCCCACTCCCGAGAGAGAGCTTATCCATCACTGTTCGGCCAGTTAACCCAACTGAGGGGTCATACTTAATCTCAGTGGTAAAGCCGAGACGGCCAAGAGTGGTTTTCCCCCCACTGTGACTCAGGAAATTGCACGACAGCCATGCCTTATCAGCCATTCCTCCGCAGCTGGTGGACTTAAGCCAATTCACCCCTTTGAATGTACCTGCCACTGATGCAGGGTTTTGCTGGCCCGATTGGTGGGCCAGATAGTTCTGAACGGCGGAGTTGTACTGGAAGATCTCCATGCCGAGTCGGCGAGCCTGAGACTGCTCTGTCTCAAGCATCTTGTCTTGAAAAGTTACTACCGCCATTGATGTAGTGATACCAATCACCAGCAGCAACTCAAGCAGCGTAAACCCTTTATTTTTCACTTTATTATCCTTTTAATTAAGGGAAACTGCTTTCATATTAAGCGCAGCATTGTCATTATCTGTATATCCATAAATAACACCATCATATGGAGCGTTAATTATAAAAACAGCACTCTGAGGGGTATTTCCATCCATCCAGTTTATATCAAGACTACTTGTAGTATCAATTACTCCCCCACTGCTGTTGGTTACTTTAACAGGCCCTAACCACGCACCTCTCTCCCCTTTGTCATCAGTAATGCCATACACTGTGACAAGATATTTTTTGTATGGCGTCAATCCGCTAATTGAGCTATTGCCAGAAAAAGTCTGCATGTCACTTTTTGAACCCGCCCAAATTCCAGATTGGCAACTTAAAATCTCTCCTTGCGGACTTTTTGCGATTGTTCCAGAAGGAAGGCCCGCACAGGAACTATTTACGCCAACAACCTGGTTTGGAAGAATATACTTTCCTGATGCAATGTTTCCTGATGATACATTGCCATTAGCACTCATATTTCCATTTGCATAAATACTTCCATCAGAAGAGATATCTCCATATGATTTTAGATAGTTCGCATTCACGCTATTTAGTCTTGATGTATCGCTGGGGTCTACATAATATCCATTATTATTGGCATCAACCAATCTTTGAGTTGAAACGATGCCGTTGAATGTTCCGTTTTGATCTACAAAAATACTTTTCTTTCCGAAGATGTTTCCATTGAACGTGGCATCATCGCCAACAGCCATTTTACTTTTTGCTGTAACAATTCCGTTTATCGTTGCTGCACCATTAATCGCGGCATCCCTTGTTACATTAAGAGTATTTCCAATGTTTGCATCACCTGCTGAAATAAGATTTCCATTCGCATAGATGTTTTTCTTTGATTCAATATCTTGATTGGCTGTAATCTTGCCGTCAGATGAGATATTTCCTTTTGCACTAATATCTTTTTCTGTGGAGATATTGCCTTTGGCCTGAATAGACGAAGAAACAACCAACCTTCCAAGAATTTCTTGGTCGGCATCAACAATAACTGCATTGTTTGCAAGAGTAGCCATGCTTTTTGCTGCATTGCCATATTTCTTTCCGAGATAAAGGTTGTCACTAGATGAATTACTATTGCTATCTCCAAGGTTGTAAATTCGAGCTACATTACGGATCTGTCTATTGAATCCATCTATTGCAGAAAGCTCTGATTGCGTTGATGGCGTGGAGTCCCCTGTCCGAAATTCCAAAGCGTTTTGCATCACGTTACCATGATCAACCCTTAGCCATCTGTCTGATGAGCTCTGATTTCGGCCAATCATCACTATTACCCCTTTCTCACCCTGACAAGCCGCTGTGCTGGCTGTTGGAATGGATGTATCTGGGCAGTAAACGATGGTGCTATCTTGAGCGCTGGCAGCTCTTCCATCCTCACTGACGGCATAGGCCCCTGATGCCACCATAGCTGCAAGACCACTGAGATCAGCCCTCTCCTGGTTCTTACCAGCGGTGCCGACATTCAGCTTGCTCATAACTGTTCTAGCAGTAAGAACGTTATTGTTCTCATACACAATGGTTGTACTAAACGAGAGCCTGCCAAACGAGGTTTTCCCATTTGTGTACCCAAGAAAATTACAAGACAACCACTCTTTATCACTCTCTCCGCCGCAGCTGGTGGACTTAAGCCACTTTACACCAATGTGCGTTTTTTCCAGTGATTTAGGGTTAGGGTTTCCAGATTGATGTGCCAGATAGTTTTGAACAGCGGAGTTGTATTGAAACAACTCCATCCCTAATTTTCTTGCCTGGTATTGCTCCGTCTCAAGCATCTTATCTTGAAACGAAACAATAGCCATTGATGTTGTGATGCCAATAACCAACAATAATTCTAGAAGAGTAAACCCTTTGTTTTTCATTAAGTCCCCTAATTAAATATGCTGCAAAGGGGATTACCCGATCTGCCTGAAATAAATATATTGAATGCCACCAGTAACCCTGAATTTCTCTCCTTTGGCAACAATGCTTGTACAGCTTACCTGTCCTTGGCCGTATTTATCTCGTGCTGCAACATGGCAGCGCTCTGAACCACCAACAGATATAGAAACCCAATTGTTGTGCCGTGTCTTAGCAGTGATAAAACCATCTGATGGGGCTGTATAGGTTACATTTGGACTATAAGCAACCCAAGGCCCTATCTTGGATTCATTACTTTCCCATTTATTGTTAACACAAAGCATAGGCCCATTAGTTGCTGAGTTTCTGCCAATAGCCCCATTTCTTGAACAGTTTTCTCCTGGTTTAAATGCGCCAGGAAGAATAAATCCTGTTGATTCTATCTGATTTGCAACAAGAACATTTAGTTTTGATGATCCATTCATGTCAACATAGTAGTTTCCGTCATTAGCATCAATTATTTTTGATGTGGTCGTATTGCCACTTATTAAGGCATCTTTATCTACTTTTAGACCGCCCTTAGAGGTAATGTTTCCAATTGCAAGAATATCCTTTTCAGCTGTTATGTTGCCCTTAGCAAGAACATCCTTCTCAGATGTTATGTTGCCCTTGGCAAGAATGTCCTTCTCAGATGTTATATTTCCTCTTGCAATAACATCACTTTGGACAATTAACTTCCCAAGAATCTCCTGATCAGCATCAACAATTACAGCGTCACTTTTAAGTGTCGCAGATGTTTTGGCGAACTCGCCTTTTCTTTTTCCAAGATAAAGATTGTCATTTTCTCCGTTGGTATTGCCATCGCCAAGGTTGTATATCCTGGCAACGTTGCGGATTTGACGAGCAACAGAGTCAATCTTTTGGATCTCAGAAAGGGACTCAGGAGTTGTACTGCCAGTGCGGAATTCAAGAGTGTTTTGCATCACGTTGCCATGATCAACGCGAAGCCATCTATCAGACTCGCTCAAGTTGCGGCTAAACATCACAATAGACCCATCCCTGCCATTACAAATCGCGGCCATGCTCGGCGATTTTGATGCGGTTTCTGGGCAGTAAACGATGGAGCTATCCTGAGAGTTGGCCGCCATAGGTTTGTCCTTAACCGAATAAGCACCAGAAGCAACGAGAGCCGCCAACCCACTCAGATCACCCCTTCTCTCCATCACCCCATTTTTATTGAACTCAAGCGGGCTAACCACTGTTGTTGCACTCAAACCCTCAGAGCTTGAGAACGAGAGGGTTGTGTTGAAAGACAGGCGACCAAAAGTGGTTTTTCCACCTTGCGCTTGAAGGAATCTACAGGCAAGCCACTCCTTCACAGCCTGGCCGCCACTACAGGATGATGAGGATTTAAGCCAGTTTACACCACTGTGCTTTACCCCGTTCAAAGATGCCGGATTCTTGTTTCCTGATTCATGAGCAAGATAGTTTTGTACGGCGGAGTTGTACTGAAAGAGCTCCATACCAAGCTGTCTTGCCTGTGACTGCTCGGTCTCAAGCATTTTGTCCTGAAAGGCCACAACGGCTATGGCTGTAGACAGGCCAATCACCAAGAGTAGCTCTAAAAGAGTAAAACCACTGTTCTTTTTCATGTTATTATTATGGCTTCATTGTTATTGTTATAGGTGCTGCCATATTACCATCACAACCTTATTATTCAAACAAATAATCATCTATTCACACGGTTTGATGATGATTTATACAAGATAAGAACGCCAAACCTAATAAAAAATCAAGCAAACGGAAAGTTATTCGGATAAATAAATATTTAAAATCCAAAACAATCATGTGAAGGTGTGATTTATTTTGCCAACAATAATTTATTTTATTTAATTAATTGTTGTGGTGGTGGTATAATGATAAAAGTTATGACAAAACAAGGTGTTAAATAAATATGATGTACGATCTTGAAAAATGGAACAATAAGGTTTTGTTCAATAAAATCATGGATGTGCTGGAAGAGAAGTTTGGTCAGCTTCCTATCGGTGGAATTTTTGCTGGTCAAGCAGTTGCATCTGCACTCTATGAAGTTGTAGGGCTTCCAGTTCAGGGCAGATACAAGGATCTTGATGTATTCCTGCGTGGGGCCTTTGAGAATCGTGATTATGATGTAAAAGATGGTGCAGGAACAAATCTTGTAAGATCTGATGTAGGTGGAGGATTGACCATCGAATCAAGCTTTGCAAATGAGTTGATGACAGGCCCGTTCCCTAAGTCTACATATCAAATCATTGCATCAAGCACTGTCCCTGAAAACGAAAGAATCAACAACATTCACATTTCCACATCAGGGATTCAAGGCTTAGATCTTGCCAAAACAATCATCAAATCATTTGACATTAATGCTGTACAGGTAGCACTTGATGTTCGTGAAAGGACTGTGTGCTGGACTCCAGAGTTTCAGGATTTCATTTACACAAGGCAGCTCAAGGCTTCGTGGTGCGGAACCCCTATTCATACGTCCGTCAGGCTGCTTAACAAAGCCAGTGACATGGGAAATGTATTCTTTAATGAAAAAGAGGAGCTGCGCAAGCTTCAAACCATTAAGGGGATTGTGAACGAATACCAGAAAAAGAATGATACATTTGTTCCTGGTAATCTCTTCTCCGGCATCTACCAGGAAAGATATGCAAAGCTGGAAGATAGGCTTTCAAAATACTGGACGAAAGAGACTGTTTTCTTGGATGTGGAGAGCAAAGAACTTGGTGAAGATCCATTCCAAGGGCCGCACACAGAGAAAAAAAGATTTGTGACACTGAATCCTAAGAATTCATGTGCAAACACACTGGACTTTGCATCTCGGAACGAGATGTATCTTTACATTCCAAATGAAATTGAAGGCGCATACTCTGCCTTTAGCAGGGTTTATGATGCATTTAATGGAGGAACAGAGTCAAACAAGGTTATGAGCAAATACTTCAATGAGCTCAACATCTCTGATTTTGAACTGAATTCTCCTAATCCATCAAGGGCAAGGATACAGGCTGCTGTTGAGATTTGCTTCAACAAAGATCTTAATTTCTCATCCCAGAAAGAGGTTGATGGTTTTATTGAAAAATATGTCAAGATTCATGACTTTAACTTCGGAATTTTGAATGCGCTTTCTGGCTCAAATAAAGAGAAGTTTGTAGGGGCGGTAGACAATATTTCTTATGCAATTGACAACAAGAAAGAGCTATTCTTGAACAGTCTTATTAAGGATGAGATCACCCTAGATGCTGTTTCTGAAATGACGCATGATAAGTGTGATGACATTGATGCCTACCTGTGGAAGAAATTCCCAGCGGTTGATATTAAGCCAGTTATCGGAACAGTTACAGATTCTGAGCTGAACAGCAAGGAATTCTTTAATTGCGACATCTATCAAGAAAAGAACGGCAAAATCACCTTGCAGGAAATCACCAACAAGAGGGATTCTCTTTTTGCTGACTCTGCACTTGTCAGGTCAATTAGGGAAACCGCTGATATTGGTGCGGAAGAGCTAACAAGAAGGCAAATTTCAATTGATTCATGGAAGGCACTGTCTTCGAGGAAAGAGATTTTGTTTAAGGCAACCTCAACCGAAAACGGCAAGGAGTTCCACTCACTGATCAGTGTTATTCCTGTATCACATATCTCCAAGAAAAATGCTGATCTCACTAGCAAAGAGCCTGTTTTTAATGCATTTGCCTGTCACGATTTTTGTGGTGGTGATCACCCGTCAATCGCAAAAGATCATGAGCTGGCAGCCATTAAGATGGAGATTGCGCTAACCAAGAAGGCAATGGAGTTCGACAGCGTTTATGAAATGCTCAAGAGCGTGTCAGATGGGAAAGTGCTTGGCGAAATTGATAAGACAGCCAGGCAAGAGCAACAGTCAAAATCACACGATAGAGATGACTTGATTCCATTCTAAGCAATAACTATAATAACCCCACCCAAGGTGGGGTTGTTTTTGGAGTTTAAAATGTTAGATTTTAATTCGTGGTATATTAAGGCACTGGTGATTAATCCAGAGCACAAGAGCTTAGTGGAACATTTAATGATTCCAGGTGAAGAGATTTTAGTAGCAAGCAAAGAAATTGATGCTTGTGTATTTCTTACCAACAAAAGAATTATCGTTTCCAGCAAATCTGGGATGATAGGCAAGAAAATTGACTGCACATCTATTCCTTACAAAAAAATACAAATGTATTCCATAACAAAATCCGAATCAAAAGATAAAGGTGGAATGGTTGAAATACTTGTCTTTGGAATGGAAAGGGAAAAGACAACACAAAGAATAGAATTTGGTTTTACCTCTGAGGAGGACGCAATGATTGCAGAAAAGGTAATTTCGGAAGGTGTTCTTTCTGTTTAATTAATAAAAGCGACATTAGAATAAGATCTTTTGTCGCTTTTAATTATTCCCGCACAAGTGCGGAATTATTCCCAGTTTGCTACCCTATCCTCTCTACTGCCTGGCCCCACTGTTGGATAACCAGCGCAATAATGCCGAAGATCAGAGCTATCTCCACAGCCCCTTTTGTGTTTCTTACAATTTTACTGGATTTTTTCTTCTTGATTCTGTTTATCATATTGTGCATTTTGTCTGCCTTCTTTTTAGGATGCAAAAATCAGGGCTTGCCAGGCCCTGTTGCATTGTTTTATGTAATGTTATCCACATTTTCTGTGGATAAAGTAGTTCAAATAACTGTATTAACATTTAGCACATAAGAAAAAACCTTATAACTCATATGCTTATGAATTTGGCGTGTGCAGTCGGGCTCGAACCGACAATAATCTTACCTGGGGGCATTACTACCCAGTATGACAAAGCTTAAAACGCGCACCAACCTTGAAACGTTCTCCACACCTCAAGTCTGCATCTGCAAATTACCGCTTGTCATCAAAGATTTCGATTTTACTCTTCACCAGCTCCGTTTACTGGCCGCTCTCCATTTCGCGTTTGCACACAGTACGGATTTAATATAGCGCAAATTAAATATGATGGCAATAGTCAGAATTAAAAAAAGTAGAAAAAACCAAAGAGAGGTCAAAAACCCCTGGCTTCAATGCACAGGAACTGTGCAAATCAGAAATATTTGAATTCGAGGTTTTTTACGATAGCTGTTTTTTGCTTATTTATTTTGCGGTATAATAACAAGATAAAAGCTTTTGGGGGTCTGGATGGTACATTACAGGTTTTGGAAAGGGAAAGAAATTTCGGCAATGACGGGGAATAATATTTTTGTTTATGGCGCGAACCCAGAATTCAGAAATGGTCTTGGAGCTGCCAAGGTTGCTAGACAGTTTGGAGCCAAGGCTTATGGTGGTGGCAGAGGGATTGTCGGAAACACGTATGGATTGATCACCAAGAATCTAACTGCTGGCTTTATCGAGAAAGAGACTGGTATTCAATATGACAAGACCGGATACAGAAGTGTTTCGCCTAAACAAATTAGTGAAAATATTGATGAACTTTATGATTGCGCAAGAAAAAACCCTCACCTTAAGTTTTTCCTTGCTTATAAGCATGACAATGCAAGAAACCTGAACGGGTATTCAAGTAAAGACATGTGGGAACTATTCACAAAAGATAAAGATGTTCCAGAAAATATTCGTTTTCATGAAACATTTAAAGCATTGGCGTATCCTGAGCATAAATTCAGGCTTTCATATGAGAATGAGCCATCTGGCTTATCAAGATAAGGAATAATAATGAACAATAATGTGTCAAACGTAAGGCATGCTCATCTTTTTCAAAGAATTGTTAATTCAGATGGGCGTGGATTTATATCTGGAACAATAACCCTGGATAAAAATAGCTCTGAATTCATTCAAGAAGGTACTGAATATCTTTTTGGTAACAACGGTGGCTTTATTGTTGATGGAAACTATAAATTAAATGGCAAACCAGAGTATTATGAGCAGGGTTGTATTGGCAGCCATTTAAGCCATGAGTGCTGGACTAGCATTGGAACACCTGGGGTATCAGCTTGCAGATTTATCCCTATAGCAGAAAATGATACTCAGAGAGCATTTCTTATCTATGGTGCCTTTACCAGTGCTCCCTTTGATAAAAAATTAGATACAGGTGACTTCTTTGAGCTTAATGATGGCATCTTGAGAATGACTGAGCCACCCATATCTACAATGGGGCAAACCGCTGATACACTGATGAGGTTGCCAATTTGGAAGGTTGGTTCTCATCCTGGCGTTGCATTTGCAATTGAGCCAACAAGCACTACACTTTTCAACGAACTCAGGGAATCAACCAGGCTGAAATTGGATTTTTTCACTGGCAAGATTGATCACGAATATATTACCAAAAGGCTTGAAGGGCGAGCCATTCATAATCTTGATCTTTACTCGGTAGGCTCCTTCAATAAAGGAACTTATATCAGCACTCTGAATAAAGAATTTTTCCAGACCCTTGCTATCATGGATGAGAAAGGTGAGTTCAAGGCAAAAGAAAGAATTACAGATATTGACGAAGTGAAAAGATCTAACAAGGCCATGAGGCAAGCACTCAAGAGCGTTCATGAGTCAGGATTGAGCTACTAAGAAAGGCTCGCTTTAAGCGAGCCTCTTTTTAGTATGAAGCCTCAAGCTCCGGCGTTCTGGCCTTCTTGGTGAAGTTTAAATACCTGTCCTTGGTCTTATCACAATCAAACTCACCTAAGTAGTCACCATCCGGCGTAACAACTGCATAACTCATAAAAAGTGGCTGCGCACCATTTTTTATGTAAATCTCTGCCTCTTCATCACCGTTTGAATAATCCATTCTTGATCTCATTGTTTCTACAAGATCTATGTCAGATAAGGCAACTTTTGCCTCAACCGTAACCTCGAACAAACTTTCGTTATCTGGATTTCTGTCGATGAATTCATAATACTTCATTACCGTCCAAAACCGTCCGATGTCAAAATCTTCTGTCTTTATTTTATGAATTAATTCTTCGTTGCACATAATGGTTCTTGTTATCGAATAGAGGCAATTTTCATCTCTATTAGACTTGAGCTCTTCCACTATGTCTTTTTTGCACTTATTAAATCTGGCTGACAACCAATTGCACAAAATTGGTCTAAAATCTGAGTGCCTTAGCGAATCATCCGCATCCATTTCTTGAAGATGTTCTGGAAGTGACTCTAATAGCTCATCCTCGATAAGTCTGTGAACGTCTGAGCCATGACTGCTCCACTTTCCTGTCTCTATCAGTCCGTCCACATACTCTTTGGACAAAAATTGTTTTTCGTTAAGCATTGTCGCCTCTTGTTATTATTATTCTCGCCTATCTGCTAATTATACTTTTGAGTGCGGAATGTTACAATAAAAAAGCCACCGATGTGTCTGGTGGCTTTTTTGGGGATTAGTGGCAAGGCTCCATATCTCTTGTAGAGGCAGGTGGGAAAACAACCACATTATTTCTTGATGCAGACGGCAAAAGGATTCGCTTGCAAAAACTACCCTTGATCCTTGTCTTTCTTATGGTTGATTGAATTCCGATGCGTTTTGCATGAGCTGATTTGATTAGCTCATTGATCTGGCGCTCTGCCTCATCCTTGGTTTTTTTGTCATCAAAATACCAGAAAAATCCATGCAGACTCTCAATTGCCTTGTCGGTAAGGCCCTTATTGTCAGCGAATCCTTTTGATTTCAAGCCCATATTGATATTTCTGATCAGGCTTGCAATGTTTTTACGCAAGGTTTTGCTTTTGATCTGGAAGAGTTTCACGATCAAGCAGTGTCGGTATGCTTTCATTTTGAGTCTCCTTTTGACCTAAAGATAGGATTTGATCACCACTAACTTTTCTAAAACCTGCCGCCGACTCAACCATAATCAAGCCATAAGTGGTGTTAGAAATTTGAAACAGGCAGAACCCCCTGGCGTAAAGCTCAGAAGCAAGATTCGCCATAAAATTCGTATCTACTACATCCCTGTTGGCAACCTGACAAAGCCCCTTCAAAGACAGCTGGCATCGAGTTAGCGCTGAATCCTTATTACGTTTTTTCATTGCTCTCACGATAATGATTGCTGTTGAAATTGCAGTTCTGGGTCGCTTAATCATGTCTTTGAGAAACCTTGAGTTGCTTATGTTGTTTAACATCCTATACAACGAAAATTGATGGGTCAATGGTTTTTTTTGCTATGTGTTCCAGAGTCCCAAACGAGTTGGCACGAGACACATAAGTAAACCTATGCTCTGGGATGGGTGTGGGATACACCTTTTAGTGCATGGCACTCATTAAATCCAATCATCTGCACACATTTGTGTCTCGGAGACGCTCTTAACTGCATCAAAATGCCATTAAGATATTGCTTGTTATTTATTTTATTGTATAATAAGTCCATTGAATTTAATCAGGAGCTACCAATGAACGACAAACATGCTGTTTCACATTCAGTCATTTCGGAAAATGAGGGTCACCTCCTTGAGAAAGACGGAGATAAAGGCATTTTCTTCATTGGTCAGTGGCACTGGGCCAAAGCGGTTTGGAATGACGATGGTCGCGGCGAGCACATCACAAAGAAAATTGGTGATAACCACTACTTCCTCATGTGCATCACTCACATCGGGAGTAACTTCATTGAGCTGAATGAGCCTAGCGGCGCGAGATTGTCATCGCTTCACAAGCGAGTGTTGTTTTCTGATGCGTTTGAGCAACTAATTTTTGAGCCCTGCCATGAGCAAATCATCCAGGACTTCATCAATGCTGGACAGGAGAAATCAAAGGCTATCCTTGGGCAGATATCTCTTCTTGCTGCGAAGTTTGGTTTGCAGGTAAGTGGTGATGTTTCGAGCTTTGTTTCCGGCAAGTCCCTTCCCTCCCCTATTCAGGAGTCCTCATCTACTGGCATTGCAGTCCTGTCTGATGTGATGGATGTGAATGCATTCAAGGGTGAGATGATCGTCTTTAAAGAGAAGACTCTGCCAAGCATGCAGGGTGATCTTGAGCGTACCTGCCAGGTCATCACAAAGTGGGTGCTTGCAAGCACCATGATCCCATCCGCAATGATGCAATCAATCAAAAATGACATGAAGAAGATTGATGATCGTATTGAGGATGTTGGTCTGTATGCAGGGATTGATGAGGACACTGTTCTTGTGAGAGACGGCATCCCAGCTGGAGCTGATGAGATGATCCATGTGATGCAGCGCAGGCTGTATATGGATGAGGAGTGTCTGCTGGACTACGATGCAGGCGGCATGTCATTTACAAAAATCTCTGAGTTTGATCGCTGGCTCTGCCGAAATGGGAACGCAGAAAGGCTGCTGCCATTTTCGAAGACCGTTGTTGCCTTCAAGGTAAGAAGAAAAACAAAAAGCTATGACAACTCAATCCATGCGTTTGTAAGATTCAGCCTGGAAAAGCAGGATGAGCAAACCTTCCTCTACGTCAGAAATGGAGAGAAAATCTATCGAATTTCAACGATGTTGGATTTTGATGAGATGATCTTCCCATCTGATGATGGTTTCATTAACGAACCAGTGATGGTTTATATGTTCTGTGGCAAGGTCAAAAACGTCATTACTGTTCGCGAGTACGAGCAGGTTCTGACGCAGATTGAAGAAAGCAAAAAAGCAGGAGATATTGATCGACACCACAGTAGCCTGTTTGATGATATCCGTCATGGCAGATATCAAGCCTTTGACAACCAAAACGTCTACTTTGATGAGATCAATCAGTATTTCTCAGACAAGATCAAAAAATACAACAAGGTCTCTGTTGTGTTGCAGGGTCTGTTAGACCGTTCGGAGGCACTTAGCCCTCATGGCCGGATCTCCCTGTCTAAGCCCAGTGACTTCATCAAGCACATCAAGCTGATCTATGATGCGGAATACGTCCTCTACTCAGGGGAAAAGCCTGACTTTGAAGCATTCAGGGCCGCACTCAATGACAAAATCACCAGCGAGTCAGTTTTCGTTGGACAGCATGAGGCTTTTGTCCAGAGAGAGACAGATCGAGAGAATAAACGGCGATTAAGGTCTGCCTACGGCGATGAGCTCAGAGAGCTCGACCGATACATTCCCGCGAACAATGAAGGCCCTGGAAAGCTCGCTATTGCATCCAAACAGATGAAGACAGGCAAGGCTGTATTCACATGGTATCGAGAGCCATCGGTAAACTACATGGGTCGTGACTACTACGATAAAAAAATCAAGGACTCAATCACAGTTCCGTTCTCGATGCTTTTGAATGCGTCTGCTTACCAGAAGGGTGACTACAAGCGGTTCTTCTCTGACCCGAGAACCAGGCAGGAATACCTCAAATGGGCTCCATACCTGCTCATGGCAGAGAACTATGCTTGTGGCATGGAAGAGCCATCTCGCCCAGTTTGAGCAAAGACCAACCAAAAAAGCCCCTTTAACGGGGCTTTTTTATTCAACAAATACAAACAAACGTTTATATATTAAAAAAAACTTTACCTTTTTTATTTTAGTAAATATCATTAAAAACTAATAGTTTAAAACTATGAACTTACCAAATAACAATAATAAAAAAGGTGTTTCATAATGAATATCAAAAAAACATGCGCTGCATGTCTTGTTATCTCAGCATTTTCTTCTTTTGCCAATGCAGCTTCCGAGTACCGCATTATCATTCCGGCAGATGGCCTTACTATTCCATCCGAGATCACTCCTGAGCCAGAGATTCCAAAAGAGGAGCCTGGATTAGAGGATAATCAGGTTGCGTGGCTTGAATTTTTGAAGGCGGAGGGCAAAATTCCCAAGACAACCACATCTTTGGATGCATGGTCAAAAAACAAGCTGTCAGTAGATCTCTCGAATTTAAAATACAGCAACGATAATTTGCCTAAATTTGCCATTGGTCTTGATCGCATATATGGACTGAACACATATAACTCAAAAATCCAAAATTATGATTTTATGAAGGGGATTAAGGCCATTGATGGTTCTGTCACCATTGGCCCAGAGGCATCATCAATCAAGGGATTCTCAGATCTTGTTAGCGTTAATGCTCTTTATATTGGGAGCAAAACCCCGACCTCTTCTGATTATAATTTGGCACTAAAAAATCTTTCTCAGGCAACAAAAATTGATATATCAAAGTCGAGCATGACGACTCTTATACCATTTAAAAATATTGGTTCTGGTGAAATAAATGTCGGGCCTATTGCTCAGTACAAGGAGCAAAAACCTGATTTCTCGACCCCGTTCTGTAAGGGAATTCAGTCTAAAAAGCTAAAAGCTAAAGAGCAGGTTGGATACCAATTAAAGGATGTTGTTGCAAAAGATATTTGCAAGTCAGAAAGCAATCCTTGGCTTGATTTTTATCATAATCATGGTCATTCCAGATACAACGATATCCTCTCATTGGCTGATCTTAGGGCAGACGCATATTTGAGCCACATGGCTCTGAATGGAGAGATGCTGAGCGATGCTGACTTCCCCTCCATCTCTATCACATCAGCTATTGGTGATGAGCCAATCAGGACTGTCAGCCTCAAAGGACAAAAATTACTGACAAACATCAACTGGATGAGCGGAGTTAAGAAAACCAGCATGAATGGCAGTGCTAGCAACATGTTGTTTAGCGACATGCCATCACTAACCAACATCAGCGGCCTTTCAACACTCGAAGTCGCAGGAACGCTCGATTTTTCCGGTGATTCTAGCCTGTCTGATATTTCCGCTCTTGCAGGAATCAAGTCATCAGTGAGGGTCATACTGACCGGAACCCAAGCCGAGAGCAAGCCAGATGTGCTCAATGCGTTTAAAAACATGAGTCAGGGCAGCATCCTGGTATCCAAGAGGCCATCAAGGGTAACAGGTAGTAGCGCATTCTGCCAAAACTACTCCGGTCGAATGGGTGTGGGAACAAGCGTTTATACAACAGCAGCTGGCTCTATAAGCTCAACAACAGCATTATCCAAAGGAGATGTGTGTCTTTGAGCCTCGACTCCAAGAAAGCGCATTTAGGCCATCATAATGATGGCCTTTATTTTTGAACAAATTAATTTACATGATTGCTGTTCACTTATATAATTCAAAAATTATCATCGCGAGGATTTTGTGTGATTGAGACAAAGAATGATCATGGTCGAATCAGGGGTTTGACCATCAGCGACATCTCCAATATTGATGAGATTTATGAGGCCATGTCTTTTGGAGTGAATGCAAACCAAAACATGGTAGATCTATTCCTGTCTGCCATTGAGGAACGATACAACTCTGTTGGCTTCATACAGAACGTGCTTGTAAACCAAGACAGCAGAGGCAAGGGATTTGGAAAAGCGCTGCTTGATGCATTTCTGCAAAAGGAATGTGGTTTTACAGAGGTCGATTTTCTTTTCGCATCCACATGTCATGCTCAGAGAAAAGACTTCAACCTAATCGCATTTTACCGGAAGGCTGGCTTTGAGCCTGTTTTTGCCTCCAATGGAGACATTTTCATGGCAAACAAGGGTCAGGCCAAGGTCTTGAAGTCCCTTATGTTTGGCGAGCCTGAGCCTGCCAGCACTGATCTTTCACGATAGTGACCGGAGGACTTATGTCTGTTTTTTTGAATATCAAAAATGCCATGGATGTTTGGGCTTCAACAAAGCAACTCGTGCGGATTGCAGAGATTACAGGTGCTTCATTTAATGAGGCTCCATTTGGGATGTCAAAAAAACAACTCAAAAATGCAATTGAAATGGCTGTAAGAGCGAGCATGCCTGCTGTAATCAAGGCGCATGAGAAATCAGGTCTTGAACGCCCATGTTTTCGTGTTATTGCTGCCCATGCAGGGATGTTTTTGTGCGATTACAGGCACAATAAAGGACTGATGAGTGATGTAGATGTTTATCTGACATCGGAGCTTGTCAAAGAAATGATTTACGCAAATGTTGATATGAGAGCCATTGATTTATTTATGGATCTTTTTGATGATATCTTGGATGAACATCATAATGATGAACCAAAATATGTTTTGGAGTCCATGATTGCATCCAAGAAAAAAATGGCGGCATAAGTGTTGATTTAAATTTAAGTTGAGCCCATCCTGGGCTCAATATTGATATCTAAGAACACCAAAAAGTAAAAATAACAATAAAATACAATAAATATAATAAGAGGCAAAAATTGGATAATAACAAAACCGAATTTCATGAGATCGGGAAAAAAATCTATTTCCTTAACCCAGAAAAGTACCCTCTCCCGCCGTTTCCAGCTACACGATTCCAGGGGTCAAAGCGCAAGATCCTTTCCGAATTGGCATCGGCATTAGGCAAGCTTGAATACACCAGGCCACTCGATATGTTCTCTGGCTCTGGCGTGGTCTCTCTGCTGTTCAGGACAATTGGCAAAGAAGTCTCATCAAATGACTTTATGCTCTACAGCCAAAATACTGCTAAGGTTTTTCAGACTTTCACAAAGGAAAAAATTGAGAAGATTGACTTCAAAAAAGACCTTGAAGATCTTCTTTACAGGCTCCCTGTTTCTGATGGCCTGGTATCCAAAAATTACAAAGGCATCTTTTTTATCGAGTCAGAAAACACAGAGATTGACCGATTCTGTCAGAATATCGATAAATACGATGATTTTGAGCGTAGTCTTTATATTTATGCCGTGGGCCAAGCACTAACCAAAAAACGCCCATACAACTTGTTCCACCGCTCTAATCTGGATATGCGCACCAAGGAAGTAAAGAGAAGTTTTGGTAACAAAATGACTTGGGAAACCCCAATCCTAAAGCATGCAATTAAGTGCATTAATGAGCTAAAGAACTTTAAGGGGGAAATTTCTGAATGTAGCGAGTCAAGAGTTACTGGCTTTAATTCTGCATCGCTCAGTGATTTTGCCGATGATTATGATCTGATTTATCTAGACCCGCCTTACATCAATGGCAAGGGAGTTTCTGTTGATTACAGCGACTTCTATCACTTCCTTGATGGCCTTTGTGATTATTCATTATTCTCATCTGGCGATGAAAGGTATCCACATCGCCCTGTCTCTCGCAAGCCCAGTGCCTGGCTCAAGCCCGATACCGCACTTGCCGAGCTCACCGCGATCTGCAACAGGTGGCCTAATGCAACAATCGTGTTTAGCTATAGGAGCGATGGTCTTCCAGTCCCCCTGGAGGCGGCCAAGGTGATGTCTTCGTTCAATAGAGAGGCAACCGTCTACTCTGCCGGAGGATACAAGTACGCCCTAAGCAAAACTGATTCAAGCGAAGAGCTCATTATCGTCTCAAAACCCAAAAAATAATGAGTCAACAAGGCTAATGGCGAGCACTTATTGCTCGCCATTTTATTTTACGTGCATGTCATCTTCGGTAACATCACTCTATTGGCAATCAATATACTTTATGATATATTATCCGCAATAAATATTTGGAGGGAGTGGTTTTAAGTGGCTAAATTAGGTGTTCGATTAACAGAGGTTACTGACTTTACAAACGAGGAAAGACAATTCCTTGTTGAAAATGTAAAGAAAATGACGACAGCTGAAATGGCCGATGCACTAAAAAGAACGAATCGAGAAGTCGTTTTGATGTGCAGGCAGATGGGTTTAATAAAGGATGTTGTTTATGCCGTAAAGGGAAGTAAGAATGCCTGGACGGATAAAGAAGATAAATTTATCACAGACAACATCAATGAGCTAACTCATGGAAAAATGGGAGTAGCCCTTGGAAGAACAGATCTTGATGTTAGAAACAGATGTAGAAAGCTGGGACTAAAAAAATATCAAACCCTTGCACAAGATCCAGAACATGAGAAAAAAATGGATTTTATTAAGAACAACTATAAAACCATGACTCATGCAGAGATGGCAGAGGCCACTGGACTTACAAAAGCAAAGGTTTCAAAGATCTGTGCAAGAAAGAAATACACCAAGGAAAATCCGTGGGATGAGGAGCAGGATATCAAAATCAAGGAATTGATTAAGCAAGGAAAGAACTGGACTGAGGTTCATGCTTATTTCCCAGAGAGAACGCTATATTCTGTTCAGCAAAGATGCTGTAAGCTGAAAAAAGAAATATAAGGGCAATAATCCCATATGAAATACAATCTGGGGTGACTGATGACACCAGAACACCCCAGACAAATTACTTTTTGCTTGTGTTTATGAAGTACCTGGAGCTGCCGCCGCCGCCAGCACCTTTCACTAAACATCCATTTTCCAAAAGCTCGGCAAGGTGCCTTGTTGCGGTTGCCTTACTTACCTTGGCGACAGATTGGTACTGGGATGCGCTAATTCCGCCTTCAAACCCCTTCTCTCCGCCATCTAACATTCGATTCAAGACCTTCAACTGTTCAGGCTTGAGTGAGAGGCTTCGGTTCTTAAGCCAGAATTCGGCCTTTGCAACAGTAGTTGAAACTTTTTTCTGTGCATCATCGAGAGTGTGGATCAGCGTAGCATAAAACCACTCTAGCCATGATGTTATGTCTGTAGTACCTCTCTGAGCTTTCTTGAGTGCTGAGTAATACTCCGCTCGCTTATCAAGGATGGAAACAGACATGGCGTACAGGCGGACAACATGATGATCTGCCTGGGCTAGCGCCAAATCAGTGAGCATCCTGGTCAATCTTCCATTCCCATCATCAAAGGGATGCAATGTAACGAACCACAGGTGCGCTATTCCGGCCCTTAGCAACGGGTCTTGCTCTTGCTCGCTCCGGCTTTCTTCAAACCAGGCAAGAAACTCATCTAGCTGCTCCTCAAGACCATCGCGAGGAGGAGCCTCAAAATGCACTACAGGCCGATCTATCCTGCCAGACACCACCTGCATTACCTCTGGCCCTCTGAGCTTACCAGGAGAGACCCTGCTGCCGATAATGAGATCATCACATCCTGGAAATAGACATTCATGCCAGCGGAACAGCCGCTCTTTGGTTAGTGGTCTCTCTATGCCGTCTCGACTCAAGGCATCGAACAGCATTTCTGCCAAGCCTTCCGAGCTCTCGCTTACTGGGTATGTGCGCTCAGATGAAATCCCGAACCTCTTTGCAAGGGAAGACCGAACTGACTCAGCATTCAGTCTCTCATTTTCAATTGCGGAACTCGCCACAATGTTAGCCAGCAAAGTATCGAGGGCCTGAGAGTCCAGGCTTCCATCAAATGCAGACGCAGATGTCATCCCAAGCAACAATCCCAGCTTGTTTCTTACCTCCCTCAAAAGAGGGTTGATAGCAGCGCCAGACCAGTGAAATTGAGGCCATTTTTCATTTTTCCAGATCCATTTTTCCATCAATAGCTCCAAATCCCGCCAACTTATACCCGCCAATCCTATCACAGAAATTGATTGGCTCATATAGTGAGCCGATAGCGAGCACTGATCGGCTCATGATCCAAGCCGATAACCATCGGTGCGCGACTCATGGCGTGAGCCGACCATAACCCCTCATTGGCTCATTAGGTGAGCCGACCGACCATTTTCAATGGCTCACCAGATGAGCCGATTGGCTGCTTTGAATGGCTCATACAATGAGCCGAAAGCTATTTTTGATCGGCTCATGGTTCAAGCCAGTAACAGGCGCTCTCTCAAATCTGTATTAAAAACAAACGGACAATTGACTTCGCAATTATTATTGATATAATTAAATAAATACAATCAAGGAAAATTTTATGAACTTTCGAGGAAAGGTTGATCTTACAAGTAAGGTCAATGACGGCACCATCCCCTACTCCTTTGTACGGGCTGTAAGGCACATGCTTGAAAAGCGAACCCTTATCCCGATGGGTGACGAGGTTCATTTCAACAGAATCACCCCAGGCTTGTTTGAGGAAGCATGCATTGAACTTGGCTTCACCAGGCATGAGGATGTGCTCGAATACGTGGGTCAATTCCACTATTGTGATGAGCAGCCTTTCGCCTCCGTTGAATCCATCATGACTGCTGGAATCAAGGTTCTCGCCACCATCTACAAGGACACAGGAAAGTATTACTCCTCTGGCGTTGTTGATATTGGCGACATAGAAAATCTGTTTGATCCGGCAGTTGTTTTCGCTGCGTTTGCAACCAATCAGAAGCTGCTCACTACCGATTTCAGCGGTTCCTATGAGTTCTATGTGTCCCTCAAGGATACAGCAGGCAACATGGAAGATCCAAACTACAAGTTCACAGTTGAACGACTTTATTTTCCGAAATAATAAAAGGCCATCCGATTAAGGATGGCCTTTGTTTTTCTGGATAGAAGCCACACTCGGCACTTATATGGTTGAATTTATTATGAAATAAAATACACTGTGACCATGCAACGACTTCAAGCCTTCAAATACGAACTTCGGCCAGACAGCCAGCAACAGCGACAAATGCGCCGCTTCGCTGGCTCTTGTCGTTTCGTCTATAACAAGGCGTTGGCTTTGCAAAAAGAGCTATTGGAGCAGGGCGAGAAGAGACTTAGCTATGCTGGCCTGTGTCGCCAGCTCACAGCATGGAAAGGAGCGAACGAGACAGGATGGTTGGCTGATGCCCCTTCCCAGTCTTTGCAGCAAGCGCTTAAGGACTTAGAACGGGCCTACAGTAATTTCCTCAGCAAAAGAGCTGACTTTCCGCGCTTCAAGAAGAAGGGTCTTTGTTGCGGATTTCGTTATCCGCAGGGCTGCAAGTTAGATCAGGCCAATAACCGGATTTTCCTGCCAAAGCTAGGCTGGATGCGCTATCGCAATAGTCGTGCCGTGCTAGGTGATATCAAAAACGTCACGGTTAGCCAGGCATCAGGAAAGTGGTTTGTTTCTATCCAGACTGAGCGAGAGGTTGAAGTGCCCCTGCACCAGGGCGGAGATATCGGTATCGATATGGGCATTGCCCGTTTCTACACTCTCAGCAATGGTGATTTCAAAGCCCCTCTCAATAGCTTCAAGCGCCACGAAAAGGCCCTGCGAAAGGCGCAGCGGGCGATGAGTCGCAAGACCAAATTCAGCGCCAACTGGAAGAAAGCCAAGGCCAAAGTCCAGCGGATCCACAGCCGCATTGCCTTCTGTCGAAAAGACTTTCTGCATAAAGAAACCACCACGATCAGCAAAAACCACGCGCTCGTGGTGGTGGAAGATTTGCAGATAAGAAATATGTCCAAGTCGGCAGCAGGAACAGCGGAAGCGCCAGGTCGCAACGTGCGAGCAAAGTCGGGTTTGAATAAGTCGATACTCGATCAGGGTTGGTTCGAGTTCAGGCGTCAGCTTGACTACAAAACAGCTTGGCAAGGCGGCCATATGATAGCGATAAACCCCAAAAACACCAGTCGCACTTGTCCGTGCTGTGGGCATGTTTCAGGAGATAACCGCCAGACCCAATCCGTATTTCTTTGCGTCAAATGCGGTTTCAGTGAACACGCTGATGTAATTGGCGCAATCAATGTTTTAAGGGCGGGACACGCCCAGTTAGCCTGTGAAGTGAGTGGTGCAATAAGGCCGCCAGCAGCAGGAACCCACCGAAGTGAATTACGCGCTTGCGCATAATTGCAGTAGGAATTCCAGTCCTTTAAGGCTGGGAGGATGTCAAGCTCTACTTCTCCAGTGATTGGTGCTCTGTACGGGAATCGAACCCGTCTTTCTGCGTTGAAAGCGCAACGACCTAGCCGCTAGTCGAACAGAGCAAAAATTGGTCGGGGCAGCTGGGCTCGAACCAGCGACACGCGGATTAAGAGTCCGAAGCTCTGCCAACTGAGCTATACCCCGAGATTGCATTTATATGCAAAAGATGGTGGAGAATAGGAGATTTGAACTCCTGTGAGCTGCTTGCAAAGCAGCCGTCCTACCACTAGACGAATTC